GCCACTGAAGAAGACCCCGACGCTGAAGAAGACCCCGACGCTGAAGAGGAAGACCCCGACGCTGAAGAGGAAGACCCCGACGCTGAAGAGGAAGACCCCGACGCTGAAGAGGAAGACCCCGACGCTGAAGAGGAAGACCCCGACGCTGAAGAGGAAGACCCCGACGCTGATGCGCAGCCGGACGACGAGGAATTCGAGGAAGAAGACCCCGACGCTGGTGATGATGGATCTGAAGATGGCGACGCTGATTTCGAAGAAGAGGATCCCGACGCGGCCGACGAACAGCCGGACGATGAAGAGTTCGAAGAGGAAGACCCAGACGCTGAAGAAGATCCTGATGCGGCTGACGACGAAGACTTCGAGCCCACCGCCGACGATGATCTTGAGGACATGGAAGAGCCTGAGATCGACGAAGACTCCGCTGGGATTGCTGATAGCCTTCGCGACAACCCTGACGCGCAGGACTTCGACGATGATGACGCGGTTTCTGATCTGGCCGACGTAGACGAGGAAGACATCGGCAAAGAGCCCGAGGAAGAGAAGACCCCTCCGAAGGACGCCGAGAAGAAACCGAAGGCCAAGGAAAAAGCACCTCCCGCCGAAGAAGCGCCAGAGTCTGAAGACGACCCGCTCGAATTCGAAGACGAGGACGCTGAAGATCCTGAAGCCGCTGGCGCTGAAGTGCCGAAGCCTGCTGGCATCAAGGATACGCAGACCGCTGAAGAAGGCGACCTGCTGACGTTCCACGATGACACCAAGCTCAAGCGTCGTTTCCTGCTGGTCTCTGCGGAGCCGATGGAGCAGAACGACCGCATCATTGTCTACAAACTTTGGGACTTCGACAGCAAGCCGGAAACCTACCGCACTGTGCGCGTAGCTACCGACCGTGGTCAGAGTATCTTGAAGTACGCGGACAAAGTTGGGCAAGTCACTCCGAAGGAATTCAACGAAGCGCAAGACGCCGTTGATAACGCGGAGCACGACAAGTCTGCAATCAAGAGTTGATAACGTGAGGGGGTTTCGGCCCCCTCTTTCCGGAGTTCACCAATGTCTCTTATCCAAAAGCTAATCGAAAATCCAATTGCCGTCCTCAAGGCTCTTGACCAGAAGAAAATCGAAAACCTGATCAAGAAACTGGACAAGGCGTTCTTTGTCGACAACGCACCGCTCACTCCTGACAGCGTGTACGACATCGTGCGCAAGTTCTACAAGAAGCAGTACCCGCAAGGAACATTGGTAAACAAGATCGGTGCAAAGAACGTAGCGGACACTCCGCTCGTCGTACCCATGGCGTCACTCGACCAGCTCAACGCAGGCACTGCGAAGTTAGCGAAGGCGTTGGAGGGCAACGGGCCCTTCGTCGTAACCGATAAGCTCGACGGCCAGTCCATCGAACTCGTTTACCGGGGCCCACGTCTCACTAACATGATGACGCGTGGCACCAGCACCCACGGCACCGACCGCAGCTACCACGTCAAGAAGTTGCCTGTACCGCAGCAGCTGAAGTACAATGACATGGTGATCCGCGTTGAAGCCATCATCCCAACAGCAACGTTCGACAGTATCCTGCACAAGGACAACGGGACGCACGAATACACGGCAGCGCGTAACGCAGCGGGCGGCCTCATTAACTCGCAGACCACCCCGTCGGCAATGAAGCATGTGAACTTCGTGGCGTTCGAAATCCTCAAGGGGTATGGCGCTGGGATGAAGCAGAGCAAGCAACTCGACATCCTAAAAGACCTCGGGTTCAAGGTTCCACACTCCAAGAAGTTCACCAAGCTGACAGAAGCGCAGTTGATTGCGTATCTGGACGAGCGGGTGCGTAACTCCCCATACGAAATCGACGGGCTGGTCGTTGCGCAGGACGTTGCATACGCACACACCGGAGCCAGCAACCCGAAGCACGCGTTCAAGTTCAAGATGAACGTGGATGCGGCAACCGCGTTGGTTCCATGCACTGGCGTAACGTTCCAGATGTCGAAGTTTGGTGTGCTCAACCCCGTTATCCATTATGAGCCGACGAAGCTGGCAGGCGGTGCCATGTGTTCGAAGGCCACCGGACACAACGGTTTCTACATCGAGCACGGCTATCTGAAAGACGACAAGAACGCCGACCGCAGCAAGAAGCGCCCGATTGGCAAAGGCGCAATCCTCAAGATTGTGCGCAGCGGTTCCGTCATTCCCTACATCATGGAAGTGGTGCGTCCGGCAAAGAAAGCGGCTCTGCCCGACGTGCCGTTCGAACGCAAAGGCGTGGACTTTGTTGCCGTGCACGACATCTCGCAGGACATCGACGTGCAGGTGCGCCGCATCAACGACTTCTTCGTCGCAACTGGCGTGCGTAACATTGGGGCACCGAGTATCCGCAAGCTGATCGAAACCACGTCAGCCAATACCCTGCACCGCATTCTGATTTCGCCGATGAACGTGTTTGCTCCCGCACTGGGGCTGGCGAAAGCCCGTGCCCTTGATGCTGAAATCGACCGCGTGTTGTTCGACAAGGGCGCGCGTATCGAGCAGCTGTTCACTGGTCTCAGTCCGTTCGTCGGACTTGAGGGGATGGGCGAAACCAACTGGGCCAAGGTGCTGCCGATGTTCGGTAACGACGTCGAGGCGATTGCCAAACTCACTCCGGCCAAAATCAAACGCGAGCTGGCGGAACTGACTGAACTCAAGTCCAAGATTCCACTGCTCTCCACCAACATGTCAGCCATTGCCAAGATGATTCGCAAATACGGGCTTGTGGTGCGTAAGTTCAAGGTGACGCGCAAATCCAAGCTGGCGGGCCAGACCGTGTTGTTCACTGGCTTCCGTGATGCAGTCCTCAAAGAGCGGGCGATGGAAGCGGGCGCTGCTGTTGCAGGTTCTATGACGAAAGCCGTAACCATTCTGGTCGCCAGCGATCCGAACGGCAGCAGTGCCAAGCTGGACAAGGCGCGCGACGCTGGCGTCAAAGTCATTGGCCGACAACAATTCGAGGCGATGCTATGAACTCGACCACCGTAACCCTCGACTACTGGCGCAACTTCAAACCCGTAGTTCCCGAGGTGATAGAATTCGAAGGCAACGAGAACACCGAAATCAAAATCCCCCTGAAGTCGCTGCTGCTTCAGGGGGCACGCGATACAGAAGGGAACTCACCGACTGAAGGCGTTTTGGACAAGGTGCAGGCACAGCGCGGCTGGCGTCTTTCTCCCCTGATCATGAATCAGCCGGATCTTGGCAGCGTGAGGTTGTCCGATGACAAGGAATCGATCATCTACCTGCCTAAGACAAAGTTCATCGGTGACGAGTGCTTCAACATCCGACTCACCAATGGCACTCAGGCTAGTGACCCGATTCGCATTCTGGTGAAGGTCAAGCCTAACTACCGCGCTTGGTTCGACATCTACCGCGTCACCGAAGATCGCTTTGTGTTCAAAGAGCGACATGACTGGCCGAAAGAAAAACCCAAGCCCTACTGCTACAACGTGTATTTCTACTGGGAGCGTCCGGTTGCAGAGTGGAATGAGCGGCGTCAAGCGTTTGAGATCTTCACTCGCACGGCCACCATTTTGTTCTCGCAGATTGGGGGCATCTACGCATCGTTCTGGCCGAACTGGATCCTGCGCAATCGCGTAGACTACACATTCACCACCGACGATAAGCTGCGCGGGTTCGATGGAACCAGTGAGCGTGCCTATCAACCAAAAGGAACACGTGGGCGCGTCCGCATGGAAGTTCGGATTTACAACCGCGTCGCCAGCATCATAGGCAACGGATTTGGATATAACTGTGTTGACCTAGAACACTGGGACACCCTTTGGGCCGAGACCGATCCTGATTGGTGGCTGTCCGGTAACATCTTGCCAATTAGTTCGGAGAAGTAGAATGAATAAGGTAATGGTCGCTTCCATAATGCGAGACGAAGCGCGGAACATTGACGACTGGTATGCAAGCGTGCAGCACGCGGACAAGATTGTGCTTGTCGATACCGGTTCGTCGGACGACTCGGTGGCACTTGCTGAATACTACGTTGGCATCCACCACGACATGACTGTGCTGCGCATGTTGCCTGCTGACTTCGACGGCCCCGTTGCTTACGACGTTGCGCGCTCCATAGCGTGCGCTAGTGCTGACCACAACACCATCTGTATGTGGCTGGATCTCGACGAGCGTTTCATCTCCAAGGGAGTGAGAGATTGGACAGTCGAGATCAGAGAACTGCCCGATCACGTTGACTTGGTTAACGTGCAGATGGATTTGGTCGGCGACCAGTCTATCGTGTATACGCAGGCCAAGGGATTCCGTGGCGGCACCCATTACTGGAAGTACGCGGTGCACGAAGTCCTGAAGCCTGTTGGTCACCTGAGTGTTCCGCACGATGCCTCGACGTTCAACTCCTTGCACCTGCAAGAGCCGAACAAGAAGTACCGCAGCTTCCATATGGATTTGCTGCTGCGCGACTATGCTTGCTTTCCACACGACGAGCGCGTGCTGTTCTATCTGACCCGCCAACATGCTTACGCGCTGTCGGATATGATCGAAGATAGCCGCGTCCCCGACGAGGCGATCATTGCCTACTATCAGCAGAACGTCAGTCGCTGCTTCGGCCTTCTGCGCACCATCGCACGCTACGATGATTTCATCACGTGGGCCGCGTTGGAAATTGCGCGTGCCGTGCAGCCGCATTCAATGCTGGCTTCAGAGGGCGCGCTGCATGCAATGATTGCGCACACGTACCGCCCTGACCGCATCGAAACGTTGGGGCAGCTGTGTCTCTCGCACTACTACGCGGGGGAAGACCTTGCATGCGTTGCATTCGGCATACGTTGCATGGAGACAACAATGCCCGTAGACAGTAATTTCATGTTCGACTACTCGAACTACTATCTACAGCAGGTTCCGGCCTTTGTGGTCAGATCGCTGGAATCTCTTCAACTGAATGATAAGGCCCATTTCTATGCACACAAATTCAAAAGAACCGATTTGCTTGAGCGAGTCGGCGAGTAGCTGGTGGGAAAGCCGTTCTCCTGAAAAGCAGCGTGCCCACATCAAGCGTCACCCCAAAGGGAAATACGCCAAGATGGTGAAAAATCGCCAGCTCGCACTGAAGCCGCTGAACAAGAATGCTTCCAAGAAGGCCAAGTTCCGCAACCAAGCTGGTGGCGGCAATGTTGCTGACAACGTTGGTGGGGCCGATGCCGCTGATGGCAGCGAAGATGGCGACGAGGAAGACGAGGAAGGCGAGGCCGATGTAGACGACTCTGAAGAAGAGTCTGAAGCTGAACCCAAGGAAGATCTGAAAGACGCCGACTTCGAAGACGAAGACGAAAACGAAGAGTCACAACCACGGCCACCTGCTATCCGTGAAACTCGCCCGATCCCTCCGCGCTCTGCAATGGCTGATTCCTACCGCAGCTCATTGCCCGATGCGCTGAAGGCGGGCCTTCGTGCGTTCTTCGGCGCTCTCGACAGTGGCCGTAGCCCCGGCACCCGTGCTGATCTGAGTGGTTCCCGCGAAGAGATTAATCGCGGTGACATTCCGGCTGTTGTCAAGAAGATGAAGCCGAAGACCCAAGAGGACGCGAGCACCATGGTTCGCGCAATCAAGGCAACGTTGCCGATTGCCAAGATTGCAGCATACGGCCTCATTGGTGTTGGTGCTGCTGCCGCTGGTGCTGGTGCGTTGCCCGCTATCTTGGCGTGCTTCTTCATCAACAGCACTCTGGACGCTGCGAGCATGTCACGCTCTGCTGCCTACGCCTCGTTGTCTGGTGACGAGTGCGACCGCTTGGTCGAAACCTTCATGGACTGGGCGGAAGGTCTCAACCTTGACGCCATCAAGAAGAGCGCTGACGGCGAGTTCACCAGTACCAGCAGCACTGGCATCGAAGTTAAGATCCGTCGCTGCCCCGTGGACTACTATCGCGGACTCGAAGAAGAGTGCGGTCGCCGCTACCTGCTGGTAGTCGGCCGCAAGATTCGCGGCTTCCTCATGTGGGATAAGAAATACGGCACGCCGAGCAAAGAGGCGAACGGCTGGTACAGTGTGCTGGTCGATGGCTTCAACGAAAACGCGTACCGCACCGACCGCGACGAAGCGACCCTTGAGCCGTACACCGCGATCCATCGTAACGACATCGTGCTCGTTAATCCCGCCCGCATGCCTTATGAGTTTGCTAAGCAGTGGGCCGTTTCAGTTCTTCGGAGATAACAATGAGCGAATTTGATGTATCCAAGGGAGCGTTCCGTTCCGTATCCTTCGACGTTGGGGTCTCGATTCCGCGCGGCCTCGACATGCACAAGCTGCAAGCCTCCCGCCAGTCGAAGTCAATCTCCGTTCGCGGCGAAAGCATGGGTGTTCGCGAATCCGTTAACCTCGACGTGAACACTTGGCTGCCCGCTGCTGCCGAGCACTACAACATCAGCCGCGACATCCGCGACTACGTGCTGCATCCTACAGTCGTCAACGTGTCGGGGATCCCCAATACCAACGGCGACGCGTTCGGTCTCAAAGACTGGCTGACCTTCCGTCCGGAATTCGGGCAGCTGGCGTACAAGACCTTCAAGGGTAAGCCCACCTTCATCGAGCACAACAACCAGAACCACCGCATCGCACGTGGCGCAATCTTCGACGCCCAACTGTCGAAGCTGCAAGGTTTCCACAAAGCGCACGGTCGTCTGATTTTGCTGCTGGCCTACGACCGCAACCTTGAGCCCGAGTTGTGCCGTGACATTCTGTCCGGTAAGCACAACACCTACTCCAAGGGCACGTGGTACAAAGCGTATACCTGCTCGGTGTGCGGCGAAACCTTCACTGGCAGTAGCAAGCGGCTGTGCGGACACGTCGGCAACCGCGTAATGCGTCGACCCGATGGCCGTCTCGCTTATCGCCAGTGCCACGTGCTCGAAGGTTTCGAGACCAGTGCCGTGCGCAATCCAGCATTCGTGTGCGCGTCTCCCGACCCAGAATCCGTAATGGATCCTCGCAATAAGGAACGTTGGTAATGGGTGTAAAACTTTATTACGGCGTGGCCCCCGCTCAACTGGGGCCGTTCACCGTGCAGCCCCAGAGCGTTTGGTTCGAGGGGAACATGCGCAACATCAAGGGCCAGCAATTCGTGGATTGTGCAATCGACGGGAGCAACAAGATGGCTCCAGTCGCACGTTCCGTTGTTGAAGCCATCTCCGAACAGTCGATGAATTTCTCGTTCGGTGTGCAGGATATTTGGCCTGAAGGTCTCGCACTGGATCCCGAGCTGGAAGCCCAAGTAACGGGCAGCATTCCAGACCCCGAACCCGCGAAGCCCGAACCTGAATCTGCTAAGCCCCAACAGCCCTCGCCAGTCGACGTGAACAGCGACTCGCTCGGTCTCGCCCTTGCTGCCATCTCTACCAAAGTGCTGACCTCCCGTGACCGCCGTGGCATGCACTTGGCAGTCATGATCGATTCGGAAGTTCGCGAGGCCATGTACGACTACGGCATGAGTGAAGTCGTCCGCCATCCCAACTTCAAAGATCTGGCTACCCTGTTCGATGAAGCGGTGAACGACGCGTTCACTGTCGGCGGTTACGCTCTGGAAGACCTGCCACCTGCCGCCGCTCCCTACGTTATGGCGTGGCAGGCAGAGATCTCCGGCGCTCCCCAAGAGTTCTTCACGCTGCTTTACCAGTTCACCAACGTGATTGAGTTCGCGCTGAACTCCACGGCACGCATGACGTACCCGAACATTCCACGGTACAAAGTAATCCGTGAGAATCTGGTGAATGTCACCCGCAGCAAATACAACTACTTTGAAACCCTGATGCCGCGTTTCATGGTGGGCCAGATTCGTCAGGACTACGCCCGCGCAGTAAGCGGCAACATGTTCAACGATATGAGCGCAGCCAACACGGTACTGGGTGCCCTCAGTGGTTACGTCGACCAGATGGAGACCTTCTACCGCGACGTGCCGAAGACGCCGACTGGTGCGTATCCCGAGTGGTTCGCCCTGCGCTACATCTGCTCGTTTATCGACAGCGGCTGTGAAGGCGTAGTGCCGTTCTCTTCACTGCGTAACTCGCCAGCCAACACTCAGGAAGAGTTGGATCCGATCTGTCGCTGGTTCATCGACACGTTGATCTCTATAGAACCTAGCAAGCACGTAACTCACGTGGCGAACACGCTCTCCGTGATTATGCGCATGGCACCCGCCACACGCACTGCTGGTTATGACCCTGCGGAAGATCGTCGCTGGCCTGCAATCGCTTCCCTCTACCGTTTCCTGAAGAACGGCGTGTGGGAGAAGTACGCGACTGTGGGCAATGCCGTGACCGCTACGTGCGAAGCCGAACTGAATCAGATGATTGAGGCAGCGGCACCAGCGCAGAACATCGCGGTGTACGGCTACCAGCCTGCGTTGGTTCACGTCAGCAAGATTCGCAGCTACGCCAACGAGGCAGTGGCAAAGGGCAACATCTACTCCGCACCAGTCGTTACGTTTATCGCGGACGGCATGGTCGGTGTCAACCCGCTCAGCTCAATCGCCGTTAACTCGTTCGATGATTTGTGGGAGCATGTCGAGTGGATGCTGCGTGATTTCGCGGCCACCCGCTTGGCACAGTACCGCACGTCCTCTGTCGGCAAGGTTGAGAACGCACCGCGCGACCTCACCACCACAGACGTTGCTGATCAGATTCGTGCTGCCTGCGACCTGACGTCGCACTGGCGTCCGTATGGCATGCGTCCCGCCCAGTACGAAAGCCAAGCTCGCGGCCTCGGCCTGCGTGCCGTAATCGCCAGCAAGTTCCGTCAGTGGTACAACGATGTCGACATCATGGAAGTTGCGGCCACCATTGTGCGTGAAGCAAGCGAGAAGCTGGACGACAAGAAGCAGCAGCCGAAGGCTGCTGACCAGTGGAACGAGATCGTGACGGAAACGCGCGGCATGTTCATTGTTCAGCGTCCGGCGAACCTTGAGCAGATGACGGCATCGAACATCGTTGAGTGGGAATCGGCAAGCGCGCACCTGCGCAAGATGGGCGACGTGCTGGCTGGTGCTCTCGGCGACGCGCTCGATTTGAGCATTACGCGTCAGGCATTCGTTGACCTGTGCCCACTGGCCCCGAACCTCACCACCGAGCAGTACATGGACGCGGCGGTTTGCATCACCCGCATCATCCACAAGGCCAAAGGCGCGTCAGCGAACACCAAAGACGGTCAGCGTGACAGCGCATTGCAGGGCCTGATTAAGGTCTACAACATGCTGTCGGATCTGCGTCCGATTGGTATGTCTGTGTCTGACGGTCGCCGCTCTGCACCAACTCACTACCGTGACGTGTTCCGCAACGTGCGGGCACTGCACACCAACGAGAACGCGCTCGAATCGTTCGTGCTCACCTGCTTCCCGTCCGAAGATGACCTGTTCGAATTCGTCGGCAAGTTCCTGAGTGCCGTGCAGCTGGTGGGCCTGCGCCCGCTGGCTAAGTCGTCGCCGTCACTGTCCGACATGCGCGAGTTCAACCAGATTCTGCTGGAATGGCGTAACCAGTTCCGCGACCGCGCTACTGGTGAAAACCAAGAGCGTTACGAAAACTGGTGGAACGACTTCATGGACGGAGCCGCCGAGCGTAACCTGCCGCTCAATCTGAAAATGAGCTGGGAAGATGTGTCGTCCCTGATTCTGCGGAGTGCGCAACGTTCGTCCCTGCGCACCGAAGTTGAGCTGCGCCAGTTCATCGAGAACCTGTGCTCTGAACTCTACGACATGGGCAACCACATGCGTCCGCTGTTCATCACTCCGATTCGTTGGGGTGACGTGGCACCGAAGCCGTTCTACTACGCGATTGAGGGTTTGACCGACGTCGTGGATGGCACGGCATATGGCAAGGTGAACGTGAGCAACCTGTTGGTTGCGGCCCTGCCGAAAACAGGATCCGGTACTGGTATCGATCTGGAAATCTCGGCCATGGTTGTTCCACTGAACGCCATCGAGAACAAGCGCGTTCGTATGCGTCGCGGTGCTTCCATGCTGCACGACATCCGAATGAAGGCCGCCAGTGACCCACTTATCTACACCAAGTGGGAAGGTGCGTTTGCTGAGTTCAAGCATGCTCCTGTTACTGGGCTGGCAACGACCATGATGTTCGACAGCTTGATGGCGAAGGTTAACTCGTTCGTCGACGAATTCCTTGGCACCGAATCCGGCACCACGGAACAAGTTGCGGGCCACGTGGTTGACGCTGTTCAAGCAGTGCTGGAAGCAGCAATCGAGATGCGTCCGCTGGATATGTCGCCGACCGCGTGGAATGACTTGAAGATGCGCCCACAGATTGCACCCGCTATTCGTGGGGCAACCGTGCAACTTCGTGCGTTCCTCGAAACCCCGGAGAACGTAATCAACCATGCGCTCAAGCGTTGGCCGACTCAGATTTCCGACGCTGGCCGTTACGGGAAAGACAGTGCCCCGCAGAATGTGCCGCGTGCGAATGACGGCAAAATCGCGTACACATCATTCGAGGAAGGTAGCGGGGACGCCGAATACCGCAAGGTGACGCCGACCACTCCGCCGACTGGCGTAGACAACTCCGAAGTGTTCACGGGTAGCGTAAGCTATCAGGCGAACAAAATCTTCGAAGCCGCGCTGCGTCAAGGATTCAACGGTGGGCGTACCTATCGCCTGTCCGATGATATTCTGGAAGACCTCGCAAAGAACAGCAAATGCTTGGGTATGACTCGCAAACTTCCGGCGGGCAACTTTGTCGTGGTGGGAACCGAAGGCTCTGGTGCAACCTGTATTGCAACGTTCAATAGCGGCGGTCGCATGGTTTCCGTTATCTACATCAACATGTCGGAAATCGCGCAGCATCTGGGAGGTGCAAACACCCAGACCGTGTTGCAGGCGCTGACGCATGAATTTGCGCACTACTTCCACAAGGGCCTGAAAGGTACAGCGTTGCTGGACTGGAAGAAGGCTACAAGTGGTCGCAAACTTCACCCTGCTCAGGGTAAAGACGCCTACGCGTTCGACACTGAACAGTTCGCGATTCTGGCGGAAACGATGGTTAGCGGTAACAGTGTTCGCGGCCTCTACAACTGCAACGGCATCAACGTTGTAGAACGTTTCTTTGTGAACAATTTCATTACCCCGGAGGATAGGCAGAAACTTGCATGATATAATTTAAGCGTGGCCCAAAACAAACCACCATGAGGAAGTCCCATGTCTAAGCTCTACAAAGGCATAGTCGTGGCAGCTAACAGCAAGGCGGGAGTTGTAGCAGCGTTTTCGGACGTTGCTACAGGGAAGAACGCGCGTTTCATGGCATCGGAATCCGGTGCCGTGTTCGCAACTAACGGCATTGCCTATGACCCTTGCGGTTACGGCACAGTGCATGATTTTGATGGGGTAGAGGGCACGGAATTCGCCTCTACCAGTGCGGAAGCGGAAGCTAACCTGACCGTGTGTCTGGATGGCTGCCAATCCTTCATCCTGTCTGAATCCCAGTTGCAACGTTGCCCTTCATGCTCCGCAGCACTCACCGCAAGCGAGGAAGATATTCACGACCTCGTTTTCGGCTCCGAGTCTGACGCCCTGCTGCAAGGTAGCGACCCTCTGTTCTGCGGAACCGAAGAGCAAGCCGCTGCTTATGCCCGTGCCTTGCGCTCCGGCACCGTGCCATCGTTGTCGGGGGAACTCGCAACGTTGAACTACGATCCGTATAGCGGTCAAGAGTCGGTACGAAGCTGCTCCAACGTTGCTGAATTCAGCGGCGTGTTTCACAAATTCAAGTGCGCTGCTGGTTGCAGCCACCCTGTAACGTTGTCTACTTCGGCGGACATCGTTTTCTGCGCTCACTGTAACGCTCCCCTTGAGGAACCCGAGAACATGATCAAGAAAATTGGAAAAATTGATCAGCGTTTGCACGTATTCGCTCCGTCAGTGTCCGGTGCCCTTAACGGGCTGCGCGACCTTCTGATCAACGGCGCGCCGAACGCAAGCCACTTCGATCACAAGAACACCGACGAGAACTTCATCTCCAACTCTGCGTGCGCGTTCAACCCGTACACCGGTAACAACGTTACCAGCAGCGTGATGGATTCTCTGTCTGGCACTGGTGCTGAACTCGCCCACGACGCTCTGAACATTCACCTGTTCAAGTGCCACGACGGTTGCGGTTTCATGGCGTGCAGCTCTGCTGATGCCAACTTCTGCTCCGAGTGCGACGCTCCGCTGGTAGAACCGAGCGAAGAAGATCTGGCCGACCTGCCCGCCGCCGACACCGTTGGCGACGAGTCTTCCCTCGACGATCTGGAATCCGATCTGGCCGAGCTGGATGCGGAAGACGAAGACCTCCTGTCTGCTTCCGGTGAGGAAGAAGAGTTCGACGACGAGGAAGAGGAAGACCTCGAACTCGACGACGACGAAGACATGGGCGACGATGGCGAAGCCAGCCTGTCCGGTGACGACTTCGACGACGAAGACGAAGGTGACGACATGCCTGAATTCGACGACGAAGACGAAGAAGACGAAGAAGACGAAGAGGACGAGGAAGAGGACGAAGAGTCCGATTTCGAAGCCACTGGCGACTTCTCTCTGGAATCCACCTCCGGCGACGAAGGTGATGATGATGGCGAAGATCCCGACACCATGTTGACCGACGACGAGCTTTCCGAGCTGGACTTCGAGGACGAAGATGGTGACATGGAATCCGAGAGTTCGGTAATTTCTATCAGCGCGGCGGAAGCCTTGGTCGCTGATGCGGAATTCAACCTCGACTCTCTGTCCTGTGTGTTCGACGGTAAGAGCCGCTATCACGCCATCTACGACAACCTGCCGCTGGGTTCCCTGAACCTGACCGCTCTGTCTACTGCGCTGGGTGACGAAGACAAGGCCAAGCTGCTGTTCCGCAACGGTACTCTGCCTAACGTACTCAGTGCTTCGGCCCGCGAGAACGGTCTGGAGCAGGCCCTGACCGACTTGGGCTTCACTCCGGTGGAATTCAACGTCAGCGTCAGCAACGTTCTGCAACAACGTGCAAGCAAGTCCGCTGACGAGCGTGCCGACCGTCTGCAAAGCGAAATCAACACCATCGTTGCCGATACCACCGAACGCTACCAAGCAAGCGTCAGCACCGCATTTGTCGGTCTGACTCGCGGCTTCTGGAAGCAGGATGACAACGCTGTTGCGTCCGCGCTGGTGAACAAGATGGTTGCTGGTGGCATGAGCCTGAGCAGCGCCCGTGAGATGGTATCCTCGGCCTTCGCCGAACAGGGTGCCGAACTCATGGCTTCCGTCTACTCCCGTGCACAGTCCCTGAGCGCAATGTCTGTCGAAGGCTACAACGAAGTAAGCCGTGCCATCGAAGAGATCAACGTTGCCTCCGTGTCTGCCAACGGCGCTACCGAAATCGGTAAGGTCGTGCGCAAGCCTGCGCAAGAGCCTGAAGACAAGATCGCCTCCAAGTCCTCTGACGCCCTCGCATGGGAACAGAAGATGGCGGCCCTCGGCCTGAAATAAATGTCGCTGAACTTTGGGCACCAACGATACGGTGCCCAGTAACCATTACGTCCTACAAGGAATCAATCTCATGATTAACCTGCAAGCAACTCGCGTACTCAAGACCAGCTTCGCACCGAAGGCCGCTGGTGTCTTTATCACTGAAGAAGGTCAGGCTCTGGTCTCCGTCAAAGAAGATGGCGTCCGTGTCGTTCGTCCTTCCACTGGTGCTGCTGACGAGCAATTCGCTGGCTTCCGCCTGTCCCGTGCCGTTCCTCCGCAGTACGTGCCGAAGGTAGAAGCGTTCAAGATCTCCAAGCTGGACGGCGCTGCTGTCGCCACCTTCAGCACCATCCGCGTTCCGGTCGCGGGCAAGCTGCTGGTTCGTATCGGTGATGCCGTGGTAACCGCCATCGGTGCCGACGCCCAAGCTCCGGACGCCGCTGGTAAGGTGAACCGTGTCAAAGACATGTTCTACTTCCACGCCGACGATCTGGGCAAGCCTGCTGAGATCCAGTACCACTACGAGCCGACCGTCACCGAAGCTCAACAGATCACTGGTGACGCCCCGCACGGCGGCCATCCCGGTAACGCTCAAAACCAAGAGTCCTTCTTGGTTGTCGGCGACATCGCGACCAGCTTCTACGACTCCAGCGTTGACTGGACTGACGTGCTGAACCCGCGTCTGGGCCCCGATGGCATGCTGACCACTGCTGGTCAAGGCACCGTGCTGAAGAACGTTACCGTTCTGAACCGCCCGTCAGCTGAAGGTGAATTCCTGCTGCTGGAAGTTCACGCTTACTAATCCAGTAAGCTGCGTTTGCTAATTTGTGGGGCGCGATGTTCGCCCCCACATAACCTACCACTTTGAACAGGAATTCCTTCTCATGACTCAATATGCAAAAGCCAAGGGCGCTGTTGTTGCCGTTACTCGCGATGGCCGTCCCGTTACCGACCTGCCGATGTTCTCCGCATCCGGCGACCTGAACGCCATCAACAAGAAAGACGCGCTGGCCCAAGGCCAACGTTACATGGACATGATGAAGAACGGCGACGTCGTTCTGGTTCAAGAAGATCAAGTCGGCTCCATGCAGGCTTCCATGTCCAGCGCTGACCGCATCCGTTTGGGCAACGAAGTGTTCATGGAAGCTGCCAACGATCCGTCCAAGTGGGCGTCTCTGGGCTCCAGCATCGTTGCACGCGTTGAAGACCGTGCCGAGCGTTCCGGCCTGATGCGTAACCTGCTGCAAGGCAGCACCCTGCGTCAAGGCGAAATCGCGCGTGTCGAACTGAAACAACACGTCTGCCACGCCGTGGTCGCAACTGGCCCGTCCGATCTGGGTTACCAAATCCTGCGCGGCAAAGTCTTCAACCCGCAAGAGTTCGAAGTCAAGTCCGCTGTGCGCGTTCCGGTGATCGACATGCACCAGATCGCTGGTGACCTGATGGGCCGTGCTGAGCGCGACGCTCACCAGTCCGTAGTGGTCAAAGAAGACCGTCTGTTCATGGACGCCGTATATCAGGCCGTTGGTCGTGGCAACCCGATCACCTACCTGCACGACAAGCTGCTGCCGGGTCACTTGGCCGCCATGCGCGACCAGATCGACAGCTGGAACATTCCGGTCGCGGGCACCGTTCTGTCTTCCGACTTCTGGACTGACATGATCGGTGGCTCCGTGTGGATGGAAGCTCTGGAACCGGTTACCCGTTACGAGCTGCTGAGCACTGGCCGTCTGGCTACCCTGCTGGGCATGGATCTGATCACCGACGGTTTCCGTGATCCGACCCAACGTGTTCTGGAACGTGGCACCCTGTTTACCTTCGCCACTCCGGAATACCTCGGCGCGTACACCACTCGCGGCGGCGCAACCAGCGAAGCTACCACTGGCGCCAACGAAGGTAACACCGACAAGGGCTGGCTGATCAGCGAAATCCTGTCCATGGTTGTTGCCAACACCCAAGGTCTGGCTCTGGCTAAGCGTCAATGAAGCTGAGCGCCAGTTTGATAGCAATGTCAATCTCGGCGCTCCGTAGCGGTCGCGTACAGGATGCAGCGGAACTCTTCAGTCAAGCGGCTCACGCCGATGACGCACCCGAACTCATTGCCACCTTGGTGGATAACAATGAAGTCGCGTGCAGTTTGAGTTCCGCCATTCTTGCGCCGGAATCGGAATTGGGGGATGTCATTGATTCCCTCAGTTCCGAACTGTCGCGTGCTGGCCGACTCAGCAAGATGTCCGATCCTCTGGAAGACATCTTGAGCGTCGCGGATGACGACTCGGATGACGATGACCAAATTGATCTCGGCGTAATCGACTTCGAAGACGAAGACGAAGAAGCTGACGACTCTTTCGAATCAGAAAGTTCCGACGTTCAACGTTCCCTGATCAAGCTGACTATCAGCAATATCGACTAGGGGAACCCCGAGCCAGCCTAGTGCTGGCTCTTCTTGTTTCTGAGGCAAAATATGGCAATGTTAGGGTCAATGTCTCGCATGATTGATCCCGCGCCGTTACTCCTGACAGTACGTGCGCTCAAGGAACAATTCAAAGACGTCATGGGCGTCGAGAACTTCAGCCTTCAGTTCCACAACAACTGGAAGCAAGGTCTCCGCGCAAGTAAAGCAACGGGCACCGCGTATCCCCACGGCGGGTTCAAGATGACGGCGATCAACGTCACCGAGAACAACATCAAGAACATGCTGCGCGTGGGTACTGGTGATGGTGTGGTAGCAGGCGGTCAGAATAACGCGGTGCTGCAACGGTCATTTCTCATTCCAGTGCTAATCAACTGCGAGTGTGAGATCAAGTTTCAGGACATGCAAGAGGCTATCGCCTTCTGTACGGCAGCCGCTATCTTCTTCCCCGTAGGCATGCTGGGTTCTGAGATCAGCTACGCGCGGAACAAATGGTTCAGCAATGTAACGCTGAGTGGTGGTGGCAAGTCCATGCCGTTGCCAATGATTGACGACCTCAACGAGGGCAGCACGCCCGGCACTGCGGCAGTCAATTTCTCACTCGACGTCACGTCAAAGATCGGCTTCATCCGCGATATATCCAAGATCAACAACTACGGCTCCGTGCAATTCAACGTCGATGCTAATCCAACTCCGCCCGAGGACGAGCTTGAGGAATTGAACAGCATTCTGTTCGACCCTCAGTACGCTATCAGTGCCGAGGAAGCAGACGACCTGCGCCGCGCCCAGTCAACAATCGATCTGCTGATGCGAGGAATGCGATGACCAGTATTTCACATCAAAACGCGCGAACCAGATTCCGCCCGACCGATAGCACGTTGATTATGGATCTTAGTATCCAGCACGTTGCAGGCGGTCGCGGTCGGTCGCTTATCAAGCGTCAGACCAAACAAGCTCCGGTGAAAGGCGGCGACAATCAATCGCTGTCTCAAAACACACTGACCGTCGACTCCCGTGGCGTGGAAGTGAAGAACATCGACGGAATGATTGCTATCGAGTCTAGCTTTCCGATCACCATTATGATCGGCGGTGCGGCACTGCCCTGCACTGGGATTTTCGCGATGACTGGCTCGATAGATTCGCTGATTATCGTTGCAGCACAGCCAACTGTGGTGTCCATTACAGCGGTAGTCCGTAATTTATAGATGTCCATTCGAATGGAGAATCCCAATGGCCTTTATTACACAACACACCAGTGCTGGCGTTTACTTCTCGATCAATGATCGTGGGGCGAATGCTGTTCTGGCTGTAGGTGGGGTCGCTACTTTGGTTATGCCTCTCCCTCTCGGGGTCGTGGGTAAGAACATGCGTGTTCTTGCTTCCGAAGTCGACGATCTGCTTGGCCCGTCCGTTGGACGCTACTGGCAGAACGTTGAGATCCTGAAGCTGCTGGCGTCCCAAGCGCGCTACCTCAACATCACCCGTATCGGCAGCAACGTGAAGTTCGCTGCTACCATGATCACCACCTTCAACAACTTCGCCACTACCCGCAACCTTGCTGCTGGTCTCGACAACCTCGACACCGTGCTGTTCAACGACAAGGACATCATGCTGGTAGCTGCACGTCACGGCGGCGACAACGGCAAGAACTACTACTGTGCGTTCGAGCCCGACCTCACTGACCCGGATGGCGAGTCCTTCAACTTCTACGTGTATCGCGTCGGGTACAAAACCCCGATTCATACCTATCGTGGCTGCACGCTCTTCTACAAGAAGGACGACAACAACGAGCAGAAGTTCATCGAAGAGATGGTGAACAACGATCACCTCTGCCCCATCATGGTGTTCGTCAACGAAGACCACTACAAGCTCAAGAACGACCCGCGCTATCTGGCTATCAACGCCATCGGCGGCGGGCCCCGCGACCCGAACGCACCGAACGCACCGCACGGCCAACTGCTGCACGGTAGCGACGGCGACGAGATCGACATCTACAGCGATGACGAAGAAGTCCGCAACCGTTCGCTGGCTCTCATGCTGGAAGGCTGGGAGAACTACCGCGACTGGGAAACTGTTCGCGTCGGTATCGCGTGTGACGGCGGCTACGCTCACCCGGCCATCGCAGCCAAGATTGCGGAAATCGCTGAAGACCGCATGGACTGCATCTCGAACAACAACGTGCCTGTGCAGTGGCAGTATCATGAAGATGCTATCGCCTACCGCTACGGTCGCAAGTTGCTCGACGGCATGGGCATGAACATGGCTACCGCGTTCGCCACCCTGAGCAACAACGACATCGAGTACCGCGCATCCAGCGTGGAGCGCAACATGTGGGTTCCCTGCTCTGTGGCAATGACCTACGCGATGTTGGAGTGCGATAAGGATCGTAGCTGGCTCGCGCCTGCTGGTCTGAATCGTGGTGGTTTCCCGTGGGGTCTGCGCCTGCGCCATGAAGCCCCGCTTCCGGTGCGTGACATCCTCAACGATAACCAGATCAACTTCCCGATCCACTTCAAGTCTCCGGTCGCACCCAACGATGCCGTCGGTATCTACATGTGGAACGCGGACACCATGAACGGCAAGCGCTCGCCGCTGGACGACATCGGTGTGCAACGTCTGCTTTCCGTCATTACTGAAAGCGTGCGCGTCAGCTTCCTGCGTTACAACTTCGAGAACGACAGTACCGTGCTCCGCAAAGAGCTGAAGACTGACCTCGACGACAACGTGTTGCAGCCTGCCGCCAATGGCCGTGGTCTGGACTGGTACGAATCGGTAGTTGACCGTCGCAACAACACCAACGCCAGCAGCGCGAACGGTGATCTGTACGTCGACATCTTCCTCGACCCGACCCGCTACACCAAACGTATTCACCTGAACTTGAACGTAGCCCCGACGGGCGGCCTCAAGGCGGTGGTTTCCCTCATTGAACGTGGACAGGTATAACCATGAAGCTGAACATCAAGACCGTATCCGTTTCCGCAGCCGCTGACTTTCTGGATGCTGACAAGCACCTGAACATCAAGAAGGCTGAAGCCGCTGGCAAGAAGATCGTTGCCGCCGCCGAGCGTTTCGCTAAGGCACACGCCAAGGGTGACGCGGTAGCCGACAAGGTTATCGCTCGCATCGGTGCCAAGACTCCGAAGCAGATCGAGAAAGCGCTGAAGCCTGTTGGCTACTACGTGGTGAACAAGAAGGCACACTCCAAGGCCGAGAACTACTCTGCGGTCAAAGCCAAGAAGGGCGACCCGGCCTATCTGCGCAAGCGTGCCTTCCGTGTCATGAGCCGTAAGACCGCGACCGACGCCTACGCCACCATCGCACCGATCTACGACGTGCGCATTCTGGGCAAAGAAGCTGCCGCTATCCAGCGTGACCTGATCAAGGCCATCGAAACCCACATGGGCGGACTGGACAAGACCAAGGGCCGCGCCACCGAGATCAGCCAAGCGAACACTGCGGCCAACGTCGCAGACTTCCGCAAGTCCGCTGACCTTGTGGTGAACACCATCCTCGGCGCTGCGGGCTCCAAGATCAAACCCGCCAACGTGTTCGAGTCTACTCCGGCGCGTGGCATGCCCGCCGTTTACATCAACGTACCGGGTGCGGGTGTTCTGGTTCTGCGTCACGCAACCAAAACCCAGCTGGCTGCCGCCAAGAAAGCCGCTGCTACTCCGGCCAAGTAAACAGGAGACATCATGTCTAAGCCTACCCTTGACGAGTTCGAGTCCACTGGCGACCCGATGCTCGACGATAACTTCGAGATCATCTTCTCCAACCTGCCCGTCGACGGCATGGATGGTGCCAAGAGCCTGCGTATCCATACCAAAACTGGTACGCTGCCCGGTGCAACCATCGAGGAAGTGATCAAAGAAGCGTTCGGTTACCAACTCCGTTACGCGGGCCGTAAGACTTTCAGCGGCTCGTTCCAGATGGAGTTCAACGAAAACCACCAAGCGAAGATCCTCAAGATCATGCGCAAGTGGCAGGCGTTGATTCGCGCCACCCAAACGGCAACTGGCAAGTTCAAGAAAGAATACGCCGCGACCGTAACCTTCCGCCTGCTGGATCAAACTGGCGCGCTGGTGGATGAAACCACCATCAAGGGCGTGTGGCCGGGTCAGGTGCCTGACTACCAGTTCAGTGGCGCGGCGCAAGCTGTTCCCTGTTCTATTGACTTCAAGTTCGACTACATCAAGACCGATGCGGACTGAACGCAGTAGCGATAAGGGGGCCTAGTGCCCCCTTTGGAGGATCTATGCTCTTAAATTTGAGCCTATCCGCCGCCAAGCCGCAGTACACTGAATTCGATTGGTTCAAGTTCACTGGGGCGCGTGGTGTATATCTCGAAAACAAGGAATACGAAGTTCAGATAGATGCGGGCGAACGCTTCGGTATCTTCATCGGGCCGCGTGGTGTGTTCTACGTTGCACACGAAGACCTGCCGACTGAGCTGTTCAAGTGCGATGCGAAAACCGCACGTTCCCTCATGAGCCGTGCAACGTATTACAAGGGACGAGTGAAGGGCAAAGCTGTAAACAACAGCAGACTGGTCAAGGGCGCGAACGTTCCACGTGACCCAACGGCACAGCCGCCAGCCGATCCGGCCCCCGATACCAAAACCAAAGCTGTAGGCAACGCCAAAGACATCCTGACTGCTCTTCGCAAGCAAGCGTTCCCCAAGCCGCGCAGTATTACCTACATGCGCAACGCTGATATGGGTGACGGCAAAGTCTTCTACTACGATGCGACTTCCTCCTACGTGGAATCGAAGTTGAAAGCTGAGCAGTGGGAGAAGCACGCGGAGAAACTGCTGCTCGCCGCCATGGCAGGCACCAACCACGAAGTCGGAGCCGTTGTGCAGCAGCCAACTTCCAAGACGCAGCCCGAGCGGGCGGTGTTAATGGTTAAGGTGGATTCATGACCGTTACGCTGGCACAACTAGAAAAACACTCTGAAGGTCAATACGAGCCGTGGCAATCAGACAAATGGAAAGTGCTGGCGTTGCCCGACATCGGCGGCCTCAAGCTCCCCATTGAATTGATTGAAGCTGTGACGCCTCCGTTCAACGTGCTGCAAGAGCGCGCGAAGAACATTGCATCCAGCGAAATCTACTTCGCCAACGGTACTCGGCCCGGCCAATTCTCAATGGAGGCGGCAACCACTGCGAAACTGCATGCTCTGCGCTACTTCGATACGTGGCAGCAGTTGATTCAGAATCCGTACAATGGTGCCTTCCGTCTCCCGTCCACCTACAAGAAGAACATCAGCTGTGGGCTGTACGATACGACAGGGCAACTCGTCGTGACGATTGAAGTACGCAACTGCTGGCCTATGTCTTTCGACGGGCTGGCGCTTGCGCGTCAACCGTCCAATGAGCCTCTGGTCGTTCAGTTCAAGTGTGATGCTTGTCGTCTTATCTGGAGTACATAATGCTTGTTACCGCTAACGAACTTGGTTCCAAACTGGTAGTCGCCGATCCTCCCATTGAGTCGTTCGAGATGCGGAAGTTTCGCGGTGCTGATCTGCGGCGCGTATGGGAAGCCAAACCCAAGAACGCGACGGAAGAGCTGATGGCTTTCGGGCACGCACTGCGCGACTGCATCGATCCCGAATCGTGTGACGTCGACAACCTGATGAACAGTCTGACCATCTACGACGCGTGGCAACTGGTAGTTCGTCAGTGGCAAGAATCTGGCGTGCCGATGCTGCTCAAAGGTGTGTGCAACCATCCGGTCTATCACATCGTTGAGGCCAACGGCATGCAGACTTCCGTGTACTCGGCAAGCGACGTTCCGGAGACCGCGACCGTTCTCAGCGTTGAAGCCTGTGGCGGACACGCCAGTGCTTACCTCACTGCCGAAGACATCCAAGTGATGCACGTTCACAGTGACTGCATGCAGAAGGCACCGCTGCCAAACATGACGCTGCCGCTGCTGCGTCAACTGGGAGAGGACGATTACGATTCAACGGATCGTGTTCACCTGCTGCACATGGTACTCGCTGCTCACGACATCGACGAACTGGAAGCTGCCGATCTCATGAACGCTGGCCGCTGGCTGTCGCAGAACAACCACGGCGTGCGCAACGGTGCATTCCTGCTTTGCCCGCAGTGTGGTCGCCAGTCTACCACCACGTGGCAAATGAACATCGGGGTGTTCTTTGAGTAACATCGCTGCCCGCTTCGGCGGATTCCCCAGCGGGCTCGACGACGTTGGCCTCTACCCAATGTTGTCCAATCACATGGGCCCGCTGTTCACGGCGATTCGCTATCGTTCGCCGGAACTGCTGATCGACGTTATCCAGAGTCTGTGCACGCATGACGTGATGTCGATGGATGACGATGACTTCCGCTACCTGCTCGCTCTAGTTGACCGTGTGTCGTACACCGAAGACAGCCGCGTCATGAACTGGCACTGCCTTGCTCCCCGCTGGGTCAAAGGCGTCGAGGGCACACCGGGCTTCGACTACACACCAGTCAATCCACACAATCCGAAGTATCGGAAAACTGTGTGCGGCTCCCTCAATACGCAAGACGTCCGCCTCACTGTCAAAGTTGAGGGTGCACGTCGCACGTTACCCGCGAACATGAAGCACCCGCTGGTTAGTTCGCTGGAACCCGCGTACTCCGCAATCAAGAAAGGCTACCCGGAAGAATTGATCATGGCGGCCCGCTGGGTGGACTGTGACTGGCCGCTGGAAGCCATCGCGGATTCTCTGACGTGTGGAGAGCTTGCGACAATCAAGCGACACATGTACTCGCGCATTGTTGTGCAGCAGAAACTGCGCTGTCAATTCTGCCCCAACGAAGTTCTCAGCGTTGACCCCCTCGACATGTTCGGATTCCTGCGCGTCTTCAGCGACGTGTCGATGATGAACATGCAATTCAACCTGAGCATGCACTTCAACGCCTGCATCCCCGAAGACATTCCGCTCAAGCGCCTGCTGTATCACCATGGCTGCTACGTGCAAGACAGGCGGGAGGCAGAGCGCAAGAAACGGGAAGCTGCGGCGGCCCATAGGAGTTAACCATGATTCTGCCCTCACATTACGCGTTGCTTACAGCAGCAGCCGATGCCGTGGCTTTAGGCGGTGTCATTGGCGAGCCGACGAAAGAGCGTAAGTCGCGTGGCAAACCCAGAGCACGTGACGAGCGCGGCCGCTTTGTCAAACAAGATCAGGCGGCAGTGACTGAGCGCACCGAAGCCCCGAACATTGATCGTGCCAAACCCGAAGAAGTGGACTCCGCTTATCAAGAAGCGTTCTCCACCATCAGCACCGTGAAGATGGAAGACCTGTTGCTCGGCAGCAACGAACGCCTCGACCAACTGCTCGAACTTATCGGCAAGTGGTGGAAGTGGGAGAAGCGCCAAGTTCAGATCCTGCGGGCTGAGACCCGAGAGCGCCGCCGCCTTGATGAAATGGATGCGCTGCACAATCGCCAGCGTGACCAAGTTGCACAGCAGCAACAAGGTGGCAGTCTGCTCGGCGACATGTTCGGCGGCGGCGGTGCCGACATCGGCGGTAACGGCCGAGACCGCAAGAAGAAAACGCGCACTCGCAGAACCCCCACCCCCAAGAAGGCTGGTTTCTTCTCGCGTGCTGGGGGTAAACTGCTTTCCGGTATGAGCACGGCGGGCAAAGCTGTCGCGCTTGCTGCAACCGGTGCACTGGGTCTCGCTGGTGCCAGCACTGTTTTGGGCGACGCACCGGAACCCGAAGAGATCGACACCGAACGTAAGCAGAAGCCGAAAACAGAAACGCCTGATGTCAAACGCACTGCGGCCGCTGCTGCCGAAGACGCACCTGATCTGAAGCGCGCGACGAAAGCCGCAACCGCAGAGAAGGGACTATTCAGCAAGCTCGGCGGCCTCGGCAAAATCGGAGGCATTGCCGGATCGCTGCTGACGCTCGGTCTGGTCGGCAACGAAGTCATGTCCATCAAGGACAACGACACGCTCACCGACAAAGAGAAGGACAAGGAGTATAGCAAACTCGGCGGCGCTACTGCGGGATCCGTAGTCGGTGGTGCTGGCGGTGCGTGGCTCGGCGCCCAAGGTGGGGCTGCCGCTGGTGCCCTAGTGGGATCTGTTGTTCCCATATTGGGTACTGCTGTGGGTGCCGCTGTTGGTACTGCGGTCGGTGCGGTGCTTGGTGGTGGCGTCGGTTCGTGGTTCGGTAGCGAAGCGGGCGAAGAAGCTGGCACTATGGTGTACGACGTTGTGGTGCGTGACGACCAAGTGAAGAAGGACGAGGACGCGCACAAGGTTCAAGCCGAACTCAAGTCCCCTGATTTGGAGAAGCTGGCGAAAGCGGCGGACACCAAAAACAGCGGGGCCAGTTGGTGGCAACGTCTGTTGGGAATCGGCAACGGCTCGCCCACTGCCGGGAACTACGCGCAGGGCATCAGCGGAATGTCGTATGCTTCAGGCGGCGGCTATGGCGCGAACCGTGACAACGTGATCCCACGTGCGGGTTCCCCAAGTCAGCGCCTCGACTATCGCGCGGATCCCAACTACGTTGCGGGCCAAGGTGTGTTGAAGAACCTGCCAGTCAACGACAAGCTGGAAGCGCGGCTGTCTAACTGGTCTGGGCTGATTGAGGAAAAGGCGGCCAAGCGCGGCCTCGACCCCATGCTGGTGCGTAGCGTTATCAAGCAAGAGTCCGGCGGCAAGAATGACGCTAGATCCCACGTCGGGGCCAGCGGCTTGATGCAGCTCATGCCGGGTACTGCGCGCGAACTCGGTGTGCGTGATTCCCACGACCCAGAGCAGAACGTCGAGGGCGGCACCAAATACCTGTCGCAGATGATCAAGATGTTCGACGGTAACGTTCCGGTTGCGCTCGCTGCCTACAACTGGGGCCCCGGCAACATGCAGAAATTGATCAAGCGCACGGGCTCCACCGACATCAACGATCTCCTGCCGCACATGCCCCGCGAAACGCAAGGCTACGTCCGCAACATCACGAAGTCGCACGCGGATTATCAGGCGCAGGCAAAAGCGACAGAACCCAAAGCCGAACAGGCTGATAAGACTGTCGGCCGTGACACCAAGTCAACGCCGGAAGTCACGGTAGCGCGCACCGACACCAGCGATAACATCGTGACGCAGACCACACCGCCACCACCGCCAATGTTGGCAGCACCTGCCGCACCTAAACCGGAAGGACGCTCAGCAACTAATGCCCAGTCGTCCAGCCGAAGCAGGCGCGAGGTTCCGCAGAACATTGCACAGGCCGCAACTGACCCAACGTCGCTTGATGACATGCCGCTGTTGCTTACCGATCACGGTCTGGGAAGCATACTGACCGGACGTATCTAAGGAGAAAAGCATGGCTAACTATTTCATGCGCGGAGCGGCTACCGTTGCCGCAGGCCAAGCGCGTGGACGTAGTGACATGGTGCACGTTGACAAGATGTACCAACTGCACATTCACAACAAAGCGGGCTCCGTTAAGTTCTCCGGTTACGTGCCGGAGGATTTCAACATCAGCCTTGCAAGTAACTGGGCTTCTCCGTTCGCTGGCGTATCGCTGGCGGATGTGCCCAACAACAGAGCGCAGAACGCCAACAAGGCACTCAAGTTTGCAGGCTACTCGTCGATCCACAAGTTGGCGAGTGCGCGGGTTTGGGATTCGCCGCAGTACCTGACGTTGGAGCTTCCAATCTTTCTCGACGCTTATCACTCGACGCAGGAAGAGGTAATGGATCCGATGGTGCAGCTGCTGAGCATGGCGGCTCCCGACGAGTGGATGGGATTCTTTGTCCCGCCGGGCCCCGCCCCAGCAAAGGAAGTGCTCAACGCTGCGGTTGACACTTTGACTTCTGCGGTGGGTGTTACTGCCACCAACGAGTTCAACCTTGAAGAAGCGTTTACCGTCCGTCTCGGTACGTTCTTCGCCATGACTCCCGCCATCATCACCAACGTGAGCGCGAGCGGCGACTGTGCGTTCGAGGATTCGACGGGACATCCAATCGCTGCCGATTTCATGGTGACCGTCGAATCCTACTTCGCCGTAACTCGTAAGGATCTGCAAGCATGGTTCAATCCCCAAGCGTTGGGCAATCTGTAAAGAGGTCTGTTATGATTGATCAATTTGGGATGGATCCGCTGCGCGATAAGACCTACGACTTGCTTACCGGTGACTTCACGAATCACGAAGTGAAGACAACGGAGGTTGCGAACCCGCAGCTTATCGCCAAGCGCTACTACAACAACCACAACCTGTTCTATATCATCCTGTCGTTCAACGGGCTGGTGCATCAATGTGAGGTACGCGCGGGAATGATCCTGCGCATTCCCCGTCTTGACCGCACCAAGAAAGCCGAGACCAAGACCTACGAGTTCTAGGAGGTATCATGGCAGAAGGCGGCATCAGTGGTCAGTTTTACCTGTCGCTGAAAATAAACGACCAAGAGATTCCCGGTCTGCGCGACTGCATCTCTCAAATCCTCGTCGTCAACAGTGTGCTCGGTGTGCCGTGTGCCCAGATCACATTCAACGATAATCAGGACGCATTCAGTGGGCCGTTCGCTCTGGTGGATGGAACGCGCATCACTATCTCTCGGGGTAAGACGCGCGACGTAATGCGGACATCGACCTTCATCGTTGTGGGACAGCGCGACCGATCTCTGAAGGTCGTAACCTGCCTGCTCGATGTCCCCGGCTTCTTCAACGACACCAAGGCAATGGCTCAGCGTGGCACCAGCTTGGACGTTGCGAAGAAGATTGCAGGCGAGTATGGTCTGCAATTTGAGACCAACGTCAGCGGCGTCGACGACAACATGCGCTGGACTACGTTCGGCCAGAGTCCACGCCTGTTCCTCGAAACTCTTGAGCAGCGAATGTGGATTCCGGAAGGCGGCTATCCCCAAGTCGTGGTCACCGAAGATAAGCGCCTGAAGTTGATCGACGTTATCAAGGCGATGCAGGAAGAACCGAAGACCGTGTTCTCCTACAACTACCCTGTGGAAAACGGTAGTGCGGTGCTCGTCGAAGAGATCAGCTCGAAGAGTATTAGCGGCTTCCTCAACATGAACGTCGGCTACGGCTCGACCATGATGGCAACCAACGGCGACGGCGAAGTCGAGCGCTTCAGCAAGGGTAAGATCAAGGCAGGCGGTAGCCCCAACGTCAACGCCAAGCAGCGCGAAGCAATCACCGGAACTAACTACACGTTCCAGCCGCACCAGCCGATTTCGAAAGGTGCGAGCGCCAACGTTCACAAGCACTGGGTGGAAGCCCTCGATAACTGGCGTCGCAACTACGCAGCATTCTCTGAGTTCTGCCGCGTGCGTTTCAATGGCTCGCTGAAAGACTTGGAGCTGCTGACCCCTGTGCAGCTCTATGCCGGATCAGTGACGGCCAAGGGCGCAGTGCTCAACGAGAAGCAGAGCGGCAAGTGGTTGTACGCTGGATACACGGAGCTGATTCGTCGGCGCAGTTATCACACGGCGGCCCTGCTAACGCGCAACTTCGTCGGCACCAAGGGCACGACCGAACTTGTCGATGGAGACAACGGCAAGAACAAGGTGAGCAACCGCCAGCCCAGCGTAGCGGATACCGTGCGGCCGCCGCAGCAGAATGATGGCGTGCGTCAGATGGGCAACGGCCTCAACGCAATCGATCAGGTTGTGGAGAAGCAGACGCAGCAGCTGGATGCAATGATGGGCAAGATGGTGGAGACCGCAAGTTCCGCAATCAATCTCCCCGAGCTTGCAGCCAAGTACGGGCCAGAGTCGGATTTGCTCGACGCACTAATGAGCGAGTTCAGTATGGCGGCGTTCACGAACCGACTGTGCGGAATGCTGTCGCCGTTGGAGAAGCTGTCGCTCGACTTTGGCATCAAGAATCCGGCAACCATTTTCCAACTGCTCGATTCCAGACTTGGGGAAATGGAAGCACTCATGGGTCAGTTTGAAGGCGACATCAACGACATGATTGCGCGCGGCGACATCCCTGAAGGCTATCGCAATGTGCCAACGTTGAATGCGCCATGCGCCGACAACAAAGTGAGTGAAATGAACGACGCAATTGCTGATAAGCTGGGGAGCAAATGCCTTGACGCATTCTCTCTGGACAAGCTGCACGGCCCGTCGTTCGACCTCGCCTCACTGTACCAAAAGATGGAAGAGTACCTGCGCAAGTTCCAGTGTGCCTTTGGCGGACAGAATAGCGCTGACGTGGAGATCGTATGAGAGAGCAGAGCGCACTGCACGGAAAAGGGCTCAACAAGACCGAGCCCTATGAAGCGATTGTCGTGGACGAGAACGATCCCGGTAAGTTCGGGCAGATTCGTGCACGCGTCGCTGGCCTTATGGACGACATACCGGATGATCAGTTGCCGTGGGCACGCCCCCGTGGCTGGAATCACCCGTTCGGCCAGATGGCAAAGAAGATGGGAGCAATCGGCAAGACCAGTTTCTTCGGCGGTGTCCCACGTCGCGGCAACAAGGTTGAACTCTACTTCCCGACCGGAGACCCCCACGTCGCGACGTGGGCGGCAGCTACCCCAATCGACAAGCTGTCGAAGGATCCGGTGTACGACGTCAACTACCCGAACCGCTTGGGCTTCCGTTTCCCCAACGGTTTTCAGGTACTGGTCGACACGCAGACCAACGAGGTGTTCTTCATCAATCCCGGCGACTACAACTTCGTGACGTTCGGCGATATGAACCAGACTATCGTTGGGAACCAGCAGCTGATCGTCACTGGCGACAAGGGCGAAGTTCCGGCCTACATTCTCAACGACCCGAACATGAGCGCCAAGTACCTGAAGAGTGATCCGCAGGGGCGCATCCCGTTCAAGGGTCTGCTGGGGCGCCAAGTTGGTTCGCAGCACACGACCATTGGCGGTCACCAAACCGTGCATGTGAAGGGTAACCGCAAGGACAAGATTGACGGCAAGTACGACATCGAAGTCGGCGGCGATTTCAAGGTAGATGCAAAAGGTGAAGCGTTCGTCAACGGCTCGAACGTGAACCTGAACTAAGAGGTATGCAATGAAACAAATGCTGTGTGGTAAACTCTATTTCCCTGTGGCCCTTCTGCATCGCGAGCGCGGCCTGACCGTCGACCTGTTCGCGATTGATTACGCGAGCGAGCGCGTGTCGTCCGCTGACGCCGAAGTCACGCTGCGCCGTTACCTGCGTGACCGCGTATTCATGTCGGCAGATGACAGCCACATTTACGGGCCCGACGTCGAGTACGTCGACAACTATTACGACGTGACTGGCGGTGAGGGTGACGACAGCTGGTCATTCAGTATTCGCTCCGACCTCGTTCACATCGTCCACCTGCTGCCGAACACCACGCCACCTAAGTGCTTCCGCTGTTCGTTCTCCGACGATCTGCAACGTCGCCTCATGTGCGGTGATGACGGCCATATCACGATCATGGCAACCAACATTGTGCGCACTCCGGCACAGGATCCGTTCGGTCGCATAGGTCTCCATCGCGTGCAGACCGAACCGATGCAGGCAATCACGTTCGGAGAGGATAGCCTCGCTTGCTTCTCCGGCTTCCGAATGGGATACAGCGATCAGCAAGTCGGCCACTCGATGCGCAAGCCCACGATGCTGCTCAATGGCGGAGAGGCGCTGAAGAACGTGAATCTACCCAAGCACCAGTTCGAATCCCTGACCGTCGGCCCGCATCCGCTGCGCATGGTGATGTTCGGGGACTACGATCTGCAACGGTCGGCCTTGGCGTTCGGTGAGCCCCGCCACGACTTCACCATGTTCACCAACGGCAAGAACTACTGCCAGCTGATTCCTGATTCTCCCGCACGCTAATTTAGCTCAGGAGGAACACCATGAACATTGAACTCAACCTTTGCGTTGCTAACGCTTCGCTGTCCGCAGACCCCGTAATCACGTTCCTTGACCGTGTTCGGAAAGCTGCATACGCCAATGCCCCCAACCCGATTCGCGCAGCACTGAAGAAAGTGAACCCCGACCACGTGGAAGATCTCAACTTCGTTGTGCTGGGCGCGCCGTCGCTCACCACCAAAGACCCCATCGGGTTTGCGGTGGAAGACCCAGTAGACAATTCTGTGGTCACGTCGTATCTCATTGATCGTGTTGCGCATGGTTCCCCTATCGGGCGCGTGACTTCTGTGCGTTCCGACGACGCCAAGTTGGCAAATGTGCCTCTCAGTTATCAACATAGCGTTGTCCTGATGCGCATGCCGATGGACGCCCTGTAAGGAGAATCCAATGAACATCAATCTCGGCCTCAACATGGTTTCGGAATCCACCCGACGCCGTGGCCGCCAGAACGACCCCGACCGCACGACCCCCGCTGGCTACGCTGCTGTGTATCCCACTCCGGAGACCGTGCGGTTTGTCATGTCTGAGTTGGAGAAGATCGGTCTGAAGACTGACTTCGACCCCAAAGACCTGCACGTGACAATGATGTACGACCGCGAAAACCCCGTGCTGTTCCATCCGGCGGCCCCGATTCAGATCGAGGCTACCGTGAATAGCGGTGCGCTCTTCGGGCCCGAAGAGAACACGCTGGTGCTGAAGCTGGATAGTCAAGGTCTGATCGCGCGTCACAAGTACCTGCGTCAGATGGGCTACCGTCACAGCTACCCTGAGTATGAGCCGCACATGACGATCAAAGTTCCTGCCGACCAGCTGGACTTGGATTTGCTCAATCAGGGTCTGAATGCTGGTGCGTTCAGTGGCGTGCGCCTCGTCTTCGGCGGCGAGACTTGGGAACCGATCCGTGAGGATGCTTATGCCAAGTACGAGGAAACCGACGACGAGTAAGACACCGAGTCAGCGGGCCTTCGGTAATCTGGGGCCCGCGACCTTCACGTCGATCAGTCGAAATCAAGTTGCCCCGCTATTGCGTCAGGCACTGTCTCCATACTTCACGAAGCTCATGTATAGCCTGCACTTTGAGGTGGGGGTCGAGAGGGGCGGGCATTTACGTGCTGACGTCGTATGTGTGAAGATGGATCGCTCTGTCACGATAGTCGAGGTGAAAAGTGGATGGCAGGATTTTGCGGCAGACCAAAAATGGCAGCGCTATTTACCGTTCTGCAACCAGTTCTACTTCGCAGTGAGCGACGCGCTTTGGGACACTCATGCTGACCGCTTGAAGGAAGCGTTGGCTGGGTCAGGCGCTGGTATCATCGTTTGTAGGAATGGCGGCCCTGTGCGCAAAGTCCTGCCTGCGGCTAAAAGGAAAATGGCACCTGCTCGACGCATTTGGTTGTTCACCAAGCTCGCGTGGATTTCTGGCTTGTCTCGGGCACGGAGAGTTAACTAATGAACATTGCATTAGGATTGAATCAAGTAAAAACGGAATCAGAATTCGCCAGCCTCTCCTTCGCTGAAAGTTTCGGCGACATCTTCGACAACATGTTTGGCGAGATGTTTGAATCTGCGCGCAAGCTGCGTGACAAGCGTGAGGCCGAAGCCTGCATGCTGGGTGAGATTGAATCTGCATCCAACGCGCAGCAGGCGTCGCGTAGTAGCCAGCACACCCGGTTCGGGCCTATCACGATCACCACCCGTCTTGAAGGCTCCGATATGTTTTCCATCGTGTGGACTAACCGCATGAACAACTCGTCCATCGGCATCCACAAGTTTGCCAAGGGACGTTACGTTGTGGAACTCGGGCTGGCAAGCGGTGCGCGAGTTGAGGCTCTGAACTTCAAGGCCATCGAACACGCCACCGCATTCGCTATGCTCAACACTGACGTGACTCGGGTTCAGGACGACCACGCGTTGCAAGCCCGCAAGCACTTCCTGCAATTCCTTGTAGGACGTGAAGCACGGGCGAAAGGCGCGGTGAAGTTTACGAAGACCGCGTGGCAGATCAGCCGACTGCGCGGGCAGGATGTTCAGTTCAGTGAGGGAACCCTCGACCACATTGGACGCCTCATGTTTCTGCTGCCGAGCGAGAAAGCGTTGATCACCACGACTGACGACAAAGGCAAGATCGTCAAGCACACAGTCCCATTCAACAACATCTGGATTCAATAAGTAAGGAACAAGATATGGAAATTCAACTGTCGGTATCTGCCAAGAAGTCTTTGGCTGAAATCGTTGACGCCCTGATTGGCGGAAGCAAACTGGCTGCCCCGTTGCTGCCAACTATTCGCCGCCTCAACGATCTGTCTATCGGCCCTGTTGCCGAGATAAAAGCTGCGGGCTTCCCCAGCAAGAAGGAGGCGCAAGAGAAACTTGGTAGACTTACGAGCCTGCTCAACGCCAACGGGAAAACCAAGAAACCCGCATTCAAACCCAAGGTGAATACTGGAAACCCCAAGCGCGATCTCGCTACCTCCCCGTCCGGTCGGCAGCCTGCTGGGTTCTCTGCTCCCGATGGAACCAAGGCTAAAGCCAAGAAGTTCTCCAAGGGTGAGATTGCAGAGATTGCTGATCGCCTGTCCTACAAAGTCCGATTCGCCAAGGGCAAGAATATGGCGACCGCAGTCCAGAAAGCGGTGGAAGAGTGGGCTGGTATGCACAGCGTTCAATATCCGAACCAGTCGCGCCTGCTCAGCAAGGATGCAGTCACCAAAGCCCTGACCACCATCATGGAAAAGAGAGACGCAGCTGTTGCCGATGGCAAGAAAGCTCCGGTGAAAGCTCCGGCCGACAAGGTTGTGCCGACCACCAAGGCTGCTACCAAGGAAGAGAAGCAGAAGGCCCAGATTCTGGCCGCTACCAAGTTGCGTAACCAGTTCCAAGGCATGCTGACCAAGGCTCCTGCCATGACTGCCAAGTCCATCGAGAACATCCGCAAGCACTGCGCCGCGTACAACCGGGTGATCACCTCCGTTCAGAAGGGCAACGAAGCTCTGGCCGAAACCACCAAGATCGAAGGGCTGCGCGGTATCGACTCCGTGAAGAACTACGTGAACAACGTGCTGGGTCTGACCTACGGCTACGTTGAGTTCGCGAAAGTCATGGCTGGTACTCAGGCTGACTTCAAAGCGCGCGTCATGAACCGACTCAAGCCGGAAGAAATGACCAAGGTTGAGCTGCGTCGCAAGGCCAAAGAGAATGCCCAGTTCGCTCTGATGAACTTCACCAAGCAGTTGGGCAAGCGTCAGTGCCGCGTGCCGCCGAAGTTCACCGCCGATATGCAGCGCATCTTCTCCACCGCTGTGGACTCCGGCGACTTCAAGGCAGCCAAGGCCGAAGCGCGTGCGCTGTTCGATACTTTGGTCGCCGACGTGTTCAGCAACAAAGTCAAAATGTACTCTGGCAAGTAAAGGTGACTCATGGATAGTTACATCGTACTTGAAGGCCCGGACTTCGCTGGCAAGTCCTCTCTGATTGCGTTCATTGCAGAGCAGCTTCAAGCGCGCGGTGTGGAAGTGGAGGTCGTCCGTGAGCCGGGCGGCACCCCTTTCGCTGAAGCGATGCGTGCGAGCGTGCTGCACGGTGAATACGATCCAAGCCCGGAAGCCGAGCTGTTTGCAATGATGGCGGCACGTGCTGATCTGTTCCACAAGCGGATCATTCCGGCTTTGGAGCAGGGCAAGGTTGTGTTGGGTGACCGTGGTTCGCCCAGCACCGACATCTATCAGTGCGGCAACGACGACGTACTGCGTGACATGTTCCTGCGCTACAAGAAGATAGCCGCTCCGATCACCCCGCTGTACGTGTTCCTCGAACTCGACTACGACACCTATCTGGAACGCCGTAATGCGCGTACCGGGGACGGTCAGCAGCTCGACGCTATCGAGAAGCGCTACACCGAACGCTCCAAGTATGAGGCGCTGATGTCAAGCTACCGTCAGGCCGCAGCACGCGAGCAAAACGTTCTGGTTGTCAACGTTGTCGGCAAGACAATCGAGCAGATCCACCATGAACTTTGGCCGTACCTGTGCTGTGAAGCACAGCTTTCTGTAGGAGGCCCCCGTGAATGTGATCCAGCGTAATTTTGGCGTCCGCATGCAGAGCCTCAGTAACGTTGAACCGATGACTTCGGAGTCCGCCGTGGCTCCGATTCGCTTGAAGTATATGGGCAGTGCGTCCATAGACATCGACGGTAACGACGACTGGGACGCAGCGGTCGATAAGGGTGAAGCCTACGAGTTGGTGCCCGCAGCAAATGCCCGTGGTAAAGTCGCCATCGTGTTGAAGATTGAGCGTAAGCGCGAGTTCTTCTACGTTAGCGACCGTGCGAAGATCATGCAGATTCTGGCGGGCACCAAGTTCCCCAAGAAGATGGATCTCGACAACCTGTTGTACGCTACAGGCAAAGGCGTAAACCGAGCCAACTTCACAGAGATCGGCACGATCACCGAGGACATCAACGACACCACTACTCACAAGTGGTTCCTCGCTGCCGGGATCAAGATGTATATGGACAGCAACAAGCGCCATTACTTCTGCTTCGATCTCAAAACCCCGATGGAAACCTACCTGCCGAAGACCAAGGTCGCGCGACTGAAGGCGTCGTTCAAGCCGAAGGCCGTCCAGACTATCGCGCAGCAGGTTGAAGAAAAGCTGAAGGATAAGAAGCCCAACACCGTGCACCAGTACGACGGCGGGCCCATTGATCCCAAGTACGTCGGCGACCCGAACTTCACCGTGCTTATCGGCGGCAACGTCTACAAGGGCACCGAGTTGGAGGTCGACAATAAGGGCAACGTGTATCACCCTGTTGCTTCCGATGACCCCATCGAAAATGCACTGCGCAACAACAAGCGCCCAGCGTACAAGAACATGACGACTGCGCAAATCGGTATGGCGCTGCTTGCCAAGCCGCGCGAGCAGCAGTACGTGGCGGCAGCGTTGGCCGCACACGCCGAAGACATCCGCGCATTGCTGGCAGCTGGCCGTACTCTCTCCCAGTGGAAAGAGCTTGGCTACACCAGTAAGCAGGGTGCTGAAAAGCAGTTGGCTGAGATCGAGAAAGCTACCACACGCGTGACTGTCCCGGTAACGAGCCCGACCGTCGGCCCACGTACCACGACCATCCCGTCGCCGAAGACCATTGCGGATTCCGATTACGGCTTCCTCGCTGTTACTCCGCATGAGCAGCACGCGAAAGACAGCTGGGTGGTGTACGCACCGACACGCGCAGCACTCACCCGCCAGCTCGACACGTTGCGTCAGGCTGCTGGCGATTCCATGACGAAAGCAGGTAAGGTTGAACTCTACAAGATCGTGCGGCAATCTCCGCTGGTCACGCAGATCAACAAGCGCGCGGTCGCCATGTCTACTGCGGAAATCAAGTCGAAGGCAACGTTCGTGCGCATGGTTTCCTACGTGTCGCCCATCGGGTCAGACGACGTGCGCGAAGAGCGGCCATGGACGGACATCGACCCCGACGACATCAACGTCAGTTGGAGCGACTTCGACCCTGCGGAAACACGGCTGGCGATCACCAAGCTGTTCAATGAAGGCTTCTTCAGCGGACATCTGAAACCGCGCCCGACCACCAAGGGTCTGGTATTCGACATCGTTGGCGGCCGCGTAGGTCGTGATGATGTGTATGGGGCCGTGCGTCGAGTGTATCAGTGGCTGCATAACATTGGGGTCAACAACGTCAAGGTTTCCGCCAAGTGGGCGCAGACCAAGGCGCTGATCGACTTCAAGTTCCCGGCCCTGAGCGCCGACGAGAAAGAGAGTATCCGACTGTTGCGCGAGAAGCCTCCGGTCATTGGTGCTCCGCTCTACACCATCGCGTCGCAGAAGCACCGCACGTTCCAGATCTACGCCACCGACAACAACTCAGGCAAGGTGTTCATGTATCCGGTACGTAACGCACAGCCGCTCACGAACGAGCCGACGCCTGTGCTGTACTGCAAAGTTCAACGCATTGCAGAATAAGAAAAGGGGAGACACTTTGCGGTGTCTCCCCTTTCTTTTACCCGATAGAGAATGCCTGCTTGCGGTTGTTGCGGGGCACGTAACTGATGTGCACCCAACCACTACGCGGATCCCCACTCTTGTGGAACTCAAGGATCAACTGGTCGTAAACCAAGTTGGCCTTGCACCACTCAAACAACTCCTTGTTGCTCACTCCCTTCACTTCAAAGTCTACGGCGTTGCCGCGCGGGTGCTGCTTGCGGGCAAAGTATTTCGCCCAGCTCACGTCGTTGACCTTCATGCCGTTCTGCGCACACCACTTCACATACGCATCCTTGCAGATAGCCTTCTCCAACGCTTCGCAGCGGAACCACGAATTGATCTCAATGTTGGCGACCCCAAAGTGGATCGCGAGGGGTTCAAGAACGTTGACCGCAACGTTGATCGCTTCGCTTACTACTGCGGGCGGAGCACTGTTGTCAATCTTCAAGCGGAAAGCGGTGTCGCTCTCCACCACGTGGCGCAGGTTAAAGTTAGCGCTGATCTGCATACATACCTCCTATGCAAAACTGTAAACAAGTGGTGACCCCTTATGGAGACCACTATGAAACACGAGTACATTGTTAGCGCAGCGTTGACCGCTTTCCAGATCTCGACCCACAGTCACTGTGTACGTCGCCAAGCTGGTGCAATCATCATTGCGCGTGACGCGGTTGAAAATCGCCCCGAGGTGTTGGGCTGGGGCGCGAACGGTATGCCGTCCGGCCATTCAACCAACTGCTGCGAGATCCCAGCTACTCCGGACTTCGTGCCGCAAGCTGGTGATCCCTACGGCCACTTGATGACCAATCCTGAAGTCGTACATGCCGAAATCAGAGCGTTGCAGCAAGCGGGCGACAAGGCACGCGGTGCCATTATGGTGTGCACCGATACCCCGTGCCCCGAATGTCTCACGGCTCTCAACGATGCCGGGATAGCCGAGTTCTACTACCTGTTCGACTATCGCCTGACCTCACACCTTCAGGACGCCACATTCAAAATTAGCCAGATAGACGTGGACGAAGTTCTGTGTCTGTCGCAAGCGCTGAGCAAGAAGATCGGCCATCGTATCCTCAACAACGTTAAACTCATGGAGCACGCAAAATGAACGGAACCTGCCCTAACGTAATGGATGACTTTAAATGCGCTGATGACTTCCACGAAGTTTTCAACGTCGACTTGCAGTATCAAGCAATGCTGTTAGAGATCCGCCGTACTGGTTACCTGAAGCCCGCACGTCAGCACCAGCGCCTCAGTATTCCGCACACTACGTTTACGTTCCCAGACGTAACGGTCAGCGTGCCGCTGGTGCGCGGTAAGAAGTTGCTCCTGCTGCCTATGCTGCATGAGCTGCTTTGGTTCTGTAGCGGACAGACAGACATCGCGTATCTGAAGAGCCGCAACGTCAACATCTGGGACGGGTGGGTGAAAGCTGGCACCGAAGTCTGGGCGGAACTCACGTGGGCGGATCGCATTCGCTTGGTTGAGAAGCGCGGCCTCATGGATCAGTTCAAAGAGGTAACTGCGCGTTACCCCGACGACCTTAACCGCCAAGAGATCTGGATGGACAACTACAGCATCCCGTCGCGCAAACTCATTGGCGGCCAACTGGGCCCCGTGTATGGTGCACAGTGGCGTAGAATTGAAGACACCCAGATCATCTTCACTGGTGATTCCGAACACATGGAGCGTTATAACGCGCTGCTCGCCAAGGGCTACGTGAAGCAGGGCATGTATGAAGCAGGCGAGACCGGATACGACAACGTGGTCATGACTGGCTACATTGACCAGCTGGGTGACGTGTTGGATCTGCTGGATAACGATCCGGGCTCGTCACGCATGGTTGTCAGTGCGTGGAACCCGCGCGATCTGCCGAAGATGCAGCTGCCACCGTGCCACATGTCATTCCAGCTGGTGCTAGGTGCTCCACACTACCGCAGTCTCCACAACGTTGAGCACGTGATCCACATGAACGCGTATCAACGTAGCTGTGACGCGCCACTCGGCGGCCCCTTCAACTGGGCGTCGTACTCCACACTGCTGCATATCATTGCCGCTGTATCGAAAACCAAGTTGAGTGCGGGCGGCCTGCAATACAGCATGGGTGACTGCCACATCTACAAGAACCAGCTCGGTGCCCCCATTTCCAAGTTGCAGCACCAACTCGATACCGAGATCGCGCGTCTCGGAGAGCTGGAGACCGTGACTGATGCGATGATCGATGCACCGAAGCTCAAGATCAACGTACCGGAAGCGCTGACCACCAAATGGGCGGGCTGCGACAAATACTACGGCACGCGTTACCGGTTCGACGAGTTCATCGCGCACTGCATGGAGTTGCCGGACGACGAGCTGCTCAAGGTGTTCGACTACACCTACGAGAACTATCAGCCGCACGTTCACTTCCCCGTCAGCATTTAAGGAGCAGCCATGTCAAGTAAGCCAGAGGTCGAGGCAGCGCCAGAGGTTATCCTGCTGGATGACGAGGCGCACGCCAAGTTCGAAGAGTTGGTCAAGTCGCCTCCGCAGTTTAACGAAGCAATGCAGCAGGCTATGGAGAACGCTAAGAGCGGCCAGTTCACCGTAGACTGTGCCGAGCGTAAGGAGCAATCATGATCACGTTGAACATAGCAATGCCGTTCAACGACGAGCTTGAGGAAGAGTGCAAGTTCCTCAATGTCGATGACGGTTCCGCACCTCAGTCTGTTATCCGCTACGCCGCAATGCAGGGCGTATCGCTGGCACACCACAAACTCACTCGCGCCAAGTATGATTGGGGCACGATGCACTTCACCTTCGAACCCGTGGGTGAAAGCGAGTTCGTAACGTTGCCCACGATCCCCTACACGGATGAAAACTACGACCCGCTGCATGGCCCCGCGCAACATTGGTGGGTAGCCATCTGTCGAGCGGGAGTCGAGGGCCCCAACATTCTGGATCCCAAAGTGGTCGAGGAAGTCAAAGCCGCGTGCGGTGGGCTCGACCTCACGGGCAAGGAAGTGAACTACGTCACCAAAGGCATGCACGGTTACCACATTCGGATCCGTCGTGACTTGTTGAACGCGCCTGTGCTGCTCGGCGTTGATATGGCGTCAGAGCCGGATACGACTGTAGAGGCTGTGGTGGAGAAGGACAACGTTCGCGCGCTGGAAGACAAGCAGCTGAAGTACACGGAGAAAGGCTACCGCAAGTTGCCTGAGACCAAAGGCGATCAGAGCATTGTAGGCAAAGCTCTCGATTCCGTACTCGATGCCCTTACTATCGGGTCAATACTGGACTGACAAACTGTAAACAAGAGGGGAGCGCCATGCTCCCCTTGGAGATCCACATGCAAAAGATGAATGCACGCCGCCACTACGATTTGGAGGCGCACGGTTTGGCTGAACGTCCGATGGGTGCACGCCTTCCACGTTCGCAGCACGAAGTGTTCGAGTACGCGAAAGCCCTTGGCATGTCTACCGCTGACGCCAGACTCTTTGCCATATCGGTCGGTGCTGCTGGGTACGGTGTGACGCAAGAAGCGCTGAATGAAGCGCATGCCATTCACGCCGCCCGTGTTCAGGAGATGGAACGTCGTCGCGTGGCCGTTGAGGAACGTGCGGCAGCCGCAGCCATACGAAGCCCCAGCACAGGCAACGCGATTCGCAGCCACGAACGGCGCGCCTCCCAGAAAGCAGCAGCAAGGAAGAAACGCAAATGAGCACCGAGCAACAAGATGATGGCAAAGTTGAAATCACAATCAACTTCACCAACCTCCCCAACATAGTATGGGGAGACACACAGGTACTGGCTCAGCCAAATGAGTTGGAGAAAATCATGGCGAAGTCGTTGCTGGCTCAACGCCACGGGCGGATCGACCGCGAAGGCACATTCACTGAAGCGTGCCCCACTACTGCACCCATCATTGACTTCCAAGAAGGCGACAATGCTGCGGACTCCGTTCGGGACGTGATGGACAGATGGTTAGCAACTCTGGTAGGGGCTGCCAAAGCCAACCCTCCCGAGATGGAGCTGTCACCGGAGATTGTCCAGCAGGTGCTGGCTGAAACTGGCGTCGACCTCAGCCAATACGTTGTGACCAACATCCAATGTACTGCTGACCCCCACGTGTTCAACATTACTCTGAGGTAACACCATGCCCCTGACTGTTTCATTCGGACTTCCGCGTCTTCTGTGGACGCACTGGCCGGACGTGAAGATCCCCGTGACCAAAGCGCCAGCCGACATCCCTGAGAACCACACGCTGCACTTGGACATCCGGATTGAACGTGTCGAGGGGCGGCTTAAACTCTGTGTCGATGAATCGTTTCAGACGTACAGCAGCTCCGACATGATCCGGCACCCGACTCCCAAGATGCCTTATCGCCGCATGTATCGAGCCAAGCTCCGCATGTGGCTGAAGGTAACGCGTCACTCGGCACACAAGCTGCTCAATAAGCAAGCGGCTCGCACACTCTCAAGAGTGCCGTACCTGCCAGTCGCTGATCAGAACCTGCTGCAAGGCTACTACGGACGTCGCCGTAGCGTTGGGCGTAACAGACTCTGGAAGTTCGGGCTGCCAACGCAACACCAGCGCCGTGACATCCTCAAGTTTATTGACGCTGTGCGTGAGTCACTGAACAACTCCGTGCATCTCTACACCAATGGGAACTGCTATGGGTTTGCCCTATTGCTGCGCCACCAATATCCGGAAGCCGTGATCTGGTATGACCGCATTGAAGGCCACGTGTATACGCGCATCGGCGCGGCGTGGTATGACATTCGCGGCATCCACTACAAGCGTGGAGACAAGCGCCCGCTGGATCATCGCGAAGGCCACCGCCCGCACAGATGGGGTCAGCACAATGGATAGCAAAGCAGCATGGCACTTGGTGCTAAGTGAACTTGGTGGCCCCAAAGTAGATCCCGACATCCTGAGCACCATTGATATGATGGCGGTCGGCGACGGCCTCGGGATCCATCTCTTCGGAGTCAGCAAACTTCCAGACCGAGAAGAGGTTGAACGTCGCCGCCGTGAGCAGCAGGCACACTGGGCGGCCCACAGAGCAGAACAAGAACGGCTGCGCCCTTTGCGTAGCGCGTTGCGTAGTCGTGAACTGCGCAAGAAGCAGAAACGTAAACGCTAGGAGTTTGATATGAGTAACGTGTTTGTTGTACGACCCATTCGTGCAGGCTTGGGCTACACCTCAACCGACAAGCTGCTGCAAGCAATCACTTCAGTGTCGGTCGCATTCAAGGGCCACCCCAACTTAACTATGTACCACGCGCAGGGCAAGGACACTTCGGCAGGTGAGCACGTGACCGAAGTGTTTAAGCTGCGTGCCGACCGAAAACACGTGGAAGACGTCAGCTTCGTTTTCCTAATGGGGCCTGAGCCGAATGCAGCATTCCACGACCACTACGATAAATTGCTCGCCGAAGCATTCAGCCCTAGTGCATATTGGATAGAGCACGCCGACCCGGTAAGCCTGCTGATCGTTGGTGCACTACGCCAGACTATCGCAAAGTTCCGGACGCCGTGTACCAAGATTGAGCACAGCGAGAACTGTGTGATGTTGGAGATCCGCAACGCCATGGACGAATCGCTATGATGTACGGCATTCTGGTTTACAAGGAAGAAGAGTGGGAACGCGCTACGGAAGAGAGCAGCTTGGCGTTCAACGCAGTAATTCGCAATCACGCACATGACACGTTGAGCATTGCGGACTTCATGGAGTGGGAGCAGATACCGCGCGCCGACATGCAGATGCGTCTGCTGTGTACCGAAGATTTCGCCAAGTGGTTCCCCACGGCTGAAACCGGATACAAGCTGGCACTCGTCCAGTACGCTGGCACCGCACTTGCCAAACTGCCGCCGCTGGTCGTCGCCAGCTATCTCGGACAAGAGTTTGTCGCGTGCTGCCCACGCACCGAGATTTCGCGGATGCAGCTCATAACGAAAACGCGCATGGACACCTTCGACGACACTTACTATGAACTCAAAGCGTTTGGGATGTTCAGCCCGCACCTTGCGATCATGGGAATGCCGTTGGCGATGACCTACTACCACCACGGTGACTGCCTACGGAATGCCGAAATCTTCTGTGCTGATAACGGCGACATCGTGACCATTGCGTGCCCGCTGCGCGGTAACTTCTGGGACACGATGGTGAAAGCCCGCAATGAGGGTCTTGCGATTCACCGCGTCAATACCATCAAGGGAGTTATAGATGCAAAAGATTGAAACCGACGACGCGTACCAAGCAGCGCTGGCTGAACTCGAAGCCATACTGGACAACACGGACGACGAAAGCAACGCACGCATAGAGGAACTGGCTGCTGCGATCTCCGACTACGAAGATCTCATGGACTTCATGGGTAACGGGGTGATTTAGATGCAGAAGCTCGATATGATCGCCGCCGTGTCCAATAACTTGGCGATAGGTTTGATGGATGGCACGTTGCCGTGGCACGTTCCGGAAGATCTGGCGTGGTTCTCGGGAATTACCGCTAATCGCTCGATCATTATGGGGCGCAGGACGTGGGATTCGCTGCCGAAGAAGCCTCTGCCCGGACGTCACAACATTGTGCTGACCAATCGTCGGATCCGTGGCGTTGATTGCGTCAGTAGCATTGAAGAGGCGTTGTCTATTGCACGCAATCAGCCGATTGTGATCGGCGGGGCCGAAATCTATAAGCAGGCCATGCCGTTCGTCAACGTCCTTTACCTCTCAATCATTCCAATGCAAGTGCCTGAGCCCCACGTCAAGTTCCCTATCGGCGTGCACGGCTGGAATGTTGAAAACCGCGTTGACCACCCGACGTATTCCGTGTTGACGTTGCGTCCCCGTCACTCGTCGCTGCGCGGTGCAGCCGAGTACATAACTTCAATCTACTGAAGGCACTCTATGAAAATGAAAGACATGCAAGTCTATGTCGTGCGCGACAACACTGTCAGCACCAGCGAAGCACAGGACGCGGTAATCAAGGCGTTCAAGGAGTGGGCCGATAAGAGCACCGACTTCAAGGACGTGCGCTATGTCAGCATGCACTCCGGAACCTCCGTGCCCGTCAACCTGTATCCAGAGCAGAAAGTCGAGGGCTTCTGGTTCGAAGAGCGCGGGCCGGACGCCGTACAGTCGCCGTCACCATTCTCTTTGGAGCTGCACGAACTTAGTGTGAGTGCCGAAGTAGTTCCGACCGAATGCTCGTTCGCTGTGTTCCTCGGGCCGCAGACCATGGAGCAGTACGGCAAGCATGATCTCGACTACGCGATTGAGCACACGTGGGGCGGCTGGGACTTCTTCGAGGTCGAAGAGATTGCTGACGACTGTGACGGCTTTGTCGGCCTGTATCGTTCGGTAATCAATGCAGCGGCCAACCTGCCGGATACTGGATTCGATAGCGCGGAAGTCCACGTTAGTGCCGAAGACAACATCGCTATGATCGTAAACCTGAATCGCATGAGCGATCCACTGTAAGGTAACTGCCATGGAATCTGTAGTTGCAAAAGTCTACGTGATGCGTCACGAAGAAGTGCCCTACCTGAGCACGTCGCAAAGCGTGTTGAGTGCTATCAACACGTGGGCCCGCGTATCGGGTGAGACTGAGGACAGCGCGCCGTTCGCTGGGCTGGACACCACGAAGCTGTCACTTGCGGCCAGCGCCCAAGTCTACCTGTATCCGGATCTGGAAGTTGCAGGCGACGGCGAGTTCATGTTCGACCGCAAACCGGACGCGGTGAAAACTCTGTCGCCATTCTACGTTGAGCAGTACGAGCTGTTGGTGCAGGGAACTAGAGTTCCGAAGGAGGCGTCGTTCGTTGTGCTGGTCGGCGACAAGGTGATCAGTGCCTGCGACCACGCGGATTTCACCGAGGTAGCGTCAGACGCGCAGAGCGGTGCCCGCGTGTTCGACGTCGAGACCATGGCAAGCGAAGGCCAAGATGGTGTGTACGGTCTGCTGCTCTCTGCGGCCGCCGCTGCCGCCAACGTGCCGGACACCGATATGTGGAACCATGCCACCTACGCCGAAGACGGCATCCGCATGATCGCGTATTACGATTAAATGCAAAGAGGGGAGATCCAGTAGCTTGGATCTCCCCTCTTCTACATTCCGGCCAGAATGGACAGCAGCAACAGGGCACGCGTCGCGTTGAGTTCAACGTTGCCCCACATTCGCTCGTCCTTTCTCGCCTCCTTCTCGACGTGTAACTCAGCACGTAGTCGATTCCCCTCCGCCTCTTCCGCCTTAGCCAATGCAAGCAGTCGGTTACGTTCCGCAATTGCGGCGTTCGCAACTTCCACCGCAGAGTTCGCGGTGCTCGTCGCATACCCATCGTGCTTGTATAGGTCTATCAGCTGCGCCATGCCCTCGTTACCGAGAGTTGGCACCTTCACACCTTCAATCTCACGCACCACCAACCTCGGCTTTGCCGCTGGCTCCAACTTTGGAACCTGCACCTGCTTCATGTCGGGGATCTGCTCGATACTGGTGCGGGGCTCGGGGCCTGCCTGCGGAACAGTGCTACATGCACTGAGTGCCACCGCGCAAAGCAGCACTACGCAGAACAGGATAACGCGCGCACTAAAGCCGGTCATAGTCTTCAAGCATGGCCTCCATGTTTTTATCCTTGGGAGTCTTGGCGGGCGGCTTCACCTCGTTGATTTCCTCAACCTTGATGTTTACCGTGTCCGTCTCCTTGGCTTGCGCCTCCACCATGGGGGCCTTGCCTGCGGGCGCGCTTGCGTCGCCTGCTTCTGACTGCTTTCTCCCACGAAGCATGTTCGCTCCGAACAGGACGGCAGCCAGCAGCGCGAGCAACCCCAGCAGCCAGCTACCGCACGCTTTCAGCTTTTCCAACATTTGGGTCACCTCCTTGGGTAGCCACGTAACGATTGATGAATGCCTCGGCTACGAAACCCGCGCCGAAGTAAGTCATGAATTCGTTGTCGCCCGTCAAGAGCGAGTTCAGCACTACCGCGAAGCTGACGAGGATACTGGCAATACTGTTGAGGGGTTTGCTTGCCCAGTATTGCTTGGCCGTTACACCTTCGCGTTGCAGTTTCATTCCCCAATGCGTTGCGATGCCAGCAATCCAGTAGAGAATGTAAATGCTTTGCTCCACAGTGAACGATGCAAAAAGTTCCGAGAATTTCATAGGTCTCCTAATGATGTTAGAACTGCCGTGCACTGGTCACGGCAGGGAGCACGGGCCTTAGTCAACCATATCGTGCTTGTCTTTGTACTCAGCCCACGCTATCTGAAGCTCAGAGAAGAACTTTTTGATCGCGTTAGGTTCGCCGAGTTCGAACGGGTGATTCACCTTGTTCTCCGCGCACTTGTCACGGAACAACTTGTCGTAGGCCAGCTGCTTTGGAGATTGCTGCTGGTCTTCCGACACGCTCTGCATGATCTGGGCACACACCGCGCGCATCCCAGAAGTTTGATGACGTTTCGCTACTTGCATTCCCTATCTCCTATTGGTGGACACCCTAAATTACCGTGGGCGGTTACAGCCACTCATACCCATCCAGCAACGGACTTCCTAACTGTCCAGCATCTATCTCAACCTTGTCGATATTATTGAACACGTAGAGCCCGACATCCTTAACTAGCTTGCTTGAGCAGGTCAGCGTACTGTTGACGTATACTTTGCACAAGCCGTCAGCACCCATTTCCACTTTGACCGTATGCCACGTGTTCAACGCTAGGTAGTCGGTATACGCAATGCGCCCCGCCAGTGAGTACGAACTAAGGGCAACGACCGCGCAGTAGTACGTTCCCGACCCAGTGAACTTTACACGCATCATGTACTTGCCGAGGCGGGGCTTGCCTACCGCGCAGCACATGAGAGTTGTGGTCTTCTCCAAGTTGGTGATCGATCTACCGAAGTCCCCGATGCGCGATTTTGCAGTCGGCCCTTCGTTGATCCAGTTACGCATTATGGTAGTTGGATCAAGCACTGAGTAATCCGGCATCCGAGCATTCTGAACGGTAAGCAGCATTTCAGGGGCCTCTACTTCGTGGATCATGTTCACTGGTGTGACGTGCGCGGGGACTAAGATCATGATTACCACCACTCATAGTTTGCAGGCAGCGTGCCTCCACGGTTACCGATGTCGAACAGGATGGTGCCGACACCAACTCCGTAGAAATCTGGGGCCCCGATGATAGCGCCAGTGTAGACCACGCCACCATCAATGGTGTAACGGCAAGTGCCATTCAGCATGTACTCGCACTGAACCGTGTGCCAGCCGGGAGAGTACCAACGTGAGAACGCGTTGCCTGCTCCCCATACTGCAATCTGGATGTTGTAAGGGAAGTAGACGCGGAAGTAAAGGTTGCGGCCTTTGGCTACCCGCGATGGCAGCACGCGGAACCCCAGATACTGGTTGATCTTGGCAACGAGCTTCGTATCGTTTTCGGTGAGCGTGAAGTCGTAACCCTCCACGGCAGCGGGGCGGTTACCGCCAGTGCCCTTCACGATCCAAGAGCGGTCGACCGCATAGCCGATGGGTGCTTGAGTGGCCCCCATTGATGGGACGTTCAAAAACATAAATCCTCCTATGACGGAACGTGGAATCAATACCAGTCAAACCCAGCGGGGAGAGCGGTGCCCAACTGGCCGAGGTCGAATTCCATTTCCGTAACGGCGCTGTGCCCATAGAACGTCAAGTTCTTCGCTGTGCCTTGATAAAGAACGGTACTGTTCACCGTAAACTTGTAGGTGTCGCCCGATACGTGCTCAATACGGATTGCATGCCACACGTTGGCGGCAAGCGAGCCCGTTGTCCAAGCAACTTGGTTGTTCGGACTGACGAGGCCATTGGAGATCGTGATAACTGAGTAGCTAGGGCCGTTGAATTTGACGCGCATGAAGAACTTGCCGGGGCGCGGCTTACCCAACACCTCACAGGAACGACTATCGCCTGCCGCCCCGCCAACTTTACGCAGCAATGTGCCACCCTTATCCAGCGCATACTGGTCAGGAGTAGCGAGCTTGAAGTTTGCCTGAATTGTATTGACGTCAATGGTCGACAGCACGCGAGGCGCTTGGTAACTTTGAACTGATAGAAGCATAGATCCCCCAGAGCAGATCTGAAAAAGGGGGCACTAAGCCCCCATCTACATGATGCCTTTACGCGGAAAGCTGGCTGCCCATCAGGGTTGCCGCTACGTAGGACAGAGTTGCGTCCGCAGTTACCGGAGAGCTGATAGTCAACTTGTCACCAGCACCGACCAGCAGGCTTGCGGTCGGGGAGTAGCTGAAGGTGCCGACCGCTGCGCCTGCCGCGAAGTTGATTGAGCCGATCTGAACGCCGTTCAACTTGATCGGGAACGCCACGGCACCAGTGGCCGGAACGTCGCACGCTGCTCTGCTGCCGACAAAATCTTTCGGCAGGATCGTGGGGCGAACGAGGATGGCCATTGCCACGGTCTTGTTAGCTTCGGGCTTGCCCGCGATAGACATGCCTACGTCGTAGGGGTACGACACGGTTTCCTTGAGCACCCACTGAGTGGTGCGTTGGTTGTAGGCATAGATGCCTACTGGGGTAGCGCCGCCTGCGATGATCTCGAAGATGTCGAGATGCTGGGGATTGGAGGGGAATGCGGTGCCGCGCTTGCTGTTGTCGAGCGGTGCAGTTTCGATCTTGCTGCCTTCAGGCAGAGTGATACCGAATGCTTTCATCTGTACGTCCTCTTAGTTACGCCAGTCCGGCGAAGTTGATTGTGATGTCGTTGGGTTTCCACTCACTATCCTTCGGAATGAAGCCTCCCTGAATCTTCATGTCAGCGTTGCTGTTCTCGTCGCCGACCGTGAAGTAGACTGCGCGCCATCCTTGGAAGTCGGCAGCACCTGTTGAGCGCATGTCGAAATACAGGATCCCCCAAGTGGGAGGATCGTTTTGCAGGCTGGAGCCCTTAGCGACAACCTCACTCAGTTTGAAGGTCAGTTTCTGCGGAGTGAGTTCAGTAGTTACAGGGTTAAGGCTGACGAAGCGAATGACTTGCTTGCCACCAACCGCAGTTACCAGATTGCTGAAAGTCCCATCCGATACGTAAAATCCATACCCTCCGTAAATAAGACTCCTGAGCTGAGTCGGAGTAGGGCGATTGCCAGAGGCCAGAATCATGGCCCATGTAGGGTTCTGAGTTCGGTTGCTTACCAGCTCAGCCAGCAGCATTGCACTTGATACAATCATGGTTCGTGTCCTTTTACTCTATTAGGTTGCCGGGCTGGATATAGACACCAGTTATTTGCGGAGTGTCGTTGGATTGAAGCCCAGAAGCCTTTGTCAAAATCAGCTCGGCATTACCTCCGGGGCCAGCCGCAGTCAGCGCATACAGCGGCACGCTGCCTCCGCGCTTGATGCTTCCCTCGGTTATAAGTGCGAGATATGGTGAGGCAGCACCGGGCGCCGACGGACGACTACATATAGGCACCACTAGGGGCCCAAGTAATCGCAGGGACTGCACGGACTTCCGGTGCTTCTACCGCACCGAATACGAAACTATCTGTGATCTCGGATCCTGCTGGGAGAGCACCAGCGCTAACACGGATTCGCATCTTGGTAGTGACTGGCTGAGATGCAATGGCAACCCAACCCCGAGCGGAACTTCTGGTAGCCACGCACTCTACCCACCCAGACCCGTCCCAGTAGTCCACCGCATAGGCGGAAGCTGACCCTACTGGATTACGCTCGCACTGGATCCCGGTTATGGTCTTGGGTGTGTTAAATCCTACAACCAAATAACCGACTGGTGTAAATTCCGTGATTTGGCGCGGGCTAAGTGAGGCAGCGCCAAAGCCATCCCCCTTTGGAACGCGACATAGCACGTTCGCTGCGAATAGCCCAAGCCATCCGGAGTCTGTAATCGGAACGCCCGCCGCTGTTTCGAGGGCTATGGTGTCCGGAGTTACCGCGTAACCAGTGCCTACAAAAGACAGACCGTCAAGACGATTGGCCGCACCCTTTAGCTGGCCGCACCCTGCCCTTGGACTAAGCAGCATTGTGTACTCTGCACTGCTGCCAGCGGGCGCGTTCTTTGACGCCCCAGCATACGCGCAGCCAAGGCTCTTGTTCCACATATCGGTGAAATCTGACATACGCACAGCAGCGTTCAACTCCGCCGCATTCGATGGCGGAGTACCTCCCATGAACAAGATCATAAACACTTGGTTGACAAGTGACTGTATCAAGCTGGTCTCTTTCATAAGCTCCATAACATTACCTCACAGTGGATGCGGACGGGCGTAGCTGGCCGCTGGTAGATTGCGAGATGCGTACTGCTTGTATAGCAGATGGCGCACCGTGCAAGGATCTCTCTATCTTGGTTGATAGAAGTATTGGCAGTGCTTTTGCGGAGGGCCTAAGTATGCGGCTGGTATCTCTAACCGTAGGCATCCATACCATTATGTTTAATAGCATCACAAGTTCCCTACTGATATTGCGCTCGCGGTAACGGTCTTAGTCACCTGTTCGCTGGTAGCTATGTTAGACAGCGATTGGGGATTGACCCGCAGCGTATCTTCGCTCGACCGAGGAAGCATAATCGGGATCGGGACGGCAGCAGCACGCAGAGTTTTCTCTTGGGCCCCAATCTGCTGGCCGGGGATCCCAGTCAGTTCCAGCTTGGCGGTGAACGCTTTGTCCTCGGCACTGACGGTAACGCGTGACAGATTGGCTTCCGCGCCAGTCAGTCCGGCACTGCATTGATAACAACGCACGACCTTGGCCGCCGCAGTGCTGCCATCGAGCAGTACGAGAATCACGTAAGTGACGGTGCCGCTTTTGACTGGCGAGTACACGCACTGGCTAGGAACCGAAAACGCTGGCACATATTTCTGTCCGTAGGCCGACGTCTGACTACGCTCGATGCGAAAGCCAAACGCACCGACGTCAGCATTGGGAACGGCAGTCGCCAGTGTGGATCCCAGTGCACGTATGTCTGCAAGCGTCTTCCCCGTCAAGTTCCCTAGCGCACCTGACGACATCGGCCCCGAAGAGAGCACGACACACAGTCGGTAGCCTGCGGGAACCGTGAACTTATTGAACATGTAATCTGCGATCATATGTCCTCACACGAAGTTTGGCGTAACGAGCAGCGTAGTGATCGATACCCCGTAGGCAATGGTGAGACCGGGCAGTGTGATGGAGTTGCCACCCCATGGATCCAGCAGTACGCCGAAAGAGGGGAACGGCGCATTCTGCAACACCGCAGAGTTCGGCAGCCAGTTACACATCAGGCAGCCACCGTCCTCGATACTGATCGTGATAGCCAAGTTCGTTACCGTCTTGTTCACCGCAATGTTGAGTGGAGTGGCGGACGGGACGAAGCTGGCTTCAGCCACGGTAGCACCATCGGCAACAACCTTATAAGTTGCACCGCTCGGGTACGTACCCGAGTCAGGATCCGGCATCAGGTTCGGCGTCAAGGTAGTGAGTGCGAGACCGCCAGTGTACGTCAGATTCAACGTCATTGACTTGTGGCCTCGCATCAGCCCACCACTGAACAGCATGGCAATAGGCATCGAGTCAATGACGCCGTTGTTGTAGCCGCTCACAGTGTTCTGCGTTGCGCTGAACCCATTGGGCATCTGCTGCATGGCCTTGATGTTCCCAAACTTGATGGAGCACAGTTGGGTCGTCGCATCCTCCGGTGCCTTCGTGGTGCCGACGCACTTGTGGGAAATCTTCAGCATCTCGGCAACGCTGGTTGCTGCACAGCCGAGGAAAAGATCCACACTGCGCTCAACGTCGAACGCCTTGCTCCACGCTATTGGTGTTCCACTCAGAATAGGCATTGTCTCTCCTTACACCCAGACCCAACCAGCGGGTGGTGCCGTTCCATCGCGGCCCAAGTCCAGTTGGAATTGTTGGTAGGCTCGACGTGTCGCACAATCGAACGTGACTGGCCCGCCGGGGTAACCTGCATAGCTGTCGCCGCCGTATTGCGCCCACCATCTCAGGTAACCGTTGGCAGCATAGTCGAAGTACATCCACTGCCAGCCCCACGCGTCAACGGCATCGCCGTATTTGAGCTGCGGTCGGTTACTCTCGGAGATGAAGCGGCGCAGGATGAACGCGTTATCGCTTGCATCGCCTGCGCCACCGCACCAAACACGAAGCGCTTTCTTTTCGCCGGGGTGAATCAGGCGGCTGAAGTTGAGCGGCGCAAAGAACAGCGACAGGTTCGGCCTACCCTTCAGGCTCTGGATCTTATCGACACCGAGCACGTTGAACAGCTGACCTTCTGCGCCGGGCGCACCATCCGCGTTGATCCAGTTGAGTTGAAAACCAGACTCGGGAATCGCAGAGTTAGTCACTACGCGCTGCGTTGGTGGTGCCGTCAGCTTGTGGCTGACATCTAGGGGAGCAGCATGAGCAGGGTCATAGATGATCATGGACTCTCCTTAGTAGCCGACAACCAATTGGAACTCGCACCAGTGAGTGGCAGTGCTTCCGCCCCACGTATTGATGGAGCCAATTCGGAACTGACGCTTGCTGTTTACTGGAATCGGAGCAATTGGGTTGTTCTCCAACTTGATAAGCGAGTTGTATTCCCCGTATGGGAAGCGCACTGTTGCGTGAACGCGCCACACGTTATCCTCACCCAACACCTCGATCCGCGCGTCTTTAACTGCGTCGGCCTTCACACTGTTGTTGTGGTTCTGGCGGATGTAACGCAAACCTACAACTTTCCAGCCAGCGTATTTGGCGTTGAGTGTTACCGCCCCGTATGCGGAACCTGAAGACGTCACGTTGCCGAGCGACCCGTCGAACATTCCGTTCGCTGGGTTCTGTCCGGCGTGCGCCGTAGCGATTTCCGAGTACGTGAACAGCGGGGCAGCAAAATTTATTACGTTGAGCATCATGGTACATGTCCCTTAGAAGGTGGGGGACGTGCCCCCACACTTTGATTAGCGCAGTACCGCAGTACCAGCAGTTGGGATTCCCGCGAACGTGATCTTCACTTCGTTAGCAGACACGATCTTCACTTCTTCCGGCAGGGCTTTGCGCGGCGTTGCCCATCCAGTCAGCTGGATGTATACGTCGACCGCAGGCTCGCGACCGAAACCGTGATAGATGTCCCACTCGGCGGCTGGAACCGTTTGGTGGTGGGTCTTCTCACGCGGAATTGAAAAAGACATAGCGCCTCCTTAGAACAGCAGCAGAGTACCAGCTACTGAGTTGGTGCCGAAGTCCACGCTGACGTTGTTCGCGTCGACAGTTACCGGAGCCTGCACTTCTGCGCCGTTCACGTAGATGCGAACAGTGGGAATGCGACCCAAGTTGTGCGCCAGCGTCCACGTGGTGGCAGCGGTGAACTTCTGGGTCACTACAGGGGACAGCGCAGGCGAGCCATACATGGTGCCGGACAGGACGGTAACGCTGCCCATCATCGGAGTGTTCAGCGAGATGGAGATGGTGTCGGGATCCACGATCACAACTTCGTCCGGCGTGAAGATGTGGCCGTTCGCGTCGTAAATCTGGAACACAGGAGTGGAGTTGTTCAGGCCATGTTCTACCAGCCACGTGGTGGAGTTGGTCGGCTGGTTGAAGCGGAACATCTGCACTTCGCTGGACTGCGGAACCCACATCGGCAGCGGATTTTGTGCGTCCGTGCCAACGTCGATGCACAGCATCAGGCGCTTCTGAATGAGTTCCAGAGATCCGATAGTCGGGGTGGCCGGATACTCATTCTTGTTTTCGAGGGACATGCTCTGGATCTTGTTCCCCAGCATGTTAACGTTACCTAGACATTTCATGTGCGTTTCTCCGCAGAATGAAAACTAAAAAGGGGAGCATTGCGCTCCCCTCCATGACGTGTCAACTATCAGTTCTTGTTGCCGCGAACTACGACACGGATACCGGAAGCAGGCAGAACGCTTACGCTTACGGTGTTGGCGTCTACACGCACGATGGAGTCTACCATTACGGTAGCGCCGTCGGCGTCCATGACTTCAACTTGCGGGTACGCGTTGTTGAGGCCGTGGGTGATGGTGTGGGTAGCTTGCACGTTGGCCAGACCGTTGTAAACGTACTCGCTGTTGGTCAGGCGAGTGTTCACGGTCTCGGCGGCAGCGGTAGCTTCGGCCTTGGCGGCGTTCAGTTCCAGCAGGCGCACGACGTCGGTGTCGGCAGCGGGGACAGCGGTAACCTTCAGGTCGGCGGCAGTGTCGCCAGTCTCTTTCAGGAAGGTCAGTTCCAGCACCGCGTTGTCCACGGACACGCCCTCGGCGTCAACAACAACGCCACCAGCGGCCTTGGCTTTCACGGTAACGACGGAACCTTCACCACCAACCAGACCGTTACCCAGAGCAGCGGCAGCCAGTTCAGCGGCGCCAACACCAGCGGCAGCGATCTTCAGACCGTTGGCGCCCTTGGTCAGGGAGTTGCCGTCCAGCTTGACGGTCAGCTTGGCATCGGCTGCGGTGGATTCAGCACCACCAGCATCCAGCAGAGCCAGACCGGATTCAGCGCGCAGGTCGATACCGACGCCATCTTCCGGCAGCTCAACGATACCAGCACCCATCTTGACGTTGATGGTGTTGCCGATCTGCTCCAGACCAGTACCAGCGTTGATGTCGCTCAGGCCGCCGAAGGAACCCCATGCGCCGGACAGGAAGCGTTTGTAGGTAGTGGTGCCGTTGTCCCACACCAGAGTACCGTTGGCTTTCTCGCCTTCAGCACTCACGTCGAACACAACAACGAACTCGGTGCCGTCGTGCTCAACGATGTCGCCGTTACCAACACCAGCGATGGTGCCGAAGCCAGCGTGCAGAGCAGCGGAGTCGGTGATGATGTAGCGATCACCTTTCACCGGAGTACCCGGATCCAGAGTGGCATCAGCCTGCACACCCTTCACGTCTTCTTGCCAGTTCAGGCCGGACAGCGCGTTGTCGATGTCGATCTGACGAGCGGCATCAGTCGGAGCAGCCGGAGCACCCAGACCAGAGATCTTGTGACCGTTGGCGTTGATGTCGCCGTCGAGGTTGTCACCAGCCTTGTTCAGCGGGGTGAAGCCCAGCGCAGCTTGCTTGCCGTCGATCTGAGTTTGGATCGGAGCAGTGACGCCAGCCAGATGTTCGATTTCAGCAGCGGTCGCCGCAGCGGCCACGACTTTACCTTGTGCATCGGAGATCACCGCTTTGTTGGCGGTCAGGTCGGCAGCAACGATGGTGGAGGCAGCACCAGTTACGGTGTTTTGCTTGGCTTGCAGCAGGGTCTCGGCGTAGCCTTTGGAGATGGCGGCCTTGGCGTCGGAACCGGATTGGTCAGTGCTGGACAGCAGCAGATCGCCAGTCATGGCAACGGTGCCGTCGGCGCGGATGTAGTCGCTCAGGTCGCCACCGACGGCCAGAGTGATCACTTCGGTGCCGTTGTAGAACTTCAGAGACTTGGAGGTAGAGTTCCACCAGCCGCGACCTTCAAACAGCTCGACACCGGACGGGTCGACGGCCAGAACTTCAGGCAGGAAGTTCTTGATTTGGCCTTGGCCCAGCAGTTTCAGATTACCAGCTACGTTCATGTTGTCTCTCCGTTAAGACAGTTTCAGTGAGTAGGTGGATACAGAATCAAGGAGTGCTCTGTACGCCACCAAACTACGCTCGTCGTCACGCACCTTTGCGTCATCGAACTCGCATAGAACTTTGATCTCAGCGTCATCCTTCAGCAGGTTGAATGTGCGGTACACGTTCAAGCGGGCGCGGGACAAGCTGTAAGATTTTCGGGCCTGAATCCGAATGTCAATGTCACTCAGGTACAGGATTGGTGCCGCGCCATTTAGCAAGCACACCAGCTCATGCAAGATGAACATGATGTGATTGAGGTACGACGTGCAGAAGCCAACTGCCATGCAGAACGCGGATTCGATGTCACCTTCGAGAAGGTCACGCGCGGCATCCAGCAACGGCGTAGCAGATTCAGCGACCACCGCAGCCCACGGCTCAGCAAACACTGGGTCGAAGTCTTGCGGGTTATCTTTAATGATTTGGTGCAGGCTCGAACTGAATTCCCGAGCCGACACCTTACACTTCGAGACCGCGACATCAGAGACCACCCCATCGCTACACGCGATGAAAGCAACTTCGATGTCACGGAGAAGAAGCTCCATTGCCGAGAAATACTGAAGCAGTATCTCGCGGGCCGTTGGGGAGAAGATGTTGGATTTGGGCCCATCAAGAATCTCCCCGAGCATATAGGACTTAGCGCTATAGAATCCAGCATACTGCGCTGCACTGCTGCGGCGAAAGCCTATGTTGTTTCGGAGATATTTACTCACTATCTGAGTCCTCGAACGTTAAGGCCGTCAGGTGAACGCGGCACTTGGCGTTGTCCACCCATTGCGTTAACGGTGTTGGTTAAGCTGACGAAGCGGGTGGCAAGGTTGTGCATCTGCTGGCGTATTTCATCCAGCAGCGTATACAACTCGGCCTGTGCCGTTCCTTCAGCACGCGAGGTAACGGTAGCGTGAGTTTGCATCTCTGCAAGAACTCGACTCAACTCCGTCATTTGCTGCGTGACCGAAGCTAGTTCCTCGGACATGCGCTCAACCAGATTTTCCACGCGCTCAGGTGAGTGGTTTTCCTTCAGCTGCTCTCGCAGTTGGTTTCTTTCCGTGATCGCAGGCAACGCAATGTACCACGTAAACGCGATAAGCGCGGCTGAGATCAAGACCGAGATTACGGTAGCGAAGTTTCCGTTAAGCAGGGTTTGAATGAAGTCCATCATCTTCGTTCCTTGCATTCTTTCCCAGTCGCTTCGATTACCAGCCGAACGCTATCGCCGCGAACGTCCGGTACTGGAATGAGCTTGCTGACTGTAGGTTGGAAGTCGAGGCATTCCTTGCCTCTAACCGAATCGTAGAAACAGATGGCCGACGCGCAAAACACCTGCTCGTCAGCTGAAGATGGTGAGGGCTCACGGCTACGAGAACCCGTCCACACGACAGAACCGAGCAGGACTATTGCGGCAACAATCAATGCGCGTCTGACGAGGGCCACGATTTTATCGTCCATTGTGTGCCTTCAAATTATTGAGTGATGGAATCTATGTCAGCGAACCCTACAACGTAGACCTCTTTGAGACCAAGGGCGCGCAGACGCTTTGGATCCACACACAGAACAACGTTACCTGCTGTGATGGTACTCGCCTCAAAGTTGATCTGTGCGGCACTATGTCGCACGCTCACAGCACCGGGGGCACTGTCAATCACACTCAGGTCGAGCAAGCCCGTGCGACGAATGATACTCGCTACCTTCGGGCCGAGCAGCGCGTAGTTGAACTCTATGTCCTCTACGTGCGTCAAAGCATTGATGATTGCAACGTTGTCGTCGCGTGGAATACTGGCGAGCGCGGACTTCAGTTCGCCGAGCGTGGAGACCGCGATGGGCTCCAGTGACTTGAACCCTGATTCGCGAGCGACGTCATCATACAGCGGCCCATACTCCGGTCGGTACAGGAGATAGAACTTGCGGTCGCTGATCCCCGTAGTAACGAGGAACTTATGCAGTCGCTCGAACGACGAACGCGCTACGTCCAATACCCCCAAAGGCTTCACGGTGCGAAGTTTGGGGCCGAGGGCAGTGCGCAAGGTCGGGAAATTGTCCAAGTCGATTTCGGCAGACACTACCAATTCTGGTTGCCACCTTTTTACCGCTTCCAGAATACGCGCTTCATATTGGTCACTGATCCACGTGTTGCCGTTCGCTGCACTCGGCAGGTACAGGGTAATCACGTGAGTGTAGCCGCTGCCAAGCAATTGCGCACCATACTGCGTGCCGCTGTAAGGTGAAACCGACTCACTGCGGATTACGAGAATGGTGCGCGGGCCAGCTACGGCTTCATTCCAATTGCCAACGCATAGCCAGATAGCGCAAGCGAGAAATACACTACGTGCGTATCGCCCTCTCTTTGCACTCTGTCGGGCCATATATTATCCCCATTACTGTCAGTCACAAAAATGGTCACGATCATGTCGGGGCCAAATCCGTGGTCGACAACCCAGACGCCTGATTCCATCTCTTGCGAGTGCAGATGTTGGTTGTTGGAGGCGCTGCCTTCCAGCGTTTGTACCCGCGCAACCGTCTCTTCCGTCCGCAACGTAAGAGCACGAATCCGCTGGTCATCGTACAGCACTCGGTTGTTCATGTTCTGGTACATGGACATCAGAGAGTTGCGAACGCCGTTTACGAACTTCCGCACCCAGCTAACCGGAGGCACTTCAGTTTCTTCGTAGACGTCTTTCGCCACAGGATACAATGGGCCAGTTAGCTGCCCACCTTCCACTAAATTAGCGGAGCGCACAACTTGGTCTTCGGGTGCCCAAACATTTTCCGTGGTGAAGATTGCATCGTAGTTGGTTTCGGGTGCCCATGTGTGAAGCGTGCCGGAGCCAGCTTCTTTCGATACGCGACGCAGCAGCGTAGGCGTACCGTTTTCCAGATGCACCCAAAGGATATTCAGCGGCAGTACCAACTCCGTGGGCTCCACATTGGAAACCACGACGTACTTATCCGTCCCTGCACGAACCTGATAGACAAGTGGGCCGTTTTGCAGCCCACTCTCTAGTGCGAGGTTATACAAGGAAGCGGCAAATCCCTGAACGCTCGACATTTTAATCCCCTATTGCGGTGTAGAAGAAATCCCAGTCCGCCGTGTTCACCCCCGAGCACTTGATCACGAACCCACCAAGCATGCTGTTTTCAAACGTGCCATCTTTGCGCGCGTGGTTATACAACTTGAACGTCTTGGCTTGATTCGTAGTCATGTCCATGAACGTAATGGTCACGGACAGTACGTGGTTCTGAAACGGCTTTTGGAACGTCACGTTTATAGTATCGCGCAGTGCACGCGCAATCACTCGCCCGCCGTTCGTAATGCGACCAGTCATCACATCATGATCGTAGCCGGAGTATGCTTGCTCGTATGGGATCTCGGTATCGGGATCCACGTACTGCACGACGGTATAATCTGCTTTCACCGCGTCCTTGCCGGGAGGGCCATCGGGGCCAGTGGGGCCAGTATCACCAGTGGGGCCAGTGTTACCAGTCGAGCCGCGAGGGCCCGTCCCACCAGTTGGGCCCATCCGCCCACGGTCACCCTTTCGCCCCTGACAGCCCTGCTCTCCGTCTCGCCCTGCGCGTCCGTCTTTCCCCGGCGTGCCCGGCGCACCCGGAAGCCCCGGCGCACCACGCATTGCTTGTTGAAGGTCACTCGTCCGCACGAATCCTTTCACCGATTGCTGGCGTCCGTCTGGGTACGAGACAGTCAACGTTCCGGTTTCAGGGTCATAGTTGTAAGCGGCATCGCCTTCAAATAACGGGTCACTAGCACCGGGAGGTACGAAGTCCGCAGTGCCACCGCCAGCGACTTCAAGGCGCGAGCCTTCTTCCGCAGCGGAAGCGTCGATCATGGAGGTGTTAATCTTCTGCATTACCATCGTCTATTTCCTTAGACCGGAGTTGTCCATTTCGGATACACCGGATCGTTTGGTTGGTGCACAGCTGGGTTATGCTCGGGATTTCTGATTCGCGTGTTGTTCACGGTCATGAGAACCCAGCGAAAGGATCCCAGCGCGGGATCCAAATATCGCACACGATAACCACGTTCACGTAAATTATCGTACCAGTTGCCTGTCGCAGGGTCGCGGATTGCTAAAACTCCATACGCTGCCATCATGCTCTCCTTATTGAGACGCCCAAGTAGCCGGGGTTGCTCCAATAGTCATTGCCGTTCGCATCGTTGTGTACCCAGCAGACAACGGTGTATTCATCTGCTTGGAGCAACAACGGTTGCTGCATGGACGACCCACCACCACCCGAGCCCCACTCGAACACAAGACCGCCTGCGGAGTTGTAGATCTTGGTGTTGCTTGAGTCATCGTCGACAATGCGAATGGTGCACGCCGTCTGACGTCCCACGGTAAACTTGTACGTAGCGTTCCACCCACTGCGGTCAGCTTGAACAACGTCCACCCTGTCTGTAGAAATCCAGACGGTGCCGCCCTCTTCGGTGTGCCCGTACTTCGCGGGAACAGGAATCAGGAACAGGCTGACGTCTGGTACAGTGGGCCAATCCCCACCCGCAATGTAACCACTCCACGAAACAATCTTGTCGAGCTGTCTGGTGTTGAACAGATCGCCATCGTCGTTGATGATGGTGCCAACGCCACGGCCCTTAATGATGTCCCCGCGACTCTGATTGAACAAGTCGACGTAGAAGAACTCGTCATCTTCAGGCAACAGCTCGCCTATTACGTTGATGGCAATCTGCTTCTGAATCTCGTTCTGAGAGAAGATCAACTCCCCACTGAACGGCGGGTCGAGATCAGGCGGTGCCATAACAGCTGGGTCGACAATGAACGCCGAGATCGAACCGGGCGCTTGGAATACCGGAATCGTAATGCCTTCGAGCAGCGCTTTGTTTTCAAGCGCTGCTCGGCACTGGTCGAGGTACACCATGCTTGCTTCAGTCGGGTCATTGTAGATGCGGACACCGAAACGGTTCATGATGCTGGTGAACGATTTCGTGAACACATCGTGGTCAGTAATTGCGAACAGCCCCATGCCCTTGCGGACAGCGGCCTCCATGTTCTTGGAGAACTGCGGCGGAATCGCAGTGCTGGCTCCAGTCGTAGAGCTGATAAACACGATGGAGTCATAGACAAGGAAGTTATCAACGGAGGGCTTGCCGCCGTAGAAGTTCTGCCACACCATGGAGTCCACTGTGTACCCTGCTTCGCGGATAGTGGCTGGCACTGCGTCACCGAAGTCGACACCCTTAGCGCCTAGCGTCGCGTAGTTCACGTTGACGTCCGCTTGGTCGCCAAGGAACAGCACACGGCGTTTCGCGCGACCCCGTTGCATCCAGTCCAGTATGTTCTTGAAGTAGCGGCGCTGCCACGAACCAGACAGCATTGTCCCGTTGTAGAACTTGGGGAACGCGCCATCAGCAGCAATGCGCACCAGATCATACTCAATGTAAACCGAGTGCCAGTTCCCATGCTCGTCAATCAGAAGCGACTTCGGCATCTTCTCCGCGTTGCTGCTGATCGCCGTGGTTGCTGTACCATCAACAACTTTCCAGCTGATGATAGCGGGACGCCCGCGCAGGGGCCACGCAAGTGACACGGTGAACACTGCTTGAGTGTGGCCGCTGTTACCTTCCTCGACTTCCACGTCGTCGATGCGGTACTGCGGAACGTCATCGACCAATGCGCACGGCATCTCGATTGTGAGCGGCCACTTGTCGGTGTCACTCATGTCGATCTTCTTAAAGCGCAGGTCAGTGAGCTTCGTCCATGCGTCGAGGGTAAAGACTTTGCGGTTATCCATGCCGTCGAGGATCTTGGTGTAGCGGAAACGCGCGATACGTCCGTTCTCCTTTAGCTGCACAACTTCCAACGCCTCACCGTCCACACAGTACGGCCAAAGCAAACGGGTCTGGGTGAGGAAACCGCCAGCTGCGCTGTCATTGGCGAACGAGCCTTGCAGGCCCTCGAATATCACGTGGTCACCATGTTGGGCACGCGCACGCTCCACGTTGAAGGAATCCGGTTGGATGCCCGCAACGAAGTTCGTTTGCACCGAGTACATGTCAGCCAGCGCATTCATCGTCGGGTGCGCGGTATCAGAAATCGCGAACAGCCCAGCGCCGCCCTTGACCACGGTTTGCAGCACAGGCATCAGAATCTGCATGCGCGCCGGATCATCGGAGCCACCACCTGCTGCCCAGAACACCACGACGTCGTACTTGCCGTAGGCACTGGCGACGGGTTTGCTGATCTTGGTGTGGTCGAGCACCGACACGTTGAATCCAGCAGCCCTGATGTAGTCCATGATGGACGAGCAGCCGTTGGGATCCGTGTTCATCGGATTCCAGTCGCCAGTGGTCGCCATCTTGGTCGGCACGAACAGAACTTCCATCGTGGTTCCGCGTCGAATCCAGTTCAGCGCGTTCTTCACCCAGCGGGCGTTGAATGCTGCGACCGCCGGATTGCCGATGGCCTTCTGGTTTTGGTACGAATCCCAGTTGGCTTGGAACAACGCACGCTCCGCAATACCCTGCAACGTTGCGACAATCACTTTGCCTGTGGTGTCCGACATGCGCGGCTCGATGGGGCGGGCACCGTCGGGGCGGAAGTCAAACGCTGCATCCACTACGGCGTTCGGGTCTTCATCCATGGCCCCCTTGTACCGCTCGATCCCCACGGGCACGCCGGGAATACCGAGCAGCATGTAGGCACTACGCACTTTCATTTTGCGTAGCGTTGCGGCCCCCGCACCAATGCGAATCAGCGCACTCTGCAACTCGGCAGTCAAGTTACGGGTCGGCTCGTCGCTGGTCACCACCAACACGATGCGGCTGGCGTCCTGCGCATTGAGGAAAGCCGCACACTCTGCGGCTTTCGCCGCGTTGCCGTACACGTCGAATGAGCGGTAGTCCAGCACATCGCCAGTCGCACGGCTGAACACCATGACGTTGTAGCTGCGCTGTGCATCCCACTTGCTTCCACGGTAACGGATGGCATTAGTGGTGTACGTCATGCCACCGCCCACATGCCACCCGCGTGCCCGAACGTGAAGGACTTCCGGTGCGTGCTCGGCGGTCTGAAGTTCGTGCCACCAGTCGAAGTGTAGAATCCCGTTCGCCAGATCCGTCTTGAAGTCGGTGGGCTTTACCACGGTGGCCGGAACGTCGAACTCCATGGAGTACACGTCGCCTTCGTTGTAACAACAGTTCGGCCGGAACACCACGATGTTCGGAATGTAGATGCTGTCGGTAAACGGCACGTCAACACAAACACCTTGAGCCCACGTGCCGGGGAAGCCGTCGAGCCCCGCCGTAGGCATGGAGCGCGAGTGGCTGTACGCCGCAGCCCCAGAGATGAACATGCGACGCCCGCCGTACAGTGACGTGATCGACTTCCATGACAAGTCATCGCCATAGATGTTCTTGTAGTCAGTGATGGCTTCCGCGTAAAGGTGGGTGTAGTTGGCACCTGCCACTTGCATTCCAACCACACCAAAAATGCGGTTGAACGTGTGATTGGAATTCCAACTGTACCCATCGGCGTGCACGCAGACGACTGGGGCTCCGCGTCCGATTGCGTCGGACAGGTTTTTACACAGCGCGTCACCTACTAGCCAGTTTGGGGAACCGCTAAGCAGAATGATGATGCGCTTGAACTTCTCGAAGAATGCAACGGTGCCGTCGTAGTTGAGTGCGCCGTTTTGAAGTTCGTTCATGGTCAGCATTGCCATCGGCTCCGTGGCGCTCAAATACTTCATGAGCTGCCCGTAGGATTTGGCGTTGCCGTCCATGTTGGTGAGATGGTTCGCCCAATCAGGCGAGTCGTTAAGGACAAGCGTCATGGATCCGCGCTCGACGCGTGCCGCCAACGATAGTGCAATCTTCAGCTGCACCATAGCACCTTGTGTCAGGTACTCGGGTTTGCTGAAGTCGCCAAAAATTCCGTTGCCTACCGGACGGTCTTTGGAATCGAAGTATCCATTCATGAATGCTGATCCGTAGCCGAAGCAGTAGCCAGCAGTCTGCTCGTTACGGATCGCGAACGCTGTCCACATGTTGGTGGCTGGTTGTGTGTCCGCCATCAACGATGCCTTGCCCGCTAACGGGTTATGGTTCCCAGACCAAGCGCACGCAAGTGGTCTGGTAAACGTGCAGAGGTTTGACATCCAAATTCTCCAAAGAAGGGGCCGAAGCCCCCTCGTTAAACATCGAGCCCTTCCACTACGAACGGACGCGACATCAGGTAGAAGCACGACCAGTCATCGTACCAACATTCAATCCCGTTCCCTACTGGGTACTTGAGTTTGGTGTTGCCGTAACCGAACGACGCAATACCGTTTTTGCCCAGACCGACGATGTGGTTGTGCGAACAGATCGAGTGCTGATCAGTGCGGTAGTCCTTCGCAATGTTCCAGAGCGCATATTCGCGTCCGGCCACCCAAGGGAACGCACGTCCAGCGTGACCTTCTGCCCACGGGTCGTAGAGGTCTTCGCGCCAGCCCAAATAATCGAGGTCGCCTTGCGATTCGAAGATCGGACGGCGGATTACCATCATGGTCTTGTAGTTGGTGTCCCACGCGCGAGAAGCACGCATCGTCTTGTCCTTCCAAAAACTGAAGTCGTTGGAGTTAGACGTTGTGATACACCAGCGCGCATCATCTGTCGGCCACTTGGGGAAACGATCTGGCTGCGGCATGAAGAAGTGCGTCTGCGAAATCTCTTGGGCTCCGTGGTCATCGGACGAGAATATGAAATATTCATAGCCATGTTCCCACGCAACGCTGCCGAGGATTGCGCCACTGCCATTCGCTACAATGCGCCAGCTGTTATCGAACTCCGTTCCCTCAGTGTCCGGGGAAATAATGATTTCCCGCTCGTACACCTGCCGAATCCCCATCCACGCGATGAACCCAGTGTTAGGGTCTGCGCGATTGCCACGGCCCATACGAACACGCGGAGCGTTGTCACCACCATCGTAGAACATCTCTTCCGTTGTTCCAATCGACATCGCAATCGGTGCATACGGAACAATGTTGCGCACCATGATGTCGTCATGGTTCGTTCCCACGATGTAGTATTCGCAGTCTTCGCGCCACGGATAGCTGATCCAGTCGGCCCACACGTTATCGACCACCAGACGCCACGCGCCGTTCCCGCCCGGCAGGTCATCGGCCTTCGGGGTCTCAACGCAAGTGAACGGGATGATAGTTGACGGAACTTCGACGTCAGGTTTCTGGATGGCGCAGTGCACGAAGTAGCGCCAGCTACAGCCGATGCCAGACGTAACGTGAACGCGAGGATAACGAACGTCTCTGTCGCCTATCGGTGCCCAGTATTCGAGGTTGCCCGTCTGTCCGGCTTCCACGATCTGAGTATCCAACAGGTTGTCGTTGACGTCGAACACTTCGAACTTCGCTTTCTGGTTGCCAGCTTGGCAGTTGATCAGGATGCCGCACACGTCGTCCTTGAACTTGTTCTGCAAGTCGAAGTTGTCTTCAGTGGTCGGGTGGCCCGCGCTCGTTACCTCGTAAGCACCGCAGGGGTGGCGGAACTCTCGGGCACCGCGCGTTTCCGGACACCACAGGCCGTAGTAAACGGAAGTCGCATCTGGCTTGCTGCCATCTGGCTGCACCTCTGCGAAATCTTCACTAACAACACGCACCACAATATCCTGACACTGGTTCTGCGTCGGGTCGAAGTAGAACTTCAGGTAACCGCGTCCGCTTTCTGGATCCAGTGTCGTGGCAATACGGCGACCATAGTGGTACACCTCAACGAAATCCTTGTTGTTCCACGACTTGAAGTCCAGATACATCCAGCCCGCGAGTTCCCCAACGTGGTGGTAGTATTCGAAGTGGCCGCGCATCGACAGACGCTCGGGCTTCACGTACACCGCAGCGTGACAGGGCGCGGGGAAAATCGGAGTGCCCAGATAGTGCGGCGACAACACGTCCGGCATGCTGGTGATCGCATACGGCTTGTAGTAGTCGGGCCGCAGGTTGTTGACTTCTGAGGCAAGCAACTCGCTTGGTGCTCGGCAATGCAGCGCCCAACGTCCGGCTTCATTGCATCGCACGCGAACCATGATCCGCTCTTCGCCGTTACCTTCTGCTGGGTCGTAGTAGAAGCGCAGGCGTCCGCGTCCGGTTTTCTTACCGCAGCTAGTGCCACGACGTATTCCCAGATAGTAGACGTCGACCGACATCCCGAACTGTTCCCAGCACACCCACGTGAGATCCACGTAGCCGGGCGTCTGCCCTAGCATGTAGCAGAACTCAGTGATTGCCGCACCGCGCCCGAACACGGAAGTCCATGCGGGCGCTGGGTTCGCGTAGGAAGCGTCACCGTTGTGGGCAGCCACCGGAGCGTTGTCATAGCTCTCCACCATTTCGGCACCAGTGCGACGCAACGCAAATCCAGTCGGCCACATGTCGACGGGCTCCACGCCGAAACCAGCGAGGCCCGCGTCAGGCATGTCGTAGCCAGCAGGATAACCCGCAACTTGCTCCCACACTGCGCCGCCCGAACCAAAGCCGTCACCGGATCCCATTTCCTTATCTTCGATTCCACCGTTGCACGAACCCGGCATCGTCATGCGTGCGCACGGGTCGTCGATGTCCGGCTCTGCTTCGTTGTCAATGTCGATCCATCCGCTGTTCGTCTGATTCCTGATACTGAAGTCGCCGGGGACGAGGCGTATCCAGTCCAAGTTATCGGGGTCACGAACAAACACTTCGCAGTCCGCAAGATCATCCCAGCCATTGTTCAGGATGTTGCGGATACGCATACGGGATCTTACGAGTGAGTCACCCATCGTATCTCCTTAACGCGTTGCTTTAGCTCGCGGGCGAATCCAGACAGACCCAGCACCAACGGGGCCGGGATCGGTGCTCTGCATGTAGACAGCAAAGCGACCGTCTTGGCCGGGTTCACCTTGCTTGCCTTCTGGGCCGGGGCCGCCCGGATCACCTTCACGTCCGCGCGGGCCATCCTTACCCGGCATGCCTTCTTGCCCGTCAGCACCGATGCAGCCATCGGGGCCGCGTTGACCATCGCGCGGGTTCAAACCAGCAATACCGTCACGACCGCGAGAGCCGTCAGCACCTGCGGGGCCTGAGCCCATGTCGCTGGTTTTTGGAAGGCCCGAAATGACAAAAGTCCCCATGTTGGGGAGACTGATCGTGAGTTGGCCTGACACGGCATCAAACTTTCCGCTGGGTTCCGTTACTGCGCCTTCTGCTGCTGGCGTTACCACCACGCCACCATCGACGGCCGCCAGCGAGCCTTCTGCGTTAGTGCCGATTTGTTCGACGTTAACCTTTTGCATCACGTACTCCTTAAATCCACACGGGCGGTTGATCCACGTTGGGGTTAACCCAAATTGTTCCTGCCGCAACGTTGCCGGGGTCGGTTGCAGACACCACGATGTTCACGACACCGGGAGGGCCGGGGTTACCAGTCGGCCCAGTAGGGCCCGTAACACCAGTCGGCCCAGTAGGGCCCGTTGGGCCACGCTTACCACGTGGGCCTTCACGTCCACGCGGCCCCGGATTGCCGTCAGGGCCGGGCATGCCAACGGGGCCGGGTCTTCCGGGTCGCCCATCTTTGCCCGGTGCACCTGTTGCACCACGTTCACCCTCGGGGCCCTCGCACCCTGCTTGCCCATCGGGCCCCTGCGCACCGTCACGCCCATCACGTCCGTCACGGCCCGGATCGCCGGGTTCGCCCTGTAGACCTTGCGGCAAGTTGTTCTCGCTGGGGAAACCCGTGACCGTAGTTATCGTGCCGTCGTAATACTCAAGCGTGAGGACGCCGAGGATCGGATCGAATCGGCCGGACTTAATGTTCTGGGGCTGAGTTGATTGCACATCACCTGTTGAGAGGCGCTGATCCTCCACCTTCACCTGCTTACCTGCGGCGGCTGCGGGTGCAGTGATCATGCTCATGTTCAAACGAGATAGCATGTTACACCTTTATCCTTACTTCGGCAGTGTCGAAGAATGATGGCTTGCCGGGTCGGGCAACGTCACGCACCACAAGTTTCACGGTAAAGATTTCTCCGGGGTAACTTGAGTTCGGTGCACGGCGTGAGTAGTCGACCGTGAGACGTAAACCAGAAGGCTTGAACTTGACGCCCTGCACTTCCGGCACAATCCACGTGAACTCGTACACGCCACTTCCACCCACTGCGGTTGCTTCCACGTCGAATAGCGCGGAGAACATGTTGGTCTGCTGGAAACGTTGCGCCTGCACCGAGCGATCTTTGACGACCACAGTGACGTCGCTCCACTTCGGAACTTCCGGCCGATCGAAACCGTCGAGAGGCAGCAGCCAGAGAAACACGGCGGGATCCGTTGGCAAGTTCGGCCCATAGACGACAGTGCCTCGCGGCGCAGGGCCCGCTGGCCCGCGTTTGCCAACAATGCACGACGGGCCCGGTGGGCCTACCACGCCTTCGTCACCATCTTCCCCTTCTTCGCCCTCGTACCCCTCGATTCCGGAAATACCGCGACGCCCCATCAGACCTTGTGCGCCGTCCGGCCCATCTTCACCGTCCTCCCCCGTATCGCCATCGGCCCCCACTGCGCCTTTGATGCCGTCGCACCCATCGGGGCCCGTGTTTCCGGTAGCACCATCGCGACCATCACGCCCAGCCAAACCTCGTCGACCTTTGCGGCCACGCTTGGCAGGCTGTACTTGCGCAGCTGTTGGGAATCCTGAGATCTCTTCGGTGTCGCCGTTTTTGCGAACCAATGTCAGGATTCCCGCTTCGTTGTCATACACTGCGTGCACCACAACTAGGTCAGACGCCGACGGAGCAGGCGTTGTCTCCAATACTCCGTCGGGCCCAACAACAACTTTGTCGCCATCTGTGCCACCAATCGCTATTACCTGATCAGTGCTTGGCATGGTTACCTCGCCATCATGATGTTCACTTGCACGTTGAGGTTGCTGCCGTATGCCGAAACCTTGGCGCCAGTAACGCGCATCTTGGCAACGACTTCAACGGCACGTGCCTTATAGTTGCTCGCAACGATGTCAGCAGAGTACGTCAGGTGACGGTCGGCGTAGACCACGGCCTGATCGTCTGACGCACCGTGCGCAGAGAAACCAGCGCGCCCAGTACCGCGTGCATTGGAGCCATACTCTGGGGTCTTATCTCCAATCTCCACGATGGCAACGACGCACTCAATGGCTTCGCGGTGAAGTTCGCTGGAGAAACCCGGCCCGAGACTTGCACTGAACTCAGCGTTGATCATCATCGACACGTCTTCGGGGATTTGAATCTTCTGCGTGAAGACAATCTCTTCGGAGTCCTTAGCGCTGCGTTGGCCTGCAATGATCTGCGTGCGCTTCTTGGCCGCAGGATCTTGGTCAGGCGCGTAGCTCAAACGGACGAGCGGGTATTGCGTGTCGTCAACTTCAATACCGTCGCGCCCAGTGAAGATAGGACGCGGGCACGGGACTTTGAGAGGCGGACGACCGTGACGTTCAATCTGAATCCCGCTAGGAGTCAAGTACGCGTGAGTGAATACGCCTTCGAGGCTGCGGTCAGGGCTGCCGCTGTTCACCTGATTCTGGAACACCAAAATCTCGATGAAGCGATTGCTGTGCGCAGGCAGCGGAGTATTCATCACGATGTGGTCACCGATCAGCTGGAACTCCGATTGCATCACCACCGTACCAGTGTCGATCACGATAACGTGGGACTTCGCCACGGGCGCAACCGTGAGTTGGAAACTTGAGGTCTCCAAGTCGATCTGGAATTGGTGGGGAATGATCTTGGTGCTGGCCCCGATGCGGGCATTGTGGCGCATGCAGTAGAGATCGGCCTGAACACCTGCCGGAATGTTTTCAGTGAAGCGCAGCTTGCCGTCAGTAATCGTGTAGGCCGTCACAGGGTTCTGCAAGCGACTCACGACAGCAATGACTTGCTCAACGTCGGTGATGCCTGCACCAAGATCAATCTCCGGGGAACCACCATCGCCTGTCACAGTCAGCACGGTGATTTCCAGCTCATGGCCCGTGGTAGGTTCACGCACGAAAGCCCGCGCGTTGAGATCCATGTTGGTGTCGGGCGCTTCACTGAGAATCAGCTGATCACCTTCGCTGACGTCGAATGCGGTACGCGGCTGCGTTGCGCCCCCAACGACCAGCATGACGTCGGCACTGGTCTCCACGGCTTCCAGCATTTCGTACACCATCGAACTAGGTGTCGCGGTAGTCACCAGCGATTTGCTCACCAACTTGGAAGGCGGCGAGTACAGCACCACACCCTGCGCCGGATTAGAGCCAGCGCTCGGGGGCGGCGACCACACCGGAGGCTTGCCGGGTTCGCCGGGCGTGAGCACCCAGTCGGGCGGCACGTCGTCGGTGTTGTCAGGCAACGGAATCCCACCGCCAGAGCTGTGCGCAGTTCCAGCGACCCACACTGCGATCACCGACGTTGCCGTGAACAGCGGGATTTCGGGGACATCGGTATTAAGCTGCAAGAGCTTGCCGTCGAATTCAGCTGAGCGGCAATAGCCAGCGCCGCCACCACTGACCACGCTGACGATAATGCTGTCGGTGACCTTCAGGCCCTCGATTCCTTCAGCGTTGATTTGCGTGGGGGAGATGAAGCGCGTGCCTGCCGGATCACTCCACACGCGATCATGACCAGCGAACGACCACGCGTTACCGCCGATGCCAGCGCGGAATGCCATGCCGGGAACCTTGCCACCGTCAGCAGTAGTGAACAGGTCGGCGACGATCACGGAGGCCGCAGTCATGCCACTTTCAATCGGCGGCAGCCAGTTGACTGACGTGACTTGAGGAAGCGTAACGTGCTCCCCCATGCTGACGTTGAACACGCGGCCAATGTCGTGCTCACCTACCATGTAGAGCAGGAGGCTTACACGGTGTGCGTTCCCCCTGAACTTGTGGATGGGCTCGGCGAGCACAACGTGAGCGAACGGAATGCCGTCTTCCAGACTGACCAGCACTTCACCGATAAGGGCTTCGCCTTGGTCGGGAACGTTGGTCGGAATGTCGAACGTGAAGCGCACAAGATTGCCTCCGAGCACTTCAAGGAAACGAATGCCCGTCACTTCCGCAACCTTGTTACCGATCAGGGTCTCGGGCACTGCGGTCGGCTCACTTCCCTTGTAGTCGCCAAAGGAACAGCGGGTGGGCCGCAAGTACAGCCCACCATCTTTAGCAGACGTGAAAGCCTGCATCCCTTGCGGGGTCAATCGTAGAGTTTCTACATACATGGATGTTTCCTCGGGTATCTACCCTAAATTAGGGTTTGAGATACTTGACGGTGAACTTTGCGAGCATCGCAGCACGTTTATTTGTGCGGTACAGAGCGAGACGTTCGGTGATGTTCTCGTACACGATCTCGATGTAGATGGGGCCACGGCCGCTGAAGTCACTGAGTGTCCAGCTTGCACCATCCCAACCTTCGTAACCAGTGTTGAGTACACCATTCGGCAACGCTGTGGGAATCAACTCGGCGGCTCCCGCATCCTCACGGCAACAGAAGTAGCCGTACTGATCGGCGCGCGCGTCGATGATGAAGCTCCCGCCACCCTGCGCGTTGAGTCGGCGACCAAGCGCCAGCACTTCCACCAACGTGTTGACGCCGAACGCTGCTTCCCCGTAATACGGAATGCTGCTGATAACGTCGACAACGTGCGTTGCTTCCAGTCGGATTTTGCCTTCAAGGAACAAGCAGTGCACGTAGACCTTGGCGTCCTGTGCAAGCTGTGTTGAGGTCAGCATGCCGCTACGTGGATTGATTGTGATTCCCGCGTAGTTCACCTCGTCGCCGTTGGCGTTACGCAACGTCCAGAAGCAGTTCGCAGTCTCGTCAGTCTCGGGACGAGCAGCACGCTTCACAATGCCCTTCAACTGGATCGAGCTGTCGTCGCGCACGCGCTTAAAGCCCTCGATTACAACGCTCGTTGGGTAGCCGACACCGGGACATGTCACGCGAATAGCTTCCACGATCTTGGTGCGATCTTCGGTGAGCGTACATTCCACGACTGCATCCTGTGCAACGTTGCTCGGCCGGAATCGCAGGATACCATCGCTAGACAACGTGATGCCTTCACCGATGGGAGTGCGCAGCGCCCACTGGTAGCCAACGCCGATCACTGGACTGAGCGAGCTGCCCTTGTCCTGATTGCGCCGCTCCCAGTGCATGACCATCTGGATGTCGGTATCGGGGGCGATGTTGGAATCGGTGAAGTCGATGTACGCGCTGATAATACTGCGCGACGCCCGCACCATGATCGTCATCATTCCCACGATTGTCTCCATCGTGCCGTCAGGTTTCGGATACGACAGCTTGGCGCTGATCGTGATCTGCGCGTCACTCAGTTGCTTCGTCACATACAGGTGGCCGTTGCTTTCACCGAGCGATACACCTGACATACTGACGGGGCCGACCAGCGACCACAGAGCATCGGTTGCCGGAATCAGAATGCCTTCGGCGTCGTCTGCGGTAACGAGGCGCAGGTTATACGGCACGTACCACAAGCCATCGACGTACTCGACGGTCGGGTTACCGGAAGGAGAATCGCTTACTTCGGATTGCCCGAGGATGTCGAGACTCTTCAGGTATGTGTTGGCGCGACGGATGAACACCATCAGGTCACGGCTGAACTTGTTGAAGTTGTCATTGAACACCGCACGCACCAGCACGCGTCCATCAACGTTACGCATTGGGCGCATGTAGCCGTCCCCGTCGATGGATACCAACGCTGACGCAGCAGGCAGATACGATCCGTCAGGCTGAAGTTCTTCGTTGCTGATGATTACCCAGTCACTCGACACCTCCATCTCAAACTCATACGGCTGCCCGTCAATCTCCGAACCATCCAACAGCACCAAGTCGCCTGTCATCGCGTAGGTGTTCACCAGAGCGTAAGACGCGTAGAGCTGGTCGGCGTTCACTTCGGTGGGGCCGATGATGTAGGAGTTGGTAATCGTGTTGATCGGCGTCGGCACCGCCGGGGTTACCGTGATGTCGAGGTGGGTCTTCACGTTGAAGTAACGAGCGGTCAGGCGCGCCAGCTTCAGCTCCGTTACCGTGTCGATCTGCATGATAGCACCAGCCGCCACAAGCAACTTGAGGTCTTCCATTGAGCGCACGTCGGCAAACACTGGGAGACGGGAAGCCTGCATGGTCAGGAAGTCGTCGAAGTCTTTGGGCTCGCGGTTCTCCAACACGGTGACCAGCTCCAGACCCGGCCAATCCCTAGCGCTGAACGTAATGAGGTCGGTGTACTGGTCATCCTCATACCAGTCGGCCTCCCAGATTGCGCCGATGTAAGCACGGTCTCCGGTGTCGTACTGGACTTTCGCACGCACGAAAGTCCGGCTGCGCTCGCCGACAACCTGCGGGGCCTCCATGTGCAGGGCAACCACGCGGTTGCGGAGCGGCGACAGCGAAATCGTTGTCTCGTTCACCAGCACCTTGCCATTGTGCTCGTACTTGGCGGTGAGCAGGGCGCGGCCATGCAGCGTACCACGGAACACCAGCAGCTGGCGCAAGAACTTCACGTCCTTCACCGAGTCGTAGCCTTCGACTGTGCTGTCACGGAAACCGAGTTCCACGTACTGCGAGTAATCTGGGTTGTTGGGATTCAGATCCGACGCGTCCTCTCCGGCAGCCAAGCGACGTTCGATTTCCGCAATGATGTCGGCCTTCACTTGCGCAATGCTCGACTCGCTAGGAATGAACGTTACTTCGTACTGAGCGTTGAGTTCGGTCTGGGCACCAGAGTTCCATTCCCCGATGGAGCGCAGCGAGTTCTGGGTCTGGCTGGCGATGAACGTGTTCATCAGCACATCAAGCGTCTGCAACTGCAACAGCTCGTCGTAGACAACCACTGACTTGAAGCCAGAGACGGTCGCCGTGTTGTACTGCGCGGTGAACCCAATGCCGCACTTGGTGTCGGCGGCAACAACAGGTGCCGTGAACTCTCCGGTTACCGGATGGGGATTCAGTGCACCGTAGTCAGCGCCTGTTACCCCGTACCAACGGCAGTTGTGGGCAGCACGCCAGCCGCGAACGTACAGGGGATTGCCCGCTTCTATCTCGGCGGGCGGCGCATCGAGATCCACGATGTAGAGTTGAGCTTCCGGAATGAAGGTTGCGCGCTCTACGATGCGATCAGGCACCCGGATTCTAGTAGCCACGACTCCCCAACGGCGAGCAATGACGCGTACCGTGTTGCGCTTGGTCAGGCGTGGGCCGCCCGGCGTCTGGTACTCGGCGATCAGGGTTGCGATGTAGTCGGTACTCTGCACGGAAGTCACGACAGTGTTGTCCTGTATGTCCAGCTTGTTGGTGCTGGAATACAAGACGGCCTGCACCTCTTCCACCGTGTCGTCGTTGAACTTGGCACGAGTCAGCACCGTGAAGTTCTGGCCCTGCGGCACACTCAGCGGCGTGATGAATTCGAGTTCCACCGCGTAGCGCTCTGCCACGTTGCGCAGTACCTTCAGCTGGAATGTGGCGACCAGCTCACGGTCTACACCGATGTAAGTGCAGCGAACGTTGGCAACGCCGTCGGCCAGCACATTAGGCAGCACCAAGGTCGCGCCCTCGAACACACCGAAGTCGGTTTCCCATTTGAGGAAGCCGCTTTCCTCCGTGATGTCCACGGTTGAGGTTCCCGCGTATTGGGCATAAGCCGTGAAGGGAACACGACGTCCGCCGTAGGATGGGTTCTGCGCACGAATCGAAAGCGTCACGGGATCCACAACGTTGATGTTGGACTCCAGTTGCAGCTCCACGAACTTCGACTGATCGCGGTAGCGGAGTTCGACGCGGATCGCTTTCTTGAACTCAGGCACCTTGAACATGCACCAGCCGATGTCGGCGGACTCGATCTCTGGTGACACGCAATAAGCCTGATGGACGGAAGTCGTGCCGTCTTGGTAGCGAGTCACGTAGCTGAAGGTGAAGCGGGCACCAGCACGAATCACGGGGCCACCGTACTCAAAGCCACTGGCTCCCAAGTCGATGGCCTTGCCGCCTGCGCTGTTGTAGCGGAACGGTTCGTGAATCAAGCGGGCACCGAACATGAGCTTGGCGCTGGCTTGTGTGGTAATGATGATGGATTCGAGCACGTCTTCGATGGGTGCCCACTGGTAGAAGAATTCGGTGATGCGCTTGCCGAACAGGTAGGCCCGCACGTAGGACTTGTGCAGCGTCTCGTTGTTCAGTTGCAGGCCGACGTGGTTGGTGGCCCACTCGCGCGCGTCGTCTTCGTTCATCCAGTTGCCGGAAACCAATAGCTCGATGATCTCTGGAACCATGCTGTGGCTAATGGTGAGTTCGAATCCGGCATTCTCAGCAGAGGCCCCGACTTCCAGCTCCATGTGGGTGGTCGGATACCACTTGCCGCCTTCGCCAATCGTCCGGCCTTGCGGCGCAGCGTAGAAGCTGCGGTAGTCTGAAGTCCAGAGACGAGTGACGTTGAACAGATCATCGATCAAGAACGCTGCGAACTTATCCCAGTTCGCGGTGTCCATGACTTGGCGATATTGGTTGACTGTATCGAACGCGGCAGCGAGACGCAGGGCCTGCTTACGCATGATCCCGCTGCTGATGTTGATGCCAATCATCCGGAGGCTGGCTTCGGCCACCGCGTACTCGTCGGAGTCGGCAACTTTGCGCACCGCCATCAGGGCTTCAATCTGCGGAAGGATCAACGTGTCGTTAGTGGATCGCAGTATGTCAATGAGTTCCACCCACGCCGGGTTTTCCTCAAGGACATCCAACGACGGCAGATCAGATGAAAGCATTAGAGTCACCTCGTTTGCTGTAGACTACGGTCACGCGCACGCTACGCAGTCCGATGTATTCGAGTTTCGATCCCGGTGTCAGGTCTTCTTCGGGGGACAACACGCGCACGTAATCCACGTAATCCAGACGCTGCTTGCCCTCGATACGGCAGCAGTCGCTCAGGTCGTCGATTGCCAGCATGCGGCCCAAGATTCCGGCACGCGGTTTGAACAGCTCGTTGATCTTGCGCATAGAGCGGAGTTCAACGTCGCGCAGGTCACCAGTGTACCATTCGTGCACCGCGACCTCGACGACTACTGGCACCAGAATGCGCGTTGGGTTCCACGTCTGCACAGTGTGGAACGGCTTGTACTTGGCGAGCATTGCCAGCAGTCGCTCCCACGCAGCGGAGGTCGGGTTGGGGTTCACGCCACCGAACGTTGAGCCTGATTCCGCCAGCACGCAGACCCGCAGCATCAGCTGCCAAGTCGGGTCGCTGGGTGCAACGTCACGCTGGCTCAGAATTGCGCAGTCCGCCACACCGGGGAATGCCAAGATTGCAGCGCGCCATTCGTCCGGGCGAGACAGGCGACCTTCGCTAAGATGCAGGATGGGGCCGAACTGCTTGTAGAACTCGAACGGCAATTCATCGTCGGCACCGAGCAGAGGCTCAAGAGTGCGGCCCGCGACGTTGGTGTTCTCCACGACTTCAGTCAGCAGCCCAACGCTGTCATTGTTGTCACTGAGGCCGCCGCTTACGTGGTAGCGCACGAACAGCTTGTGGTCTTTGTCCGGAGCGTAGCCGAAGTATCGGCCACCGAACAGCAGGGTTACCGATCCATCTTCGTTGGTCACGTCAGTCACCACGCGGTCACCGACTTCAGCGCGAGTCAATGCGCGGTCGATCACGGTGTAGGGATAGACAGCACCCTGTGCGTCTTCCGTCCACACTTCGTAAGACGAGATGGTGAAGTTGGTGGCGGACAACGGCACGGTCAGCAGCTCGTAACGTTCGGTCAGCGTGAAGCTCTCGACACGGACTTCACCGATCTCAACAGTGGCGTCGCCAGTTTGGCCCGCTTGCAGGCTGAGAGTTTGGGTGAGGAACGCACTACGCCCGCCGACCGTCAGCGGCGTTCCACGGTCGTAACTGATTGCGTCAGACGTACCGTTGGTGAAACGCGCCGTGGTAACAGCGGGCGACTTGCGCTTGATGGGAATGCCGAGGAAGCGAGCACCAGCGTAGGTGCTGGACTGGCGGCGCGACAACTGGATGAATGCTTCCCGCGCTGCAATGTTGATTGCTGCGGAGTTGGCTTCGCCGATGTCACCGAGCACGTCCGCTAACAGCACCAGCATGGAAGCCGCTTGCTTGTCGCTCCACTGGGTGCTTTCGCTGGCCTTCGCCAAGATGTAATCGACGATCTGACGGTGGGTTGTCAGCTGCGTTAGGTTAGCCATTGTTGCTCCTTAATCCGGCCACGCGACGCGGAAGACTGAGGGCATTGCCCTGCGGTTGAAGTTGGAATTTGTAGTTGATCATCGCGCTCTTCTCGCCGCTCGGGAGAATGACGCGGAAGTCTAACGCGCAGAAGTAGGTCTGCGGGCCGCGCGTGACTGAGATACGCAAGTCGGTGAACAGGTCGCGTATCTCGTTGGCTGGATTCTCGATGGCTTCTTGGATGCCCACGCCAATCCAGCCTGCGGTGATGTCATCGAACGGCTCGAACAATTGGGTGTAGGTGGTACTGCCGAAGTCTTCGTAGCGCTTGCGTGCACCGCGCGGCACACTGAGAACAACAATCAGCTTCTGGACTGCGGAGTCAACATCGGTAACGGTGTCCGCTGCCTGCTGCCCGTAGTCCAAGCTGACGTCTGATAGAGCTGCCATTATCCTGCCCTCACGTTCTTGGATCCCTTGCCCGCTGAATCCCCACAGCTGATCTGGTCACCTGATCTGTGTACGGGCCGACCATTCACTTTGACTGTAGACGGGGATTGCGCGATGCGTGAACCGTGCACGACTTTCTTGCAACGATGCGGTGAATACTTGTCGCCCATTCTGACAACGCGAATGCCGTTGGCCTTAACGTTGGATGATGCGGAGACAGGTTGCGTCGGCGGGAAGCAGCCGTGGCCCTTGGACTTATCGACGCCTAAGCGAATGACTGGTTTGCCCATGATTTTGCTCCAAAACGAAAAGAGGGGCCACTGGGGCCCCTATGGTTTGTGCCTAGACACAAATTATCGCGTTCACGCGGTCTCCTTGCGTGCAACCGGAGTGGGTCGCTTGCGAGGATCGGTGCGCGTGATGTGCAGTTCTCGATACAGGGGCATGCGTAGATAATTGCTTGCGGGGCCGAAGCCGTCACGAACAACACCAAGCTCTTCAGCCTGCTGCTTGAAATACTTCATCCGTGCAACGTCTGACGTCCGGTGGCAGTCGGGAACTTTCCCGTCTTGCAGGCACTTCACAACTTGCTTCACCGGAGTAGCATACACGTGGTGAAAGGTCTCCGGAGTATGCCACATTTCGTCGTGCACGTAATGGAAGAGAGTGTGTTTATCCCGCATTCTCTTCAGCAGCTTGACGTCCATCTTGATGCCCCAGTCCATCCCGTAGCGCTCGACAAAAGCAAGCACGATAAGGAAGTGAACGTCGAGTAGCATCCCGATTTCCACTGCATTGTAGTTAGCAAGTCCGAAGCGTGCACGCAGCGTCATGGCGCGACCAAACATTGTCTCCCCGACTTCGTTAAGGCTGAAGCCGTCGAACACGTTGAGCGGTCTATCGGGCGAGCTCGTGATGTGCGAGTAAGTCAGCGACAGGCAACGGTCAATCAAGTTCTCAGGCATAGGCCGGATTGTTTGATGAACGTACTGGCACCATTTCTTTAGCTTGGTTTCTACTTCATTGGTCTTCAGCATTCCCTGAACTCCTGAACAGAGACGGGCACGCAGCATCGGTCTTCAGCACCGCTACCCGCACCGTGCTGACGACATCGCGCAGGGCTTTAGGTATTGGGGCACACGTGAGAGTGAACGTGAGGGGGCCGTCGGTTGTTTCCACCTGCAACACCTGACTGGTCTTAGTCCAGTCGATAGCAGCTACCGGAATGCTCAACGTAGATCCTTCTTCGTATTCAAACTCACCCAACGCGACGGGCACGTTATTACACTGGGCCGCAGTGACTGTGTATCTCTTCACTACTTCGTTTCGCATAGCCATCCCCTCTTACATCTCCTGCGATGGAGTACACAATCTTCGGCACTTCGCTTCTGATATGTGTACGCAACGCGAACATGAACTGGTTGAACCAAGGCACAATGCTCTCGTCAAGTTCCTTCAGCTCGTCGGCGTCGGGAATTTGATCGCTCACCAGCATGTGCTGCTTCTGGTTGTGTAGGCAGCGCATTACCATCGGGTGTGTACTGTGGAAGTCGCGCACAATGATGATGCCTGTCTTATCAGCCAGTGCCGTGTACGACGTGCTTCCCTTCGTGTAGAAAGTGAACGCGTGTAGCACGTAGCCATCCTTGGGGCGGCGCGTGAGGCAGTAAGTGGAGGGCACTGGTAAATTAGCGGCCTTCATCCTGCTCAGGATTGCGATAGCCAGTCTGACGTTGCGTGTCAGGGTTCGGGTTGACGATGCGGCGGCTACCTCTGCACAGAGTCGTTTGATTTCACCGACTTGGTGAGCGGAGCAGAAATCGAGGACGGACTGCAATGAGCAGCGGCCCCCGACGAACGGGTTATTTACCATCGGACACCCCGACCGCACCACGGGCAACAGGGCGCGCACGGCGGTTGTTGGGCTTGCCACCAGTGCGGCGCTTCTTCGGCTGGCGGTGAATGTCAGTCGGGCAGATCAGCGCGTCGTCCGGCTTCTTGGAGGCGAACAGGTAGAACTCGATCTCAGGATACGCTTCGGCGGCAGAGGTAACGAGTTCAACCAGCTGCATGAACTGCACACCACCGATTGCACCATAGAGGCGCGGGATCCCGACGCGAGCAGGGCGGCCCAGCTGCTGGTACTTCGGCTGGGTCTTCACCTGATTGGCGAGGGCACGGAAGCATGAGTCGAACACGTTGCGGTGGAAGCGCGGACGCGGAACCGGATTACCCTTCGAGGTACTGAAGTCACGGCTATCCCCGTGCGGGCCATAGTCGGCAAACATGTAGGCGACCATCGGCGCATCAGTCCGGTCAGCCCCAACCTTCAAGGGAGCGAGCAACGACATACCAGTCACCATCGACACGTAGTCTTGCTTCTGGTCTTCGGCGTGCTTCTTCATCAGTGCCGTCAGCTTCAGGTAGCTGTCCTTGGCGCTGGGGAAGTCCTGTCCGATGAACTTGGAACTCGGAGTAGTGCCCCACTTAACGCGTGGCATGCACTCGACACCAGCAACGTCGATCAGGCCAGCGCGAACTGCGGTGCCCGCAATCCCACCAACGCAGATGAACACGTTGTCAGCCACCTTCTGGATTTCGCCCATACCGCGCTTGACGGCAGAGGTAGCGGCAGTGACTTCGCGCGGCAACTTGGGTGCCTTGACTGCGACCTTGCTGCCCACGCCGTTGGTTACCAGCTCTTGAAGTTTGTTCATGTCTACCATGATATTATGCCCCGAACAGTGAGTTGAATTTGTATTTACGGCGCAGCTTAGTCATTGCTGCGATCCGCTCTTCCGTGAGTTTCGCACGTGCGAACGCGCTTGCTTTCTTCGGCACCGACTTGATGCGACAGTCCAGCTTGATCAGATCGACCAGCATGTCTGGGCTCATTGGCAGGTTGCCTTCACGCAATGCCTTCACCGATTTCACAGCTTCCGGATTCTCGACAACCTGCGAGAACGAGCCGTACTTGGAAAGCAGTTTGATTGCGGTCTTATCACCAACGCCGGGAATGCCGGGAACGTTGTCGACAGCATCGCCACACATGGCGAGGTAATCAACGATACGCTCGGGCGGAACACCGTACACGTCAATGCAATCTTGCGAGCTGCGGAGTATGCGCTCAGGGGACTGACCGATTGCAGGGTGTACGATTTCGGTGTTGGGGAATATCAGCAGCTGGGCCGCATCCTTGTCGCGTGTGTGGAGGTGCACGACAACGTTAGGTCTCTTGCTGAAGTTGCGGGCAATGGTGCCGAGTATGTCGTCAGCTTCCGCGTCGCTATCACCGATGCACGGAAAGCCGGACGTCTCAAGCATCTCCAACAGCAGTTTGGTTTGGAAGCGGAGAGCATCACGCTTCTCCTGATCCGTGGTGCGCTTGCCCTTGTAGTAAAGCTCCGTCGGCGGCACCCCGAGGTCACGGGCACGCTCTTCAGCCCACGGCTTGACCATCAGGTAGCGCCAGCTCTTAACGCGTGAGCAGTCGACGGCGAATACGAGGTGGTGCTTCTCTCCCTTCTTTTTCGTATCGCGGATTTTGCCGAGCAGGGATTCCACCATGTTGATGAAAACCTTCACGGCCCCAGTTGGTTTACCGTTGACCATCATGTCTTCCGGACGCACTACGTGGTAAGCGCGGTGCAGCCAGTTGCTCAGGTCAATGGCGTGGATGTGGTAGACTACATTTTTCATGAAGCATCCCGTATGAAGTGGACAGAATAATCGCCGTACCATGCTGCGCCTTCCTGTGCGCGCAACGCGTCGGCCATCATATTCACCCGCGACCCGACTACGAGAGTGCGCAGGCATTCGAATTCGTGCATCCAGTGCAACTGGTAGAGGCACGACTGTCCATCGTAGACTAATGGATGATCAAACTTCGGCAGCATCTTTGGGCTAAGCATTGACACCACTGAGGTCGGAACATCGAACATTGGGTTCATGAGCTTATAGAGCCGGAGATAGAGATTCGACTTATAGACCCACGCCCCATCCGGTACGTGATCGAAGATCACAATCACGCCGTCGGGTGCAAGCAACCGCAAGCAATCTTTCTCCGAACCCGCGTCGCAGAACACCATGTCGTAAACACCACGGTGCTTCGACAACTTACAGGTCAAGAATTTCATACGCCCTCGATTTGCTTTACTGCCCGACGTAGACTATTTACAGATTCAGGCGGCAACTGTGCGTACAGCGTCTCCCGCTCTTCGCGTGCAATGTTGTTGATTACGTACATTGCGCAGTACACGGCGGAGTTAGACGCGAGCAGGTTCAGACAGCAAGTGACGTGTCTGGAAACGAAAAGAGGGCCCGAAGGCCCCCTTAAATCCGGTCGGATTAGTTCCACTCAGAGTCCGCCGTCTCGGACGGGTCACTGACCCCGACCGTGATAACGACAACGGCTTCCTTGCCGACCTTGATCTCGATTACGTCCATCGGGGCCGCGTCGAATTCGAGACCGAGTTCTTCCACCCAGTTGCTGACGACTTCGGTACACTGCGGGTAGTCGATGCCGAGTTCTGCGGTGCCGTCACCGAGTATCATGCCGACAGCGTGCTCCATCTGCTCTTCACCAGCCGCGTAAGTTTGCAGCTTCTCGCAGGCGCCGAGCACGTTTTCACCCAGCGGAGTGAACACGAAGTGCAGGCCAGTACCTTTGCCTTCGTACAGACGCAGACCACCTTCGAGTAGGGACGACTTGATCATACAGATTTCTCCATTACCATAATTGCGTTGATTGCTTTTGCCAGTGCTGCCTTGTCGGTCATCAGCAGTTGGCAGTAGAAACGAGAGGGGCCGTCGACACTGTACCCCGGCCCAGCAGAAGCGATGTCGTTGGCGGCGTAGGCCAGCTCGTCCGTAATGACGAGGATGTCCTTGTCACCAAACACTTGCTTGAGTTCGGAGATTGCGATTCCGATATTGAGGGGAACATCGGAGACCAGTGCCTTGACTACGTGTGTATCTGCCATGTTCTTTGTAGTGACCAGCAGATTGACAAGCTCTTGTGTTTCGACCTTATCCAGCATAGTTAGATACCTTGACGTTACTACCGATTTGGGCCTGAAGGTATTCGGCCCACTCTTGAGCGCTGCGGGCTTCTCGCGAGGTCACGACGACCGATACGACTTTGAGAAACGCGGCAGCTTCTTCACCTGAATGCAGGTCTGCAATCTTGGTGAGAACCTTGGAGGCGGGATCCGGAGCCATCAGGTTAATGAGGGCGATGAACGGCGTGCCTTGCACAGCGCCAGACTGCCCGTACATGGGATGGCGGATACCGACGAACACGTGCGAGTCAGGAACCTCGACCTCGAAAGAGACGTTGTGGTTTCCTGCCTGCTGATAGAACTCGGCCAGTGCGCCGCGCGTCAGAGAGATCATCACTTACCTCTCAGAGTGCGATACGCAACAACGTTGGGGAACTTGTCGGCCAGCTCCTTGGGGGCGCTGCTGTGCCAGCTGAGATAGCTCACTTGGCGCAGTTGCATGAACTGCAAATTCAGGAACTCGAACGCGTCGGCAGAGTCGAAACCCTGACGCTTGCAGATTGCGGCTTCCATCTCGCTAAACTTTGATGCCCCAAGGTTCAGCACCTTGCGCAGTCCCGTAGGGTTGAGCTTGGTGCGCAGGGCGGCAACAACTGCACCGTTGGCAATGAACTTGTCAATCAGCATTCCCGCCACGGAAGCCACAACCGCATTGCTCGACACTACCTTAGCGATGGCCCAGACGAACGCGGTTTCGAGTTCAGGCTTGTCGCTGGACAGTGACCAGTGCGGCAGGTAGCGTTCCACGAATTCGTGAATGCTACGTTGCGCGCTGTGGTAGGTGCTATGGACAGTGCCACGATCCTGATAGATGTAGTTGCACGCTTCCACGAATCTCCCCCGCAGCTGCTCCCACTCGGGATCCGGAGTTTCCGGCCCGTCAGCGAGTACGGCAAGCAGCGAGAGAGTTGGAGAAGGTGGGGAGTCATGCTCCCCTTTCTTAAACCATGATTTGAACATGACGACCCTCAATACAGACGGAGCATTGCACGCTGCTCACGCGGACTTGCCTTGCGGGAAACAGCAGCATTAGACAGCAGAGGGTTAGCTCCCTGCTTGTCTATGGTCTTTACAGATTTGTAGATCGCGTTGTTGGCTCGGTCGTTGGCGGCACGTTGGTCAAACAGGTATTTCTTCTTGCCCGTCTTCCCGTATTCGTGCATCTCACTGAGGTGGCCGAAGTCGCGGTCTTTCAGTGAGAGACGCCGCTGGCCGCCGAGTACACCACCGAACGGATCGGCGCTTGAGAACGAACCGCCGCCCTCTTCGCCTTCCTCTTTCGGCCCGTACTTCTTCTTCAGCTCGGCGTTGCGCTTTTGGTAGTCGTAGATCTTACGCTGCATAGCCAAGTTTTCATCTTGGTCACCAACCATTTGATCCAGACTGTATCCGCCAGCCGCCGCAATAGCACGGATCGGAACAGGTACGCCCATTTCGGTCAGCGCACGCAGCGCTTCCATCTGACCTTGATCGCTTTCCGGACGCAGCTTCTTCGTCCAATGCACGGTCGGGATAAACAACTTGGAGCCGTCTTGCATGCGCTCCATGATGTCCATCGCATCTCCCTTCATCATGCCAGACTTCTTGACCACGTTGCCACTACGGTTCACGGCCAGCCCGTTGATAACGGCAACCAGCGGGAAGATCTTCTCGTAGAACAGGCGGCGGGTCAGGTCATTACGGGAAGCCGCAAGGCTCTCCATAAACGCCATCATTCCGGTTTCGCCGTTGGCAAACGTAGCGTCGCCCGACAGCAAGGCTTCACTGGCACCAAGCGCACGCAGTTTGTACTGCGTGGTGGTGTCCCAGATGTCGGTGATCTTCCAGAAGTCGCCGCCTTGACGGAACTCGTTCACCTGCACGCCCATGCGAGTTGCGATTACCGCACCAATGGGATCCGCATCCGCAGCCAACAGCAAGTCGGTCACGTATTGCAGTTCCTCAACGCTGGGCTCCCACTCCATCCCGTCGCCGAGTTGAGCGTGAAGGATACCACGTTGGCGGCGACCACTTTCTATCAGCGTGCCACGGTACAGGTTCTTCTCGATCAGCCACACGGGCAGGATGCGACGGTACACAGATTGGCCTGCGCCTGTACTGTACGGGCGACGGGGCAGCCAGATTGTGCCGAGCGGGTCGAGTTCAATCTTCTCGCCGCCGTCGATTTTGGCGCACAGATCACTGCCGATGTACTCGCGCAGGCGTTTGATCCGATCGTTGTCGCGCTGCATCACGGTGCGCGTTTCTTCCGGCACGTTCCACTCCAAGATCGGGTCTTGGTTGTTGAACGGCAGGGGATACACGTCGATGTGATCGTAACGGTGGCACATGAGGTCGAGGAATTTCTTCTGCTGCTTGTTATACAGCATCGACGACACGTGAGCACCAGTCACCATCCGGTCGGTAGTGATTGCCGGAAGCATGCTTCCGATCTTCAGGCGCTCGTTTGTTTCGTAGTACGGTTCGAGCAACGCATCCTTGGCCCCGCCGAACGTGTAGTCCGAATAAGGCAGCGTGCTGAACATGTCTACGAACGACCCGCCGATGGGATCGAAGTTGTAGATGTCGCGGTAGATGTTGAAGAGGAACTTGTCATCCGTGTCGTAGGCCATGCCTTCGAGCAACGGATCAACGTCGATGTCCAGTGCCACTGCGCCGAATTGGGTATTGCCGATTGCGCTACCGGAGCCAGCACCAGCGGCAGAAGTGGACGCAACGCGCTCACTGTACTGCTCATGCCGCGCACGGTTGCGCATCGTCTTCACCAGCTTGTTGAGTGCGGCATCGCTAGACGCCACACCAACTTGCCGCTTACCACCCGATTCAGGCGCAGGGCCGCGATTTCTGAAATCGCTCTGTGCCTTGAATGAGATTCCCATGCCTTACTCCCCCATCGGGACAGGCATTGTCACCGAACAGTCAGGGCAGAAGCGGGCGGGGATTCCGCCAGCCAACGATGCGGAGGTAGTTGCATTACCGCACTTCGGGCAGTTGGTCACACTCTCCACGTGGAGCGCCGACTGCGACAACATGTTGCTGTCGGTAGTGCGCGGATCGATGTCGACCCCTTGGGCTTTCGCCTGTCGCGCCGCCAGCACATTTGCAGCTGGGTTGTTGAACTTGTTCGTCATTTTGCTCTCCTTGAACTGAGTACCGCTGTGAAATTACCAATCGTTCCGCTGCGCGCCTGAGCACCGCTGCCCGTACCGACGGCTTTGGCACTGCCAATAACGCCGAGACGTTGTGGGTTCCGGTCGATGTGCCTGTTAGGGCTATTTACAAGAAACGGTGCGTAGTCCGGACTGTTGAGTCCGTAGGCCGCCAACGCTGTTGCTCGCCACAAGTCATCGGTGAGCCCCACGCCCTTGAGAACCTGATTGCGGCTATCTTGGATCGTGACGCACTGGTACATGAAGTGCTCGACAGGTTTGTTGGCGAAGCATGCCGGGTAGTTGGTCAAGTCCTGATCGTGCAGCAGCTCGATTACGGATTTCACAAACTGCGAACGTGGATAAGAGAACGTGCCGCCTTGCATCTGGTTCTTGACGTCCCACATGTCGTTGTACTTCAGCGAATACTTCTTGGCAATCTGTACGAGCCCAAGGGCCAGCGCATCTTGCAGGAGTTTCGTGGAGTTCCAACGGTCGGCGAGCAGCACCTTAACGTTGCGTGCCTTGATCATCGGTACAATGATGTGGTCAAAGATCAACGTGTAGTTGAGCGGTTCGCCGGGGCTCGGCATGATCTCAACGAGCAGGTCAACGCTGGGGATACCATTTACCAGCGACATACAGGACAGCGCGAAACTGTTATTGGTTTCCCCAGCATCCATCGCCAGCACACTGGGGCGGTCGACTTGCTTGATCTTGGTGATCTTGCCGTAGGCCGTCCGCTCAACCGAGATCCCATTACTGCGTCGGTCGGTAGCTTGGTTGTAGACCACCTCGTTACGGCCAACGTCACGCATACACTCGTCCACCGTACCGGGCGAGATGAATGGGTTCGCTGACACTGGCGGCTGCGCGCCATAATCTCGGGCCGCCGCTATCGGGTTCTTGCGGAATTCTTCTTCCAGCATCTCCCGCGTAACGTTCGGGTTCATCTTCCACGTCGGGGCATGAATACCCAATATCTTGTTACTGGTCTCAGCCTGCCGGACAATCTCACAGATCTTGTCGCGGAAGTCTGACGGGCTACTGACGTTGAAGCCATATGCCGTGTAGCACATGTCATTGCCACTGGCGACCAGCCGTCCCTCCGCCGACCGCACAGTCAGGCACGAACGTTCCAACGCAATCGAGACTTCGGCAGCGCCTGTCTTGATCTTGTTCTTGGACGCATCGTTGTCGAACCAACCGATTTCATCTATCGCGTAGAAGATACGAGTTCGACCACGAAGGGTACGCTTGTCGGGGCCCGCTGGGAACACAATGAGGTTGCGATGGCGATACAGAACGAACGTGTCCCGAATCTTCATCACCTCGACACCGTACAGGGATTCGTAGCGCTTGATCAACGCATGGTAACGTTGGAACCAAGGGCTCGCCACGATGTAGCCGAAGTACGGCTCCCACAACGTGTCCTTTGCCTGAGCCTGAGTCAGGGCCACGAACGTGCCTTGCAGGATCTGGTTGTCGCCGATACCGTAGACGCGCGTCGGCTTCTGCATCTTGAGCACGCGGTGCGTCATGTACGTGGACAGCATTGCTACCACCACGGACTTGCCGCTGTTTTCGCACACGATGTTGTCGATCATGTAGCGCTGGCCGCTCGGGACTTCGAACGTCCAAGTGTCCTCGGGCTCGATGTCGGCCACCGCAGCATTGAACACCGCGTAATCGCCGTCGACCAGCCGCTTGAGGTAGTACAAGGGGCTGTCGATCTCAATGTTTTCGAGTGCAGACGCAAGAGACCCACGATCCCAGCGCTCGGCTGAAAAAGTGGGTTCTACGCGCAGCACGGTTTCGCGCAGCTCGCTGAAGTCGTTGTAGGCCAACTGGTCGAGCCAAAGGCTGTGACCGTCACGCATGCAGGGCCAACCGCACGCAATGGCAAGGGCCTGAATCTCTCGCGCCAGTTCCTCTGAGTCGACCATCACGGACAAGCCGATCTCGTCGTCAGGGAAGAGGGTGCGGAAGAATGTGTGCAGTAGGGGAGCAGCGTTCGACAACAGGTAGTCGGGCAGCTGCACCATCTTGTTGTCACGGTAGCAGCCAGCGGTCAGCGACTTGAACACGGTGTCAAGTGTTGGCCCGCCCTCGACATAGGGAACGTTGTTGTGGACGAGCAGCGTACCCATAACGGCGTGGGCCATTGTCTGCATCATCGCGTAGTTGCGGATGGCCTTGGCGCTGTAGTTCTCGGGGAGGGCCCCTTGGCGCACCATGCCTTCGGCGTACTCGCGAATTGGGAATGGCTCACCGATGTGGTGATTGGTGGCGATAACCACGGGAGACTTGGCGGCGTCTTGCAGCGGGCGGTAGCTCTTGGCCCAGCCTTCGATGCCGTGAGTAGCGGTGCCTTTGATCTCGGTGCCGTTGGCTAGTGTTGCACACACCAGACGTTCACCTGCTTCAATGCGCACGATCTTGTTGACCTTGAGAGGGCCCTCGGTCAGGGCAGCGGTCAGACCTTCAACTTCGTTCTCGCCATACTCTGCATCTGGCAGCAGGTCACGCACGCGGCGCAGGCCGACACCAGTAGACAGCAGCTGGTCACCAGTCACACAACGTTGTCCGGCGTTCACCCCGAGTTCGTTGTAGAACTTGAGCTTGTTGGTGCGGAAGAACTCAGAGCGGCGACCCTTACACTTGGGGCACACGCCATGTTCGAGCAGCACCACCTTAGCCAACATTCCGGCCAAGCCTTCCTGCGGCTCATGGTTTTCAATCTTCATCCACTCGGTGTCACTGCAAATGGGGCAGTATTCACCAAAGAGACGTACACCGATCAGCACCTGCTCAAGGTATGGCTCGGCGTTGAGGAATTCGGAGCCCGTGCACCAGCGGTAGAAGTTGGCAGCGTCGGGCATAGAAGAGTCGTCGAACTTCAAGTCGCGGGGGACACGAGTCTTCTGAGCTTGCTTGATAATCTGGCGAATGTCGATGGACTTTGCAGTGCCGATCTCACTGGGGACGCCTTGCGCATCACCAATGTCTACGCCCATATCAGCATCGTCTGTGGCGGCGTCAGCGCCACCCAGACCTATCAGGAAATCTGTCGCGGCTGAACGGCGCGCTACCAAACGGCGGCGCGCGGTCAGATCCGGCTTCTTGGATCGTGTCATGAATTGCCCTTACGTGTGTTTGCCGATCACTGCCATTCGCGAGGCCGGGTTCTCAGCGCCTGCTACTAGGTTCGCGTTCGCTTTCATAAGGGAAGCCACTAACTTTCGTTGTTTCGATACGCGCTTCTGCTTCAGTGTTTCGAAGCCGTCCTCGATAGCGCGTAGCATTGTCGCTCTCTTTACGGAGCTAGGTATGAATTTTGTTTTGGATAGCAAGAGTCCAAGGGTCTCCATGTCGAGCACAAGGGACGACATTTCTTCGACGTTGCGGTCTACAGTTGCCTCTATACCAAACACGTCAAGTAGGATTGCCTCGAACTCTGAAGCGGCGCGGTCAGCAGCTAACACGCTGTGGCCGCCGTGCTCCATGAGCAAGGTTCTAAATTCTGAGGTGAGCCCGTCCATCCGCTTGCGTGCTTCCTCTTCCTCTACCTCGGTGTAGGAGATAAAGTTCTCGGGCACGTCCTCGGTTTCGCGCGTCACCATGATCGTGGATCCGGCCTCTCGCTCCAACCACTCGACATCTTCCGACAGGTCGATCTCGTTGTTGGGTTTGCGTGGAGCATATGGAGCTGGGTCATGTTTGACGGGCGGCGGGTCACTGGCTTCTTCCACGTCAATATCGAGCGGCCAGAAGTCGAGCATGTATTCCCTGTCAACGTGAAAGTCGTGACCCGAAGGCCACGACTCTGCAATGCGTTTCTTAAACAACTGAACTCAACTCCAATTCACCAAAGCCACGGGCCTTCGGCTTGTCTTTGGGTTTCCGGCTGAAGCGTTCACGGTCACCAGATCCGGCGGGGCGCTTTTTCTTCTTGGGGGTAGGCGCATCGTCGTCTTTGGCTTCAGGTCGCTCTCGCCGCATGTCGTCGCGGTTCGTGTCGCCCCGACTGGCTTGGGCCTTGGCTGCACGGGCACCCGCACTCATGGTCGCAAAGTCTTCGGCAACGAGGAACCCAAACAGTTCGCCGTCACGCGCTTTCTCAACTTCCATTGGCAGTTCGTGGGTGGCGCGCACTTCCGCATCCACGTAGCTCCACGTAATCAGCACGTCCGCATGCTCGTTCATACCACGTGAGTAACGGACTTTACCGCTCTCACTATCGAGCTGAACAAGGATGATGTAGAGGCGCTGGTTTTGAGTGGCGTGAATCTTGGCTTTACGCACAGCCTCACTGAGGGTTGCGGCTTGGTTGTTGGTGTCGATGTCTTCGAGCAGGCCGATGTAGTCGATGATGGTAACTTGGTCGTTGTTGGCTGCCGTCATATACAGCACGTCGTCCATAGTCATCCCGCGAGGGGGCGAGGTGTACTTGAACGCACCGCCAGCTTTCTCCAAGTCGCGGTCAATCTTCTCCATGGCGTTGTAGATACGGCGCTTCTCGGCACGGGTCAGGGTCGCGTTCTTGATCTTGTTGAACTCGACGCCGGACATTGCCGACATATAGCGCTTGGTCTCTTGCTCTGCCGTCATCTCCAACGTGATCCGGCTGACGGCAATCCCGTTGAGCATAGCCATGTCGTGCCCGATGTTCATGGACACGGCAGACTTACCGCCAGAGGTTGTGGCCGCCAGCAGCACGACGCCTGTAGTAGGCAGGCCGAAGTTGCGCTGATCGTATTCCGTCAGTCCCGTCAGGTACAGCTTTTCTTTCGGAGCATCTAGCACCTGCTTCGCCAGCTTCAGGCCAGAGCCGCGTTGCCCAGCACCAAAGCCGTAGATCTTGGCTTCGGCGATTGCGTCGCGACCGATGTTCTGCATGCCTTCGATTATGCGGGCGTGTAGATCTTCCTCGTCAAAATCTTCACTCTCCTTTTCCTTCAGCCCATCGTTGATCATCCGAGAGATGGCGAGCAGTGCGCGACGTTTGCTGTACTTGCCCATAGCCCTAGCGAACTTGTCGTAGTGCTTCTTCAGTACGGGCTTAACGCCGTCCTCGTCACGCAGTAACTCGCGCGCCTCTTCGTTCAGTCTGGGGTCTTCACACAGTGCTTCCCAGTCAGGCAGCTCGCCGTCTTCTCGGGCCAGACGCTGCAAACGCACAAAGGCATTGCGTGTCGGATCCACACCGAAGTGTTTGGCATTGAGTCGCCCGAGCAGAGACAAGCGGTAGTGCTTGTCGACTTTGACATCGGTTAAGCTGCGCAGCGCGCGCAGCTCAAGGTTTAGTGAGTGTAGCTCCATCGATCCACCTAAGCTGCGAGCGTTTGACGTACCCCATCAACGATCACGCTGTTGGCTTGCATCCAAGCATCGAGCTTGGGGCTGGCCTTCAGGCGCATCAGTTGGGTTTTGCTCGCGTTCCACACGGTCAGCGCATTGAACCCAGCTACGGATCGTAATGCGGCAATGGCGTCCTCACAGGCGTCAGGCGTAAACGCATGTTGCTTCTGAAGACGGTTCAACAACTTGCCCATGCTAACAGGGTCTTGCAAGGTGGACAGTTCGGCAATCGCAGTTGCGATTACGAGACGCCGATAGTCAGGCGTCTGAGCGTTACGAAAGAACGAGAAAATAATTGCTTCATTCATCATAGGAGAATCATCGCCATTTCAGTCATGCCCTTCTGGACGTGGGCGGGGGAGACCCCGAGCCATTTACCGAGGACATCAGCCAGATATGCCACAGGCTTATCAATCAACCACTCGCGCACTGTTTTGGTTTCAGAGCGGAGCAGTCGTTTTTGTCGCAGGAACTCTGCGAAGGCCGGAACATTCCGACCGAGCAATACGCTGTAGAGGGCAAAGCGTTTGGGTTTGCACTTCGCGATCTTGAACAGCGAATCGACCGAGCGTGTGAATTCGAAATTGTGAAGCTCAAGCGAATCGTCGCATCCTCCCATCTCTTCGATAGACACAGCGGAGTCACTGCCAGAGCTGAACTTGTTGAGGTGCGATTCGCTCGCCTCAATCAGGCTGTACCGCACTTCGCCGTTCTCAGTCACCTTCACCTGCCGCTTGCGCTTCTCAGCGGAGTGGTAGTTGGCGAGGTTCTTGATGCGGCTATGCAGGGCGCTGCACAGATAGTTCTGCACGTGGTCGTCACTCTTGTGTGTCGGCAGCATGCCGTAGTAGACAGAGATCACTTGCGCCGTGATCTCAGTGTTCAGATCCGCAGTCCGGCAGTTGTGGGCTTTCGCCACCCAGCGCAGGTTGCGGTTCACGTGCTTGGCGATGGAGTCGGTGAGGCCAACGATAACAGTGTGTCCGAGTTGCAGTGCATCACGGTACGCATTGAGGTCGAGGCTTTCGGCTGTGAAGCCTTCAGCAGTCAAGCGGGAGCGAACCGCATTGAGGTACTGACGCTGGCCGAACATCGCAATCACGCGCTTGGCGTCGCACTTGCTGACGCCGTACTTGGGGGCAGTCGCGACAAGGTGGCGGTTAGTCACCTTGCCGTACTTGAGGGCCGCGTACCCGGCAAAGAATTTCAGCGCGACACCAACGTATTCAGTGTCGTGCAGTTCAGTACGGAAACGCGCCGGAGTCAGTTCACTATGGAACGAGCAGGCTTTCGCAAAACGTTGATGGTACACCTTGATCGGGTTGCCGTAGGCTCGCAGTAGGTAGAGAATCACCTCTTCGAAAATCGGAGAGTTGACGTCGAGTTCGTTGGCGGCGATCAAAGTGTGCAGGTCGTTACGCATTGTGTAGGCTCTCAAGATTGAAGTTAGACAAGGGAGGACAGTTCGAGTTCACCGCTAGAGCGGCGGACGGGGCGTTTCTTTTTCTTGCCTTTACGGTAAGCGGAATCGCCAAGCACTTGAACATCGTCGTCAGTGAACTCGTCACCAACGCGGCCGAGGAATTCACCTCGCTCCAACTTGTCTACCATGTCACGCAGGTCAACCAGATTGCGGTCGCCCTGTGCTCCACGTTTGCGCTTCGGTTTGGATCGCAACGCGTCTTCAATATCGAGAATGACTGCCCCCAGTTCTTCCTTGCGTACCTTGTACGTCACTGGCTCTTCAGGAGCAAGGCGACGACTGGTCTCGTTCTGAGGGTCGAAGAATTTCTTATCCCGTTTCATCTTCTTCAGTAGAGGTCTGAAAGACGGAGCATCGTACAGCACAGGGCCATCGAACGTGCCGGACGCTGGCAGGTCGAAGGTCAGTGCCGTCTGCCCATCACTGGACATCAGGCGCACTACGCCATCACCAGCATCCATCACGGTGCAAGCCATGAAGTTGCTGGTGTAGTCACGGCCAACGTAGGAGCGATAGCGAACGAACATCCGCTGTCCAAAGCGCAGCCCGTGATTGCGAGTCTTGTGCTCGTTCATCAGGGTTGCTGCCACAATACGTAGGTCACGTGGATCGAACTTCTTTATGAGATTGGACAGCTGACGCAAAGCAACACGCGCGTCCGTATCCAAAGAAAACACGTCAGGGCGGAACCGAGCACAGGGCTTGGTTTCCGGCAACGTTCCCGTTTGGGAGCAGACCTTGGCAGCCTTCCCGTCGTCGCCAACCGGGTGCAGTGCGCGCCGCGATAATCCCTCGCAGTCACCACAGCTTACGGTTATTCCCTGATTTCCTTGTTTTGTTTTCTTTTTCATTATTGTTAAGTCCTTTACTCGATGCGGTATAGTCGATACAGAAAAGCAAAGCCTGTGATATGCTTTTCAGATTCGCATCCTGCTTGATCACTTCAAGCACGTATCGACGATATGGGTCTACGGTCAAGGCAGGTAGCACGGTCGTTTTATCCTCGCGCTCGACTGGAGGGAATAGCATAGCGCCAACTAATACCCGTAACCATCGCTCGGCTCTTTGTTCGTCCGATACTCTGGCCCAGTAACTCCCGACTACCTTCTTCTTGCCCGTTCCTCTAACGATAGCGAACACTGCACTAGCCTTTGCGTGCAGTGCTGTGTGGCATGAGCCACAGAGCGGTATCTGAAGTTCGGCGTGGCCGCCCAACGATCTCGGCACAGTGTGGTGCCAGTGGATCGATGCGAAGTAATGCTCACAGATATAGCACTGCGTATGAGCACCATTCGTAATGGCGGCTGCCTTCAGATCAGACACGTGGTTACGCCCAAGCGAGCGTCCAGCTGGTCACAAGATCCCCGTTACCACCGGAGAGCGCGTGCAGTGCTCGGACGTAGTGCTTGGGTGCGACCCACATATACACGTAGTCGACGTTCTTGACCTTGTGCAGCAGCTTGCCCGAAACTTTCGCGTATTCCACGGAGAGCTTCGAGTTGGCTAGGTCGAGAATGTGATCCGCATACGCGCGCACCATCTCGTCAGAGGATTTCTTTGCTTGCTTGTGCTTGTTGGAGATCAGCTTCTTGGCTGCCTCCGCACCTTCTTGCACCGTAGTAATGGACTTCTGCAACTCGTCGGAACGAGCGCGCAGGTCAGCCAGTTGGTCAGCGATTGCAACGCGTGCGCGTTGGCTCTTCTGCTGCGTACTGGCGGCAGTCAACTCAGCAATCTCGGTGTCAACTTTCTTCAAGCTGGCTTTGAGGTTCTTGAGCATCTTGAGGTCGCTGTTCGAACGCCGCGCCTCATTTTGGGATTCGCGATGGAATGCTTCTGCGTCAGAGCGGCGCATTACGATCAGCGATTGGTCTTCGACGATGAAAGTCCCGTTGTTGAATTTCTCGTAGGAGAAGGGCTGGGCCTTCATGCCGTTCTTCGCCAGCGTGTCTGGGCGAATGCTGCGATGGGCGAACGTCACGCGCAGGGGCAGGCTGATCATCTTGATGCCGTTGGGGCGGATGTTCAGGGCACTCAGCTTCGGGCCATATTCGCGTTCGAGCTTGCGGGTGAGTTCCACGGCTTGGGTGGCACGCACGACGCTTTCAGTGTCTTGGCGCTTGGCCGCGTCGTCGGCGGTGTTGAGCAGAGCGCCGCTGACGGTTTCCAGTACGAGGCGAGCCGTGGCGGAATCCGTGTAGGACAGCAGCTGGTCAACGAGCGGGCCGCGACGGCGGGCATACTGGTCGGCCTCAGAGCGGGGCAGGCCAGCGAACCAGCGCTTGGTCAGCTCTTTGATTTCAACCTTGGAGTCGGTCGAGATCAGGGCAGCAAGGAATGCAGGTGTTGTGATCGATTCGGCGGGTGCTGTTCCATCACGCACGGTCTCAGCTTTGACAATGAGGTTGCGCGCGTTGGTCAGCTGCAACTCGACACCTTCCAACATGGCGGAGAGTGAGTTGCATTCTTTGCGATAGTCAGCGAATGCAATCTTGCGAGCAGCCACAACTTTGGCGAGGCTGGTCAGGCGCTTGTTCACTGTGTCGAGCACAGCACGCGCGTCCGCAAGGTCGGTAATCACTGCAACAGACTGCTTCGGCGCTGCCCGCAAATCAGCGGTGGCCGCAGCAGTGGCCCCGTTGATTGTCAGGGCGATCTGGCTGGGTTTGTTCGAGGTGCGCAGAGACACCAGACCGTTGCTCAGGACTTGGTGAGCATGAGTCAGGTTCTTCTGCATCAGCGATAGAGACATCGGGTCTTTCCTTTATGGACGTGGTTACACGTAGTGCCCAAGTGGGCGGCGTCAGGGGAATACGAAATTAGTATCCCGAGACGAGAAGGGAGAGGGTGAATAACTCCACCCTCTCAAACTACTGTTTACAGATTTTATTCCTTCGTGTAGACAGGCAATCCGCTTACAGTCATGTCTGGCTTGGCAAGGTACTTCTTCAGTCGCTCCTTCAAGTCCACGGCGGCTGACTGGCCGGGTTCTTTCAGGCGACGGTCGTAGTCCTTGATCTCCGCGACCAGCTTGGCTTTGATATTCTTCAGCTCGTCGAGCACCAACTTTGCAAGCGACCGGAGCTGCATGCTCAGGATGGCTTCGACTTGGACTTCATCCAACTTGAACTCTTTCATCAGCGCGGCTTTCGGATCCTTCGCGGTGCGGATGATGTGAATAGCGCGGTCAAGGGAATCCTTGGTTGCGACAACCACAAGTTTACCGTTCACAACGTGGAGCGCGTCGAGCGCTTGCTGCTTGAAGTAGTTCAGGTAGTCCACCTCCAACGAGATCCGATACTTGGCCCAGTTGTTGATGAACGCAGGGAAGTCGCAGTGGCTGAACTTCGACTTCTCCCCCAGCTTGCGTATCGTGACGCCGAGCTGGTACGACTCGTTCTTGGTCAGGCGCTTGCGGATAGCTTGCACCAGAGTGTAGAACTCGTCTTCCCCAACGCCACGGCCAACAGTGATTGCGATGGCGCAACCATAGGTGCCCGCGTCGGGGTTCTTCTTGCCGCCGGACGACATCACTTGCGACACGCCCTTCATGTCGGCGATTGCACGAATCGTCTTCTCGACGGACACGGCATTCGACAACACTTGTGGGCTGTAGCTCTGCAACACGATCAGCTTGCGCTTGTAGTCGGCCATCATCTGCGGATGGAACGGCAGTGAGCCGCGTCCGGTCGAGATAAGGGTCTCGAATTGCTCGTCGTCGGCAACACATACAGCGCCGTAGGGGTGCTGCACCACCAGCCGCTTGATCATGTCGTTGGCTGTGATCTTGCGACCACGCAACGCCGCGATTGTCAGCTGGGCAACGCCAGCAAGTTCAAAGCTGGGGTTACCGGAGCGTACACCGTAGGCCGGAATCGTCGGGTTGCCAGCGAGCAGCAGCATAGGCAGCAGCGCAGGCATGTAGACGGGCCACTTCTTATCCTCAGAAAAGTTCTGGTGATACGGCACGGCCTTGAGGTATCCGCTGTCAGCCATGAACAGTTGGCTGAAGCGTGACAACTTCATTTCCGAATAACGCATCGCGGCGGGTGCGTCAACTGGGGAGCCGAAGTTACCGGAGCCCCACAGCAGAGGCGGGTTGAAGTTTGCGATAGACACACCCGCATCATAACACGCGACGTCACCGTGCGGGTGATACGAACCGATTGCATGGCCGACAACCTTGGCTGACTTCGCAAAGCTACCGCTGGGGCTCAGGCCAAGTTCAACGGCCGACCACAACATCGCGCGGTGTGACGGCTTCAGGCCATCGCGCAGTTCGGGAACCGCACGGTCTTGCACGACATACGAACCGTACTCGAACAGTGCGCGGTCGGTGTATTCATGCAGTTCCTTGTCTTCGATGTACGTGTCGACGGTCGGAGTCAGCGACATCTTCAGCTGGGCTTCGGTGCCGACCTCGCGCTCGCCTGTTGCTGCCGTGGCCTTGGCTCGCAGAGGCTTGCGCTTTTTCACCAGCGTGCCGGATTCTATCTCGGTCGCTGTCGACTTCGCAGCTTTGGTGGCCTTGGGTCGGCGCACCACTCTCTTAGTTGTCATACATGTTCCTTAGCTGGACAGGCCGAGCAGTTGGCGGCGTGCGCTGGCGTCGTCCCCGAGCACTCGATTGTACCACGCCAAACTTTCCTGCTTGGCGAACGGCTGAATGCGAATAACGCGACGGATAGACGGGTCGAACGCGATGGCTTCCATGATCTCGGGCGACACTTCACCCCAACCTTTGGCGCGCGTAACGTCAGACGGCTTCACAGTAGATGGCGCGTTCTGCAACAGTTCTTGTTTGGTGGCACCACCGTAATGCTTCTTCTTGTGCATGACGTTATACAGCGGAGCGTCCACAACATAGACGCGGCCCTGATAGAGCAGGTCAGGCAGCAGCTTCCAGATGATCGCGAGGAACAGACTGTTGATGTGATAGCCGTCGACGTCCGCGTCCGCGAGGAAGTAGATGCGCTGGACGCGCAGCTTGTCCACTGGGAATGTCGGGTTCGGCACACGTGCTTTCACTTGGGCATCGAATGCTTTGAAGTCAACGCCGAGCGAGATCAGGAAGTTGCCGACCACGGGGTTACCGATCACTTTGTCCAGCGGAGCGTTCAGCGCGTTGGCTGGTTTACCGCTCGCCTTGAACACTTCTTGCGTGACCGGGTTGCGCGCGTTCTTCGCAGTACCGCCCGCCGAGTCCCCTTCCACCAAGAAGAGTTCGCGCAGGGTGTTGTCCTTGGTGCTTGCTGCATCCAGACATTGCGGCAGTGCCCCGCCCTTGGTTGCGCGCTTGGCGTCGGCCATCGCAGACAACGACTTGGACATTGCGAGACGTCCGGTCTCTACCTGCACCGCACGATCCAAGATGAACTTGGGCAGCGCTTTGTTGGCAGCGAAGTGTTTGACCAGCTCAGGCAGTACCGCGTCTTTGACTTCGTTCTGGACTTTGGATACCAGCTTGTCTTTGACTTGCGAGTCGAATGCAGCGCCGTGCATCCGCCAGTCGAAGAAGCCGACCAGACCGAACAGCAGATCCTCAGACGCGTACTTGCGTTTCTTCTTGTCTAAGTGCTTGCTGTTTTCGTAAGGCTTGACGGCCTCGACCAGCGCGTCGATCAAACCACGGACGTGAGTACCACCGTTCGCGGTCGGCGAGTTGTTCGCAGAGGAACGCAGTTGCACGTTGGGCAGCGTTGTCCATTGCAGAAGCGCCGTCACGTAGTCGGTCTGCAAGATGAACGGCTTGAACTTCGCGTCTTCCTCTTCGCCCAGAATGTCGGCGACGTGTTGCTTGAGGAATTCCGCGTGACTCAGCTTGTTCAGGAAGCTGACGGTCTTCGACTTCGCGCCCTTCTTCGCAGTGAGCACGATGTTCAGGCCGGGGTTCAGATCCGAGATCGACTTCAGCCAGTTGCCGAGTTGCTTGTACTCGGGATTGGCGGGCCGGAAGTTTTTCGGCAGCTTGCCCTTCGACGCGTCTTCGCTGACGATGGACTGATTCAACTTGTTCATTACCACAGTGCCGTAGTCCTTCGACGTCAGCAACGCAGCAACGTTTTTCGGGAGACTGGCGACCACTACCGGATCCGGTTTCACGGGTCGGCCCAGCTCAAAGCGCTGGTGATAGATTTTGCCCTTGCGCTTACTCCACACTTCCAGCCATTCACTGACGGCGTTCACCGCAGTGACACCGACGCCGTGTGTACCTGTCGAAACTTTGTAGGCGCTGTCTTCGAACTTGCCGCCCGCGTGCGTGATAGTGAATGCAGCGGTGAGGATCGAAATCTTGTCACCGTTCTCACGCGTTTTCATTTCGACTGGGATACCACCAGCCTTGTCCGCCACGATTGTGATCGACTCGTCGTAATCGTAGTAGACTTCGATCCACTTGTTACGTCCGGCCAACGCTTCATCTAACGCGTTGTCCACTTCTTCCTTGACGCAGCGGTAAGCCATCTGCGGGCCGAGTTCGCCAAGGTACATTGTCGGCTTAGCCTGAATGCCCGCGACGCCTTCCTTGATCTGAAAGTCTTTGGCCTCTTGCGTACTGGCCTTGCTCACGGCTTTGGCGACGCGCGTCTTTACTGGCGCTTTGCTCATGTCAGTTCATCCTCTGGTGTTTCGAGTTCGCCGTAATAGTCGCTGGCGTCATCTTCTGCAATAGGGGCGAGTGGATAGGTGGCGAGCGTGCCATCCCATTCCTCAACCTGCCGCTTGATGTCGACGTACAGTGACAGCAGCGGGAGCGGAGCCTGTGAAACAAGCTCGATGGTTTGCCCGATAGCGCGACACATTGTCACGCGCAGCGAGAAGCCAGTTGCCTGATTAAGGTCGGCGTACACAACAACGAACCCGAGCGGCGTATTCAAGCCGTCCGTGGATCGCACAGCGTAGAGTCGGAACAGCGATGCGTTGACTTGTTGCATCAGCGCGTCAAAGTCCGTGTAGACATTCGTGATCTCAGCTTTCATTGTCAGTTACCCGTGATTGTCCCCATGCACTTATTATACCAACTGACGTGCTAGAAACCTAGTCCGGTTTTCGTCAGTCGTGGTCGTGCTCGCCTTCTTGGTAGCGCAGCGCCTTGAGGGAATCAGCCACGCTGGACACGCTGGCTTTCGGATCGTCTGCGATACCAGAGACTGAGGCAAACCCGATCAGGTCACGCAGTGCGATCAGCTGATCCTTGTTGAACGCTTGCAACATGTCGACGCTGGGGATGTCGCACAGGGTTTCAGCGAGCCAGCGTATACCTTCAGCGCGAGTGTATGTGTTACGCATCTTGGCGGTATGCACCGCATGGACTGCAACGTCTGCATGGCGTTGCGGCAGATCGCTAATGCGGAGCTGACCAGCCGCCACTTCTACGGCTTCCGCATCGCTTACGAGAAAGAGAGCACCAAGCAGAGAATGGGCAGACCCATCGGTGATATGCTTGTCGATATTCTTGGCGAGTGCGCAGTTGGATTTGGCGACGCCGCTTATTGCAGAAGATACATCGAGAGTTTCGAGAGTGCGCCGGGCGTTGATTGCGGCATCCAACGTGGAATGAAGAAGTTCAAGGTGCAGGGCCATGTTCGCGAAGTCCGTTTTGTGAGGCAGAGAATAGAAAAAGGGGAGCAACGTTGCTCCCCTGATCCGAGGATGTTTATTCCTCTGGCATTGCGCGGCGGTGATTAACCCAGATCGAATTCGAGGTCGTCGCCTTTGCCCTTGCCTTTACCTTTCTTGGCCGGAGCGGCTTTTGCAGCTTTGGCCGGAGCTTTCTTGCCAGCAGGCTTGGCAGCAGGCTTTTCAGCTTTGGCGGGTTTGGCCGGGGCTTTCTTGGTAGCAGGCTTCTCGGCTTTGGCCGGAGCTTTGGCCGGAGCTTTCTTGCCAGCGGCAGGCTTCTCGGCTTTGGCCGGAGCTTTCTTGCCAGCGGCAGGCTTGGCGGCTGCGGCTTTGGCCGGAGCTTTCTTGGCAGCAGGTGCCGGAGCAGCTTCGCCGGACTTGGCGGCCAGCAGCTGGGCTTCCAGTTCAGCGATGCTTTGTTCCTGCGCAGCCAGCGACTGGGAGGAAATTTCCTGAGCTTTGGTCTGGGCAGCGACAGAGCTGTCGTGCTGCTTCTGGGCCTTGGCGTGCTGGGACTTCAGGGACTTCAGAGTTTTCTGAAGGGCGGACAGCTGGGCGGTTTCAACAACGGTAGTCTTAGCCATGATAGGCTCCTTGAGAATTAAATGCTTGGGGGGGTTAAGTTGGGGCGGAACTTGCCGCCCCATCAATTACTGTTTTCGGATTGGAAAACTTTTCAGACCGGAGGAAGATTATTCTTCGTCGAACTCGTCGTCGAATTCGTCTTCGTCTTCTTCTTCCTCTTCTTCGTCGTCGAACTCTTCTTCGTCTTCCTCTTCCTCTTCCTCGTCTTCGTCTTCCTCTTCTTCTTCTTCGAGGAATTCTTCAACGAGGGCGCGAAGTTCGTCCTCGTCCATCTTCTTGGCTTTGACCTTGGTGGCCAGCTTGTGCTCGATAACGAATTCGAGCAGTTCGGCTTCGGACATCTCGTCCGGGTCGATGCCTTCTTCTTCTTCGTCCTCTTCCTCTTCACCGATGCCGAAGTGCTCACCGATCATCTCGGTCAGGGTGTCGGCGTCGGTCTTGGCAGCGGCCTTGGCCTTGACCAGCTTCAGGGTGACGGCGATCTCGCGGATCATGTCTTCGTCTTCCAGATCGTTGAATGCGGCCTCGGCAGCGTCGGCGTCGTCGCCGTCCAGAATTTCGATGATGTCGTCAGCGGTCAGCGCTTTCTTTTTCTTGCCGCCTTTGGCGGGAGCTTTCTTGGAAGCGGCTTTCTTGGACTTCGGAGCTTCTTCTTCCTCGTCCTCTTCTTCGAACTCTTCGTCTTCTTCTTCGAGTTCTTCCTCTTCCTCGTTGTCGGCTACCTCACCGACCAAACCCAGACCGTAGGAATCAGCCAACTTGGCGATCTTCGGGTCTTCGCTAATGGCAGCAGCCAGAGACTGGCACAGGGTATGCAGCAGAGTAGTTGCGGCGTTCACCGGAGCAGCAGCGGCTTTGTTGGACTTAGCGGAGGTTTTGGTGGTTGCGGTTTTAGCTTTAGCCATGACTGAAATTCCCTTATAGATACGAGGCGGTGTTGCCTACTTGTGTTGTTTACAGTTTTATTCTGGAGCACCGTGCTCAGCGCTCCCAACAATTATTGTTTACAGATTTTTGCGGACGGAGTGTAGCCTTACACTTCGCGCTTGCGGGACGGCAGCTTGGAGACGTTGCCAGTTTTCTTGGCAGTCTTCGGGGCGGCTTTACCGGAGCCTTCTTTGACGTCTTCACCGACGACAGAAACTTCAACGCCTTGGGCGCGGGTGTTGATGCGGGTCTGCTCGCCAGTCTCGGCGTCGGTACAGATCAACCAGCCTGCAACGTTCTTGACCTTCTGGTGCGGCAGCTTCAGCTCGGGCACTTGGCCGACAGCGCGGATGATCGCTTCGTGGCCGACGCCAGCGCCTGTGATTTCCAGAACGTCGCTCTTGCTGATCATCACTTCCAGAACCTTGGAAGAGCCGTAGCCTTTCTTGCGGCGCACCATGATGCTGTTGTCATCGTCGCTCAGCAGCACGGCGGCAAACTGCTCGGGCTTGCGGCAGGTGACCAGCACGGTAAACAACTTGGCGACCGCAGCACCGACGGCAACGCTGCTCTTGTTGTGCAGGCGGCTGGTACGGGTAGGGATCAGGTCAGAACGAACTTGCTTCTTCTTAGGGGCGATAGCCATACGATATTCCTTTCGGGGTTGTGAGTTGGACTAACAATTACTATTTACAGAATTCGGTGTCAGGCTAGGGCAGCCAGTGACAGTGCAGAAGTCAGCGCCGTAAGAATTAGAATGCTCAGCGCGAAACCTTTTGCGAACGATGATGATAAAACTTGCTGATTGCCCATTACGCTTTGACGGGCATCTCGGGCTCGGCGTTGCCCTCTACATTAGCGACCGCAGCGCCGCTTGCTTTCCCCACGGCTTCAGCAACGTCTGCAAGTTTCGGTGCAGGCTTCGGGGCCGGGGTTTCTTGGGAGCAACGTGCACGCAACGGTTCAAGGTCACGGCACACTTTCTGGATAAGCTCGCGCGACTCTTTCACGCCAGCGCCGTTAGGCTTGCCGACAACCAAGTCCAGCTCTTCCAGCTTGTCGAACACGTCGTCGGCGTCGATGGCAGCCAGCGGCAGGACTTCGGTTTCCAGCTCGGCCAGCTTGTCGGCTGCAACCTTGAGTTGCTGGTTGCTGCGCAGCAGTTGCGTAGACAGCGACTCGTTCGTCGCATTGAGGTTCGTGATCTTGGCGTTGGCGTCGTCAACCGTGCGCTTCAGCTGTTCAGCGGCGCTCGCCTGTTCGTCGCGAATCGCGGTGTTTATTTCGTCTTCAACAGCGTGCGACATAGTAGTCAGCAGCTCGCCGAAGTTTGCCATCATGGCACCAACTTGGGAAATACGTTGCATTGATTTGTCCTCGGAGTAGAAGGGGCCAAACTGCGGCCCCTACAATTATCGTTTACAGAATTACTCGGCGTCGTCCAGCTCGGTCTCGTCCTCTTCTTCGGAGTCGTCCTTGGCACGGGTCAGCATGATGGTGGTATCACCGCCCATGCCGAACAGGGATTCGCCGATGGGAGTGCACAGGACGGCACAGGCATCGTTGCCCACACTGGCGTAAGCGTCGATGTCGACAACTTCGTGCAGCGGGACGTACTGCTCGACTTCGGAGTCGTCAACCAGCAGGCCGATACCGTACACGCCAGTTTCGACCACGGCGCGATGGGTAGCGACAACTGCACCAGCCCACGGGCTCTCTTCAACGTTGACTTGTGCGATCAGCGCGCTGATCACTTCCGGCAGGCACGCGATGTTGCGGTCGCTGAACTCTTCAGTGCGGTTGAAGATACGATCAACAGCGTTGAAGGTGATTGCCGGATACACGTCAACGCCGTGACGGTCGAACTGCTTGTCAGCCAGCGAGGCCAGACGTGCGGCGATCTTCTCGGGGTACTTGGCGAACCCAAGGATCGGCATACGCATGTTGAGCAGCGCAGTAACTTCGATGGTGGCAGGCCCGAAGTCGTGCTCACGCATCATGCTGTACTTGACGTCGAAGTCGCACAGGTCAGACAGTGCAATCTTCGGCTCGGTCTCGTCGCCTTCGTCGTCGGCAAAGCCGATCATCACGTTGCCTTCTTCGTCGACCTCGATACCTTGCAGGTCGGCCAGCACGTTGGACAGCAGCTCGTTGATGTCGGTGCCAGTGGCGGCGGCAGTGACGGCAGCAGCCAGCTTGTCGGCGGTCACGTCAGCGTAGCTGGACGGCAGCAGCACGGTTGCGTTCGCCAGTTGGCCCAGCGCCTTGGCAGTACGGCCGATGGCACGGACGTAAGCACCTTGGGATCCGTTGTTGCTGTCGTTGCCGGAGATACCGTAAGCGAGGTTCAGGACACGACCGCTTTCGGTCGGCATCGCCATCAGAGCGTGACGTTGCTCCTTGGTGTAGACGTGACCGTTGTAGTCGGCGACGAGGTTCAGAACCAGACGCGGAACGATGGTGACTTGCAGCATTTGCAGATCAGCTTCGGGCTCAGCGTCTTCGTCTTCTTCTTCGTCATCTTCTTCCCAGTCGTTGTCGGTGTCGTTGTCGTTGTCAGTCAACATCTCTTCGTCGTCGGTATCCAGATCGATACCGGACTGGTCGACTTCACCCTGCACGTCGATACCGGAAGCGGCCGCCGCATCAGTCAGTGCGCCGTCCAGCTCGTACAGCAGGTCGAAGGAGGCAGCGTTCAGCCAGTCGGATTCGTCCAGCAGAGTGACGACGTTGACCAGCTCCCCGGACTCGACGGCTTCAGCAACGTCGGATTCGTTGAAGTCGTTGAAGTCGCCGCCCTGCTCAGTAATGAGGTTCACCGCGAACTCGGAAACGGCGGACATCGCGCCTTCCACTTCATCCAGACGACCTTGAGTCAGCAGGAACACGGCGGGCAGCTTCTCGGCCAGCACGGTCATGTCGTTCAGGTCGAGATCGTCGGCAGAGGTGTCGGCTTCGACAGGCAGCTCGTCATCGGCAACCAGATCAGCGGTGGGTTCGATGTCGGTCTCAACTTCGGTATCAACTTCGTCGAACTCTTCGTCGTCATCATCAGCCAGTTGCTGATCCGGAACCGGAGCGAAGTCGTCATCGTCGGAACCAGCGCTTACGTGCGCGGTGACTTCCAGCTCGTCATCTTGAGTGGCAGTCAGCGCGGCCAGCTCTTTCAGGCACTGGCAAACTTCTTCGGCGCGGGATTGCAACTCGTCCAGAGTAGCCTGATCCATGTTGGTCAGCTTCAGACCGCAGAAGCGGCGCAGGCGGGAAGCGTCGCCGAACGCGATCTCGATGGGCTGGAAGTTGGGGACGGCGACAGACAGATCGCCGTGCAACTGGCGAGCGGCACGCATCAGGTCAGCTTTGGTCATTTGGGTTGCGGTCATGACAGTTTCCTCGGTTTCGATTTTGGATTGGATTACAGGTTGGGCTTCTGCCACAACGGGGGTTTCGATTTCAGTTTCAACTTCCTGCTCGGCGTAAGAGTTGCCGCCGATTTGTTGCAGGGGAGACGGGCGGCCCAGCTGCGCGCCGTCAGCATGGACGACAACGTTAAGCGGTGCGCCCGCCAGAAATTCCAGACCGTCAACGGCCAGCGGCTCGCGGGAACCGGGTGCGCCTTCTTCGGTCGGCAGGTAAGTGGCGAGGTTGTTGAATACCGCGTCGGTGTAGCCAGCCAGAATTTCAGCGTCGTCGGTCTCAGGGACGTGATACGCGCCGATAACGCCACAGCGTTCGAGGAACGCGGCAGTGTTGTCCCCTTGAGCCGTCATCACATTAGCGAGGACAGACTCAGCGGCGTTGCCCCGACCAACAAAGCCGACAACCAACGGGATGGTGTCGTCAATGTTGAGGGTTTCGGCATGGATGGTGGCAACGTGCATCTTGAGCTGACCCTTTACAGCTTCGAGTGCCTGACGTGCGTTGTTGAACTGAATGGGACGAACACCCACAACGCCGTTGCGTCCTTCAGTGTTAGCAATAATGAGCATCAACATGGTATATCTCCTTACCAGATTCGGGAGCCTTTCGGCGTTAGGGAAAATTGTACGGTACGCGACTTGTTTACAGTTTTGTCGTTGCCGTAGAGCCTATCAGCGACGCGTGCGTACTTGTCCGTCAAGATAGGTCTCCATTCAATCTCTTCCGGCTTGAACGTTGAAGGCAACATCACGTCAAGCGCGTAGAACGATAGGTCACGGATCGGCGAGTTGCGTGGCGCAGACTCAGCGGCGTCATGGTAACGCCGACTGGCTCGGTCGAACTCTTCAATCACTGCTTCGGCACGTGCGAACGATGCAAGCAACTTTTCGGACGGGTTACCGCTGCTGACACGGGCACGGTTACGTGCGACGAAATCAGCGGCCAACGTGTGACGCGGGCGCAGTTCATCCAACGCTGCTTTCAGTTTCTGGACACGCTCAGGCTGTCCGAACACATCGGACTCAAGGTTCTTATATACGTCCACCTTGAATGCCTTGTTCAACAGCTGCGCCTGATCCGGACGGTCGTGGAAGTAGAACAGGCCGAACAGTGCAAAATATTTCCGGTCGCTCTTCATCACACCCGTCACGTCGATGGTGCCGCGAATACGCGAGCGCATCGTGTACGTTCGCTTGGTCTTGGCACGGTCGGCACCCGCAGGTAGCTCGTTGGGTGACTGCTGGTGCGCGAACAACGTGGGGATTGCCACCACACCGTTTTTACGCTTCAGCACATACGAGTCGCACAGCGTGTACGTCTTCGACTCAACGCCGTCCTGCATGTAGATCAGAATGCCATACGCCGCGTAGTCCGGAACGCTGACGCTTTGACCCTTCGGCTTTTCGCGCCGGAAGAACGGCCATGCTTCGTGCCCAATGGTCGCTGCCACCCAGTCAGCGCTGGGGAGGAAGGGCCACGGGCTCATGTAACGTTCCATCGTTGTGATTGACGCGTCGAGACCGTCAAGGTACGCGTTGAGTGCCTGCAACTTTTCAGGGTCGCGTGCAATGTCGAGATCGCGCAGCTCAGCCAGACGATCCAGATCTTGCGGGACACCCAGACCTTGGCGAATCAGTTCAGCCAGCTGGTCACGTAATGGGCCAGACGCGGGGGCACGTCTAACGTTGTCGACAATGCGGCGCGCTTGACCAACGCTGATCCGTGGGAGGTATTCGAACATCCGATAGTTCGGCTGGCCGATACGTCCGATCTCATGGCGTCGCAGCCAGCGGTGGCTGCCTATCGCTCCACGGTCAAGTGGTTCAAATAGCGTGCAGTGCATCAAGCATCTCCTTTGGTGTGGGCCGTTATCCACTCGTTTACATATTCCGGACACTCGCCGCTGCCGCAGGACGAGAAAGGTTCGTCGCACAGGGTAGCGAGGCATTCGGCCAACGCTTTGAGATCAACGTTGGGGCTGAAGACGAGGAAGTCGGACGACCGGTAATCTTCAGAGGGGCCCATGGCGTTCGCCGCGTACACGACGCAGTATTGGCCGCCCAGCTCAGCGGTCAGCTTCTCGGCCAGCTCTTCGGGCGGATAGTCCCGCTTGCTGTACTGGGACAGGCGGTAGAATGCGCGTTCGTGGATAACGATGGGGCGAGACTCGCTGTCATCCAACATCAGCGCGGCAATAAAAGTGTTGAGGCTTATCATGTGTAGCGCTCTCCAATGAAACGGGGCACTAGGCCCCGCTGTAGCTGTCATAGATGGCGCGCACCAATTCGTTCCAGTACGCGAGCCATTCACCGTCGGAGGCGAAAGGTTCGCCTCGGGTTTTCTCAATCAGTTGGCGCAACGGCGGGCCGGGCATTTGCGTTTTCTCTCCGACAAACAACGCGGAGAGAGGCAAGCTACCAGCGGCAACGTCGCGGTGGTACAGTTCGACCAGATGGCGGCTGATAGAGTTGCGCAGCTTCGTGATCTCGGCCTCGTCGGTCATTGAGATTTCAACGTAGGGCGGCGCTGGGCTATTCGGCCAGTTGCTGTATTGCGCACGGACGATTGTGCGCAGGTCTACCAGCGTTCGGTTTTCAGCAGCGGTGATCAACAATCGGTCAATCAGTTTTGGTTTGAGCATGGAGGAATCCTTAGACGTGCTGCACGTCTGTATCGAGGCGTGGGGAAGGCGCAGCGCCTTCCCCATGGTGTTGCTTATTCCAGATCAAACTCGCCCTCGTCCAGCTCGTTGGTTTCGTTGTCGTTGTCGTTGTCGTCCGGGGACTCAACCAGTGGCAGGCAGCGGGTGCACGCGGCATCGATCTTGATGATCATGCGGCTCGGCTTCGCATCGTTGATGGTGTCGGTATCCACAACCAGCATTGAGGTGTTGCCCTTGTGGATGGTCAGCGCGATGAACGCAACTTCCAGCGGCTCTTCGAGCCCTACCTTGTTGTATTGCAACAGGATGCCGGGGAAGATGTCGCCCGTGCTGACTTCCCACGCCTCGGCCAGTTGGCCCATGACGCGTGCGCCTTCGTGCGACTTCGGATGAATGACGCCGCTGAAGAGCGAGTTATCGAGAGCGATGTGCGCGATCTCTTCGTGCTCTTCCTCTTCCTCGGGGTCTTCCTCTTCCTCCTGCTCTTCTTCTTCGAATTCTTCCTCGAATTCTTCCTGCTCTTCCTCTTCATCGTCGAGGTCGAATTCTTCGACGGCCGGAGCGGCTTTGCCCTTCTTGCCCTTCGGTGCTGGGGTCTCGTCTTCCTGATCACCGAAATGCTCGGTGTAGGCGGCGATGATTGCGTCGTCGGTCATGCTGCGCAGTTTGCGCATCGGGATGATGCCAGCCTTGAGCAGCTGCTCGCTCGCGTCGTCCACGTCCACGGCAACCGGAGCGGCTTCGAGGTACGGGCTGAAGTCGAACCCGAAGGTGACCAGCATGTTGTTGTCGGCGGAATTGAAGTGCGCCTCGCTGGTGACTTCCAGACCTTCGAACTTGCCGACGCCGTAACGCTCAGCCAAGATCTCGCGAATCTCCTTGCGCAGAGATGCGACGTTCTTCTCGTTCAGGCCGCCGTCACGGTCGATGATAGCCAGAGCGTCAGGCAGCTCGTAACTCTCGGTCTTGCGGGTAACCTTGTTACCGCTCGGCTTGGTTGCAGGCTTGCGGCCCTCGGGCTTGGCTGCGGGCTTCTTGCCTTCCGGCTTGGTCGAGGGCTTGGCGCTCGGCTTCTTGCCTTCCGGTTTGGTGGCGGGCTTGCGACCTTCGGGCTTGGTTGCAGGTTTCGGATCCGGCTTGGCGGCAGGCTTGCGCTTGCTGCCAGCGAAGGTGTACTTGGCATAACCGCCAGCGTCTTCAACGTTGGTGACTTTGCCGTCGACATCTTCTTGCTCGATCTGCTTGAAGTTGCGGCCATCTTTCACCAGCAGGTAAGCCGACAGGCGGCTGCGGCCTTGGTCGTGCGAATACGCATACGCAGAAGCAACGCCAGTGATCTTGACGGTCTCGCCGTCAAGGGTGATTACTTTCTTGCCGACCATTTCTTCGGAGGCGGAGACTTGGGTACGGGTTACGCGGGCGATGGTAGTCATGATCATTTCCTCATTGGATTGTTGAAGGTGGGGACATCCCCTCACCTTGAATACAGTGTATCAATTGGGGTGCAAGGTTGCTAGTCCGGTTTTCGTCAAGCAACCTTGCAGGGCACAGCGTTCAGGTTGAACGTTGCGTGTTACGCTTCGGTCTTCGGTACTGCTACGGAGGCGGTAGCGCCTGTGGTGTCGCGGTCAGTGGAGAACGGCGCAGGTACAGGCTTGGCTTCCGGCTTCTTCGGCGCTGGCTTCTTGGCGTCAGCCTTCGGCTTGGCTACCGACTTCGGGGCTGGCTTGGTCGGCTTCTTCGCTTCCGGCTTGGGCAGCGGCTTGGCCTCGGCTTTCGCTGCGGGCTTCTTGGCGTCGGCCTTCGGCTTCTTGGCTTCAGCCTTCGGCGGCTTGGCCGCAACGTTACCAGCGGGCAGCGGGCAGCGGACGCGCAGAGCGTGCATGGCATCGGCGATACCCTTGGCGGTCACAGGGAACAGCTTGCCCAGCGTGCGTGGCTCGCTGCCGTCGATTGCGCCCTTGGCAACGTAGGCCAGATTGAATTGCTTCTTGTCCCGGCCGTGACCGAACCAGATTTCGACGCGGGTAACGTTCGCCAGATAGCGCGGCGTCTTCAGCATGCAGTTTTCGCTGAGTGTTGCCAGCGGTTCTTTGGCTTCATCGAGCAGCGAGTTCCACACGTCGCGGAAAGCACGTCGCGTTGCCGGAGTCAGGTCGCCAGTGGCGTTGCGCACGATCTCCGGCAGCTCGGCTGCCGCAGGGACGGCGGGCTTGTGGCGAGCAACGTTCTTGCCTTCGTTCAGCGCCTCAATGAGCGACAAGCCAGTCACTTTCAGGATGAAGCGGTTGCCGTCGACGGCCAGCGTGTAACGCTTGGTGTCGGTGTCAACGATGGTCATGCCGCGCACATGAAACAGGAAATCGTGCTGGGTGGAGCACTGCATCGGCGTGCGCAGTGAGCGGTAGGTCTCACTGAAGGCAGTAGCCAGCAGTTGCGGGGTGACGCGCACGGTCTCGAACTCCTTGCCGTCCGGCGCAGTGATCACGATGCCGTAGCGCTTGGACTTCTTGCCCTTGGCGGGAACGGTGTTCGGATCCAGCGTCGCGTAATGTGCGCAGCGTTCGACGGCTTGCGCGATTGCGACGTTCACCACGTCTTTAGCCAGCAGTTCGAACACCAGCTTGGCGCGGGACGGGTCAATCATGTTTACCAGTTTGTGAGCGGCCATTTCTTCTTTCCTTGTGGTCTAACGTGTAAGAGGTCGGGGGCACGTGGCCCCCAGTTGATCGAGTTGGTGATTACTTCTTGTCAGCAGCGGGTTTGCGCGGCTGGCGTACTTTCTTGCCTTCGGTGGTGGCGGCGTCGGCCTTCGGCTTGCGCGGCTGGCGTACTTTCTTGCCGCCAGCCACCTCGGCGATTAACTTGTGCTCGGCGTCGATCTCAGCGGCACGTTGGGCGGCCGTGGTGCGTAGCGTGCACCATAGGCTTTGCTGGGTGTGCGCCGAAAACAACAATGCTAAGGAACAGCGACAGCGTGATAACAACGAACACAATCAACGCAATGTTCGGCGTGCAGAAGAAGCGATCCAAAAGCTCGCGAGCCTTATCCATAATCTTGATCCCTATGCTTGAGTTGTTATGCCTTCGTCCGCCGCGAGAGGCACGAACCATTCGACGCGTCCACGATTCTCGGTAACGCGCACCGCGTAATCCAGACAGGCGGCTTCGAACCACGTTGCGTCCTTGGCGGCTTCATCTACCTTGGCAGATACCAGATGCAATGACATGTGCGTAATACCTTGGCCCGCCACCGCTACCGCAATCGGGGGGATGCGTGCATCAGTGGAGGTGAACAGCCCGAGCGTGATGTTCGGGCGCTGAAGATAAACGACAGACTGATGGAGCGCGAGGACAACTGGGTTGCCGTTCGCTTCGCGCAGATCCGCTGCGTGTGCAGCTGCGCCGTCGATGTCATCTACCCCCTCGTAATAGTCGGCCCGTTCGGTGTACGGAACGGACATAGGGGTACAGCACAGCATGACATTTTCGGTTCCAAGCAGTGAGCGTATTGCGTTGATCATTGTGTAACTCCGAGGCGCGCGGGTTTCCCCGCCGAGGCGATTTATTTGGTCAAGGTTTTGAGTTGAGATTCGGAAAACGCGTCAGGCTTGTTGGGGCCGACGGATACCGCGACTTTGGTTACGAGGCTCAGAGCGAACGCGCTCTCTGCAACCTCGTCCACGTAGGTGATGCGAAACATGTTCTCGCCCAGCAACGGGTGAGGAATCTGCACCGCGCTCCGCCCGTAGATTTCGCCGTCTTCGGAGATTGCCCACAGCGGTTCATGGTCAGGGTGCGTGACGCACGTGACGAACACCATGCGGTCATCGCGGTTGAAGGCACGCGCCAGATCCTGCATGACCAAGAGTTCAAACTGTTCGTGCTTGAACGTGGTAGACAACGCGAACACCTTGGGGGCCACTTTCATGGAGCCCTGTTTCCGGCCCTTGAGGTAAGCGGCACGCGGTGTCTGCAAATAGGTAGGAACAACCTCGTCCCCCTGTTCCATAAGACAGATTGTGTAATCTGCAACGTAGGACAGGGAGATAAGTTCAGCCAGTGGGTGTTCGCGGTCAAGAGTGATCATCGGTTTGTTCCTCTTCGTAGATAACTTCACATCCGGTTGTCGGATAGTGGGGAATGCGTGCGTCGTCAGGCGACAGGTAGTGGGCAACGACGCGGCCTTGTTGTGGCTGACAAGTGCGCCAGACGGTCTCAGTGGCTTTCTGGTACTTGGGCATTTTGAATCTCTGCGAGTTGTGCGGACAATCGACGTTGCGCTTGCAGCAAGCGGTTCGCGTCGCGTAGTTGTCGGCGAGTCGGCGGAGCACCCCAACGTTGAATGAATGTCCCGTCGAGAGTGCGCGCTACCCAGAAACCGCCTTCGTAGACAACGGCCCATAACCGTGAACGCTGCTCTACCATGTAGGCGTATGCTTCACCGATCTGCAATTGCATGACGCCGCGCGGGTCACGTGCCGGAAGCCCGTGCGTGATATGAAACACTCTCGGCAGCGGTTGCGCGGCCAGCACTTCTTGGAGCTTGTGCCACCCAGTGGTCAGGAGCGTGGGCTTTTCAGCCTGCTCAATATCGGGCACGTCGATAAACCGCACCTTGCCAGCGGGCGGAAATTCGAACGGATTATTTTTGTCTGTCATAACGTATCCCCAAAATATAGCATGATGGCGTCATACAGCCGCTCGACGTAAGGAGCGATCCACACGACAGTGAGATACAGCGCATCGCCAACTATGGCGACTACAAGCAAGATAAGTCCAATAAGGACTAGGTGAGCGACGAATGCATGACCTCGACCAAGTTTTCTAAACAGGAGCCAGAGGCTTTACGATTTGGAGGCATTATAGTTTGTCCACCAACCAGACAGTGAAGAGGTCTGCCAACTGCTGGACGTGCGGGTACGACCAAATGACAAAGAAGTACAGAGCAGTGCCAGCAGCAGCAAGTAGCGCGATAACTCCAATGAGTGCAAAGACGGCGAGGACAGTCATGGCCCCGACCATGCCCTCGATGAAGGAGCCAGCGGCTTTGGAAGATGGGTGCATTAGAATTGGTCTCCGTAGTCAGGGTCAAAATTGGTGAGCGGGTAACGTGCTTCGATCTCCGCGATGCGGTCTTTCTCAATCGGCTGGCGCGCGTCGAAGTCCATGACTTCGGCCAGCTGATAGATCCCGTTGTCGGCTTGCGTGACGATGTAAGTCAATCGGTCACGTGCTTGGTTCAGCGTAGTAACTCGGCACTCGCCATGTTCCGACACGTGATAGGTAATCTCGTCGCCTTCATGCTGAACGAGGAAGAAGCGCGTGTCTTTGCGATTCACGATCCGGTAGATGGTGAACGTGGCGCTGCCCTTCGGCGTGCGCAGTAGTCCGTCCATCTGCACGGCGTACACGTTGCGAAGGATGCAGTCGCGTGTGTCTTGCGTCGCGTAGTAGCTCACGTAATCCGGAATGTCCTTGGGGTCGGTGCTGGCATGGACGTTGATGATCCAAGCGTCGTCAACCGTGCGGACGTTGTTGGGGACACGGTTGACTTTCGCGTTGACGAAAAGCGCGAACGGGTCGCGCTGGTCGAGTGCCATGGCTTGCAGGTCTTCAATGAAGTAACGCATATTGCCTCTCAGGAAATTGTCAGGGGCCGCAACTTGGCGTACAGGTAACGGCGGTAACGGAACTTGGGATCGGCGCACGCATCGTTGGCGTCGAATTCCATTTCGAGTTCGGTTTCGTAGAAGGGGATCCAGAGCACCCGCTTCTGCGCTTCGTCAATCCACAGCGTTTCGTTGGTCTCGGGGTCAATGCCGCAATAGCAGAAGTGCCCGACGTGACGGAACAGCCGCGAGTCAAAAGCGAAGTTGCTTTCTTTCCACATGGTGGCCTTGGCGATAGCGTACAGGCGGCGCAGACGCCCGATGTAGTGAACGCGTTGCTGCGCGGTGGCGGCCACCGCCAGACCCTTTGCCGCAACCGCCATTAACTGCGCGGTGCTTGGTGGGACTGGGCCCGTCACGATTGAATGGCGGACGGTGCGTGTAGTGTGCTCGGATGTTTTCATATCAGGTACTCTTTAGCGTGCCGAGTTCAACTTGGCATTTGATGTATTCGCGAACGGTGCTCGTAACCTCTTGGGTTTCGGTAACACCGGACAGCATTTCGTAGAGCGGGGCCCAGCGTGTCGTCGCACGGTCGCCGTCTGCGTAGTGCACGGCGTCAACAGCATGGATCGTTACTTGGCCCACATGCTCAATGATGATAAAGGCAGTGGTCTGGTCAGGGTGGAACGCAACAGTCACGCTCGGGATCGTGTTGGTGATTTCGCTGCGCACGTCGATGCAGCGTACCGCCGCCACACTGTCGGCAATGAGCAAGTTGGCGAGCTTGCTTGCAGTCGGAAGCAGCGTTGTGGTCAACTTGATTTCCGGCGCGGGCCATAGCCGCGAGACGGCTTCTTTTCCGCGCTGGCGCGATTGGGTAACGGCAGCAGCGAATGCTGCCGCCTGCTTACGTTCGCGCTCTTGCCACGTCTCTGGAGACGCTTCGCCTTCGGCATCCAGCTCGACTGTCGTCTCTTCGTCGCACGCGGGGCTGGCCTCGACCTCGCCGATGGATCCGCTTTCACGTGCACGCTTGCTGAAATCAGATTCTTCGGTGCTCTTCGCTTCCTCTTCCGCGATACCGTGCAGCAGGGCGAGCGCCAACTGGTTCGGCGTAACCGTGGGCTTGATGTTGGAGCCCGTGGCCTCGAACAGTGCATACAGTCCAGTGTAGAGGGGGCCGCCGTCCAGCATATCGTCGGCCACTTTCTTGAGCAAGCGACGTTGCGTTTCCGGATCGTTGTTGTGCTCGCCGAGGAACAGGTCGAGCACAGAGTGCAGTTCGTGCCCCAGCAGTTCACCGAGCGACATTACCTTGTCGTAGTTGGTGTAGTGGGTTCCGGCAGTCGTGCCGCCCTGCTCGATGACCAACAGCGTATGCTGCGCGTGGTGGTTAACGTGCAGCAGGATGTAGCGCCCCTTCTCTTCGATGTCTTCGATCACAAAACTGTGAACGTCAGTCGAATGGAGATAGAGATCCGACATTGCGCGGCAGTCCAGATCTTCGATGATGCGTTGGATTTCATTGCGGTCTAAAATGTTCATGGTCACTTCCTTATTGTCATGGCAGTTGATACACGGGCAGCGTGGCCGCCTGTCTTGCAGAATTGAGTAGGCCACGTCAGCAGATTGACGTAGCGGGCGAACGCACGGCGGCTGCTCCCCTCTTCCGCAAACAGGGTAAGCGGTGGCAGCGTGTAGAGTCGCGGGCTCCACAAAAAGAAACCGTGCTGTCTGGCGCAGGAGCAGAGAATGCGTGCAATGTCGGCATCACTCAGTGGCGCAATGCAGCCGTCGAAGAAATAGGTGCCGAGTGTGCGCAGCGCGAAAACCCCGTCATGTTCGATGCCCCAACAGAGTACGCTGCCCGTGCTGTGGTCGACGAAGTAAATGCCGTTGAGGATTTCCGTCAGGTGCGGCACTTCATTTTTGTCGTGCGTAATCCGCAGCGTTGTAACGTCGCCAATGTAGTACAGTGCGTGCAGTAGCTTTTCCATGTCGTACTGGTCGCGGTGCGTGGTTTCGTTGAATTTGCGCATCGCATCGGCCGCTGCAAACTCTCTCCATCCTGCACCCTTCGGGCGGTAGTCAATGTGGGGCTTGCGTATTTCGTACATACTGAACCTCAATCGTGATTCGGGGCGTAGAGCTTGGCGATGTCGCGGAAGCGGGCCCAACGTTGGCGCAGTGTCGGCTTCTCGTCGCCGAAATAAATCTTCGGGTCGAAGTCTTCGGCATCGACTTCTTCTACGTGCATCGCGTAATCAACCTGCATCGGAGTCGCGATAAAGAACAGCGGGAAGTGCGCATACAGGCGCGGGTTCCAGCGCAGCCAGCCGCTAAGTTTCAGCCAACGTGTCAGAGCCTCGAACGCCATGTAACGCGGCGCACCTTGGCCGAGGTTGATCGGGTAGATGGTCGTTGACCGGAACTTGGCTCGGATGCCTTCGCGGCTGATAACCAAGACGGCCTCGCTGCGGTGGCAGTGTACGATCAGCAGCTTCTTGCTGCCCTCTTCAAAGTTGAAGATTGTGCAGGGGCCGGAGTCGGCAACTTCTTGTTCGAACTCTGCGAACGAATCGTTGCTCAACCAGTTGGTGTTTTCAAAACGACGGCGCAGCGTTGCGGGAAGGTCGTTGTTGCCTTCGCCGTTGAGTATGGTGATCATGGTTCGTTTCCTCTTTGGGAATGGTGCGGGACATCCCCTCACCTTAGAAACAGTTTACCAAATGGGGCCCTATCTAGCTAGTCCGGTTTTCGTCACCAGAACGCCAGAAGGGCCCGAAGGCCCTTGGTTACGCGTCGTCGATTTTACGCTCCCACGCGTGTTTGCAGTGTCGGCAGCGCCAGAACGCGTTGTGTCCTTTGGGCTCTGGGCGCACACCGATGAATTCAACCTGTTCGGTGTGGCACGTGGGGCACGGTGTACGTGTGGCAATCGCACGTGCCCGCAGGTCGGACGTTGCAACGTCTGTGAGTGCTGCGGCCAGTTGTACGTCGCCTGTGTTCGCCAGATGGAAGCCATGTTGGAAATGGCGTGCGGCAGCGGTTGCGACTGCGCGCTGCATCGCCTTGCTTCCGGCAACCGAGGCCGCTTTGTCGGACTTATCCACGGGGACAGTGACGTGAACGCCGAGACATTGCAGCTCTGGCGTCGTGGCCGTAACGTGGTCAACGTCATATTGTAGGTGCATGCGAAGTGCGAAAGCCAGATCGCTTGCTTGGTGTGCGTGCTTGATAGGATCGTAATACATCTGGTCGATGCACTCACAGAACGGTGCGCGATCCACGTCAAAGTACCACGTGTGCGCACCTTCCGCCCCATCGCTTGGGAAGTTGACCCAGCCCTGCACGCGAGCGCACGCGTCAATGATCGCGGCGTCCGAAATAGGCAGCGCTGCTGGCGGCAGCCCCTTCGTATCCGACTCTTCGCACACCGCCTTATTCCATGCAGTGATTGCGCCGAGGGCCGTGTCGCTCACAATCTTCCACTGCATCCAGTAACAGGATCCGCAGTAGGCGTAATGGTTCTCGGGGCCGGACATTACGTTGGGCATTAGCCTGATCGGGCCGTGACACTTCGGGCAGCAGTAAGCAGTGTGGCGCATACTAATCGGTCTCGCTATGGACATAGGGTTCTCCTTGTTACCATCCGGCCTTGAGTGCGAAGTCTAACGTGCCGTCAGCCAACACCACGGCGTCTGACGAAGTATAGGAATGATCAGTGATTGCTGCTACTAGCATGGCGTACCTCTTTCCTTCAAGGTTTTGAGTCTAACTTCGAATGCGCGCTCTCGGTGGATATTCGCGCGTTCAAGCTCTCGTTCTTCGGCAGTCATTATGTGAAGCGTTGCTGTTCCGTTAGTGGTCACGTACACGCCACCGCGAAACGTAGCGGGCTCGCCCAACGATGCACGGGCCGCCTTCTGAGATAAGGTTTTCATCTTGGCTCCGGAAACAGAAATGCGCTCAACGATGTGAGCGCATTACGTGTTACTTGTGAATGTTGCTGGAGCCGAAGCCACCGACGCGGCCAGTAGCGCGCAGCTCGCTCTCGTCAGTTACCTGTACCATCTCAGGATGTTCGACACGCGCCAGAACAAACTGCGCCAGACGCTCGCCCTTCGGAATCTTCAGGCCGCCGTCTTCGGGGAACGGTACGCCCTCAACTTCGTTGAGGTAGATTTTCGCCATCCACTCGTCGGGATAGTCGCTGTCGATCAGGCCAACAGTGTTGACCAAGGCGAAGCCCCATTTCACACCGAAGCCCGAACGCGGCAGCAGCAACGCTGCTTGGCGGTAGTCCATACGGGACTTGAAGCCCAGCCCGATGAATTGCGCCTCCCGTGTAACGAGGATGTCGTGCGGTGCCAGAATGTCGTAAGCGGCACTGCCGTCGGTTGCACGGCTCAGGCGCTCGCTCAACGGAACGCCGTCAGTGGTGAACACTTGGAACGGCAGCGGGAAGTCGGCCATCAGCATTGCAACGATGTCGGGCAGGCCGCGCTGCAAGGTTTCGAGTTCGATGCGGACGCGAGTGTTAGTCTGCATTCCCATGATCGCGGACTGCATGACGTTGGAGACTTCGATCTGCTGCTCACTGGTCAGTGAGGCGTCGGCCAGTACGCTGGCAACTAACGAGGTGGGGCCGCCGGAGTTGCTGCAAACTTGGTTGATGCGATGGGCGATCAACGTAATCGCCTGTTCCATGGTCAGCTGGTACTTGGTGCTGGTGTGGCACATGATTTCGGCGGCCAGCTCAACTTCTTGGATAACGGCGCGGGGGAAACGTGGTTCAGTCATTTCAGTTCTCTTTGGTTAGGGGTTACGTTGATTGTTTACAGATTCAGTTTCTGAATGGCTTTCTCTACCGCATCCCAAACTTCGGAGGAAGGGACTTTGCGGCTGATCATGTTTTGCAGGTAATGGCGCACAATCTTGTGCACGTCCTTGCACGCAATGTCCAGATAGTCGCCGTAATACTCGCGACTGTCGCGGTAGACGTTGGGCACTACGTCACTGATGGCGTATGCGCCACTATGGGCGGCCCGCCCCAGACACATGACAAGCGCGGTGCCCATGTGCTGACGCGTTACCTGATCGTCGTAGGTAATCAGGTGCTCAAGGTTGAGCATTGCGAGTTCAAGTTCAATGGTAACGCGAAGCGGAATTACAAGTTTGGTCATGGCTCACTTCTCTTGTGGAACACACAGCTCGGCCCGCGTTTCCGCTAGGCCCACGTGCTTGACGTGCTGGGCTATGCGCAGCTGAACTTTGTGCTGCATACCATCCAGTGCCCCCTCTATCGCTCGGCACAGCAAGCGCTGATCCTGCTCGCTAAGTTCGGGCACGCGCGTCTGCACAATAGACAGTGTTGTTACGCCGTCCGACATACGTCGTCGAGTCGACTCAGATAGACTTGGGGCATCGCGCAGGGCAGCACTCAGGTTATACAGAATAGGGCGCTCAATCCGACTAAGCAGGCAATCCACTATGACGTCGTGGGTAATCAGAGTTTGATCGCCGTTGTTTGCCAATACGAGGCACGTTACGCTGTCGACAGCGAATTCAAATTCGAGGACTGCCAGAGTCGGCAGGTTGGGCAGGGCGAGCTTCATAGCATCTCCTTACAGCTTTTGCAGTTTGAGGTTGAAGTAGCCTTGGCCCTCAACGTGGCGAACGCTGCGCATAAACTGCGGCGATTGCAGCAGGCAATCGAGGACTGAACGGCCAGCAGACCCCGGCAGGCTGTGAACTTTCGGGCAAGCCTTGTCTATTAAGTCATAGAGCTTGAATGTGTTGCCTTTGCGGCGAGCACGGAGCTTCTTCATTACCAGCCCGTAGACAACATCGTCATCCACGTCACTTTCGTGTTCCCAGCTGCGCGGGTCTTTCGCGAGTTCGTCGTCTTCGAACTCGCGGCTGTCTTCGTACTGCTCACGTAGACTTTTAAGCGAATCCTTGAAGCCCATGCTGCGGATGCCTTCGACGTAGAGTTCGAAGTCACGTTCGCGATTGCCCTCTTCGGTGGGAATGCGCCATTGCTTGTCGCTGCGACGAAGCGCCTTAACGTTGTTGGCCTTGGGCACGGTGTTCAGCATTTCTTGCAGCAGGCGATCCAAAGTCTCGCTGAAGCTCTCGTAAGGCTTACGAGCAGCCAGCACGTTTTGACGTTGGGCGAAAGTCAGTTCGAGTTTGATGTCACGCATAATTGCCTCACAGGAAATATTTAAGGAAGTCGTTTTCGATGTCGCGTTGTTCGAGTCGGCTGGTGCTGATGCGCAGCATCTCAGTTTCCGTGGGTGAAAGCCATTCCATCTTGGAGTACACGACCACGGAGATTTCTTTTGCCCATGGCTTGTTGGTTTCCAAATCGCGGCCCGATGCACGGCCTACGATAAGGTACATGAAAGTCAGCACCGGAACTTCGGTGTGAGTGTAGGGGTAATCTGTGCCCTCCATCCCCTTCGGCAGCTTTGAGTCGCACCAGTTACGATGCCAATTTAACGCGTACTGAATGTAGAGCGGAAGATCCCGATCCATGTCATTGGCGTAGTGTGCGCCAAGCAGCTTGATCATGTCGCTCTCACTGCTCGTTCTCAGTAGCAGTGCAGACAGCGCAACTTGCAGTTGAGGGTCGATCCTTGCCAGCACCGCCTGCACCGCCTCAAGCAGCAGCCGAGACAAGTTTTTATTAGCGCCCGTGCGATACAGTTTATAGCGGATGTTGAGTGCGTCCTTGGCATAGGATTGGCAATGAACTGAATCGGAATCCACGCCAGCTTGCGCCATACATTCCTCACGGACGATGGCGAAGATTGCAGGCACGGACAGAGGGAATACCACGTCAGTCGTGACTGGCACGGCGCGCACATTGAAATCTGCGATGATAAGTTTGGGCAGGTTCGTAATCAGGTGTTTGAGTTCGGGGTGCATGATAAATTCCTCAGAGATAAAAGTGCCCAGTTTCTTGAAACTTGCGTAGCCAAGGATCGTTGACTCCGCATTCTATGGAGACGCAATTTTGCAGCTCGCGTCCGTTGCTGTCCGCACCTTCGATCCACTGCATGATGCGGTGGTCAAACTTCATCGGTGACCGTGCGTGACTCGCCGCACATATCAGAGCGAGCAGAGCAGACGGTGACAGGGGCTCGCCGGATTCGACAACGGCGCGGCGGTCACACTCGATGGTCTGCTTGATGATGCGGCGCGCTGGCAACTCGCTGTCGTCGATCAGGTCGGTGAATTCGTCGCCGTGAAACACCAGCATGTCGGGCATGCCGCGCAGCAGCTTTGGAGTGAAGGGGTTGAACTTCACATCGTCTGACATTGCGAGCAACGCCAAATGGTAAGGCCCGCCGTTGGTGAACTTGAGGCGCTTGCCCAGCCCGAGATAAGAAATGCTGTCTACCGAAATGGGTAGCGTGCCGTCTGGATAGAGCTTGTTGACTCGCGGCAGGCGGTCGGGGAACATCGCGTTCAGCATATGGTGTGCAGCGTTGGCTGCCACGTAGACGGCGAGCGCGTCCGGCGCGTAGCGCGTTTGTTCGTCAACTAGATTGCGACCGACAACGCCGATTACTATGTCGCTCATGGTGCCTCCTGAATTTCGTGGGATCCGTTTGGTAAATTTTCTCACAGAAACGAAAAAGGCCCGAGCAGAGCGCAATGAAACTCTGTCGGGCAAACACGGGATAAAACTCAGTTACACATGAACGTTGCGCATGAGGGCAGCAACGTAACGGGGTGCGCGTTTACCTTTGCGGTAGTTGCCTTCCCCAACGTTGTACTTGTGAAGCGCGCAACGGAGACCGCCGCAACGCTCACGATAGAAGCTAATGATTTCAGCTGACTTATGGATCGCTTGGCGATAGTCCAGCATTCGGCTTGCGGTGGTGTCCCAGTGTCGAGGGATTACCTGTGCAATGCCGATGGCCCCATACTTGGATCTTGCGTTCGGCCGGAATCCAGATTCACGCGCCATCAAGTTCACAAGCAGGCGGGGCGGAATGTTGTTCAAGCTCGCGGCGTGGTAGACGTAGGCTGCAAGATCGCGCGGCTTGTTCTTGTACTTCGCATAGTCGGTGTCGAGTATGCGCTGGATTTCCTCAATCTTCGCCTGCTGCTTTTTCAAGGCAGCAGCGAGAGATGGGGAGCTGGCTACGACATCAACGTCGCTTGCCAATATCAACGGCGTTCGCGGTTCGGAATCATAACTGGCAGACACACTTCCGATAGACACGACGAACAGCATGGTTAGTACGGTTATCAACTTACACATAACAGAAGACCCTCCAAGGGAATTGGTGTTGAGTGTAAGACCTTGCGCAGCCGCTCCCGATCTTCCTGCCTGATCGGCCACTATGACCTTTTGAACACTCGGTGCTCACAGTAACGTTCCCCGACTTCGTTGGGGTTCCATACCATTTGAGCAACGAGAAGACCGTTGTGATCAAAGTAGTTCACGGTGGTCTCACTGTGTTCTTCGCGCAGCGGGGCATGGCTCTTGACGAACGTCATGAACTTCGCCAGCCCAACGCTGACCGCTCGGTATCGCACGCACGCACTTGGTTCGTCATCGGGTTCGAACCGATAAGGATTGTGGGTTACGATGTTGAGCGAAGGTCTAGGTCGTACACGATACATTTTCACGTTTCCTCTATCTACAACGTCCGAGAGTGGACGATATAAATTAAGTCAACGTTGCAACGTTCATCTCGGACATCGAGACTATTTATTGCATCGCGGATAGCGCTGCCTCCATGTTGCGGACGCGGCGTTCCTCGATTTGGCGGGTCAAGGTTTTGAGTTCATCAACCTTGCCCCTGAGTTTGCGCTGCTCTACTGGTGACAGTGACTTGAACCAGTTTGGCGTTTGCAGCTGGGTGTTGACGGCGTTCAGTTGGTTGAACACCTTGTCATCGAGAATGCGGTCACAGCTATCGCCCAGACCCTGATCCCCTTGACTGCACTCGCTGTATACGGAGGTCAGGGAATCAAGGTTGCTATGCAAGGTGGCGAGAGGGTTGCTGAATGGGGAGAGCATAGCGGCAAAGATAATAGCTTTCATAAATCACCTGTCGAAGTTTGGAGCACTAGGCTCATATTGTTTACAGATTGAATGTTGTGTTGCGTTACTGGGGCCGCAAGTCTTGCTCGACTAACGCCATAAGCCGCTGCACGTTCTTACGATCCGGCTCTTGACTCAGCAGCACACGGAAGCGGGCCAGCAACCAGTCGGGGCGATCCTCGACTCCTGCCCGCATCGTATCGGAGGCTTGTTGCAAGCGGCCTTCGTGCATCAGGGCTAAGGCGCGTGCTCCGGCGTTCAGTTGGTCATCATCGAAAAACATAGTGGTCACTCCATAACACGGATGCAGTTGCCTTCCAGCGAGTCGAGGTCGAGTACCGCGTCGGCATCTTCCGGTACGTCGCACTCAATCCAGAAGGTCGGTGCACGATCATTGATCGTTGCGAGGAAATGCGTGGTGGCCTTCCCTTGGTGGCGCATGTATTCGCGCGCAAGGGTACTGGCGCGCCGGGTACGCAACGCGTCGTCGACTTGCATGTTCGGCGGGATGCGGCCGTCGCTGATACGGCGGAACATCATTTCGAATGCCTTGGCGCAACATTGCTCCGGCGTGTGAGTAGCGCTGCTGACGTACTCGACCTCGAATGCCGGATCCTGCCAGTCGGTGCATTCCCAAACTGCGGTTACCGCGCCGTCAGTTTCGAACAGACCGACCGCCGATTGCAGGTAGCTGACCAGCAGATCAACGCACATTGCATCGGTGACCGCGTTGAGGCAGGCGAGTGCAATGTGCGCCGCTGCCATCTGCGTGTAGTAGTAGCCTTCGGCATCGCGGCCACCGCACAGATGCGCGAACTCTTCGGCCAGCGTGTCAATGGTATCGCTCACTTCGCCGTACTGGCCGCTGACGGTAGACCGGACGGGCGCGCCGTAGTCAGCAGTCAGGTACAACATTGCTTGCGTGAACAGCTCGCCGTCAGTCAGCGGGGCGTGCAGCATATGACGCGAGTGCACGCCGCCGTTTACTGCGCGGTCGTTGGCGTCCATGCCAACACTGAAGAGGGAGAACCCCAACACCTTGGGAACGGGCAGCGCGTGTGCAGTGATACGAGCAAGGCGAACCTTGCGGGTGTATTTGCGGGTTGTCACCAACTGGGTTACGTTGGTTGTGTCGATTTGGTTTGTCATTTTTGGATCTCCGGATTCATTTCAATGGTGAATGCAAACTCGTCGCGAGTAATCGACGGCACAGTGAAGTTGGTGAACACAATGCCGCTGTCGCCAAGGTCTACGAACTTCCAACGGCCAAACATACAATTGGTTTGTGGCGGGCGGCCGTTAACCGACTTCGGCACGTCGAGGTGCACAGGCCACTCGGCGGCCTTTACGTTTTCGAGCAACCAGCCAAAGGCGGCAGCACGATCTTCAATGAGGTCGGCGGGATACAGCATGCCCGCCATGAAGGTTTGAATACTAGCGTGTGGGCTCATGTCGCATATACCTCGCTGCGAAAGAAGAGGGGCCGAAGCCCCTCAGTGTTATTGTCAAACATCAAAGACTCGCCGTGCACTCAAAAACTGCTTTGCCTCAAGCAACTCGAACGCACGTTGGCGCACGTAGTGAGGAAGCAGAGCAGTGATCGGGTTGAAGTCCAACTTCTCTTCCAGCATGAGAGTGATTTCGGCTACCGCGCAACGTGCGTCACGCAACGTAGTCAGCGGATAGTGTCTATCACAGTGCGGCTGCTTGAACACCAGAACATTGGTGCCACCAGCACGGCGCATCACTACACAGTCGGCGACAATCGAATGCAGCTCGTCAAGGGTACGCACCCCGCAAGCATTATCCTCAAGCCACTGGCTATCCATCTCCTGCTGGCGGGCAGCAACTTTGTCCTCTTCCAGTTCCACCGCCGCAAGGAAAGCCGCGTTGCCTTTCGGCACAGCCACCCACTCGGTGACAAACTTCTCACGCAAGTCCGCGACATACGAGCAACGTATGGTCGCATTGAAGCGGAAGAATTTGCCACAGGCGGAACGTTCGAGTTTCATTGTTGTTGTCTTAGCCATTTTATTATCGTCCTTTGCATTTGCTACTTAGCGCAAGGTAAGGGCCATTCCCCTACCTTGAATACAGTGTACCAAATGGGCCTTTGGAAGGCTAGTCCGGTTTTCGTCACTCAGGCGGGCAGCGCGTAGTTCTCGTCGCCCGCGTCGTCGTCCAGCTCGTTGTACGCACGCAGGATCTCGTCGTCGGTTTTGTCAGTGACCGAAACCCCAGCGCCGCACAACGCGTTGAGCATATGGCAGGGGCGGAACAGAGATTCCGTTTCATTGAGTTGAGCGCTACGTGCCGCGTCCTTGTAGAGATCCCAGTACGCTTGGCAATCCTCATAACTCGGCAGCCCCAGCGGGAACGTGTCAGTGAACACCCGAACGTCGATGTGGGAAAGGCGGCGGTCGAATGCCTTGCGCGCCAGTGAGTAGACGATACCTTGGGCAACGCCGGGATTGCCGTAGACCGACATTGTGATCAATGCGACCATTACGTCGTGGGCGGTAACGCCATTAGTACGCAGCGCATTTTGCACAATGGTATGTAGGCCCTGTCCGGGGATCGGCTTATCACCCAGCTCGGATTCAGATTTCAGGTTGAGCAGCATCAGGGCTTGCGTCTGCGCATGGGTGAGCGGGGTGCGGCACTGGAATTGTGCGTTGATGGGTTGGATTGCAAAGTTCATAGTGGCCTCTTAGTTGTCAGGGAACGTGTAGATACGATTGATCAGGATGTTGAGTGGCATGACCACGGTGCCCAACGGTGCACTGACCGCTTGCAACTTTTGGCCGCGCCAGTCGCGCATCGTTGCGCGGAATTTCTCAAGCTCGTCACGGGTTGCTTTGAAGTCGGACTTCAGGACGTCGACGTAATCCTTGAAGTCGTCCAGCACTTTCTCAGTGGCGGAAAACTTCTTGGGGCCGAGGCCACCGACTTCAGCAAGGAAGGTGGTGAGCAGTGCGATCTCGAAGTAGTAGATCGAACCGCTCGCAGTTTCCCAGAGCTTGCCCTTGTTCTTGGCAGCGTAAGCCGCGTAGGCGTTGAGTCGACTCAGAGTTTTGGGCGTAGGCTCCAACACCGCGAACGTAAACGGCTCAGCGTCAGGCGAGTGAAACGTTACCAGCACAGATGGCTTCATTACTTGCTCTCCATTACCTCGATCAGTGCGTCGCAGCCATCGCGCAGTGCGCGCAGGATCTCGACGTCGCTGATCATCGACACACCCGTTTTCGCGAACTGCCATTCTTCTTGGCCTTCGCGGCGGAACTGTTGGCGAATGCCGATCATCTCTTGGCGGTCGCCTTCCGCAGGGCTCAACAGCAACACGACGCGCGTCTTCTTGGTGTCCGATTCGTGGATCACGAAGAGGTTTTCTTTCGCCTTCTTCGCCTTCTTCGGTGCCTTGTCCAGCACCACTTGGCCCGTGCGCTTGATCGGCTTCTTCTTGGCTGCCACGGGTGCGGGCGGCACTTCCTTTTTCACCTTGCGCACAGCACGCTTGGGTTTGAGTGCCTTGGCTGCGGGCGCGGGTTCCGGTGCGGGGTCACGGCGCTTGACCGCTACGCGTTCCTCTTTGGCCTTCGGCTTGTCGTCTACCGGACGCCAGTTAACGCGGGAGCTAGATTTGGGTTTCATATTGTTTCTCCATCAGAGTTGCAAGGTTGGGCTTGCGAGCACGTCCGAGATTGCGCGGAATGCACGGTCAGCCGCGTGAATGGCTTGGTGAGTTGTGTCACACCTAGCGGAGTGCTGGGTGCGGAACGTTGTCAGCGGGATCATGACAAGGCACACGCGGTTGCTTAGCTGCGCGACGTGGTTGCATTTGCCCGACTCACCAAGGCCAGAAAGGAACATGGAGCAGAACGCGGACACCGTAAGGGAGCCGAGTGCCTGCTCCCATTGCCGCTTGTTCAACTTCACGATCATGTTGGGTGGGGCTGCCACCCGCATCGGGCACAGGGCCCAGTTGTCGATGTAGAGGCCAGACACCGATTCAGCCGTTAGCGGTGTCCCAGTTTGTTCATTGAAGATCGATACCGCGTTGGACAATGAAAACTGGTGACCGCGCTTTCCCATTTCGGTGAGAGCGTAGGTGAAGATGGCACCAGCGAATTCTTCGTCCAGCTGCAAGGTTTCGCCCTGTGCGCGAAAGGGCGGCTTGTTGGTCAACCGTGGCAAGCGTTGCGCCAAGTGGCTGACGTAACGTGTCGGTATCGTTGGAATGGGCGGCGCAGTCGTTGGCCTCCGCATTTCGAGCATTATATGTTGCGCGTAGTCTGTCGCAGTTAGTCGCATCCGTACCCCTAAGCACTGACGCAATGAACTCCGCTTTGTCGCCGAAGTGGGCCTGCATGTCGAACGCAGGGAGCGGCGCGTTGATCACCAAGTAGGTGAGCGCACCACATCCAGCAAACAAGCCAAGCATGATCCAAGGAACATGGGTAGAGGTCAGCATCAGAAAGACGATTGAGAAAATGAAACACAGCATTCCGTTTACCGCGCGTCGTGCGGTAACTTGGGCTCCGGTCATTTAAGGCTCCGAAAGAAAGTAGTTAGGGAAGCGTCGACGCGTTGGATGTCGGTCGCTAGAAACGCGTTGTTATGCGTCTTGTCCTCCACCAAGAACGTTGACGACAAGGTGTCAGGCGATGCAGCAAATTCAATTGCAATCTGATCAGCAACGTCCAGCACCTTGACGGCACGTCGGTGGATAGGGCACGCACGCCTTGCGGCTTGTGTGCGAGCGAGTTCAAATCGAAACTCAGGCACTTGCTCTGGCGGGATCTGGTGCAGCTGCACGAAACGATCCTTGTGAAGTTCGTGCGTCTTCGGCGGCCACAGTACGACGTCGAGGATCGTGTCGTTGGTTCTCCCCTCCATCGGTTCGAGGATCAGAACCTTGTGCAGCTTCAGCTTGAGCACATTAGCGATCAAGCGCGCCGGATCCGTCAGGTGCAAGGCATGACGCATATTAGCGTCTGGTAGCGCGTGCACTCCGATTAGCATGACGATGTTTTCTCCAAGCCGAGATGTTGTGCGACCCAGTGCGTGACGTCACTCTGGTACGGTCGCCACATGCGGGTCATCGTCCACAGCTCGCACGGGAGCCCAAGGTTGCCCAGCGCGGCGGCTAACAGCGCGAGGTTTTGCGTCGAAGCCTCTGGACGTGCGACAACAACGCCAGTGCAGGCGAACACGGCAACCATGAACAGCAGGAACTGCACGCCGCGCCAAACGATGTACTGCTTTGCGCGGATGGGAATGAAGTGAGTGACCGCCGCCTGATAGGTTGAGTCGATCAGCATGTCGACTTCCATATCAGATCGGCCGTGGCAGTTGCCGTACAGCGTGCGGGCGAACACACCACGTAGCGAAGTCTCTGCAACGTTCTCCTCAAGCGCGATCCCTACCGTCTTGCGGGCGGCGAACAGCGACGCGACAAAGTAGGCAGTACCGATCAGTATGGTGATGAATGCCAAATGCAGCTTGTCGTTCGCTGCAAGTGCGGTATGCGCAATGGTGAGCGCGACGTACAGCGATGCGCCCATGGCCGGGTAAAATGCGTAGAGATAAAGCGGGTACTTGGTTTTCATTTTGGTTTCTCCGTCGAGTGAATTCTATGAAGGGCACTTCATTGAGTGCCCTTGGTGGAATTAACGTGGAGTGGAAACGTCTAGGGTGAATGCCATAACGTTCGGGTTAGGTGCACGCACTGCGGCGATCAGCCAGTAGATGCGCTGCTCAGGAACCTTGATAGCCCACACCATATTCAGTGCAGGCTTCAGGGAGGTCACGCTCGCAAGACGCTTGAAATCGTCGATGCGCTTCAGCGCCTTCGGGCACATAGGTTCGCTGGTGCGGCCCGCTTCAATGTGGGCCAGCGCGTCGCAGATGTCACCCGCGTCAGAGAGGGGGCCGCTATGTGCGATCACCATTGGGTAGTCGTTGGCGCGGTCGCCAGCAACTACGTCGGCGGCCACCACAAGGTTCGGCGCACCATCCACGTGCGCAACGTCGCGCAGGACAACGTTGCGGATGTCGAACCCGAGGCGGGCGGTCAGTGAGTCGAGCACAGGTTGAACTTCGCCCCGAGCCAGACGGTATCCGGTAATGCCAGTGTGCAGGGTCATAATCATCTTCATTTCCTCTTTGGGATAGGTAGGGGACATCCCCCTACCTTGTAAACAGTTTACCAAATGAGTGAGCAACGTTCTAGTCCGCTTTTCGTCAACGTTGGCTATCGCGTAGCGCGTAGCGCACACGGATGCAATGATCACGGTTGTTACGCGGCAGGCGAACAACGCCAGCGCCGCACGTTCACGACAATCCATGCTTACCTCACAGGGGTAGCTTTCGCCACCCAGCTTTCACGAACCAAACGCTTCACAGTAACGTGGCGCACGTAGTAGAACACAGGGATGTATGCCAGCGACGTCACCCAGAACACAACGCTGGCAACGCGGCCCTCTCCGATTCTAACGTCTGGGAAATACACGTTGCTGATCAGGTTGGCGGCGCAGATCAACAACAACGGAACGTTGAGCATGAAGAGGAAGCGGGACACCGCCGCATCGTTGATAGTCGGGCGCAGCACCATGCCGTCTTCGCGGGCACGCATCGCAACCGGATGCAGGACTTCCGCAAGGTAGCGGTGCACCTTCCAGAAATAGTTGGCAGTCATCGACCGCAGCACGTACTTGATCGCGAGAAAGATGAAGCTCAGCCCATAGATCACACCATTGTAATCAGGACACTGGAACGTAACGAACGCTCCGGCGATCATGTAGGTGAGCAGCACGTCGAGGAAGATGTGCGACGGAAAGTGGAACAGCGAAACGTTTTTGTTTTTCATGTGATCAACCTGCTTTCAGATATTGAGGCAATGTGTGGTCAACGAGCGAAATCATACTTGACGGTGAAGCCCGTGGGGCAGCCCGCGTTCGGATGATCGTTGAACCATTGAATGCGAGCTTCCGGCTCTTGGCTCCAATCTACCATGACATCGGGATCGGCGTGGCCGTCGCTGTTGTCCCATGGCGGAAGCATAAACGTTGGCACCACGACGCTGGGGCGCGGCGTACCCAGCGATGCAACGATCAGATCAAGGGGCAGCTGCACATCCGGCTTGGCCTTGGCGAATATTGCAGTCCAGCGGCGGCGCTCTTCGGCGACTTCGGCTTCACGTGCACGGGCCGCTTCATAGAGTTGGTCAATGTTCATCGTCTTCCCCTTACGCTGTTGCGGCGTGGCTTGCGTGGCTTGACCGGACGGACGTGCTGCCACTTCACGGTTGCGCGGTGCTGATCGCGACGGCGCATCATGTTTGCTTGGCTTGTGTTGTACGCAACCTCGTCGCAGAACCAGTCACATTCCTGCTCGCACATGTCAGCCATCGCTGCTTCCAGCCGAAGGTTGCCATTGAGTGAGGCGAGCACGCGCCGCACTGCTTTATCGGCCTGCTCTTCCGCTTCCTTGCGCCATGCGTCGAACTCTTCCGGTGAGTAGTCCTTGTCACCGACAAGCACGCGACCATTCGCCAACGTGACGCGCAGATCACTAACGTCCCCGACGTCGACCAGCTCGATGTCGTCCCGCGATTCCAAAATGGCTTTGATGCGAGCAAGGGCCTCCGTGTCAGACCCAATGAGTGCGATTCGTTTCATTACGTTCCCCGTGCAAGTTGGGCTCCAAAGTCGGCGGCCCATTCATCGAACGCGCGTTCCCAGCTCTTGGGCTGGTCGCGCGCTGCTTTCTTCATACGCTTCAAGATCTCTGTCTTGTGGGCACACTCTTTCTCAACAGGTTCGCCCACAAGGACAAAGTTCACAACTGATTTCACTTCTTACCTCTCTTCGGTTTGTTGTGGTTGTCACGGAACATGCGAAACATGTCCGTGGTGTTCGGGCGCTCAGCACAGTCTGTTGCGTTCTTCGACGGCCATCCGCCACGCGCGTAATAGTCAACGTGGATCGTCTGGCCCGCCAACGCTTGCAGGTCAATCGGACGTGGCGGAACTTGGCCGCCGCCAGATATAGCAACGTGCACGTCGGACGCTACCATGACGGTCATGCTCTTTTGAATGCGCTCTTCCGCAAGACGCATTGTTTCTTCCAAGCGCTCGCGGGAATCGAAAGCGTCACCCATCGGGCCGATGATCCGGACGCTGGCGAGGAACGCGTCACGCTCTTCTTTGGGCAGCGAGTGGATGTAATGTTGCAGCACGTTGGTTTTGCCGCTGGGCTGACTGCGGCCCAACAGCGAGCACAGGACATTGGTGCGTCCGACGGGCAGGCCGTTCTCTTGAATGTCGCGAATGGCTTTGAGTTGATAGTCAAACAGTTCGGGGTTCGGGTTCATGATTGCCTCTAGCGTTTATGGTTGCGATCAACAAACTGGCGATACATGCCAGTGGCGTTAGGCTTCAGCTTGAAACCCTTCTTCACTGGGGACGGGTCTTCTTCGCACTTGGGTATCCCCACGGGGTCGCCCGAAAGCAGCGACGGGTCGACCAGCTGGCCCATTGAATCAATGAGGAAGCGGTGGTCGCCAGCTTCGGTGCGCGCCTTCAGAACCTTGAGGACAAGCGATTCCATCTCCGCGTGCGTGACAAGTTCCAAGTCCCCGAAGTTCATTTTCTGGCCGTAGTCAATGATGAACGGCTTTGCGCCATCGAAACGCATAGGGAAATCGATCTGGCAAAGTTCAGACGCGTTGTGCAGCATGATCGTTGTCCCCAACGGCTTCCGACCAGTGAGAGGGTCGGCGTTGCGATGCAACACTGCAAGCAACTCTGGATGGTTGGCCCAACGTGTGCGCAGCTCGTTGGTGATCTTTTCAATGTCGTGCTTCTTGTCGGTCATGGTCGTATCCCTGTTTACAGTGTTCGGCATCAGCAGCGGAAGTTGGTGGGTGGATAGTTGAACTCGTCTTCGTGGCGCTGGATTATGCGGCACAGCATGGCGTCGAAGTCTGCCATGACTTCCAAAGGTTCACTGTTGATGTGCTGGCGAATGTAGTTGATGGACTGAATGATCAAGGTACAGCCTCGCGCGTCCATGTAGTCCAGCTCTTCGTACACGACGTCGGGAATCTGGGCATTCGGGTCGTTGCGGAACGCGTCATGTGTTCCCTCGGCCAGCAAGTCGTATTCGATCTTGTGTAGCTTCGCCAACAGCGATCTGGTCTGCGTTGAGGGAATCAGCTTCGGTGTCGAGCGGTCGTAACGCTGCTCTTTCTTGGGCATCGGCTCAAATCCCCAGCCTGCCATCCTCGGCCTGCGCTTGCCTATATCATCCAGAATGCTCTTGCCTGCCCCTTTGTCAGGCAGAATCAAGACGGCCAGACAGATCACACCAAACAGTGCAAACGCGTACAGCAGAATATTAAAGACGAACATTGTTCCCCCTAGTCTCGTTGGTGTTGGTCTATGGCGCGCCGCAGCCTGTCATCCATGTACGCGGCAATCTCCAACGGGTAGACGCCACGTTTGTGGCGGATGTAGTCAATGGCATCAAGCAGGTAGTTGCAAGTCTGCCCGCTCATAAAGTTCGGGTAGCTGAACGCATCTTTTGGCAGATTCGCTTTCGGGTCTCTACGATCCGCTATAGGCAGCGCTGCATACTCCAGCTTGTAAAGTTTCTCCAAGAGAGATGGCGTAAGGGCACCGAGCTGTACCTTTGGTGTATAGGGTCGCGGGATCGCTCGCGGCGGAGATTCCTTGCCGATGTGTTCCTCGATGCAGTCCACAATCCACAGTAGAGTAACGAGCACGCCAATTGCGACGAATGCGTAAAGCGCAATGTTTAAGAGCACGATTCCTCACAGGATGATCTTGCGATACCAATCGGGGTCATCGCGGATTATTGATTCACGCAGCACGTAGCTGTGTCCCATCTTGCGGTGCGGCCAGTTGATCAGTTCATCGAATGCCGCCTTGCTTTGATCAATGCTGGCATCGAAGTCGAGCAGCAGGATCTTGGCACCCTTGCGGTATTCGGCACGTAGCTCCGCAAGCATTGGAACGTCGGCAATCAGGCGCGCGTAAAACGGAGTGTAGATCACCTTGCGCGCGGTGATGTAACTTAGGCGACGGCGCCCGAAGACAGAGAAGGCGGGAACTTGGCCGCGCCCCATCGGGTAACGTTGCGCCTGCTCCATCTCGACGCCCTTCTGTCGCCACTCCAAATACTTGTCGGTGATGTTGTTCTCCCAGTCGAGGTGTCCGGCCTTCGGATACACCTTGCTATATTGCCACGCGTTTTCGAAGTTGTGGAACACGTCACGCGGGCCGCCAACGCACGAAGGCAAACTAACGGGCCCGAGAAAGAAGGGGCTGAACACCCGCCCCTCCGAATCCCGCGACACTGGCTTGAGCACAATGTCATAGCCGTCAGTATCCTTGTGCCCAATCTTCAGCACAGATACCAATGGAGTTTTCATTACTCTAAATCCTCGTCCTCTTCACTCAGGCGGTCGTCTTGGTGGTCAACCACAAGCAGGCGAAGATCGCTCTCGCGCGTCTCCACAACTTCCGCCTCCGGCAACAGCTTGAAGTAAGTCACGTAGGCGATCAGATCTTCCAGCGTCATTTCATCCGGATCCTTGTCTATGCAACTCGGAGCTGGCCCCTTGTAATTGGGATTATCCACCGCGCCATCTTCACCCCACGGCCACAGCTCGTTTTTGATCGTGCCAACGATGTCGTCGACCAGATCCGCATCGTCGGTGTCCATCTGCGCGAAATCAGCGTTGACCACAAAGCTAAGGAAGATTGCAGACTTGGTAGCCTCGTCATCTTCCTTCAGTTCCTTGTTGGTTGCGTCGATGGTCTCCAGCTTCACCCCGAGCAGATCAGCAACGTACACGGTGCATGCAACGACGAGCGGTACGCCGCGCAGAATACTGTGCAGCGTATCGAACTCAAGGTCGCAGGCCACTGCACAAGAGGCTGCCGCGTGCCGGAGTACCTCGGCGACTGTGACTTCCTCAACCTTGTCGGAGATCGCACGACAGAAGCTGTTGCAGTCTACGTAACCAAAGACGCTGACGTCATGGCCGAACTCCGCATATACAGCACGCGCAATGTTCATTGCAGACAGTTTACGCGCCTGTTTGCAGTTCGACGCTTTGGCAGTCATGAAGGTTGCGACTTCTGACTTCGGCAGTCTTGCGGTGAACGGGCGGCCACGGGTGGACGGCTCAGAGTCTTCATCCGGGTTCGCTTCTTTGTGTTTGTCCGCAACAGCGCGGGCTTGTGTACCGTTACTGTCTTGCTCTACATCGACCATCTCGCGAATGGAAGAGAGGACGCGGGCCAGCGCACGCAACGTTGGGTCTTTGCGTACAGACTTGGAAGCGCGCGACAGGAACGCCTCAAGGTCATCCAGATCGGACAACGCAAGCACAGCGGTCAGCACATAGATACTGCGAGTCGGCGTATCCCACAGCATGCTGCGCAATTCACTACGCAAGCTCAGCAGCCCCTTGAACTCCATGGCGAGCTTTGCTTCGAGGAAGTCAACGAGGCGCGAGTGATCGGCTGGCACACGTGCAGATTTGAACAGCGCGGAAATGTTGCCCAAGCGATTCGTCAACGTTGACGCAGAGTGATCGAAGATGTCACCCAGTGCTGCATGCGACTTGATCAGCGCGTGGGCCTTAACGCGACTCGTGATCTGGCTGTAATCACGCAACGTCCGCTGCAAGAGATCCACGCCATGGTGCTCGGCACTGTTCATGATAAGGTCTCGCACGGACGCCTCAGTATCGAGAGTACCGGAGCGCATCATGGTTGCGACTTCTTCAATGTACTCGGCATTCACCGGATACTGCGGGACACCATAGTCCAGCAGGCTTCCCATATAATCGCGATAAGTATCCATCACTTTATCCATGTAGGTACGCAACGCGTGAACCTTGACCACATCATCAGGTTTGCGCGACAACTCAACAGCGTTGTATACGGCCAAGGCCGCGACCAGCGACAGGGGCAAGTGGCGCAGAATCTCAGCGCTGTAGTCAGCCCATGCGTTCTTTCTTGCGCCAACATAGGCCGCCGCAAAGTCAAGCAAGCCACGTACAGTCAGCACACCGTCAGCGTGGAACAGCTTCTGAGATGCCTTGGCCCAAGCCCAGTCATTGGTATCGTTGCCATCGCGGGTTGCTTCAAACAAGCCAATGCCGTCGCGGATGTCTTGGTGGCGGATATTGTTCAGCGCCATTTTGAAGCGCGGGCCGTCGAGCAGTTGGTGCATGCTGGAAGTCCAGAAGGACTCGTCCATTACGTTGACCATTGCCTCGTTGGCCGCAACGTGACGCGCGATGATCACGCGGGCTTGTGCGTCAATCACGTCGAGGGAGTCATTATGGATAATGCTCGACACGTAGAAGCTCGCAAGCTCACGCGCGTTATCTTCAGTTGCGATCCGGATCCATTCACGGACTTCAGTGCTTCCGGCAGCCCATGGCTCTTCGTACAGACTGAGGAAGAGATTGCACACGCGCAGCGCTTCGGTGTCCGTGGTATTGGATTCCTTGATCGCCGCATACGCTTCATCCTTCAGTCCGAGGAAGCAGGCAAATACAGTCGACACGTACAGCGGCAGGTCAGAAAGGATCTTGGTGCCGAACACGGCGGCCACTTCTTTCTGGTGAGTGTTCAGGGGATCGCTGCAAATAACGAGCGGCCCGAGTTTGGTAACCAACTCAGTCGCGCTGAACGCCGGGCCGAGCGTTTCCGTAATGAATGATTCCAGCCCTTCGAGGACTTCTTCGACTTCATCAAACTCGTCGACGTGCAACGCCGGGTCACGCGCGGGCATGTTGGTGTAGATGGCGTTGAACTCTTCCACCAGAACGCTGCGCGGCAGGACTTGAGCGTGCTGCCCCATCGGTGAATCCATGTCCAGCATGGTGAGCGGAGTAGCCCACAGATCGCGAATGCTGTACGGTCTGTTTCCGCGCGCGTTGCCCAACATGAAAGCGCGCTGCTCTTCGGTGAATGTGACGCCACGTTCCTGACCATCCAGAATCATGGTCACGCCAGATCTGGTGCCTTCGACCAAATGGATCTCGTCGCCCGTTGCGTACTCAACGCAGCTCACCAGACCCAGCGGCCCGTACTTGGTAACGATCTCAGTAACTACCTGTGCAATGTTCGCGACGTCCAGCAGGCGCAGTGCGAGTGCAGGGGATGCGTCTGTGTAGGGGCGGAAACGAATGCCGACGTAATTGCTGGCGTGCCAGAGCAGGCTGTGATCGTAGGCGATGCCCTCGCCGTCGCCTTCTTCGAAGTCATCAATCTCGGACGTGCTGCGGATCCGAAGATGCGCAACGTAGGCATTGGTGGATCCGCACTGGTGCGCGGAGCCCAGAGTGATTTCCAACAGCGCACCATGCTCGATGAATTCAATAGCGTCGCTCAGGCATTCCACTTCTTGGTTTTGCTGGATCAGAGCGGCAGTCAGACATTCGCGCAGGTAGTTATTATGGTTCATAGTTGCCTCTTATTTTTGCTGTGTAATGGTTACTGTGAATTGGTGAGCGACGCCAGTTGTTTTCTCGTAGACCGTGACGAACATGTTGTGCATTCTGTCGCGCGGTTTTGCACTCTCCAGATCGTAACGTTGCGGGGCCGCCACACTGCTGTCATGGTACGTGAATTCGCGGGAGCGCAACCATGCGTTGACTTCGCCCCAGTCAGTGCCATCGGGAGCGTTACGCACGATCAGGTTAAGTGCAGTGAGCCCACCAGCGGTTACCGTGGTAACAGTGCACGGGAAATCGCCCGCCCAACGTTCGCTCTCGTCCACGTCATTCGTGACGTGATCGTAGTACAGCGGATTGAGGGGAACGCGCGGAGTGTTCGCCGCTGCGGCGGCCGCATACACGAGCCACTGATAGAACGACTTCGGGCACACGATACTGGGTGACGTGATCAGGGCGCAGGAATCTTCCTCGCACTCGATGCGGGCCGCTTCCTGAATGTAGGAGCGCGTCAGGCGGTCACGTTCAAACTCGCGAAGTCGGCCGCCGAGGAATGCAAACTTCTCAGCGCGGAACAGGTAGTTGAGCAGACGGGCGCTGATCAGGTTCTCATACTCGACGATGAAGCCCATCATCCCATCGGCGCGCTGCATCAAGCGATCATGAAACGCGGTGAACACTCCCTTGTCACTATGATCGATGCCGATAGAGATAGACGAGATTACCAGTCGCGGGATTGCGGCGGCGGGGAATGCGCGAACGTACAGGGTCTCGAATCCGTCGACCTTCAGGTGTGCGCTGATTGAACGTTGTGGGGAGTAGGTGGAGCGGTGTTCGGCAGCAGCTTTGATCAGGTACGACACAGCAGCGTCGGCGGCAGCAATGCCCATCATTTTGTATATAGCCATCTTGATCTCCAAAGGGCGGGAACATTCCCGCCCTTTCTGTGCGTTGTTGGTTTGAGTTAGGCGACAGTGATGTGCGACCAGCTCAGCCAGTCAGCTGCCAGCGATTCCCCGTCTTTAACCAGAGTCATGTCGCGCACGTACTGGTGCGCGATGCCCACCACGTCCAGCAGTGCGATGCACTCCCAGAAGTCACAGTCATGGTAGAACTCTTTCATCGCGCGCTTCACAAGATCGTCGGTCAGCACCGCGCCGTGCTCTTTTATGAGCTTCTTCACTTTCTTGCTGGGCTCGCAGTCGATATTGGGCGGGCAGACAAGCACGGAGCGGATCAGGACTTCACGAATCTCCGACGCTGCGAGACCTTCGATTGCGCCAACAGCGGTGAGAACCTGCTGGGCTATAGCTTCTGACATCAGGTAAATGTTGTAGCCTTCGCCATCCACGGGTTTTATTTTCTTGACCGCTTCCAGCGCTGCGACCAGCTGCTCGACTACGGGAATGACGGCAGCCGTGAAGCGATCTTTCTTCAGTGCCTTGTTCAGGATACTGATCATGTCACGTGCCCAGCCCCGTGCATTGTTGAGTTTTGCATAAAGGGCTGCGGGGGTAGCAGTACCGGAAAACGCGATGTGTCCAACGGGGTTGGTGGTCACCCGCTTGTTGAAGTTACGCTGGGTGGAGCACGCAATGCCGCTACCGGAATTGTACGACAGGAATTTTTCGGCTGCCTGCTCCCTGACATCGTTGTAAGTAACGATGAATGTCTGCGCACTGCTGACGCGTTCGGCGTAGGAAACGAGTGCGTTGCGTACTACGTCATCGGACAGCACTTCGGCGTGCAGGATGTGTACGGGGAAAGTCCCCTCATGCCACGCCTGTGCATACTTGACGTAGGAATCAGAGTCGTTGTCCTCTTCATCCTCATTCAAGTTGGAGTAGATGTCCTTCCAGTCGAACTTGAAATCCGCGTCGGCCATTTCGAGCAGCACACTGATCACGCCGCGCGTTCCGCAATCTTCCAGATAGGAAGACAAGAAACTGCGCTGCTTGTCCGCAACATCCAGTGCCATAGCTTGGGTGAGGTGCAGGACTTGACCGATAGTGAGTTGTACGTTGGTTTTCATTTGCTGTATCTCCGTGATAAATTTGAAAGTGTGCGGCGGACGTGTGTTCGCCGCCGAGGTAGAGCATTAGTGGCTGAAGCAGTTAATCCAGCGGTTGATATAAAGGCCGTCGAGTGGCACGTCGCTCATTGCGTTGGTAATGCGCAGCCCAAGGAAGCGCAACATGCCGTGCGCCGAATACAGGCTACAACCAGTGACGGACGGGATCGTGTATTGCACTTCACCGACCCGGCTCAGATCATCCTGAACAGTGAACAGCGGAGTGTCGACGAACAATGCGAGCGCCAGCTGGCGAGTCTGCTCTTTACCCAGCAGCGCGTAGATGAATGACCAGCTGACTTCGCGATAGCCCAGCTCGTAGTTCTTCAACGTTGTAGGCGGGACACCGACCAGCTCAGCAAACTTGGGTCGGGAGAGGCCGAGGGCTTCACGCATCATGCGGATGCGCAGCGCCCAGCTGTTGACGTCGATGTTTGCGTAAGGGTGCAGTTGAACGTGTTTAGCTTTCATCTCTATTTCTCTCTATGATGTAGCGCTCATTGCGCTGGGTTGTGGAATTCTTGGTATCAGTTAACCGATAAGGGTTACGTAGAAGCATGCGCCGCGTGCAAGGTTTGTATCCGGCACAATGACTTTGGTGCCTGTCGCCGCTGCTTTGTGGTGTGCGCTACATAAGCGACCAAAATGGATGCCGAGCGACGAACGTAGCCCACGGTCGTTCTTGGCGAGGCGGTCGCCGAAATAAGTGTCGGCGATTTCGAGTGCGCGAAATGTCCGCGCAACAGGAAGCTCGTTGAGTACGTGGGTCAGCAGCTCCTGCGCCATCTTGTGGGCAACGTCATTTTTCTTGTAGCGAGTGTTGCGCAGTGTTGCGGGCTTGCTTTCGCCGACGATTGCGCTACGCACTAAATTCTGCACGGTCTCTATTACCGAACATTCAGGATTGCGCGCTACAATCTGCACGATGATCTCGTCAGCAACATCTATAGTCAGTTTCATTATTCGGTCTTCCCTCTCGTTGTGATAATCAAGGGCACTGTTGCCAATGCCCCCTGTTATCAGAACCAGCTGATCTCGAATACGATCTCCGGGTGGATCGCCGAGTACATTTGCGCCGCGTGCAGCAGGCAAAGCATCTTGGCGAAGTGTGCGCGACTCGCGTAGTAGTTGGCGCACGGGTCAGCGTACTGCATCGCAGTTGTGATCTGCCCGATCATGAATGCCAGCTCCACTTGTGCACCAGCCCTATCGCTGACCCACAATTGACCTTCACTCTGCTCAGCACGTTCGCCAAGCATGAGGTAAGGGACGAATGCCTGCGACCAGTGCACGCCGTCATCCGGCCCGAACAGATCGGAGTCGAGCCCCAAGCTGGTGGGTGCCGTCATCGTGCCTTCGATCATGTCGGCGGCGAAGTCGTGGCGGTTGGCGGTAACGGTCATCAGGTGGAAGTGTACGGACATAATGCTTTCCTCTTTGGGAGCGGTGAGAGCCATTCCCTCACCGTGTAAACAGTTTACCAATTGAGCCCCTTACTTGCTAGTCCGGTTTTCGTCACTGGGGCCGCCAGCTGCCCGCCAGCCGTCAGCTCTACCGCGTAGTCGAAACTGGATGCGGTAGAGGGTAGGGCCGGAACGTCGGGGAATTGCAGGACATTTTTGTTCGGGGCTTCGCGGTCATCGTACATCGGCGCGTGAAGATTGATCACGGCGTGCAGGAAAGCCAGCGGCTCACATGCGCACATAGCCATCCATGTATGAGTCAGCTCGGGCCACTGACTGGCGTAAGCACGTTGGGCTTGTGGGCTGGCGTCGAATTGCTTGTCCTTGTTCACCAGCCCCGTGAGTAGCGCGTACTGGAAAGCGCCACGGAAGTTCCACACCATTTGCTGAACGTCCGGAAGATTGCGCAGCACCTCCAACTCTGCGGACATCGTGGAGTAGTCGATAGGTGACAGGCACCACTTCTCAGGCTTCAGGCACTCACGCAACGATGCAGCGTGGCGAAGGATGAATTTCGTCAGCGGCCGGATCACATCGTTATCTTCACGTGCATGGTATTGCGCGCAGTCTTCCAGAAGTGCGAACACTTCAGCGGCAGACACCAGCGCCGTGAAATGCAGCGCGTTACGCGGGAACGAAAACGCGATAGCGCAGATCGGGCGTTCGGTGAGCACCGTAAAGTGCACGCGTCCATTTCTGCTGGCGACCGTTGCTTTGGACAGGCCAGCGGCGGAAGACGAACGACGCACAACGTTGGATGCACAATCAAGACGCGTGCTCAGCATCATTGCCATCAGGTGCAGTGCCCATTCCACGTCTGGAGTTTCCACGCCGTCGAACGACACGGGAATCTCCCACACGCCGGAGCGCTTTTTGTTGAGAGCGCGCTGGGCACTCTCAGGATCCATCGACAGGTATTTGCCCACGGTCTCAGCGCTCGGGCGTTGCATGGTTTCGGTGCTGGTGCGCCCCAGTGAGACGACAGCACCGAATACAGCCTGAATTGCTTGACTCAATTTAATTGACGACATAGCTGCCCCTTAGATCTCCGCGCCATCAGCGACGGCTTCTTTGATAGGTGTACCCTTCACACCAATGCAACGATGTGTGAAGGTCGTGAACAGCAGCTCTTCGTAACGCACACGATCCAGCACCCACGCGCGAATCGGCGCGCCGTCTTCAGCAACGAGGTCGCCACCGATGTCAGTGTTGAAGAATGCGGCGGCTGACATATTGCTGACGCGTTGCAGGATACTTTGGATCACGGCGTTGCTGCGGTTCTTGCTGTGCTCTGCAATGATGCGCTTGTACTCATGCTCTTCTGCGCAGCCGTCGCAAACAAACCACGGGGCCAGTGAAGCATTCAGCATGCTGTGAACCAGATTCGCCAGCGCGTTGTAATCTTCGTTTCCGCTGTAGTCCGCGCGGAGGGAATACAGCGCACGCGAAAACGCCAACAGTGCTCGACGTGCGTCCGGAGTCCACGCCATCATGAATTCAGGGTTGCTGAATTCGACCTCATATTCGGAGGTCAGAAGGTGAGACGGCGAGAGCGTGCCGCTCGAACGGAACAGCATGCTCTTGCTTGCAAAGCGTCGAACCAGTTTGGCTTTCGCGCCTGCAATGTTGTAGATCCACGACAGCTGCTCACCGACACGCTCTTGGAATGTGGCGAGGTTGGCGGGGAAGCGGGTCACTGCCTGCGGGACAGTCATCACGAACGTGACGCGTTGCACCAGACCGTTAGCCGGATCGATCTGCTCGACCATTGCGTTTGCTTGGTCGACAACTGCCTCATAGTTTTTGATTTCGTACATGGTTCTATTCCTTGTTAGATAACGATGATCATGCGCGTGCAAGTTTCGGGAGCGATGCGGCATTGTTCGTCGGCGACCACGACTTCCAGCGTGAGACCGAGAGACGGGCCGCACACCAAAGCCTGACGCACAAACTCGTTTGTCGTTACGTCAGCATCCCGCGCGGGCCGGATTGATTGCACAACGATGTTGTGCTCATACATGCGCTGAATAAATTCAGTCGCGGTTACGATGCGGTGGCGCAGCAGGTCAATAAGCTGCACGGCTTCGGTTGCTTCAGTTACTCGCATACAAACCTCTTCAGTAGAGTGATTTGACCAGCAGGTCGAGAGCCACTTCAGTATCTTCCCCGTCGAGGAAGTCGGCCCCAAGTTGGTCGGTGTCAATGCTGGCGTCGAGATCGTATTCAATCTCCATCACCAGATCCATGAGATCGCGTGAGTCAATATCGCGGACAGCACGCCACGCGTCAGCGTCGCAAGTGACTGTCAGGTTGAACTCTTCTCTCAGCGCTTTATAGATGGCGCTACGTGCACGCTCTTTGCTTACCATGTCAGTCCTCTGATAGTCCGGTTGAAATGATGTGGATTTCAATCTGGTGGATGGCCGCCTCTACGTCAATGAAGGGGCCGCCGCCAGACAACGCGCTGATAACTTTGGTCGGTATGTGCCATGCGTTTGCTTCCTGCACGTGCATCATGATCCGGTCGAAGTCCATCTCGTCAAACTCGTTGCCTTCTATAAGGGCACGCCACGCGACGGCTAAATCTTGTGGCGCGTAAATAGGAGGCGAGAGACCGAGACGTTTCAGCATGTCGCCGTAGTTGTTGAACTCTGCAAACAAAGCACTTCGGATCTCTTGTGCGTTCATGGCACTACCTCTTACCAGCTGTTGGTGCGACTATCGATCCACACCAGAATGGCGTTGACGTCTTTGTACTCGTCACTGCGCATTGCGTCGAGCAGGCTTTGCTCGTCGATGTCACAGTTGAACTCGTCTTCGACCGCCATCAAGAACTCGATGCGATCCAGCGAGTCAAAGTTCGAGTTATCTTCATCGCGAACGATGTCCCATGCAGCTTGCAGATTCGCTTCCGTAATCTTCTCGCTGCCGCCCAGCTCTTCGGCGCAGAATTGAAAGAAGCCGTCATTGGCAGCGTTGATCATCTTGCTGCGCAGTTCACTGATTTCACGTGCAGTAGGTTTGCCCATTGTCATGCTCTCCATCATTAGGGTTTGGTTGCAAGCCAGCGCAGAACATCTTCCACGTCAGCGTACTTCGGATCCTGAATTACTGCCGCGATCTCCTTCTCGCGGATCGGTACGTTGAACTCTTCCTCTATTGCCAGCATCAGGTCAACCACATCTAGCGAGTCGAGCACCGAGTTACCTACTCCCCGCACACTGTCCCAGAACTCTTGCAGTGTGTCAGAATTCACAGGAAGGTCTGCGGGTATCACTTCGCCCTTGAAGTAAACCCCTTCGGCCAGCACACGATTCAACTTAATGCGCAGTGAGTACATGTCGAGCGCTGCGCCGTCAGTCTGACCAGTACGTTGCGCCGCCGTGTTCAATTCCGTTGCGTAGTCGTGCGCAGATTGACGCAACAACAGCGCAAGTGCGGGCAGCGCTTTGTAGTCTGCGGATCCTGCACTCGACCACACGATGATCTTGTGCGGGCCTTGCCATGCGTAGCTGCGTGCCAGCTGCGCGGCGTCCTCCGCATCCATATCAATGACGGACAGTTCCCACTTATCGGACGGCTCGCCTTTTTCGCTTACTTTCCAGTTTGACATTCTTCACCCTCTCATTGAACTTTGCGAACCGCGCGTAGATTTGCGGCACGCCTTGGAATTTTGGAATCGGTTGATTGAACACTTTGGGGTCAATGCGCTCGCCGCACTTGAAACAGAATGCGTGACGTTCACAGAAGCCCGGATGTGGAACAGCGAGTCGCGTTGTGTTGAAGAACTCGACGGCGGCTTCGAACTCGCTGACGTAGCGGGGCCACATTTCCGCCGTGCAGTATGTGGCCCCAACGCTGCCGACGATGTGGTCGCAGCTCATGACTGCACAGGATCGGTAGGGATGCGTGACATCACCCGGCGACGCTGTGCGCCATGTTTGCGAGCGCGGATAGCGGCCTGCTCCCTGACGGTATCGATCTTGCTGTGCAGTTTGTCGTGCACGAACAGCTGATCTTCCGGCGACATCTTGCTGAGAAGAGTAAGCAACATTGCTTGGCGCTCTTTAGATAACGTGGTGCGCATCATTGGCCTCCTTTGATTTCCACGACGTAGGTCTGGTTGACTGTTTTGCGCGGCGTCTTCACTACGTGCTTGAGCACGATAACTTGCAGCGCGGCATGCGACCCGTAATCAGCGCCGCGAATTCTAGGGAGACGAATGCACTCTTTGACCCCATACGCGATCATTGCATCTTGCGCGTCGGTGGGTGTGGGGCACAGCTCTTCCACAACGATGCCGTCCTCGGCCAGACGTTGCACGAATTCCGTTACGCTTATCTCGCTGGCGTTGAACAACTGGATCACGTTCTTCTGTTTTTCGGTAAGGCGTTGCATGGTTCGCTTCCTTATATAGGGGCCAGTTTCCCAGCCCCTCATTTGTTACGCGCGGATCGTGGAGGGTAAGTAGCTGACGGTCACGACAAGCGCTTCGAAGTCGTCACCTGCTGGCGTGCTGCGGTTGAGTTGCATCACGTACTGCCCGCTGCCCTTGCCGACGCAAGGAACGTGCACGGCTTCCTTCTCACCGGATTGCAGAAGGTACAGCATGTCGGCATCGAGGTTGTCGGTCAGCGCAACAATGTGGATGTCGTCGGCTTTCAGGCGCAGCGCGATGTCGGTAACAGAGAGCAGGCCAGCAGCGAAAGATTGCAGGGAGTCGATCTGGCTTTCAGTGAGTGCGAACATTGTTTGATTCCTCTTTGGGATGTGGTGCGGGCCATTCCCTCACCGTGCAAACAGTGTATCAAATGGGCCTCCCAGAGGCTAGTCCGGTTTTCGTCACGGAGACGAAAAAGGGCTGCCATGCGGCAGCCCCAGAGATCAACGTTGCGGCGGCACATTAGCCAGCAGGTCGAACAGCTCAGTGTTTTTGTAGTGACGCATCCAACGATGATCGAGGATCGTTTGTCCCCAACGTTGCAGTTGGCTAAGGTCTTCGTACTTGAGGGCGACGTCGCCCCACTCCGCGCTAACAGCAAGCGGCGAACGGCTCGGGACGATCACGCGAGTCTGCATGCCGTTGATTGCGTCGCAGCTTACGTACTCCACGCTGTAGACGCACTGGCTATCGTCGAGGTGCGCAACGATGAAGCTACCGAATCCGTGATTGTTGTCCGGTACGTCCTTGAACAACTTGACGGGGCTGGAGTCACCCAGCCGCTCAGCGCAGCAGCGCACGTAATGCTGCATCGCCATCAGCCGGATCTTGAAGTGACTGACGCTGGCACCGCCCGCATTGACCGGGTAACCATCTTCAACGCGCGGCGCAATAAACGGCAGCTCTACCTCAACCTCGCTGCGTGCTTCGGGGGACTTAGGAACGCGCCACAGATCAATGGCCTCACCACCTTCGTGAACTTCGGGCAGCTCTTCGTTCTCAGTTACTTTGTTCTCTTCAGTCATATTCAAGTTCCTTGCAGTTTGAGTGACATCGTTACCATCTTCGGCTCAAATCCAGCAGCGTGATACATGGCAAACGCGTGAGGGTTGTTGGCGTGCACGTTGAGGGACATCTCGGTGAAGCCAAGTTTGCGGTGCATTTCAATACTGTGCTGCATCAGCAGCTTGCCGTACCCGTTACGTCGGAACGGTTGCGCTACAATGAAATGCCAGAACGACACGAAAGTCGGCGTCGGCCGCTGGTTCATTACGAACGCTGCTGGCTCACCGTCCACCAACATCAAGGTCGCGCGACAACGCGGCGGATTCCACACGTCAGCCAACGACGCGTACAACGAGGGGCCTATGCCCTCAACATCGTGGCCGTACTGCTTCCACAAATCAACGTCGAGCGCGTGAAGCTCTGTTCGTACAGCGTTGATCATTTCGAGAGCTGTCTTGCCGTACCGCAGACCGTTACCTTTGTCGTGGTGCGGGATTTCAATGTAGCGGATTTTCTTCATAGTGCGTACCTTGCACAGAATTGAAAAAGGGTAAGCCGTAGCCTACCCTTTTGTTTACAGCTTTACTCGTCGTCAGTGGCAGCGGCTTGCTGTTTCTCCACGATGGAGTCACGGCAACGCTGACGGCCTTCGACAGACTTGCAATACTTGAAGCACCACGTGCGGAGGTTGAACGGCTTGATGCCGAGATCCGCGCACAGCTCTTTCAGGTCTTCGGTCTTGCCTACGATCAGCACCTTCAGTTCCTGCCACGTGATAGCGCGACGTGCACCAGACAACGGAACCGGATCAAGGAACTTCATCTTGTTGCGCTGACCAACCAGCAGGCCGATCTGCTTCAAGTAGAAATAAGAGTCATACACGGGGTCGAAACCACGCGCGTTACCCTTGCCGTCCGCTTCCCAGATGCGCGCCCAGAACTCTTGGTTCGGGATGCCACCAAGTTTGTTCTTGATGGTGCGACCGCTGATGAACTTGTAACGGTCGACGCGCTTGCCACCGAACTCGACGCTAGGCTCTTCGATCACGCCACGTTGCGGGTTGCAGTTCTTGAACGCGTCGGGAACGGCACGCGGCATGACCCGGATCCGCACGTCACTGTTGTGGCTGATGATGCCGGAGCTGTACCAGCTGCCGCCAACGCTGAAGTCGATGTAGCGCTTGGTCTGCATCTCGGTCTCAGCAGGCGCAATCTCAGTGATGCGTTCCGGCACGCACTGGTTGTCGTCGCTGAAGTTGAGGTACACGTTGACCAGCTCTTCGATGTACGCGAATTGCTGGAACGCAACGTCGTAGGCTGCTGCTGTAATGCCAGCATTCTGCATGAGCCACTGCGAGTCCAGACCGTTGAATGCCGCAAGGCGCTCGGTGATCGAATCTTCGTGCTCAGTCCAGCGCGCAAACAGCTTGTGGAACTCAGGCGTGACTTCCTTGATGAACTTGCTCCACATGCTGTTGATGTGGAACGTGTCGAGCCCTTCGGTATCGGTGAACGCCCACACGTCGTTGTCGCGATAGCGAATGTTTTGCAGTCGACTCCACCCAACACGCGGCGCACTGATTTCGTTCCAGTCACCGAACAAACCGTCTTCGTCTTCTTCGTCATCCGCAGCGTTGAACGCCGGAATACCGGACGGCAGAACTAGGTCTTCCGACCAGCCGTTCATGTTGTCGCTGTACGGGTGCGGCACCTTGACCTTGGTAGCGGTCAGAATGCTGTGGCCCGCAGAGCCACGCAGAACTTTGCGCGGAGTGCGGACAATGAAGGTTTCGCGATCCGCGTACTTGCCGCCATCGGTCTCGAACACTTCGGTCGGCACCGCCCAACCTTGCTCGCTCGGTACACGGATCGGCGGGCGCATGTCAGCTTCTTCGTTGCCGTAACGTTCGAGGTATTCGTGCGCAGTGCACTTGGCCGGGTTGCCGTCTTCGTCGAGGTAGTCAACGATGGTATTGGGGTGAACGCAGTAGAACTTCAACGCGTTACCGCAAGGCTCGTAGTTGGGGTCGCCATGTTGCTGGGCCGGACGCTCACGCAGTTGGTTAACGCCCAAGATGGTCATCATCTTACGACGCATGCCACCACGGAAGCGCTTGATGCCGTCAGAGAACATCCGCGCCTGCAACGCCATTGCGCCGCTCGGATCATCGTCGTCCTGCTGGTCGGGGAGCATTGCCGGATACGAGTCGACTACGGTCAATGACTGCATACTGGTATCGGCAGCGGGAACACGCAGCAGGTTTTGCACGCGCAGGAAATCCATGTCGTACTGGCCCGCGAGCATCTTCTTGTTCTTCACCGTGTGTTCGAACACGTAGTACGCTTCACCCTTCTCCGTTACCGTTTTGTCCGGCAGTCGGCGACGCAGCATTTGCATGTACTGGAAGAATGCCTCGCCGTTGGTCGGGTCGTAGTAACGGAACACGCCATTGACGATGTACTTGCCCGTCTCCGGATCCTGCACGCCGAAGATCTTGGAGCGGTCAGCGTTGGTGATGCCGAAGTTCTTCATCATGTTGACGATGTAGTCTTCGTCGCTCGAACCTTCGTAGTCGAACAGTGCGCCCACGCCGTTGAATTTCTGCTTGATGCACGCGGCAACCAGCGTCATGGTCAACGTTGATTTCGCAGATTGCTCGGGGCCCGCCGTGGTGTACCAGCCGCCCGGTATCAGGCCACCGTCGAGATACATGTCGAGCGCTACAAGTCCAGTAGACAAGCGCTGACAGTGACGGCCAAAACCGTTGCTGCTCAGGCCAGTCTTCTTCTCGATCTCTTGCAGCGAGTCAGCCATTACAGCGTTGAGATCAAAGCGGCCTACTTTGCCACCAACCTCCTGCTCAACGCCTTCAGCAGCCTTGCTCTTTTTCGGAGCAGCGGCTTTGCCTTTCTTAGCCGCTGCTTTCTTGGATTCAGCCATCGTACTAACCTCTATCTCAGCCATTGTTTTGTCCAGAGGATCCATTGCTGAAAGTGGGGCACAATGGCCCCACTTTGGTTACCTATTAACGACGCTTAACAGGCTTTTTCTTTTTGGCCGGACGACGCGGTTCTTCCTCTTCCTCGTCTTCTTCATCCTCGTCTTCGTCTTCGTCGTCGAAACGGGATTTCTTGGACTTGGGTTTAGCCTTGGGCTTCACCTTGGACGAACGGCGAGGTTCATCGTCCTCGTCCTCTTCGTCTTCCTCGTCTTCTTCGTCTTCGTCATCATCGAAGCGGGATTTCTTGGACTTGGGTTTCGCTTTGGACTTGGACTTGGATTTGGACTTGCCACGCGGCTCGTCGTCCTCGTCTTCCTCTTCCTCGTCATCTTCGTCCTCTTCATCTTCGTCGTCATCGAAGCGGGACTTCTTGGACTTGGATTTCGACTTGGACTTGCCACGCGGCTCGTCTTCTTCTTCGTCTTCATCCTCGTCTTCGTCATCGTCGAAGCTGCGGGCCTTGGACTTGCCACCCTTCTTGCCTTTGTTCTTGCCGCGTGCGCTGAAGCCGTCGTCGTCTTCTTCCTCGTCTTCTTCTTCGTCGCGCTCGATGCCCTGAATGTCCATCTTCTTGAACTCTTCCAGAGCACGCTTGGGATCAAGGCGACCCATCAGGTCGTAGATCTCGTCGGCGTCGTCGAGATTCCAGTAGAGATATTCCATCTCTTTTTTGGTGATCGGAGTGCGCTCGCCGCGTTCGAGTTTATACATCTCGGCGGCGGCCGCTTTCGGATTGAACTTGATCAGAACGTCGATGCCCGCTTTCTTGTCGGTCACCGCTTTGTTGTCGTTCATCTCAGCCATTTCTTTGATGCGACGTGCAACGCCCATCGGCATGCGGAACACCTGAATCGGAGTACCTGACTTGGAGCTGATGTCCTTGTGTCCGGTCTCGCGCTCTTCGTTGGTCATCTTGCCAACGCGGATCGTTTCTTGCAGGTCACGCACCAGCACGTTTGCCAGCATGTACTCTTCTTTGCGCGCCGGGAAGCCCTTGTCTTCGGGGCCATGATCCAGTTCGCAGTACGGGCAGTGACGGCCTTTCAGCGGCTTGTCGGGGTTGTCAGGATCGAACGCGACGCACATCTTGGGGATCGCGGTACGCTTGCCCTTCGCTGTCTTGATCTGGATCCAGTGGCGGCGAACGGGCAGCATGCTGTACGGCATGAAGCGCAGCGCGACGTAGGATTTCTGGGCCGACTTCGGCTCGAACAGTTGGAACAGCTCTTCCAGCTTGGCGCTGTCATTGCCGTTGGCGTCTGGTACTTGGTCAAAACCACGCATTGATTTCACTCCTGAATGGGTACGGTATTCGTTTACAGATTCTGGCGGGCCATGTGCGCCCGCATTTGTGCGATCTCTTCGGAGCTAAACACCTCTTCCATATCGAGGGTCAAGCGCGCTAGGCCATAGGGATCCATTGCCTTCGCGACTTCCGTCATGCGGCGCACTTGACGCGTCAGGTTGATCTCCTGCTCAAGGTCTTGGCTCTCGCCACCGAACCGTTGATGCAGTGAACTACCCTCTTCGTCATCGTCATTACTTGCAGTCTGATCGAGACTGACGCTGAAGTTGCTGACGCCTTGGTTGTTACCTGTAGCGATGCGCTTCTTCTGCGATTGTGGCAGGGTATACGCCAAGCCGTATTCGTGGCCGTTGGATCCGCAAGTCAATGCGTTATACAACCACCACTTGATGTAGCTTGTCTGTGCGCCCCGCGAGCTGTCGTACTTGTTCATGCCGATGATCACCGCACGCTTCAGATCTTGCGCGACGTCGCGCTGATCGTATTGGTGTGCCGGATAACGTTGCACGTGGTCAGCAGCTTGGCGCTCACACAGGCTGTTGAAGTTGTTCACCACCGTGTCGAACACCTTGGTGAATTCGGGAAGCGAACGCTCAACACGGATCAGTGTGTTGTAGAGATCGACCCGTCGTTGGGCCCCGCTGCTCGAACACAGCACGTCTACCTTGCGGCGGTGCATTGCGAACGATGCCTTATCATCATGCGAATTCAACATGTTGATGTAGTGGGTCATGAAAGGCTTGTGGTACGTCTGAAGAAACTTGCGCAGGAACATGTAGATGAATTGGCGTTCCAGCCCGAGCTTCTTGATGTACTGTAGCTTTTCATGGCGCGGGGCATGCAACGCACAAATCAAAGTGTACGTTGCGGCATCAGTATCCATCGTGCAGGGACGACGCTTCTTGTTACTGACGAGCATGGACAGAATGTAAGCGAGCTGAGGATTGAAGAGGTCGGTGTGCTCGATCACCGGTTTCAACGCCGCATACAGCAGCGTATCCATCAGCTCATGTATCTGTCCTCCGGTTAGATTCCGGATTGGAATCATGCAGGCAGTTCCGGACACAGCATGGACAGGGCCAGCAGCGTCGGCGACACGTTGAAGAAGCTGCACAGCTTGGACTCAATGCCCAACTTGCGGTACTCGGGCAGCGCGTAGATGCGGCGCAACTCGCGCTCATGGCCCGCAGTGGCAATGGTCTGGATCACGGCGGCCAGCTCGCCATCGACACGGGCGCAGAATGAGGTGTAGCCCTTGGCGTGATCGGGACGGATGATCTCGATTACGGAGTGCGGCACTTCTCGCAGGTGTGCGGCGTGCATGGCGATCAGCTCGGCGTCAGTCGGCGTACCGAAAGTGAACACGGGCGGCGCAATATCTTCGCACTCGGCGTCGAGTTCGCTGGAATCCGCAGGCACTACGCTGTTCGCTGTGCGCGTCATCTTCAGGCTCTCGGCGCGGAAGCCGATACTGGCGTAGAAGTTGCGGGCGACCACGTTGTTGGGTGCAACGTCGATCTCCATGTGGCTTGAACCTTCCGTGCATGCAGTAAGCGCGTTCATCAGCATACGGCCAATGCCTTGGCGGCGGCACTCAGGCAACACGTACAGAGTGTGCAGCAGGGTGAAGAACTTGGAGACGTATTCACCATCAGCGTCAGTCACCATGTACTCGACGGGAGCAGCTTGCGCGGCACCGACTGGGGTAACGCCATCGTGGTCGAACACGACAACGTTGTGGATGTCTGTATCCCAGTCGAATTGCGTGTCGGTGGAGATCAGCTCGACTGGCTGGTGAATGCCGCAACCGCCGTCGTTCTCGATACGGCGTTGCAGGGCGTCAATAACGCGGCGCAGTTCCGGCCCGTTGGGGTCTTGAGACGAGGGGTTTACGACTACGTGCAGAATGCGACGGCTTGGTTCAAACATTTTCGTTTCGTCCTTATTGAAAGCAGCTCAAGGGAGTTGTGTGCTTGTATTATTCTTTACAGATTTTCGGATCCAGAACGAGAAAAGGCTGCAACGTTGCAGCCTAGACACAATCACATTTAGCGGTGCACGCTTCTGGGAATGGTGCAGCGTCAGTTTGCACGCCACACATGACACAGGTTTTCACCCAGCCCGTTGGCGTCAGCGTTGCGCCCGACAACGTTGAACTACCAGTAACGAGTTTGCCCCGCTGCTGGTAGTTTTGTTGCGCGCGTCGCATTCTATCCATGCAACTGCTACAGCCCATATCAATACCCCTTACGCAGGATCGTTTCCAGAACGTGGCTCAGGTGCTTGCAACAACCGGGGACTTCCGTCGGGTTCGTCATCACTGGCGCATCGCCGTTACCGTAGAGGATTCTGGTGCCACCACGTTTGGCGACCGCGTACTCCCAACGGAACACCCAGTCTTCGCAGTCACATGACACGTAGACTTTGTTTTGGCTGCTGATCGGATCAGTCTGGCTGTCGAGGCCCACGACTGTGACTTCGTGGTCGCGACGCGTCGCAAACGGGCGCAGCGGATCGCGGTGCCAGCACATGACGCGGTACGTGGGGAAGCCCTTACCGGATTTGCCGCGCTGCTCACTCTCAACGATGATCTCGCGACCAAGGTTGATTACGTCCGCAGTACGATTGCGCAGGATCTGCTTGATGTTGATCCCTTTACGCATCGTTGGCGTCATCGGTGGTTGAGGTACGTCGGCCTTTGGCGTGTATCGCACAATCTTGATTGCACGACGTTTCGTCTCAGGCGTCATTACCTTCGGCTTCGGGGCCCGTGTTGCAGGGCGCTTCTGTCGAGCTAATGGTTTATACGGTGCCATTGAATTTCCCGTCGTAGGTGAACAGTCTTCCCCGGTCAAGCTCTATGCGAGATCCGTCAGACAGTTCACACAGCATGTTGTTAGTGAATCGAGATTTGCGCAGCAGGTCGCAGAGTGGATCGGTGGGATCAACCTTTATGTGAATCGCCACTCGATAGATACGCGCCGCGTGAGTAAGCGCACCAATTAGGTCGCGCTGGATCAGGGTTCGTTGTCCGCGTACACCCCGCCGCCCGTCGACGTCTTTTGGTAGGCGTCGCGTTGGACGGAGATGGATTACGGCGTCAACGTATTCACCAATATCAACGGCCATGCCGCGAGCTTGGCCTTGCTCCGCAATGCTCTTGAGTCTACGCAGAAACGAAATATCCATCACTCGAATTCCTCGTCCCCCGCCTCTTCCTCGCCACCATCACCAGCGGCTTCGGTGTCGGCCTCTTCTTCGGGAGCAGCGTCGTCGTCGGCTGCTTCCTCTTCTTTCTTCGGCTTCTCTTTTGGCTTGGTGAGTTCGGCCAACGTGTCTTGGTCGACACGTTCGTTGTTGGCTTCGCGTGCAAGCCGCAACTTGCGTTCCGCTTCCTCCAACTTGGAAAGGTCTTGGTGCTCGGTTTCCGCTTCCATGTCGTTTTGGCGGTAGCGGTCTCCGGCGTCCGCGATTGCTGACAAGCTGGTCATTCGACCAGTGCTCAGCCGTATGTTAACTCTCAGCATTTGCGCACTCCATTAAGCGTTTAAGGCGGTACTCCAAGTGCTTGTACTCGGCACTCGTCTCCATTGCTCGTTGTTTACAGAGATCGGTGGCCCGCGCGGTTGCCATACGCTCCAACTCGTCGTAGGCATTGGCGCGCTGGATCTGCTGCTGGCGCAACTGACCGATGTGAGCCTCGGCGATTTCGAGGCGGCCCTGTGCGTTCGCCATGTCGTAGAGCGCGGTGGCGAACAGGAACAGCTCACGCTGATAGCGCATGTAGCTGTGCAGATCCGCGTACACGGATTTCGCGACCTCGATCATGTGGCGATCAAACTTCAGACTACGTGACAGCACGTTGACGCTGTTGCTAATGCGAAACCGGATCACGTTTGGGTTGATGGTGATAGTCATATTGAGGTGTGCCTTGCTTTAGGCTTCTCCGATTTGAACAGCAGCTCTTTGGACTTCTTGGGAGCAGTCGCCATTTCCAGAACGGTGAAGTAATCCTTGTCCTTATGCTTCGCACTTAGCACTACAAAGTCGCGTAGCACCCGATGGAGCTGCAACTGAGAAAAACACACTCCTGACAACGGGCATGGGTCGTACTTGTGCAACTTGTCGTGGTCAGAAGACGAAGTGCAAAGACGGCCCTCGATAGAATAAAGCGGGTCAACTTCTTTGGCGGCGCGATTCGCAACTTTCCATTTGCGTCGCTCGTTCTTGTAGTTCTTCAGCGCCAGAGATGCTTCGCGGTCGTCGAATTCTTTGCGGTAGACTTTGAACCCCTTGGGGTTGTCGCGCGGGACGTAGGCCAGCCCGTAGTGCGTGACTCGAACCTTGAACGTCTTCTCGAACTCGACGGCGTATGCGCGTATCTGTGCGATGTTGTTGTGTTTGGTTAGCTCTTTTGGATTGGTTGCAGCATACGCGGCGCGTGATGTGCATGATTTAAGGTCGAGAACTTCGGCGGTCGCGTCGTCCCCTTCCCCACTGACCAGCACCGAATCCAAATACATAACGATGTCGTCGCGCTCAATCGCGATTTCGACGTATGCCATTCCCCGCCCGCAATGCGGACAGATGTTGTCTGTCGTGAACGTGTGTAGTCTCGGGTTGTCGACCTTGGGGCGGAAGCCTTTGGTGTCGATGTACCCTTCCTTGCAGCGATAGTCCTTACAGTGGTAATGACCGAACTGTCGCCCAGAGAAACCAAGAGCGTATTGGATTTTCTCGTGCATCGCGATACCAGACCCTGCGAACACTTCAAGCAGGATGTTGGTCTTGCGCCAGAAGCGCCCGCTGTTTTCTTGGTGCAGCAGCTGAGTGAACAGCAGGATACTACACATGGGAAACATGGACGCGCTCATTTTGGTTTTCTTGTTGTGCGACGTGATTTCCGAATGATCAAGTGCATCGTCAATCAGAACGTCTATGTGCGATCTGTACTCGGCACCCTTCTCCACGAAGTCGCCACCGGAACCAAAGCTACCATTCATACCGCGCATAGTTACTCCGTTACACGCAACGTTGCGTGGTCATAAAAGAAAAGGACTTCCACCTTTCTACCGTGTGCCACATACAAGGCAACACAAGGTTGACCAGCAGCGCGAGATTCACTGAGTTTCTGATAGCGCCCGAGAGCGGTACGCAACGTTGTTTCCGGAACGAACGTGTAAGGGATTTCATACCCGACCCCGATGCCGTTAACCGTGTAGAGCAGAGAGTCGGATAGATGCAGCTCAGAACCGAGTAGGGATAACACAGGGCCTCCTTGTAACTGTAAACGACGTGTAAGGAAATTAGGCAATCAAATATCGAACCATTTAGAGCGGCAGGATAGTATGAACATTCTCGACATCCAACAGCGCATCGTTGATCAGGTACACCGTCTGTCGGGACGTAAGATGTCGGCGGGCGAATCCATCATGGTATGTTGCCCGTTCCACGACGATAGCTCGCCATCGGCGGGCATATTCGTGGGCGTAGGCATGGAGATCCCGCTGGGATTCTTCAACTGCTTAGGCTGTGGCGCAAAGGGACATTGGAACACGTGGGCACCGAAAGCCGGGCTGGAATCAGTGCCGGAGTGGGAGCTGCGCGCTGCGTCAGAATTGGTCGTTGGTGAGCGTAGCAGCGTTCAGGATGATAACGGCTCATTCCGTAAATTCAGATCACTCAAGGATATGATGCACGCGGTTGGACGTCCAGCTTACTTTCCTTGGTTCGAAGACAAGGACTGGCGCGGATACAACGGGAAGTTGCTGCGTGACTTCGGCGCGCAAGTTTGTATGCCGCCGGGAGCAGACGAGCCTGTCTGTTTCTTGCCGTGCAAAATCAGACGCTCTTGGGTAGGTGGTGTCGCAGGTTATTTACAGAAGCAGAGCGGTCGAACGTCGTACCTTACAACGCGCGGAACGTGGGTAAAGGAAACGGGATTGCTCGGCTATGACATCACACGCAACCTGATCCGTGAGCACAACTTCAAGTACGTGACGATAGAGGAAGGCCCGCGCGATATGTTCCGCATGCTGACCGAAGGCGTTCCCAGTGTCGCGGCACTTGGTGCTCAAACTTGGTCACCGGAGAAGACTCGCTTAATTGAGACGCTGGGTGTGCAGACAGCATACGTCATCAGCGATAACGACAAGGGCGGGCGCAAGTTGCGTGACAGTCTGCGGGAAGGCTTTCGGGATTCGGTGGTCAAGCTGAAGATGATACGGTTGCCGGAAGACAAGAACGCGAAGGGCAAGCTGATCAAGATGGATCCCGACGACGCACCAGTCGACGTCATGGACGACATTCTTGATTTCTTGGAAGAGCAGCACGGGGGAACGAAACGAACGTTGTTCAATCCGAAGAAGTTGGGATGGGCGAAAACAGGATGATGCGGGATCAACAAGGGGGCCATTGGCCCCCTTTTCTTTTGTCCAAAACGTGCCGATTAACGACCGCTCAGGAAGTTGCGTGCCCACGTGATTGCGGCGTCGAGTTCCAGCTCGTTGAGAGAATCGACTGCATACTTCACGCCGTTGACCAGAGATTCGTGGAAACGGGCGAGCAGCAGGTCGCTGTGACGCGCGTTGGTGTTGCTCGGGCAGTCAGCGAACTCAGCGGGGTTGTCGACAATCAGAGCGAGAATATCCTTCTCAGTCACTGCACGCGTCAGCGCCACCGCATAGGGAACCGGCTGCTTGCATTCGTGGTCAGCGTCCTTGGCCGACGGGTCACCAACGTAGTGCAGGCCGCGCTGCATGACATTCGGCGGATCCATGCGTGCAACGTCGCAGCCGGAGGACAGGTAGATCGCCAGAGTCAGGAAGCGCAGGCTCGGAGCAGTGACCCAACCTTGCAGCAAGCGATCACTGCAACTGTCTTCCGCAACATAGTGGTGCACTCCATCGAGTATGTCACCGATCAACATAGGCTGTGCCAGAATCATGCGGGCGTAACTCGCATCCCAGTCGTCTTCCGGCACAGCGCGCAGTACGTCGTTCTTCCAGTACGCGGTGATCCCTTCGTACAGGGTTTCGTAGTGGGAGATGTGGGTTTCAATGATGCGCCACACCAGCTGGGAAGCGTAGTGCAGTGGCAGTGCTGGGGTGCTGACGCCCTCTTTGGCGTCACGTTCCTTGGTCAGGAATTCCAGACGCTGGCGCAGATCGCCCGCAGTGTTGCCGTTGATGTTGGCCCAGAATGCTTGCGTGATGTTGGGGCAGGTGAGGCCGAACATATCCAGTGCGTTCTCGACGGATTCAGCGATCAGCGGGATCACGTACTGCTCCGGATCGTTCATGGCCTGCATCAGCTTCCAGCCTTCGTGCGCCCATACTTCTGGCAGCGCGGCGTGAGCCAGACGCTCGGATGCCATCTTGTCGCTGAATTCTTTGTCGAATGCTTTGGGATCCGCGACTGCCGCTTCACCGAAGCTCTTCAGGCAGAAACCGAAATGCGTGATCATGCGCGCTTGATTCACGGGAACCGCGTCGAACAGCTGATGGTGGATCTTCGCGTTTTGCATGATGTGGTCAACGAGGGCCTTATCAACTTTCACTTGTGTCATTTTTCTTAGTCCTTTACGTGGGATAGTGCGTTAAGCAGTGCGCCTACCGCAGCATGATTGCCTTCTTGTGATAGCTTGTGGATCAGGATTTCAATGATGTCTGAAGCCTCAACACCATTCCGCCCACTTGCTTTGCTCCAATCTTGGAACTGGATGCGCTGTAGAGTCGCGCGCCCGACCGAGGTTGCTACCTCGTAAGCGCCAACGATGTTCGGGTCTGTCCAAATGTCGTTGGGTTCGTCGCGTTCGACGAGACGTACAACTTTGCTATTGAGTGACATAAAGGAAAGGGACGCCTAAGCGTCCCCCTCTGGTGCATCAGGAAAGACTGCTCAGGCAGAAATCTTTCACGGCGCTGTCAGTGACATTCTGCGCGATGCAGTTGAGATCTTCCGCAGTCAGCAGGTCGATCTGGTTCAGGATGGAAGCGCTGATAGCGTCGCTATCTTCACCAGCCAGAGAAGCGAGGATCAGGTCGTTGACGATCTGGTTGTCGCTGTACTTGGAGGCGGCCGCGCCTTCGGTCTGCGCGTTGAGCAGTGCGTCTTCGTCGGCAGCGTCGGTCATATCAACGTCGGACTGCTCGCCTTCTTCGCTGATCGGGGAACGCCATTCGGCACCGAACAACTTGAAGTATTCGTCGCGTGCACGCTTGCTGTTACGCATCAGCGCGATGGCGGAAGCGGTATCAGCGATCACCAGATTGCCGAGGCTCAGCGCCTGCTTGATGGTGGTGGATTTCAGCAGCGAGTGCAGCGGGGCCTGAGTGGTCAGGTCGATAGGGATGAAGGTGACCGGAACCTTGATGATCGACTGGGTGTTGTCGTCGTTGGTTACGTTGGTCAGAATGATCCCGCGCTGCTTGGCAGGCTTGTTGGGGCCAGCCCTGTTGCCGGAGCGGTTCAGCACGAACAGGGGAGCAGTCGGGTCGCCGCCGTACAGACGGTTGAAGGTGGACAGCTCCAGAGTTTTTACTGAGAGCGGATTCGCTGCTTTAGTTTGGGCGTCAGACATGATGCTATGAGTTCCTTGAGTTGTGTACTGGACAATCGGGAGTTCTTCCCGAGTAGGAGCCTGAAATTAAACGGCTCAGTGGAGAATCCTTTTCGCTGCGCTCTTGCGAACTTTGCAATCTCCGCCTCGTCGAACAGGAACGGCCACATGTATGGGCGCAGCTCATGGAACGTCTTGGAGAGATCATCGAAGAGCATTTGCATCTCGTCGACTTCGAGCATATCGTGATCAACACGCATTCCCCGTTCGTCGAGATAGCAGATGTAAAGGTAGAGGCGAATCGCTTCGCGAACTGCCAAGTTCGTGCGGCGCAAACTTGTCTCCACGCCTTTGAGCGTGAGGGGAGCGCCGCCTTGGCCGCTTACGCGGGTGATCGCGTAAGCCTTGTAATGGTTCACTTCGGTAACGGTGCAGCCGCGATCACCTTCTGCTCTGTCGAGAGCGAGGCAACCACGTTGCGTTACTTTCGTGTGGTGCTGGCAAGTTTCAATGGCGCACTTGTCACAGAACCGGTATTCGGTGTATGCGGGGCATACGTGAATGACTTTGCTCATTGCGAATCCCTCAATGTTTGCGCTACTGTTTACAGATTCGGCGCTTCCATGAGGTGTTCGTACCACGTTCGAATGCTGAAGCCTTGGAACGGTTTTCGCTTGGTCACCAGCTGGTCAAAGATGGCGTAGACACCGATCAGGCTGGCATCGAATTCATGAATCGCTTTCGGGCTGTATACGCTCGTCAACTTGAATTCCTTGTACGCTTCATCGAGTTTCATGCCGTCCGCATTGTTGCGGTTGCAGTTGTTCTTCCACGTGCTGGCGGTGATCAGGCGCGAGCGTTTTTCGTAGAGCCACGCAAGATGCAGGACAACGCCGAGCATGACGTTGATTCCCTCGATGGCACTGACGCCGGAGCCACGCACTTGGAAGCGTTCAAAGTACAGGGCGTCAACGTTGTACTTCTTGATCAGTCGGCGAATCTCACGCGTTACCTGATGCAGGGCTTCCGCTGCCTCCCGCGAACTCAAGTCGTGGAAAGGGAACTCCAACATCTTGGTGCCGAGCGATCTGATCTTGCCGTTGCTGTATTCGGTAACGGCCAGTGCAAAGTTCTTTGTGCCGGGGTCTCCCGTTAGCACGCGAAATGTTGTCATGGTACTGCCTCTAATTTGGGTCAGGAGGAATGCCTATGCCTAACACAAGACGTATACGCCACAAAGGGTATAAGAACAGCGAAACCCGCCGCGTGCAAAAGCGCATCGAGTCCGTGATTGAACCGCATCGCGCACGCATTGCAAATTCGCTGGCCGTAGAAAGTTTGCCCTGCATCGTTTACAAGCGAACTAAGATCGGAACGCCGTGCAGTTGCTCTATGGTGGAAGTCGACGCCGACATTCCGGACATGGTGGTGAACGCTGATTCCGTTGAAGCCGTGAGGGAAGCGCCGCCTGCCAAAGCTGTCGGCGAGCGCAGTATCAAACCGCTCAACGGTGGCCTTATGGGATTCGGTGATGAAGGCGGCGCAGTGTTGGATGAAATGCGTTACGAATCCAGTTTCCGTGAAATCGAACTCGGTTCCCTGCTACCAACGAGCGACGCACAAACGCAGTTGCCACCGCCTGACGTCACGGGCATGTATGAGGAACTGGCGCTTGGTGGCAACATCATCAACTGCCCGATCTGCTACCGCGAAGGTTACGTGCCTGCCTTCCAGCCTGTAGGCTACAACTATCAGACGCTGACGCCCTTGAACGTTGACTACTACGAAGGCTACCGCATCGACCTTGAGGCCCTGCCCAACTGCTTCGTCAAGATGGCGGACGACGCGTACTGCGATTTCGTTATCACGGTGCCCAAGTATTACCGCAGGGGCACGTGGAGCATGCGCAATCATGAAGGTGAATTACTACCCGCCAGCGAAATTCCTGTTATCGTTTCCGGCAATCGCGAACTCCCGCTCTCCAACTTTGAACTCAACGCGTTCAGGGGGAACAAGTGCAGGGTTCGGGTGCGCACGCAACGATTCTCACACTTGATCTTCGTGTTCGACATGGGGGCCAACGAGGTGATGTGCAACATCTCGGAAGAGACGCAGATGCTCGACTACGACAAGGAGTTGACCGTCGCGAACCTGAGTATCGTGCTGCCGTGGAACATGGGCAACATTCAGCCGCAGGACATCTTGGTGCTGCCGACGCGTAACTACGTGCTGATGGTAACGGATGCGCCGCAGAAGCGTAACGCGCAGAATCAGACTTGGGAATGGGTAGTGCAGACGCGCACGATCCAACGCAAGGAACGTGTGTTCAACATCCACAATGGGAACGTAATACGATGATCGAACTGACTATCTCTATGGTAAGCGAATCGCGCTTCAAGAAAGGCAAGAAGGCGAAAGGCAAGAAGGCGAAAGGCAAGAAGGGGAACCCGTTCGCCAAGAAGGGGAAGGGCAAAGCGAAGAAGCCAGCGGGCGGGCGTAGTGCCATGCTGAAAACCGTGATGCCTTTGCTGTCCGGTGACAACGGTGATCGTCTGGCTGCCGCACTCACTGCACTGGATGAAAAGGCAGTGGCGAGTGTGATGGACGGGATCCGGGATCGCATGGTGAAGCAGATTCTGGTGAAGAAAGAAAAGATGAATGTGAAGTAGTGATCGTGGGGAGGCTTCGGCTTCCCCATTTTCATTTCCAGTGCGCAAAATCCTTAAACTGAATTTCTGGAATTCTTGCAACGTTCAACATTGAAAAGGGGCCCAACGTTGTAAAATCGTGCACGGTGAGGGTGGTTTGGGCAACGTTCAAAACGCATGGATTCCGCGAAAGCCTTTATGGATTCTGCGCGCACTGCACTGGATTCCAAATCCATGCGATCAACGTTTGCTTGAAAACTAAATTTCGTTGCCTGTCAATGACTTAGGAGCGTGGGGACTCAATTGGTCGGCCGTTGCGAGCACGTCGTTTTTCGTAGATTGTCGTGAATCCTGAGTAGAGCCCCTGATCCCTTGCGTATACGACGTGCTATTCGCGATGATACTGTAAACAATTGATAGGTAAGGAGTTTTTGTTTTCATGCAACGTTCGAATCGAATGGATTGCGCTTCTACTGGGGTATGGCTATGGCTAGACTTGGGATAGGCCCTGATCCTTGTTTCATTGCAACGTTGGTGATCACCCGAACGTTGTCCAAATGCAGGGGTCTGAAATCTGTAAACCTTAGGGTGTAGGTTTGTCGAGCGACGCGACGAGAAAGCAAAGCGAGACAAACAGAGCTTGGATCAAGTTCAAACGTTTTGGAGATCTAGTAGAGGATCAAGTTGCGAAGCGAAGCGAGCAGGGAATGAAGCAAAGCGGAATTCCCAAAAAGTTGGATCAACAAGCCCATTAGCCCAGAAACCCAAAAGCTCTACAGTTTGGGAAACTGGGTAAATAGAGTTGAGAGTGACTAAGCAATTCCAATCCACCTTAACCGTTCCGTGGGCGGAACACGTCTTTTAAAAACTGGAGATCATATGGTAGTCAAGGCACTAAAGATCACTCGCGGGCCCGTGGCCCAACTTCAACCCGCTCTTGCGCATCTCGCGGCCGTTGCGAAAACCGCGCGGGGGATCGCTTGCAAGAAGCCACCCGTGTTCGAGATCCCGAGGCTCTACGAGTTGCAGGCCATGGACTCTAACGCCATGGGGTTCATCGCGATCCCCAAGGAGTACGTTACGGATTTCGACGGCAACGTTCTAACCCTCAAGGGGTTCGGCGAGTTCCAATTTGAGGCACCGCCTGCGGGAACGCGTTTGCTGAAGGCCAAGCACCTGATCATGCGTAGCGGCGTGTGGTGCGTGGAGTTCGACACAGAATCTAGCGCGATCCCCGTGGGCCCCAGCGAACTGATTGCCCACCTTCAACCTAACGCGGAGCAGAAGCAGCAGCTGCACGAACTGTTCACCGACCTTCTGCTGTGGCAGAAGTATTTCAGAGACTGGCGTCGGATCCCGCCGTACCGTAAGCGTCTTCCAGCGTGGGCCATGAAGGTCATGTTCCGCGACACGTTCTTCGTGCGACCCACAACGCTGTGGGCAGTGACCAACATGGCGAACACCAAGCGCTTCCCGCAGGGCGTGCAGCATCTGGAAATCCTGTATCCGCGCTACGACGGCGAGTACATTTGGATCGATGGCGTGGATGGCAAAATCCAAATGCACTGTCCGGCGCACACCAAGTTTGTCGGCATCCGTGTCGAATACTGTAAAAAGACTGACGTGTTTACTGCAACGTTCAGGAGAAAATGATGGCTATCAAATTCGGGCGCGACCACTTCCTCGTTGTAGAGGTTGATGGCAAGCGCCACGGCGGGTACGCGGTAGGTAAAACCCTGCTGCAAGTGCCCGGTAAAGAAGAAGAGGTACGCTTCAGCGAATCTCAGGTGCTCGCCAACCTTGGGCCGCAGCCTGAAGCTGGTGCCAGTGTTCTGGGCGTCAAGGTTGATCGTGTCTACAGCACCCACAAGGTGAAGGGCATCGACAACCTGTTGGAGCTGCGCACCAAGATTCCAGCCGACAAGGTTGAAGCCACAATCAAGGAACTCAACAACGTGATGCGTTGGTTCCACGGCCAGAAGTTGCTGTGCGGGCAGGCCGCGATCAAGGTTCTGCATTGGGTGAAGCCTAGCAAGAAGGGCTACGAATACAAGAAGGTGTTCAGCAAGGACGAGAACCGCGACGTTCTGACTCTGGCCGCCGACACCATGATGGCACCGCAGGCATTCGCGCAGGCGTTTGCCGCGCACTGCTGGGAGCACCATCTTCCGCAACGTACCCGCGTCAGTTGGATGACGTTGTTGCTGAAGCTGCGCCACGTTACCACGTGCAGCAAGGACGACCTGCTGGATCTGCTCGATTCCTACACCAAGAGCGAAGAGCCTGACATCCGCAGTCTTCACAACCTTGTCGAAGACGAGAACGCATCGCTGGTGGTGAAGACTATCATCAAGCACTTCCGCACCGTGCACGGTATCGCGCCCTCCGAGATCGACATGCTGTGTCGCGAGAATCCGGAACGTGTCGGCAACCTGTGGCCGGAGTGGACGACGTTCACTGAAGCGCGTCCCGAGTTCCCGGCTCACGCGCTGACCAACGCACGCAACCTGTTTGCCTATGCCATCGGCTGCGCAGTTCAGGGCCCTAAAGCGATCCCGAAATCTTTGCAGAAGGCGGTGGAAGTCAGCCTGAGCAAGATGGAGCGCCAGCACATCTAAGGAGCAGGCAATGACCGATCTTCGTGAGGCGATGCGCGTTCGTCGCGCAAGTTTGTTGCAGCAACGTATCGTGGACAGCGAACCGAAACCCACGGTAGTGATGACCGTTTACGATACGTCGCCGCTGTGCATCATGTTCGGCACCGTTGACGACAGTGGCCGCTCCGTCAGTTTCGACCTCGGGGCCAACGCGCGCATCTCCGCCGATCAGTTGGACTACTCGGCGGACAGCAGCTGGCTGGTTGAGCAACTGACGCCGCAGCCCGTTGTGCAGATGAACGTGCAGGGGCAACCTGCACCAGCGACAACCTACGTGCTGCCGCCCGACGGCCCGCTGCATCGTTGGTACAACGAACAACGTTCACCGACGAGCGAAAAAGTCTGACCATCATAATTTAAGGTGCGGATGGGAAGCCTACCAACTGCCACTTTTGTTGAAAGTCCTTTGCATTTGCCCCTGACTCGTCGGGGGCGTTTTTATTGACAGGCATAACTACCATGCTCCGCTCTTTGCTCGGTGTTTTTCATAAGCATCTCTCAATTCTTCGTTTATACGATCAAGATGGGTGACTTCGGTCGCCCATTTTTATTGGGGAAGCCTTTTCTCTGATTATTCATTTCTATCCTTGTTGCTCTTTGCTCGCGGGCTGCATCCGCCTTACTCACAAGACACATAGACCAAATGGGTGGCCTTCGGGCTGCCCATTTTTATTAGTGACACGATTCCCGCAGAATCTGTAAACAAATATCAGTGGTGCTAGTGGTGCAAGATTTTGCAGTGCCTCAATGTTCTTTGTTCCCAGCGCCCACGCTGGTCTCCAGTTTTCTAAAGCTAGTTGTGAAAGGGGTGGCTTCGGCTGCCCCTTTATATTGTGTAGGCCCTATGGTTCGGACGGGCCGATGTTCTTTGTTCCTGAGTGTGATACACACTCTGTCTCGTATCCAAAATGGGCGGCTTCGGCTGCCCTTTTATTTTGAGGAATGGTTCTGACGCAAAAGCGTTGGCCAAATTTAGATAGTTCTTTGTTCGCCCATCTCATGTGGGCCTTCTGACATAAGCGATACAAAAGGGGTGGCTTCGGCTGCCCCTTTTATTTTGGGAGAGCGATCTCCTAACCAATTGCATGCTGTTAAAACTCAATGGCGCTCTTTGCTCGCGGCCCTCAAGCTGCATCCATATGAAAATGAACAAAAGGGTGGGCTTCGGCCTGCCCTTTTTTATTTTGACGATACAATATCGGCAATAGTACACACAGCAATAACACTTGCTCTTTGCTCCCGCGCATCCTATCGCGGCTCTATGAATATATGACGTAACACGGGTGGCTTCGGCCGCCCGTTTTATTTTGGGACGCGTATTCCTGATCGCGTCCATCCCAAGATAAAGTGTTAGCTCTTTGCTCTGGGCTTCGGCCCCAACCACTTAATCAAGTGGCATAAAGTTATGATGACGGGTGGGCTTCGGCCTGCCCGTTTTCGTTTCTACCTCGCGCTCGCGGGGTATTGTCGTTTCTGGTGCGTGAAACTGTAAAAAGAAGCAACAACCAAACAAGGATTCCACCATGAAACTGCGCATCACCCAACTCACTCAAGCCGTACTCACTCGCCAGCTGCCCGACGTTCTCGGTGCCGCCGTTGTCTACCACCTGCAATCCAACGATGTGACAACAGCGTGTCACGTTCAAGTTGACGGCGTGTTCATGAGTTTCTGGAAGGGCGACGTCCTCCTGTCCTCCCATGCGGTCTACGTTGGCTCCATGATTGACCGACCTGACGTTTCATCGTTCGGCCACCGTGAAGCCGCAGCGTACTCGGCGCTGGCCCACGTGATTGGTGCGCAGTTGGTAGTGGTGGACACCCCGCTGTTCCATGCGTTGTTGAAACTTACGCAACGCGTTGCTGCCTACACAGGCACCGACACCGCTGAAGAAGAGGTGGCTGGCTACTGGCGCACCTACGAAAAGGAGTGCGGCCTCACCCACAACGAGCGTATCGAGCTTGATGACGCTGACGAAAGCTCCATCACCGATAGCACGCTGGCGCTCAACACTCTGCGCGACATGTTCTACGAGTACATGGCGTTCGACTTCACTTCGCCTTCGGAGTCTGGCTACTGGGCGCGCGTCTGGGGCTACGACGAGTGGCAGAAGCTCAAGGAAGTTGATGCCGTTTGGGAGTTCGCCAAGCTCGACAACGATGCAATTGTGCCAACCGCGTTCCTCACCAAGTTCGTAGCCAACCGTCCACGTCGTCCGCACTGCGTTGTGTCCAGCGACACCGTGTTCGACGTTATCCCCGAGATTGAAGACGACGAACTGCGCTTGTGGCTGGCAGAGCCCCGCGTGTTTAACAACGTTCCCGACAACATTGTCGCCGACTGCGAAAACAACACCTTCGATGACTCCGACATTCAGTTGAGTGTCGACTACAAAGACGGCGGGCCGGATAGCAGTACCAGCCGCGTCACCTACACACTTGAAGAGCAGATCTTCTAAGGAACCAGAATGCAGATCAACATGGGCCTGCCCAACCTCCCGCGCGTACTTGCCGGATTCCCCGGTGTCGGAAAGAGCACGCTGTTCCGCAACGACCCCGAGCGTTACGCGGACTCCGATTCCAGTACCTTCGACAAGGCGAACTTCCCCGCCAACTACATCGAGCACATTCAGCACCTGCTGGACACCACGGACAAAACGATCTTCGTCAGTACCCACGACGACGTGCGTGCTGCGCTCGATGAAGCCGGTATCCAGTTCGTGCTGGTGTATCCGGACGCGTCGTTGAAGCCTGCGTTCATGGAGCGCTACGCTGGTCGTGGTTCACCGCAGCCGTTCCTCGATCTCATGCACAACAAGTTCGATGACTTCGTGCAGCAGTGCGAAGATTTCGAATCCAGCTGCTGCAACAAGTTCAAGTTGACCGAGCCGGATCAGAACATGCAGTACGCAATGCAGAGTCTCGGCTTCAAATGTTGAAATCGGTAAACAGAGAGGGCCCCATTGTTGTGGGCCCTTACTATGGAGAAGGCAATGAGTGTGGATGCAATCAAAACAGTCAACTTGGGCGCGGAGATGCGACCCAAGAAGTTGAGCGGATACATCGGGCAGGAGCATATCACTGTGCCGCTTGCTGCGATGTTGAAATCGGGGACGTTGCCGTCAACGATCCTCGCAAGTGGCCCGACTGGGTGTGGGAAGACCACGCTGGCCTATCTGCTGGGGCGTTACCTTAACTGTGACACCAACGACAGTTGTGGCAAGTGCCCGAGCTGCAAGTCTATGACCAGCGGCACCAACCCTGACTACTACACCATCGACGCCGGAACCAAGGGCCGCATCGAAGACACGCGCAACCTGATCGAAACGTTGAACCTGATGCCGCTGCGCAAGAAGCGTATCATCGTGGTGGATGAAGCGCACGCCATGACCAAGCAGTCAGGTAACGCGTTGCTCGTTGCAATCGAGAATCCGCCGCCCGATACCGTGTTCATCCTGTGCACCACCGAGCCGCAGAAGATGCTGCCAACCATCGTTGGCCGCTGTCTGCAACTGCGCGTCCAGACCGTGGAGCCGGAAATCATTCAAGAGCGCCTGCGCTACATCGTTGACCTCAAGGCCAAGCGTGCGGGCGTGAAGTTCAAGAAGTCCCAGTCGGCCGACATCGACATGGTGCTGCAAGCAATCGCTGAAGGTAGCGGGGGCTTCGTGCGTAACGCAATCTCCTGCCTGCAAGCGGTAATCGCCCTCATGATCTCCGGCGAGAAGTTCGACGTTGAAGAGACCATCAAGTCCGTCGCGTTGTTCTCTGAAGCCGACGTCAACGTCGCGGCCACCGAGCTGGTGATCTCCGTGCTGTCCATGGATCTGCTGGGCACCATCAAAGCGATTCGCTCCACTGATAACGCGATGCTGCTGTGCGAACGTGCACGCTGGATTACCCACGGTCTGCTGGGCTCCATCGCGAGCTGCAACAAGTACACCACTAACGAAGTGCGCAACGTGCTCACCGCGTTGAAGAAGGGCAAGGTCAAGTACACTGCCGTCCCCATTGTCTACCTGCAAGCCGCACTCAATGATGTCAGCGTTCAGATCACCACTGTTGCGATCAACGGTACGGTGCTGCTGGAAACTGCGGTCGCCAAGATGATGACCGACATCTACGCGGGCAAGCTCAAAACTGATCTCGGAGAGAAGTGATGGAACTAAGTCGAGCGACGCTTTCGAATGTCGTCACGTTTGGGGAAGTTGATCTCGACTTAACGCGACACCCTCTGGTTGTAATCAGCGGGCGTAATCTGGATTCGGATACGCCCAACAACCGCAACGGTGTTGGTAAGTCTGTTCTGTGGGGCACGCTCCCCATTCTCATGTACGACAACGATCCTCTCTCGCTGACCAAACGCAGCAGCAAGAAGAAGGCACTCAATGACAAGGAAAGTCGCATTGGGTTCGAGTGGTCGCACCTCGGGCAGAAGGTGAAAGCCGCACTCAACAGCAAGAACTACTTCATCGAAATCGACGGCGTGGATATGGAAGTCCACAAGAGCCGTCAAGAAGTTGGGCGGGACTGGATTCGCAAGATGTTCCCGCTCAGCCAAGCCGAGTTCTATTCCTACGCGTACCTGACGACTCAGCGTCCGCACCCGTTCCAGCGCGTAACGGGCACCGAGCGTATGAAGTACATCATCGACTTGTTCGATCTCGACGTGTACGACAAGCTCCGTGCAAATTTCAGCGCGAAGGTCAGCGCCACTCAGAAGGAAGCCGACCGCGCGGAAACCTTGGCGTCCGAGTTGCAGGTTGCCGAAGTCGAGTTGAAGGCAATCAAGGTTACTAAGGAGCAGGTAGACGACGCGGAAGCCCGCGAAGCCAAGATCCGCGATCAGCTCATGGGCGACAGCGGAATCCTGACCAAGATTCAGAAGTACCGCGAGCAGCGCAGCGCAGTGAAGCAACGTCACACGTTGCAATCGCGCCTCGATGACCTCGACGTGAAGTCCGATGATCCGGAAGCCGAGATCGCCAAGCTGGAAAAGCTAGTCGACGATCTGGCCGACTATCGCAACTACCTTGCGCGAAAGGAAGAGTACGACGAAGCGCACGCGGCGTTGTCCAAGAAACTGAAGGCCATCAAAGTCAGCAAAGAACCTGTCAGTGCGCGTGTCGATGAAATCCGTGACCGCCTGACCGAGATCGATGAAGAGCTGGATGCGGCCGACGACACCAAGGAGAAGCGCGGGGAACTCAGAGCCCGCATTCGTCGCATTGACGAGCTGCTTTCCGAATATCCCAATCCGATGGAAGGGGAACGTGAGTCATGGCTGGAAGACAGAGCGGCAGAGCGCGCAATCATCAAGGTCGCCAAAGAGTTTGGTTCAGAGATCGTCAGCGACAAGAAAGGTTGCGTGTGCCCTACTTGCCGCCAGAAAGTAGACGTCGCTGCTTTGAAGAAAGCGTCGCTGCGTGCGCAGAAGCGCTTGGTTGAGATCGATCATGCGCTTGCATACTTCGACGGGTTGGATACTCGGGCCGAAATCGTTGCAGAGTTGGAGGCACTGCCGCCAATGCCTAACGTTAAGGCGTTGAAAGCTGAAGGCCGCGACCTTGCACGTGAACTCGACGAGCTTGAGAAAACGGAACAGCTGCAACGTGAGCGCACCGAACTCCAACGTGAGTTGCGGGCATTGCGTGAACCGCGTGCCGTGAAGAAGCCAGCCACCAAGTTGACGTCGAAGGAAATCAAAGCAAGGGGCCGGGCACTCAGCACCTTCATTGAGCTGCGTGACCAGCTGGCGGAACTGCCCGAGCACGACGTGGACGTCGCAACCCTCGACACCAGAATCAAGGTGCTGGATGACAAGCGCGTCAAGCTGTTGGGCCAGAGCGACAAGGCGGCGAAAGAGGTTTCAACGCTGCGTGCTGCCTACATGCAGAAGCGCAGCGTGTTGAAAACCGTGCGTCGCCTGCGTACCGAACTGGACGCCTCAGAAGACGTGATGCAGCGTCTCAAGCTCTACAAGGTCATGCAGAAGGCTTACGCTGGTGACATCAAGTCGCAGGCAGTGGCCGAGGTACTGGGCATGATTGAGGAACAACTCAACGAGTTGCAGTCGCTGGCGTTCCCCGAGTCAATGCGCTTCCGATTAGCTGTAAATAACAGGAACGAGGTAGAGGCGCAGGCCATCCGCCACGACGGAAGGACATCAGACATTGCGAACCTCAGTGGTGCAGAGAGTAACTGCTTTGCCTTGCTGTGGGCGGTAACCATGTTGGTGTTTGCGCCAGAGCACAAGCGCCCGAACTTCATCATACTGGACGAGCCGGATAACACTTGCTCGCCCGGAGTTCGTGAGCACCTGATCACCGAGTTCCTGCCGAAGTTAATGAGCATTGTCCCGCACGTGTTCTGGATCACCCCGCTCGACACTGACGTGTTCGGTGACGATGTTCCCAAGTGGACGATTGTGAAGAGCGGCGGTGTCTCCACGGTAGAGGAATCATATTGATGGTTATAGGCTTTGCACACCAAGGGCCCGAGCAAGTGTTCGGGCGTTTGATCAAAACCGTAGATCCGAAACGTATCCACATTCTGAAGTCCGGCGACGTGCCTCCTTCATCCAAGAAGATCGACCACCTGATCATGTTCGACTTCGCGGACTTCGAAGAGAACGCGGCGCTGTTGCGGGTGATGAAGTACAAGATCTATGTCTTCGGGTCAGCATTCGATTTGGGTCGCTGGGGTATCGCGCCCGCCGACGATGATGTCGACTCCATCATGGACGTTGACTTCGATCAAGTGATTCGCGTGCCGAAGAAGCCAGTGAGCGGTGGCATGACGGAGCGTGTGCTGGACATCGTGCAGCAGTATTCGCTGTTCGGTGATTTGATGTCGCACATCTACGACCTGCCGAGTCGTGTGGCGCAGAAGCCAGCGACCACCGCGTGCTGTCAGTGGCTGACTGGTAAGGACAAGGATCTTACCGAACTGCGCAAGACGCTGGCCGGAATCACCAAGAGCAAGCACCACGTGCTCGAAGGCATAATGGAAGTTATGCAACGTCCGATTGCACTGCGCTTGCAGAAAGCATTGAACGACGTAGCGAAGGGAATGAGTGTGGAGGACGCTGCCCGTAAGAACAGCGTTCGCCCGTTCGAGATCGGATTCGTGAATGGCAGCCTTGATCGCAAGGCTGACGTCACCGACATCTACGTTCAAAACACAGGAGAAGAATGATGATGATTGAATCTAACAAGCTGGCTGACGTCAGCCCCGAGCAGCTGACTAGCCTCAAGTGCTTCAGTGTTATGGCTAATGGCATCACCGAAGGCGTAACCTACGACCTGAACATGGCAGACCTTTCGGTTATGTTGAAGCTGGCTGACGTCGGTGTAATCTGCAATGACGATCCTGCGTACACTCTGGTGCAGCATGGTGCGTGCTACGGCAAGGTCTACAACGAGATCGTCCACAAGGGTAAGCATGCGGTTGCGTTGACCGAAGCTGGTAGCAAGGTGCTGCTGGCGCTGTTCGGCTCGAAGGATATTCGTAGCTACCGCGCGATGTTGAATCCGGTCGGCGTTCCCGCAGCAGTCACCCGCCGCTGATATGCCCGTCGATGACCTGACCGGAGTATGGGTGCACGTATCTAGTGGGCGGCGCTATGAGATAATCGCGCTGTCTAACTTGGCGAGCACCCAACTCTACAAGTTCAAACCAACTGTGGTTTACCGCTGCCTGACTCACGGACATGTTTGGTCACGTCCGATTTCAGAGTGGCGCACGAAATTCGTAAAGGCCCCGTAATGAAAAGAGACTACAAGGATAACCCCGCAATCGCCCGCATCGTCGACAACATCGCCCCGCGCGATTTCCTCGAAATGCCGATTGCTACCATCGCTGACTTTGAGCGCAACGCTGTACGTCGTCGCCCGGTGAAGAAGCCGACGCAACTTCGCGAGCGCACGATCATCGAAGCCACCGTCGCGGTGCTGCTCTGGCAGAGGGCCAAGTTCTGCGTTGCGCCTTATCCGTATGGCGAGCGCGGCATGCACCTCTCCCGTGGTGTGGCGTCCGCACTGTGCAGCCTCGCATTCAATGAGCTGTACGGCCTGCGCATCTACGCCGCCCCTACCGCGTCGTACAAGACTCTGCTGCACAGTGGCTTCTGTGTGCTAGATGAAGACGAGGACGGCACGTTTGATTACCGCCTGACTACACTGGGTGCCACCGCGTGGCAGCAGTTCACGCTCTACTATCTCGACTTTATTCTGGTCGAACTCAATCAGCTGATGGAAATGATCTGGGGAACCACACATGAATGATCAACAGGAAACTGCGATGGCTACTGGCGTTGACCCTCTCTTCCGCCACAGTGACCAGACTCTGATCAACGTACTGGGCAGCGCGATGAAGTCTGGCTTCAACGTTGTCTACACCGCTGTCCCGCGCTCCGGCCTCACCTTCACTCTCAACCGCCTGTTGCACGAAGAATTCTTCGGCTCGCATGCAATGTTCCTGACCGCTGGGCAGTTGCATCGCTACTGCAAGGGACTGCTGGGTGAAGGTGACCCGACTATCAGCCGCGTCGAGGGCAGTGGTGTGACCACGAACGCGCAGGGGCTGAGCGAGATGTCTAGCAAGTTCGCTCAAGCTCCGCTGATTCTCGACATGCCGCAACTGGCGGACAACCTCATGCAAGTGGCAAAGATGATCCGCTGCCACCTCGGCCCCATCTTCCTGTTCACCGACGCACCGTGTGAGTTCCTGCAATCGCACCTTACGCTGCGCCCCACGATTTTTGCGCACGACCCGTTCGCCGAAGCCGTGGACGCCAACCCGTTCCCGTTCCTGCCGTATGGCGAGGTTGAGGGCGACAACGTTCTTGCGGTTCTGCCGCAATCGTACCTTGAGCGCTACCTGCTGTCCGCGCTGCGGAAGCACGAAGCAGACCCGGCTCGCGGTGCCTACCTCATGCACGTGCTGACGCGTGTTCTGGTATCGCGCGACATTCACCGCGTTGTGTTGAGCCACCCTGAACTGCTGAGCAGTCAGTACGTCGTGCGTACTCTCAACGATGCGTTGCCCAACAAGGGCCGCGTCGGTTACTGCACTTCCAACAGTCTGGCCGCCTCGCTCAATGACAAGCCGTCGAACGTTCACCTGTTCGATTCCGTAGTCCACGATCTTCAAACCTACGTAGCGGAGATTTAAAATGCGCATCTTCAAGAACCATGCCCCGGATGTCCTGACCCACAAGGAACTGCGTGAACGGGGCGAGACCACGATGGCGAAGTGCCCGAACTCCGGCAACTGGATCCCGGCCCGTCCGCATCCGTTCCACGACACTCTGCGGGCTCGTCTGCGTTGCGCGTGGCTGGTGTTCACTGGCCGGGCCGATGCCCTGCTCCCGGTCTGGCAGACTGAAACGCTGGAAGATCTGCTGCGTGCCGCTACCAGAAAGGCCGCGTGCAAGGAAGGTCGCCATGGGTGACAAACTTTTCATGGAAGCTCCGAAGCCCAGCGAAGAGCAGAAGCTCGATCAGGAAATGCGCCAGCAGGTAGTGCTCGACGCCAAGAACTACGCGGGCGACAACTCTCCCGCTCACGTGATTGCGCGCGAACGCGACGCTGAAGAAATCCAAAAGCGTGAACGCTACCACTCCGGCCATCCTCAGCAGATCCGGAAGATGCGCGTTTTCCTCGGCGGCACGTGTAACGATAGCAAGTGGCGTGAGACCCTGATTCCGATGTTGGTGCGTCAGGGCTTCGATTACTTCGATCCTGTCGTGCCTGATTGGACGCCGGAGTGCAAGGCTATCGAGATTCAGGAACGCGAATCCTGCGACGTGTGTCTCTACGTTCTCACTCCCAAGATGACTGGCGTGTATTCGGTCGCTGAAGTTGTGGACGATAGCAACAAGCGCCCGCGCCGCACCGTGCTCTGTGTGCTGAGCGCAGATGATGGCGACTTCTGGACGGAAGCTCAATCACGATCCATTCAGTCGGTTGCTGATCTGGTGCGTCGCAATCGCGCGGCAGTCGTCTACAATTTAGAATCCGTAGTCGAGCACCTTAATCTGGCGAGGCTGCGGCGATGAAAGCACGTCCAGTCAAACTCGTTTACGGGCAGGGGTACTTCGATTGCAGCGTCGAGGAAGCAACGCACGTTGAACTCAATATGCCCGGCCCGATTCCAACGCGCTACATTCCGGTGATACTGCGCGGCACCCGAGCTGGCACCAACTGTTGGAGCTGGAACGGATCAGTGAATGCCCCGACTCTGCACCCGAGTGTGTTGAGCACAACGCAACGCCTTGTGGGAACCAAGGCGGTAGAGGTTCGCTGCCACACGTGGATCACTGATGGCCGTGCGCAATTCCTACCGGACACTACGCATGAACTGAGCGGTCAAACCGTTGACCTGCTGGACATAGAGAGGGAAGAAGATGTCTCAGAAATCTGAAGCTGAGCGCTACAAGGATTGGTATCGCAATGCAAAACCCGACGAGCAGGAGCGTGCGCACGAAGAGCGCCGCCGCAAAGCCATCGTGGATTACCGCTACTCCATGGCGGCCCCAGCTCCGAAGATCTCCAAGGCGCTGGAATTCTTCAGCGGCTCACGCCGCTGGGGATTCATGATCGGCCATCTGGTGTTCAAGTTCCCGACGTTCGCAAACTTCGTGCGGATGATTTCGGGTTTCCGTGAACAGTTGGAGGAACGTTACTGGTGGTGTAGCGAAAGCGGCACGCACAAGTGGAACTATCCGTTTCTCAATGAGATCCTGTGGGCCGACCGTTTCGGCCTCGTCCAGATCAGCCGACGCTGTGCGCCCGTAGTCGACGAGCCGAACTTTGAACGTGACTTCGCGACAATGGATGCGACGTTCAACGTCAAAGGCTTCCGCTTTCACGACGATGGCTACATGCGCAATCTCGGTTACACCGCAGACGGCCGCCTAGTGTTCCTCGACTACGGCTACTTCGGCGGTATGGGCGATTGCTATCTGGGTTGCCCCAACGGATTCTCCATCGTGCGTGGCATGCACAAGCTCGCGTACAAAGCCGAGACCTACGTGCGGAACAAGATACGTCGCCGTTATGGCCTGCGTGTATTGCGTGTCGTGGAAAACGACACTCTGCGCGCTGAAGAGAACGTGTTCGACTTGGGCCGCCGCTATCCCCACGATGTGGAGTCCGTGCGCAGTGCCTTGGTGAATCGTCACAGTACAACGACCAGTACCGCATTGGTAGAACGTGTGTCGTGCGTGACGCGCGCAACTCACGCAGTGCGCACACTCATAGAAGACAACAAGGGCCTCTCGCTGCACATCGGTGACTACACGTACTGGCGCGTGAGCGAGCGTCCGGTCACTGGGACAGGTGACGTAGGCAGCGACGACGTAACGGAGTAAGAAATGTACCACAAGGTAGAAGTGAAACTGCGCAATGGTGCAGTCGGTGCCGCCCCTGACGTCGGCGTCTTCTTCAGATTCCTCAACCAACCGGAAAGCATTTCGGAAGTGACGGAGTTTCTGGCGTGTCATGGATTCCCCGTTGGGTTCAAGGAACTCGACGGGATCAAGTTCATCACGACCCCTCACGGCGACATGCAGAAAATCCCATTCAACAACTACGTGGCGATAACGCACGCCCCTGATGACTCGCCGCACATCATCTACTTCAACACCGAGACGTTCCTCAAGCTCTATGAGATTGACAAGCGCCATACTGTATTGAAGCTCAAGAACATGCTGGACTATCACCCGTGTGCCAAGCGCTGCAACACTGAAGACTATTCGTTCTTCATGAAGTACAGCGGCTTGCCTTCGTTGGAGATCCTGCGCATCTACGCCAGCGAGTTCGGTAAGGCTTTCCGGCTGACACACGATGGCTACGTGGTACTGACCGACAGCAATGGTAGTATCACAATCGCTGAAGGGCGGACAGTGCGTGTCGATGCCGATGGCGTACTCTCAGTGGTCGAAGAAGGTGCGCTCCCGAAATTCCTGAGCTACGAGATGAAGCACATCCGTGAGCGCGCGAGTATGGTGGTGACCAACAGCTTGGCCCTCGTCTACGATGGGACTGCCCGCTGTCGCTTCCGTATATTGGATCAGATTTACAGCAAGCGCGCACAGTCCAAGTTCCTGTCCAACAGTCTGGGGCTGGTGCTCAACGTAATGGGTAATCAAACTCCGGTCAACGTTGGCGATTACATCGTTGCCCACGACCTCGGCACCGACTACAGCAAGATCGAAGTTGTAACGGCGTCGGACTTTCAAGCAACCTACATCGAAGTAAACGAGGAAGACATCATGGCGGACAAGGCAAAGAAAGTGAAGAAAGAAAAGAAAGAAAAGAAAGGTGGCAAGACCCTGCACAACAGCTCGGTCAGCGGTGCACGCGACAACGTTCGCGACATTCAGATCTACGGCGATGGTGATACCTTCAAGTTGATCTGTAAGGCCAGCAGCGAGGACGAAGGCTGGATGAAGAGCACGAAGGCCATGGAAATTCCGGGCGTCGGTTGCGTGGTGCAGGTTACGACGCAGCAAGGTGACGAGGTTGCTGAAGCTCTCGCCTTTGTTCCCGGCGTGCGCATCGACCTGATCAATGGCGACAAGAAAAATGGCCGTCGTCTGGTACAGATCAACTCTCCATCGCAAGTAGGTGACGTGGCCGAGCAGGTACGTAAGCCTGTGCGGGACTCGCTGCCTCTCGAAGGTCTCGACCAGTTTATTGCAGCGCAGAGCAACGCGCATCTCTTCCGTGGTGTGTTCAACGTTCGCCGCCGCGCCGCTTACCACGACATGGCCCGTTTCGATGGCACCGTGGAGAGCGCAGACCAAGTTGTCGAGTGGGTGAACAACAGCACCGACATCTGCCGCATCGTGTATGACAAAACTCCGGCCACCGACTCCATCGCACTCAAGTGGGACGGCGAATTCCCGCTGACTCCGATCAACGTTGGTGACTACATCGTGCACGTCGGCAACGGCCACTTCCGCGTCATGAGCGAAGACTCGGTGCGCAAAGAGTACGACATGGCCTTCGACGGCAACACCGATCCGGTCGAGCAGGATGAAGCCGTAGACAATGGCCCGTTCCATGTTATCGACAAGGAAGGCGAAACCGCAATCGCCTATATCTACGATGGCTCCCCCGCTGTCGCTGGCGTCATCGTTGCAGCCGCGCAACGTTGCCAGAAGTCTACCGTGTGCTACGGCCGCAACGGTCTGACTATCTACAACAGTGAAGGCAGCATCTCCGACTTTGTGGTGCAGACGGACAACTACGTTGTTCTGTGTGGCGACAAGGCAATCACTGGCGGACGTGAGTGGTTCCTTTCGCACTTCACACCAGTGCTCGGCTAAACTGTAAACGAGAGGACGGATGCCAAGTGGTGTTCGTCCTCTTCTACTTTCTGGAGCCCATATGAAAAAGTTTGTTGTCGCCGCCGTTCTTCTCCTGTCCGCAACTGCGGGTGCCGCCGTCGTGTCGCGCCCTGTGTCTATCAGCCGACCGATTACCATCAGTCGTCCGGTTCCGGTACAAGCGGCAAAGCCAGTGCAGGTTAACAACGTTGCAAAATCCAACAGTGGCACCAACGCTGCACTGCTGGCAACGGCAGCAGTGATCGCAACTACGGCAGCAACTCAAGCAAGTGCGCAGACAGTTTCTGTCGCAGACCAAGATGCGGATACCCGACTCGCGAACGTGAACGTCCCGTTGCTGACTGTCTGCACGGAAGCGCAGTTGGTGCAAGCGAACCAGTGGCAGCAATTCTGCAAAGCGTCAGTATCCGGAACGATGGCTGACTACTGCGTGCTGATGTCCTTCCAACGTTACTGCGAACCCGCAACCGTGAACGACATCAAGGGTAAGCAACCTGTACGTCCCCATTACATCAACACCTACCTGAGATAAGACCAATGTTGCACGCAATCTCGACCAGTGACTGGCACCTTGAAGCAATGAACAAGCATTTCGGCCCCGAGGGAGTTGACCTACAGCTGGCCGAGATTGACAAGATTTATCTTTACGCGTTGGAGCAAGGCATCAACCACGTTTTCGTTCCCGGTGACATCACCGACACGTCGACAATGACGGACGAGACCAAACGTAAGTTGCTCGCCTTGCTCATTAAGTATGATGGCAAGATCAACACTTACTACATCGGCGGCAACCATGACCGTGCTGATGCAAAGCACACGTCGATGGATTTGATCTCGCAGTTCTGCGAATGGGATTTCCTGAAAACGTTCCACGTGTTTCTGGAGCCTGAGCAACTTGTGATTGGCGGTGTCGTTGTAAACTTCCTGCCGCATCCGGCAAAGGAAAGCATACCGCACAAGAAACCATGTTTGAACTTTGTGCACTGTGACGTTGTTGGTGCGCGCGGTGACAACGGACATCCGTTGCGAACTTCGCATGACATCACAGTCAATGATCGTGACTTCACAATTGGCGGGCACATTCACCTGTACCAAGAATTGTTGAAACGAAGAATGATCATCAATGGTTCGCCATACCAGAAAACGTTCGGTGAAAGTTTGCCGAAAGGTTTCTTGGAGTTCAAAGCATACTATGCGAAATCGAAGTTAAATATTTCCCATAAGTTTGTGCCAAACACTCCGAAGTTTATTCTTGAAACGAAGATAATTTCAGAGCAGCAGGATTTCAGCTCACTTGTGGAAAACAAGTACCTACGTTATCGCCTCTTCATTGAAGAGGGAGTTGTAGTGCCAGCTGACTTGCGGATTCGCTATCCCAACATTGCACAACTGAAAGGCGTTGCGAAACATACGTTGCAGCAAATTGAAGAACATGGAACGTTGGAAGTGAAGATTGCGTCAACCGCAATGCACCCGCGCAAAGGTTTGAAGCGACACTTGGTTTCGGCTGGACTTTCGAAAGACGAAATCAAAAGTTGCGGACGCCTGCTAAAAACAGCCCTCTCTGAAATTGGTTATTCATAGCGTGAAGAAATTTTGTATTCAATACTAATTTTTACATGCAAAAGGTAACCGCCGAAATCGGCATCACTACAGGAATCACTATCATGGCCAAGCCCATCAAACGTAAGCTGAAAAGCGTTCACGACCCGAAAATGGGTTCCACCTCTGCTACCGTACAGCGCAAGCAGGGCACCAAAGCTCCGGCTACTCCGGCCGCGTCTCCGAAGCCGAAGCGCGCTCCGAAAGCCAACAAAGATCTGACCGCTGCCGACAAGGACTTCAACAAGAAGCGTCGCAACGTTCTGGAAGAGCGCAAGAACGGCCAGAAGGCTGGCGTAACCAAGAAAGACGCTTCCGCCCAGCTGGCCGAGCGTCTGAAGGCTCACGACGCTGCCGTCGCCAAAGCCGAGAAGACCGCCAGCTTGCAGAAAACTCTGCAAGAGAAGCGCAAGGCTGTTCAGAACGTCAACCTGAAGGCTCGTCAGAACGCCACTGACGCCAACATCAAGGCGCGTAACGAAGCCCGCCTCAAGTACATGAAGGCCAAGAAGCCGGTGCTGAAAGATGGCAAGGTTGTGACTCCGAAGGTCACCGCTCCGGTCTACACTCCGAAGAAGCCGAAGCTGAAGCCGATGCCGCGTCTGGAAAACGGCAAGATCACCTACAAGCCGAAAGTGAAGCATGCTCCGGCTGCCGAAGACAAGGCCGCTGGCAAGCAAGCCGCCAAGACCCGCAAGAAGTCCGGCCCGAAAGCCGCCTAACCTTCCGGTCTAGTGCGAACCAAAAAGGGAGCCTCGTGCTCCCTTTTTCACATTCAAAATCCACCGAAATGCGTTCGCGGATTCTGTAAACAGAACGTGTATGCAAGGCTACTGTGACTTGCTCAATAATTTACGTTGTCACAGCCAAGGGAGTTCCCAGAATGTCCAATCAACCAAGTGCAACGTTGCAGAAGATAACTGCCAGTCGCACCGTTACTGAGTTGAGGGCGCACGTCAGTCCGCTAATCACTTCCGTCAGTTCCATGCAAACCGAACTCGACGCAGTGCTGGACTTGAAGCAGCGCCCTTCTTCTCTGAAGGTGCGTGCCAAGTTGAATTCTGCATCGGCGGAGATTGAGTCAGGCACGCTTGTCTCCAAGCAGCCTGTTCGTCCTGCGCGTGCTGCGCACCCGGTGCTCGACGACGTTACCGATCTCGAAGGTCTCAAACTCGACACCGCACAATCCCGTGCCCGCGCTGCCCGCAACCTTGCGATCCTCAACCAGACAATCACTGAGTTGAACGCAGCGTATCAACTGCTCATGTCCCCCAACTTCAGCAAGATGAAGACGGCCAAGGACACCGCTGCATCGGTAGCCGCAACCATCAAGGAAGCTACTATCATTCGCGACCGCTGGTTCAAGTTGTCGCAAGCAGCGAAAGACGAAGTTCCCGCAGAACACCAGAGCCTCGCGGCTTCTGTCGGTCGCTACCTGAAGTCCACCATCGAGAAAGATCGCTACACCAAGATCTCTCTGGTGCACTACATTGCAGGCAGCAGCGGCTCCCTCGTTAACTACCAGTCGTATATCACGGTTGCGGATTTCACCAGCGATGACGGGTACACGTACCCCACGTACATCATGGTGATCACCAGCTCCCTGAATACCATGACGGGCAAGACCGCACGCTTCATCACCAGTCTGGTTGACAGCAAAGCGCCGGGCACCTTCCCGTTCGGTTCCGAGTTCAAGTCGCTGCCGCAGCTGAAAGCGTCCGTTAACCGCCTGCTCGCGATTGACGGTACTCCGGCGTTTGGCGACCGTCGTCCTGTTGGGCGTAGCACCGACCACATGCGTAAAGCAACTGCGCTCGGCCTCAAGACCCACAACATCAACGGCAAAGACGTGCAGATCATCGACGGCGTGCGCGTCTCGAACCACAAGATCTTCGTGCGTCTGGTCAAGGGCATGAGCCCCCGCGAACGCGCCGCAGCAATCAACGAAGTCGTTGCCATTGTCAGCAGCATGTATAGCGGCGGCATGACCAGCCAACGCAAGAACAACGCGATCACCTACAAGGTTGTTCGCGGGCAGCAAGGTCGTGAGTGGCTGGAATTCAGTATCCTGCCGACGCGCGGTTCCAAGGCTGGCTCGATGACGCTTCAGAAGATCAACGAAGTCGCCAGCCTGCTGGGCATGGATGAAAGCCAACGTCGCAATCTCGTTGCCGCCATGAAGTAAGGGAGTGCTCTATGTGGAAAACCACATTCAAAACTGCACCCAGCGCGGGGATGTCGTTCTTTCAGGACAACATCTCCGGCGTTGATCGTGTAGGGCCGATCCTCGGGTCTGTGCTCTCCACGTTGAAATCCAGTGCTGCCGGATCCCTGCTCGCACCATTCGCAATCGACTTCACGCTGATCAACATGTTCTATGCGCCGAACCAAATCAGTATCGGCTACATTGAAGATGCGCCTCAGATTGTGACGCAAGATGCGGGTATCGCGTTCACCTTCGCACTCAAGCCCATCAAAGGCAAGAGCAAGTTTGTCTGGCCTACGCCGGAAGACAGTCGCGGTCGCGGTCTGGTAATCTGGGGCGATAGCCGCACCAAGTTTGCCACCGTGTTTGTGCCGCGCACCGAGCTGGCAAAGACCCAAGCCACCACGCTGCTTGAACCTGTGCTGCGCGTTCTCTACAATGTAGTGGGTGCCGCAACCAAGAACCTGCTGCGTAACGGCATGGTGTTGGAGACCGAATGCGATCCCCAATACTTCCACATCTACGCCAACCGCGCTTACGCTGCGACTACCCTGAGTCAGATCGTTGATAACGTTCCGGTGTCCGAGTGGATCATGGTTCCGAAAGTGTGGGCCGAGTACAGCTACCTGATCTGGCAGCGCGAATTGCCCGCCATGTTCCCGCTGTATTGGAGCCTCTATCTGGATGATGACGTCTACCGCTTCGGTGTCGGCGACCGCGCACGTGCTCTGATCGAAACGTCGGTGACTCAGTTCCTTGCGCCCGCGATGGCCCTGATGTCCGTTGCAATCAAGAATCTGGTGGCTCCAATTCGTCCGGCCCCCGAACTCGTTGCGCTGATCACCCGCATGCGTGCACTGCAAGGTGTGCCCATCGACGAGAAGCGTTACGCGGAGTCCGAACGCTACGTCACGATGTTCATGATGCGTGTGATTGCTGGGTGTGCAAATACCCCGTCACTGCAACAAGGGTTGCTGGATACCATCGCGCAGATGCGTAACCTTGAGGCGGCCGAATGCCTGACTCAAGGTCTGGTGACGCTTCCCGCAATGAAAACCCTCATTCAGCTGATTGAGGCGGCGTACAATGCGGGTAACTGAAGGCGGGATCCTGCCAGTCACTCAAAAGTTCGTAGACGATGACGGCTTGCCGTTGCAGCCTACCGATTTCGGATCCGGCCCGCTGGTGCGCGCTATCACCAGCGACGGGGAAATCCTCTTCGAAGGATCCGCAGCTCCTGATTTGACGCCGGGTGTTTGGACGTGTGACGTTGCGTACCCGGTAATGGGGCTGGAAGATGAAATCGAGGTGACAGTTGTCTGGGTATTCGAGACCGAGCAAGGCCGCGAACGCATGTCGCAGCAGGTTGTGATCGAACCAGAGAGCCGCAAGCGTATCACCGACATCTGTGTCTACTTCGATGAACCCGGCGAGACCGTTTATTACGACGTCGTTCTGCCGTGGGTGATTCGCGACGGTGACAAGGTGAAGCTGGCGCTGTCACTCAACAACGATGTGATTGCACGCTACACGAATCTCGACTCCGACGTTGAGCTGGTTGCCCAGCTGTCTGACCGGACGGTATACCGTCTGCCTCTCAGTGGCTGGCCGCCTATCGTGGCACCATACTCGCTGAGCGCACGCATTGACCCCGTGAATCCGATCACTGGTAACATGGTGCGCAACACACAATTCATTCTGTGGACAGTGAACCCGCAGATTGGTGTGGCGATGGGCATGCTGCAAAACTTCATCGACCGTGCACGGATGGAGAACGTGATTCCCGAGTTGGAGTACGTCGAATCTGATTTGATGAACTACCTGTATCGGGGCCTCGCGATGTTCAACTCTCTGCCGTCGCGAGCAACCAACTTCACCGGAACCAACATGCAGGGCCCGCTTCTCGATTCGTGGGTAATCTGCGCAAGCATTCACGCGCTGAGTGCACAGTTCCTTGCTGAAGGTAGCTTGGCGTTTGACTTTAGCGGTCAGACTGTCAGCCTCAACATGGATCGGACGCCTGCCATTGAAGCAACGCTCGGCCGCCTTGAAGGCCAGCTCAACACGATAGTCATGCCCTACAAGAAATTGTTGGCGCGTGCTGGCGCGTTCGAGGGCGACGGCTCCATTGGCGGCAAACGTGTAGACGGCGCGCAGAAGATGGGTGTTCTGGGTGTCACTGTATCACCAACAACTCGCTATGGTGCATCGTCAATCCACGGACAACAACGTATGTGGATGCGTGCCCATTACGGACTTAGACGTTAACTAGGAGAACAGCCATGCTGTCTGCTCAAATCAAGAATACCGAAGTTGCTCATTCCTCTTCCAACATCGTTAGCGTGATCGCTACCGTGCAGGGCATTGCCTCCATGTCGTCCGCCGACGAGATGCTGGTTGCTCTGTCTGCTGCCAGCGGCCACCGCATGTCCACCATTCCCGGCTCTGTCGTAATGATGGAAGAGCGTGGCGCCAACGAAGCGATCTTCCGTGCCATGATGGCCCCGGCCCACGAAGTGCTGCCTGCTACCGCTGCTGGCAACATGACCGCGCTGTCCTCCAACATGTTCATGGATGCCAACGAGAAGTTGTGGGCTCTGCGTAGCTCCGGCGATCAGCAAATGCTGGTGCGTAGCGTGAGCGAAGACCCGGCCGAACTCGCGGATATGATGCAGTCCTGCTCCAGCGACATCGCTGTTGAAATCGGCCGCGACCCGATCCTGCGTAAAGCGTGCGCCAACTTCGCTGCCAGTCTGTCCGCTGCTGAAGGTTCCGACATCGTGTCCTTCGTGCGCGACGACAAGCAAGTCGACGTTGGCTTCATCGCCTACGTGAGCAAGTCCGCTGACGGGCAAGAAGCGCTGGCTGTTCAGAGCATGGACGGCGAAGTGTTCAGCGTGAGCCGTGAAGCGGTGATCGCGGTACTGCCCAGCGACAACATCAAGTACCCCGACGTGCACCTGAGCGAGAGCGCTGCCGCCAACAGCAGCAAGACTCTGCTCGACTACTACCGTCGTGTGTTCGGTCACGCTCCCGAGTATTTCAAGAAGCTGTCCGAAATCATCAAAGGTCACGCCTTCGCGTAACCAATCAACAAGGGGGCTTCGGCCCCCTTCGAGGATCCTGCCATGATCGAAGTGGAACTTGGTGCACTTGCCAAAAAGAAACGCGTGGTAAAAAAGCGTAAGCCCGAGGCGGAAGACGCCAAGCCACTGCGTGTCAAAAAGAAAAAGAAGCTGAGCGTTGCCGACGAGTTCGCCCCGAACCGCAAGCGGAAGCGTCCAGCTGACGACGAGGCGATGCCTAAGCGCAAACCCAAACGTCGCAAGTCCGCAAACGTTGAACCTGAAACTGTAAAGAAGAAGGTTACAACCAAAAAGGCCATCGCCAAGATTACCGCGTCGTCTTCGGCAAGCGAGCGCCGCGATGAATTGGAGAGGCTGAAGGCTGAAGCGGAAGCCGTCATTGAACGCATTCCGGTCAACAACAGTGAAGACGCTGAGCAGCTTGCCCAGTATCGCCACATGTTTGACAAGCTGGTGGACATTGCGAACATTCTGGAAGACAACATCACACGGAACAAGAACGGGCGCGAAGTGTACCCGCTCATGCAGACGTACAACCAGATTCGTGAAGTGATTGCCGACATGCGGGCGCTGCGTGACGTTGGCGCCATGGGCTCGCTGTTGAACGACGAGGTGCTTGCGCCAATGATGCAATCTATCTCGCAGGATACGGTCGACCTCTATCAGGCCGTAGTCCGATTGCACGCTTCCCACCTTGACCCCCAGCAGGCTGCCGCGTTAAAGCCAAAAGTGGATCAGCTGTTTTCAAGTGCTGCTACCAGCATGCAGCGCTCTTACGAAAACTCGCTCGACAAATCGCAGACTGTACTTGGAGGCTAAATGGCAAAAGGTGGAATTGCGGCACGCGCTGCCCCATTCGGCGGCCACCCGCGCAAGGTTAGTCAGCGGCTGCGCGGCGCAACCAGCGGATTGGATCGTACCCGTGCCGGAACTCTGGTGCGTGCGATTCCCGCAAGCGTCAAGGCTGCGGTCGATGCCTACGTGTGGGCGCGCGACAATCGTTGCTGCACCCGCTGCGGTAAAGGCGAAGACCAGACCACAATCACTGTGGCTCACATCATCGCACATGCCGACGGCGGCCCCTACACTCCCAACAACCTACGACTGCGCTGCATCGACTGTCACATGAACAATGAGATAGGGACTTCGAACCGTAATGGGGCGAGACTGCTGCGCGGCATCAAACGTCGGAGGCGCTGATGTCAATTGCTAACCGCACGCTGCTACGCAATCTTGGCGTCGCCAACAACGATTGCAGCGTGGTGAACTTTCCAACTACGCTTCACCCGAAGCATTTGCAAGCGTGGGCTACCTTCGTGGCATCGCCCACCTGCTACGAACTCTACAATCGCCACACCGATCCAGACTCCGCGATGCTCGAAGTTGTTATGGCATTCATCGCCTCGCTTGAGAGCAAGCGGATGCGCCCGTTCATCAGCAACGTCGCGTTCTCTGCTGCCAAGATGTCAGCGGACAAAGCGGTGCGTGAGCTGGATGATCTGGTGCGCAGATCCCTTGAGACCTACATACGCCAGCGTGGCATATTCAACGACTTCACCAAGGTGGCTGTTAACCTGTGGCCGGACTACGACTACGACAAGGCGATCAGTGCGCACGTTCCCGAGTACGTCGACGTCTATTACTCGCTGGTGCTGCGACGCAAAGGGCCGAAGCCTGCTGACATGGCTGCTGCACTTAAACTGCGTTCTCAGCATTGGCTGTCGAAAGTCTCGGTGCCAAGCAAGCTGCTGTCGCCCACCGACATTCCGGCGCTGCGTAATGCCAAGTGGCCCAGTGTTGACGAGCTTACGCAAATGCCAAGTCGCTGGGTAGAGGTCGTGCCTGACATCTCGGTCGCACGCGCTGAAGGCAACGTCCTTGTGTTCCGCACGCGCATCTATCCGAAAACGGTAGTTTATATTGACCACCGTAAGATTTCAGATTTCTTCCGCATGGCCGCCCAGCGGCTTTCGAAAAAATAGGAGCTGCTTCATGGCAGGTAAAGATCTAACGAAACTGTTGACTCGTCTGTCACATGATGGAGGGCCGCTTGGAAGCTATGCGCGCTCTATCCTGTCGCATGATGGGTTCAAGATTCAGTCACATTCCGCTGACGAAGTTGCGGAACCTGAAGGCTCTACTGACCCGTTCGCTTACGACTCCAACGTTGAAGCGCTGCTCGCGTCCGGTATCATCTCGCCTGAAGAGAAGGAAGACCCTGTTGCCCTCGTTATCAAGCTGTCGTCCATCCTGATCGGGATGCGCAACGCGGTAACCAAAGATGCCGAGAGCGCAGAAGTCAGCAGCCTCAACCAGTCTGAGGTGCAGAGCTTTGACACCTACTACCGCGAGAAGCTGCGCGGTGTGGCACAGGCCGAAATCGTTTATGACGATCCTGTCCTGTTCCAGAACCTGAAGCCTGAAGAGGCAGCGGGACTGGCTCGCGCCCTTATCGCTGTAACGAAAGTCACGCGGCCCCTCTGGGTCGAAATCTCCAACACCGGACGAGGAAAGTAAGCGATGCAATATCCCTTCAACGTCTTCCAATCTGAGTCGGCAGCGCCCAAGGAAACGGGTGGCGTAGCCAGCCAGCTGCGCGCTCAGATTGGGGCAGAGCTGACGGCGCGCCCGCTCGACCCGAAGTACGAAACCGTATTCTCCAATGCGCTGTTTCCGCCTGATCGCCTGACCAAGGCAACGCGCGACGTGGCTAACACTCCGCGTCCCGACCAATACGGCCCGTTCGCTGAGTCTCTGATCACCTTGAACGTTCGCATCAAGCTGTATCAGTCCTTCTTATCTGCGCTGATGCGTAATAGTGTCGAGATCAGCAACACCCTGATCTTCGAAAAGATGCGTGGCACTAACGGTCGTGCGGCTGCCCTGATTTCCCAAGTGTTCGAATCCAGCTGCGGCTCCGTACTCGCCAAGATGCAGAGCGGCACGCCCATGATTACGTCCGCCACTCGCGGCATGATCACTGCGGCAATGTCGAACACCAGCGACTTGGTAATCAAGCGCGGGAACGACGGCTACGAATTGCAAGTTGTGAAGATTGCGGGCACCAACGAAGGTTACTGGAACGCGTTTCAGACCTACCGCAACGACTCGCTGGTTTCCGAAGTTGGCTCCGGTATTGACCCCTACTTCCAGTACAACGGCAGCTCGCCCGAGTTCGAGAAGTCTGGCAAGCCCGACGACACATCAGCCAGCAAGGAGTTCCGTGACTTCTACTTCGGCGGCATGCAGTCCGAGTTCGGGCAAGCGGTGCACAAGGCAGCGCTGGCGTTCCACAAGTTCTTCTTCGGCGACGTGCCCTCCAAGGCCAACCTGAAGTCGAAGACTGTGCACTTCGATCTCGACACCAACTTCAGCGTGCTGAATGCTGCGTTGCAGAAAATCCCCGGCGTCAAGGAAGCCATCGGTAACACCGTGTTCTTCCCGTCGCGCTTCGTGCCTGATCCCGTGCGCGTTAACCTCGGCCCGATGTTCAAGTTCACCGTGCGTCGTGTACTGGCTGAAGCACACACCGCCCGCGCCGCCGCGCTCTTGAGCGGTAGCACCAACGCTGGTAGCATGGCTTCCATGCACGATGCGATGTTGCCATACTGCGGTTTCGTAGTGCACGTGGGTTACACCCTGCACCTGCCGAACCCTGTGGTCGACTACATCATCCAGAACGACGATCACTCTGCGGCCGAGCTGCTGCTTGCTCGTTGGTTCAACCGCTGGTGCCAAGGCTTCTTCCGCCTGTCCGGTTCTCGCACTGGTAGCCGCAGCAACGTTCCGCGCTGCCTGACTTCGAGCACCGAGATCAAGCGCCTGAACGACATGCGCAAAAAGCTGGGCTTCCCCATCTCCGACTCCATCGGCGATGACAAGGGCGTAGCAGTCAGCAGCAACGGCGCGCTGGTCGTGTACCCGCGTACCCAAGACATCGACCTCGAAGTCGTAGCGAAAGCAGAATCCGCACTTGCCGACGGCATGAGCACTCTGTACGAGCACGGCATCCCCGTCGGCCACTTGAGCACCGAGTACCGCAAGGTGCTGGAACTCGATTTGGAGCGCGTCAACGGTGAGACCACTGTCAACATCGCGTCGCTGCACAACGACTTCAGCGCCAAGGCCAACCGCTTCTCCAACGTTGTCGTTGGTACGGATCCGACTTCCGGTTTGGTTATCCAGACCTCTGCGGACTTCCTGAACTTCGACTCCATTCAGGAGAGCGGCGCAGTACCCGCTGCCGATCTGGAAATCGGTGATAGCTTGGGCTTCAACTTTGCAGCCGAAGGCGAAGCGCCGAACATCCGCACTGGCTCCCGCGTACTCGGCCAGTTCCTGCGCTACAACGCAACCAACGAGCGCTTGATGCTGGTAGGTGCTGTGACCGACCGCGTGGTCAGCGCGATGTCCGCTAGTATCGGCACCAAGTACGAGTTTGCTGTGCCGCACGCTGGCTACAACAATAACAACTGGAACGATCTGAAGTCTGCCCGTAGCCCGCACATGCTGCGTTATGCCGCGTGCATGATCGTCCGCACCTACGACTGGATGCAGCAGAAGGGTCTGGTTCCCTCCTTCGAGGAAATCAACAACCAAGCGAAAGCGATCCAGATGGCGTACACTCAGGAGCACGATCCCGAAGCCGAGCCCGCCAACTATATCGACGCTGGCATGTACTCCGCGCAAGGCCGTCTGGCGAACGATGGCGAGATCGCAATGTACCGCGTCCTGCTGGCAATCGAAGACGCCCGTGATTCGTATCGCGGTGGCCGCCTGCGTGGCTTCTGGGAACGTCAGGGTCAAAGCACTGAGATCGTGAACGACTGGCGCTTCATCGACAGCCCGTCGAAGTCCGGCCTGCATACCATGGGTAACCTGCGTGGTTATCTGGGCGGTGCGTTGCTGGTTGCGATGTCGCGTGCTGTGTTCGACGCCGACCGGAAGAAAGTGTTCAGCGCCCTGTACGAAACCAACCTGATGCCGTCCGGCTTCCTGATGCGTGCAGTGCTGCCGACCGCGTTCATGTTCGGTCATGCGATTCCCGACACCCGCCGTTACTTCGAGGCCGTCGAAGCCCACGTTGAGGCCAACCAGCCTGACGATAGCGTGAGCGAAGAGTCGCTGAAGATTGCAGGTACGCACGACTTCACGCTGATGCCGCACCAGTTCAAGGCGCAGACTCAGCTGTCGAAGAAAGTGCCGCCGCCCTACGCGACGCTCGACATCCATCCGGGTGGCGGTAAGACCATCCTCGGCCTGCACGACATTCTGTGGTGTGCGTCGATCATGGACGAGCCGATTAAACCTGCGGTAATCGCGCCGAAGGGTCTGGTCGCCAACTGGTGCGAAGACTTGCTGCTGGTCACTCACGACTGGAACGTGGTTCCGATCACCAACGAGACCGTGAAAGAGCACGGCCTTGAGCGCATTCAGGAGTTGCTGTCCAACGCTCCGGTCAACACCATTTTCGTGTTCGCCGATACGTTCATCGCCAACCACCATGGCCGCTTCGATGCCGACATCGGTGGCGAGCGCGTGACTATCATGGCGCAGACTGAATTCCTGCGTCGCTACAAGTTCAACTACGTGATCCTCGACGAATCGCACCGCGTCAAGAACTCTGGCTCCGGCGTGCACGCTGCTATCAAGCAGATGTTCCTGCAATCCACTGTCAAGTTCAAGCGTCTGGCTACCGGTACTCTGGTGCCCGACAAGGTGTCTGACGTTGTTGGTCAAGCCGCAATGTTCACGCCGGGTATCTTCGGCGACGGTCAGGACATCGAAGACGCCTCCCGCTCCAACGGTGATGGCGCTGTAACTCTGGACGCTGTTGACCTGTTCAACAAGCGCGTTGCCGCAATGCGTGGTCGCTTCAGCAACTATGCAACGATGGCATCGTACAAGCGGAAAGAGTGGGCGTTCATGCTGCCCAACCCTATCGAGACCTTCCTGCACTTCGACATCGACGATCCGAGCGTGCCGCACTCCGGCCTGCACAAGATTGCCTATGACGCTGTGTACGCTGCGTTGGTCGAAGAGGTGATGGCCGAGATCAAGCGCAAGGGCCCGGTCAAGAAAGACGAGGACGCGGAATCCGAAGACGACGAGCTGGCTGATGAAGATGCAGTGCTCGAAGAAGAGGAAGAAGCGGCTGACTCTATCGGCTCGATGATTGCGTCGTCCGTGAAGCTGCGCCAATACTGGCAGCGCATGGAAATGATCCTGTCTGACCCGATGGGTGACCCAGAAGCTGTCGAGATCTTCAAAGAGCAGGGCGTGAAAGACTTCATCCCCGTCAAGATGCACAAGATTGTCGAGCGGATCAAGAAGCACTTCGAAGTCCAGCCCAACTTCATCGAGCCTGCCAAGCCGCAGCGCAATGATGACGGCGAAGAGATCGCACAGATGCACCAGATGTTTGAGTGGAAAGCGGGCTGCCGTCCGTTCGAACTCGACCTGTGCGTGTATCAGGGCAAGCGCTATCTGGCACGTAAGCAGAAGCAGGGTACGCCGCAACGTTTCCGCCTGCCGGAATCCAACGTCACTCCGGACAAGGATCTGGAATACTGGAAACCGGAAGACACGGGCAAGGTTATCGTGCTGTGCGAATACACCCGCTCCGGCGATTCCGTGATCAAGTCGCTCAAGAAGCTCGCTCCGAAGCTGGCGCGTTACGCCATCCGTCTGGGCAAAGGTGCCGACACCAAAGAGCTGGTCGAACAGTTCCGCAACAACTCTGAAGCCCGCATTCTGGTGGCGAACGAGCAGCGGATCACTGAAGGCTACAACATGCAGATCGGTTCGCGCATTATCCGCTGTGACACTCCGTGGTCACCGGGTCGCGTTCGCCAGTCGCATGCACGTATCATGCGTCCGGACTTCAACTCCGCAATCTTCGACGAGAACGGAAAGCCGGGTGACATGAAGCGTGAAGTAATCTTCATCGACTGGGTGATGACCAACAACACGATGGAGGTGCTGAAGGTAGCGCGTGTGACGGCCAAGGATGTGAAGACCACCATCTGGGACGAAGCGGGCAACCCACGCTACGACGAGGTGAAGAAGTGGGCAGCAATGCAAGAGCCGCCCTACAACGCCGAAACCATTCTGGATAAGACTGGTAAGTGGATCAACTTCGACACCTACATGGATCCGGAAGACGAGAGCCTGCAACACTTCGTCGCCAAGGCAAACCTGAGTGCTATCGACGCCGCAGAGTTCGCAGAGATGCGCCTGTCAACTGCGTCCGCGATGCACGTCATTGAAGGTGCGCCTGTTGATCCTGCTGCTGGCTATCGCATGCTGGACAACGTGCCGTATGTTCCGAACCAACGCATCCACGACCGCTGGGGCTTTGGTCTGGTATCGTTCCGTGACTACTACAAGTCGCGCGGCTCCAAGGTTCCGTACAACGACAACAAGGCAGAGCACCGCAAGTTGTTTGACGGGGTTCCGGTTCACACCGAATGGGGCAACGGTATCATCGTCGGTATTGGCAAGGTCAACGACGAGAAGTTCGCAGACGTCGAGCGGCGTCAAGCTGACCCGACGTTCACCACCGTCCGAGTGCAGTATCAGGATGGCAGTGAGCGCATTGTCGGGGTAGGTCGTGTCCACGTGTCGGTCAACGCCATCAAGGATCCGGTACTGCGTAGCAGCGTGTTCGCCAAGGGAAGCAAGGGCGGAGTCAAGCCCGTGCCGAAGACCAAGCGCGACTCCGAAGTCGAGGATGCAATCACCAAGGCCGAGGACAAACGTCGGAAGCAAGAAGAAGCAATCCAACGCGACATCGACAAACAGATCCGCGAAGGGGCCGAAGTTGCAACCGAAGGCGCGAAGGCCAGCGGTACTCGCAAGCAGAACGTCAAGGAGGGCAAGGCCATCAACTCGGGTCTGCCTGTACTCAGCGACACCGACACCGAAGGCAAGATCGTTATGCCTACTGGCAAGGACGTCGACGTTGCGGGCAACAAGGTTCCGCGCACGCGTACCCCGAAAGCTGCCGCTGCCGCTCCCGACAAGAGCATCGAAGTTTACCCGACCGTGTATAACGGCCTGCTGGCTATCTACGTGAACACCAGCGACAGTGACTACAAGGAACTGGTCAAGAGCTTCGGGTTCAAAGTGTTCGGCGAGTACGTCTATGCCGACTCCCTGTATATCAAGGACTTCTACGCTCACCTTGATTACTTGGATTCAGTGTTCGGTGAAGGCCCGTTCGACAAGGCAAGTGCCAAGCGACTGGAAGAGATCCAGAACGTGTTCAGCGAGTCTGGCCGTTCGAAGTTCCTCTACCCGGTTGCGTACAAACTGAAGAACGAAGTTATCGAGTTCTTCCGCACGCGCCACATCGACAACCAGAAGCCCAACATCCTGAAGGCATATCCGTCCTTCATGCGTGACCGTATGCGCGTGATGATCGACCTGAAGACCAACCCGCACGCGCGCAAGCTCGTCGGCAAGGTATCGGTCGGTGCCACCGCCAAGTACGCGACTTGGAAACTGCACGAAAGCATGGCGATCAACTTCGTGGCTAACCCCACGGAAGCCAAGCGCGTGCTGTCCCAGTTGCAGAAAGCTGGTTACACCATTACCAACCTCAAGGCCGTGGTCAAGACGCTCTCGGAAATCCGCGTGCGCCCCACCGCCGACGAGCCCAAGAAGTAACGAGGGGGCTTCGGCCCTCTCTACTTGGAGAACATGATGGATAACAAAGGAACACCGATGCAGCGAATGCTTGCCACTCAGCAGGCAGTCATGGCCGCGCTCGGATTCTACGACGGCGAAATCGACGGGAGCTGGGGCCCGAAGGCTGTAGCGGCAATGAGACTGTGGGAGATGGAAGAGAGTTTCGATCCCGCGTTGCCGACTCGCGGCTACCCGATGGCCTACCCGTCCCGCTTGCCGAAAGGTCTGAGCTGGGCGTCTGGCCCCGTACCGAAAATCAGCTACGTGTTGTTGAGCCCTGCGCTGCGGGCAGAAGTCGACAAGCACATGGCGACGTTCAATCCGCTGACGTCTTCCGCAATCGACGAGGGCCTTGAGCCCAAGCCAGTTGCTGTGAAGGCTGAAGCGCCTGCGCCTGCTCCGACCCAGCAGCAGAACAACGTTCAACAGAACAACGTTCAGCAGCAAGGTCAGAAGCACCAGCAAAACCAACAGCGCAAGTAACGTTACAAGGGAGCCTAGTGCTCCCTTTCTTGTTTCCGAAAACTGTAAAGAAGCTGGTAACACTTCAACCGAGTGGCCGTATGAAAATCCAACACCTTAATCTACCAATCAAGGTGCCCAAGGCATTCAGGGGAGAAGAGCACTACAACGTGCAGTGTATTCGGCAGAAGGTGGACAAGCCTGCTGCGCGCGTTGTCATAGTTCTCGACCACGTTCCCACGGAAGACCTGAAGTCCGGCAAGCTGCTGAGCGGCGGCACGGGCGGCACGATCAACCGCGTAATGCACTACGCGGCAACAGCGTTCAAGACCAACACGCACAAGATGGAAGACCTCGACCTCTTGTTTGTGAACTGGAACTGCTGGAAGACCTACACGATGTCGGAAGAGCGCCGACAGGAAAGCGACTCTTACTTTGCCGAGCGCGTGCTAGGTATCATCGACGAGTACGGCGCTGACTACGTGGTAACGTGTGGTCGGGCTCCGTTCCAACATCTGGGGCGCAAATATTTCGACCGCGCTCCCGACAAGCCCAACGGCTGGCTGGGTAACAGTCTGCCGATGACAACTCCCGAGGGCCGTAAGGTTCGCCTGATTCCGAACCTCTCGATCAACAGCCTGCTCAACAGCAAGTCGATTACGAGTTCGGCTTACCTGCTGGGGTACTACGCGCGCAACTTCCTGCCCATCTTCAACGAAGGCAAGATGCCGTTCAAGATCAAGCCCGTCAAGACCGGGGAGAAGCGCAACTGGAACATGATCGTCGTTGACACGATGAAGAAGTTCCACCTGATGATGAAGGTGCTTCGTCGCGCCAAGTACGTCGCAATAGATACGGAAACCGACGGCCTGCACCGCATCAACGTGAATATGTTGACGCTGCAATTCAGTGCCGACGGTGAAACCAGCTACGTGCTTCCCTTCATGCACAACGACTCGCCGTTCACCAGTAAGCAGCTGGAAGAGATCCGGCAGACGTTGCAGGCTTACTTCGAGTACGACAACCGTAACCGCCTGCATATCTACACCAACGCGAAGTTCGACTTGAACATCCTGCGTAACTGCATCAAGGTTCGCAGCTTCATCAACAACGTGTGGGACATCATCGCGGGCGACTTCGCGATGGATGAAAACATGAAAGTCCTGTCGCAGGTTACCGGGCATTGGTACTACAGCTTGGCGAACCTGTCGATGCAGTACGGCTGCACCGCGTACCTTGAAGCGAACTTCGGCAAGCAGAACCGAGCGCTGATCAAGGACGTCCCGCTCGACGAAGACGTGTGCGAATATGCGGCGCTTGATACCATCATCCCTTGGCGCATTGCCTTCCAGCAGATGAAGAAGGCCGCGTCGATGGGGTACGAGAAGTATCAGTCGATTGTGGGCGAGCAGATCAGCGATCAGATTCACACGTTCTCGACGTTGGAGTACACGGGAGCCGCGACTGACGTTGACTACCTGTTCCGTCTCTCGATGCCGGACTCGCCAATCAACTCGTTGCTGCGGGAAACCGTGCAGAAGTTCAAGGACACCGACGAGGTTGCCCGTGCCGACTCCCGCTTGAAGAAGCGCGCCAATGTCCCAGAGGTCGGACTGTTCGGCAAGATCAAGGATCGCATGTTCAAGCTGTCGTCGCGTGAGCACCTGCAAACTCTGTTCTTCGACGTCATGAAGTTGGAGCCTGTCGTGGTATCGGAAACCAAGATACGCGACAACGGAAAACCGGAAGCCAAGATCGACAAGGCGTTCCAAGAGAAATACAAGGACAACCCAGTGGTTGCCATGTATACCTCGATGACCAAGCTGCTGAAGTTGCGTAACGCATACGTAAAGAGCCTGATCAAGAAGTTCGGTGAGGACATCGACTTCAACACGACCAAGCGATTGCGTGCGACGTACAACTACGACAGGATCGTAACGGGCCGGACGTCCGCTAATGATCCAAACTTGCAGCAGGTTCCTAGCCGTGGGCCAATGGCGAAGTACATCAAGCGCCTGCTGATTTCCACGATGGGCTACTTGGTTATCAAGGTCGACTACTCAGCTCACGAAGTGCGAGGTTGGTCAATCATCTCGGGCGACCAAGGTGTGGCTGACGTATTCGAGCAGGGTGCAAAGTTGCGACGTCAGTACCGTCTGGTTCCTGACCCGTACATTGCAAAGCGGCTTGAGTACGAAGGTGACGTTCACAAGATCAACGCGGCCTACTTCTTCGGGATTCCAATCTACGAAGTAGTGAAGGACATTCGTAACGCGGTTAAGACTGTAATCTTCGGCCTGATCTATCAGCAGGGCGATGAAGGTCTCGCGAACTCAACGAAACGTCCGGTCGAAGAGATCGTGGACATCAAGGCGCGGTTCCTTAACCGCTTCCCAATCGGCCTGAAGTGGTTCGACAAGATCAAGAACTTCGCGCGGAAGAACTACTACGTGGAGTCCCCACTTGGTCGGCGTCGTAACCTGTTTGCATTCCTGTTGGACGAAACTCTACAGGGAGCACGCAGCACCATCAGCCGAAGTGAGCGCCAGTCGGTGAACAGTCCGGTACAGGGCTTCGGCTCTGACTTGATGATGACCGCTATTCGCATGATGGAGCGTCGTTGCTTTGACCACTGGAAGGAACATGGCGTGTGGCCTGACATCCGTTTCAGTATCTCAGTGCACGACTCGCTGTCGGTAGAGGCTGCCTACGACTGGGTGTGGTTCGCCATCAAGATCATCGAAGAGTGTATGACCAAGGACGTCGCGAAAGAAATGGAACGTCGCCATGGCATGAAGTTCACGTCGATTCCAGAGATCGACTTCGAGATCGGTGGTTCAGAAGCAACGGTCAAGAGCTGGGACTTCAGCTACGCTGCAATTCGCGACATCTTCAAGGCGTCGTTGGAATTCAAGCGTGACGAACTGGGCGATAAGCAACTGGCCGACCCCAAAACGTTCGACCGCATTTTGGACTCCATGATGGAAGACCAGTACGACCTTATGCCTGAGTGGATGCAGCAACAGCTGTGGGCCAACGGCATCAAGATTCGTTCTATGTGCAAGGAGAACCCGTTGGATGAAGTCACCCGCCGCCGTGCTAAGAAGTGGCGTCAGGAGATTGAAACCAACGAGCCGCTGTTGCAGAAAATCATCGAGGATGAAGAGCGCGCTAAGAACGGTGGGGCCAAAGAGGCCGAGCCGAAAAAGAAACGTCGTCTCAAGAGAAAGGCGGCATAAACAAGGGAGCTTCGGCTCCCTTTTGCCGTAGGAGGATCAAATCATGATCGAACAAGCGTGCAATCTTCTGAATGAACTTGGCGAGGTTGATTACCTGTCACTCGCTGCGATGACCAATACGTCATGGGACGCGCGTACTCCGCACTTTGCTGTCGAGTACACCCAGCTCGGGGCCGAGGCACTGCGCTTCAACGTCATTGGTTTCCTCAATGGCATTTACGGGCCAACCGGAATGCGCATTGCTGTAAAGGTTATTCAAGGGCGGACAGTGTTTGTCCCAGAGAAATGCGACCCACAAAACTACAAGGATCCGGCTGATGCAGTTACCGCAGATTCCAAAGACCATTGAAGACTTCAGCTTTACTCTCGATGGCAACCTCTTCGGCAAGAGCCTCAAACTGTGCGACGAGGTAATCAAGTTCAGTGAAGCTGACAAGATGATCGAAGACCTCAACATGGTGGTGTGCACTGGCAGCAAGGTCTATCTGATCGGACGCACCATCGACACCTTCATCATCAATGAGCTGTCGGCTTCCGGCATTGAAGGCGTTGGTGCCGCACTGCTGGACTTCTCTCAGCTGTCTCCGGTTGTCCGCAAAGACCTGATCAAGTTCGAGTTCACGCGCGGCGAGATGTTGGCCAAGTCCCGCAACAGCAAGCTCAAGATCAGCGTGCGTCACGTTTCGCAAGACCAGCTGATGTCGCTGGACATGACGATCCGTAATATCGAAGTGAAGAACAACGCGGACATCCTGCCGCCGAACGTGGTTAGCGAGCTGAAGCGTGCGGTCGATATGTCGTACATCCCCGACCTCTACACCGACGCCAGTGTTAACTCGCACATCACGTTGAAGTCCGGCCAGCTGACGGTCGTCACCAGCAGCAACTTTATCAGTGCGCTGTACGAGGCCGAGTTCAAAGAGCGCGTGCCTGACACCAAGATCAGCTTGGGCTCCGACATGCTGAAGCTGCTCTACAAAGTCGTGGGCGATGCCGACACCCAGTTCTATGTCAACGGTGCGAACTTCGTTGCAAGTGCCGACAACTTCTTGGTGCTGCTGCCTCCGGTACGTAGCTCGAAAGAAGACTTCCAGAAGTTCGACATCGCGTTGGATACGCTGGGCTCCGCAACTGCCACGGGTAACGGACATCACGATATGGTGTTGGCGGTGAATACGTTAGCTGCGCTGGTCAGTGCGAACAAGGCACTGAAGGGCCAGAGCGTGAAGTTCAACTTCAGTGCGAAGTCCGGCCAAGCTCTGTTGAAGTTCAGCACCGACGGCCAGTCTCTGGTTGAGAAGATCAAGTTCGCAACCAAGGATACGTTCACGTTCAATGCTGACATCCGCCTGTTCCAACTTCTGCTCAAGGCATTGGGTAATGGAATCAAGGGCGGTGAGTGCGATCACCTGATGCGGGTGTTCGGCCCAGTCGGCAAGTACAAAGCGTTCATGTTGGACTACGACATGAAAGAGTTCCGTATCAAGTACCTCATGCACTGCACCAACTGATGACGAAGAACAACTACCTCAAACTCAGTGCCGAGCAATTGGCATCGCTCCATCCCGGTTCGTTCATCCTGCTGGATACGAACAAGGGCTGCCACACGTTTTTGATTCTAATGCGCATTCCAGTGAACAGCAGCCGACTCACAGTCGACAGCTCCATTGACGTCAACAACGATCCTGAATTCCGTCAGCACTACGTGATTGACGTCGACAACATTGTGGTCGGCTCCATCCTGTATGTGCGCGCCAAGTTTTGTGAGTACAGTGCGCTGACCGTCAGCCGAGTTTTAATTGATGGTGCCCACCATGACATGCGCTGCATTACGGGCAGTGCCTGCGGCGGGCTCTACATGTTCAGTGACGGGAATGGTTCGTGCATGGCGCTGTCCGAAGCAGCGGCGTACCCGTCCAGCCCGCTGGTGATAAGGGACAAACTCTAATGGCATCGACAGACCCTCTGGATATTGCGAAGCGCTTACTCCGAAGTGATAAGCGCTTTGTGAAATTCCGCGACCTCGTTGCGGCCGATAACGCGCTGCGCCTACCCATAGATGAATGGCGGCAAGAAGCCCGCCTCCTCTTCGGGGCCCGCACGGTAAAGAAACTCAGTGGCTCGTCACCTAACTTTGCACGCAAGCTGGTGAAGGCGCAGGCTATGGAAACTGCTGCCCGTGGACGATTCACCGAAATGTTGGTGCAGACCAACACTGTGCACCGCAAGCTCAAGCAGCACATCGAGGCGCTGACTGACTGGCTGACCGTTGAGTACAGCTACGAGGTGTCGCAAGTTTGTAAAACGGCAAAGGAGCGGGAGTCGTTAATCGCGAACACGATGCGCAGCTACATACGGCTGATGGACGACACCGAGAACTTCCTGCAAGAACTCAACTACTACATCAAAGACATCGACCAAGCTGGTTATGGGATACGCGCGATGGCCGACGTGTTCGGTGCGATATTCAAAGCGGAAGGTCGAGTCGATTTGTAAGGGTAAGCTGTGGAAAAGAAATCCAAGAAGCCCGCGCCCAAGAAGAAAGCAAGCACGCGCAAACCACGCATGCCCAAGATCTACTTGAGCGACAAGATCTACATCCCAGTCAGGTTCGTGGACGAAGACCGACTGAAGAAAGCGTACACTCACTGCGAATTCGACGACAACATCTGTCGTGGCTGTGATATGCGCAACGTTCGTCCCTGCGAGGACTGCTACGCGTGCGAGTGGGGTGGCCTGAAGCAGACGTTCTGCATGGCGGGCCACCGGATGGTTAGCGGCAATGAGTATTACACCACGCCGCTCGGGGACATCGACAACGTTGAGTACAAGCTCGGCATTGACTTCGACGACTTCGAACTTGTGGACAAGACCACGAAGCGCCAGTTTACCTATCCGCTCAAGTTCACGGGCAACCTGTTTGACTACCAAGAGGATCCGGTACGCATCATCTGCAAGAAGAAGATGGGCATCCTGAAATCCAAACCACGGACGGGCAAGACCGTCATGGCGGTAGCCGCAATCTGTCGGATGAAGCAGCGCGCGATCATCATGGCGGATCAGAAGGACTTTCTCGACGGCTTCCTCGAAACGTTCGAAGCCCTGACCAACATGAAGGAGTTGGAAGAGCAAGCAGGCACCAAGCTGATCGGGTTCCCGAAAACGCTGAAGGATTACGAGACGTTCCAAGTTATCCTCGTCACCTACCAGCAGCTGATCAAAGATAGCGAGATGTCCCGCAAGCGCCTGAAGCTGTTGCGCATGAACTACGGGACACTGGCAGTCGACGAAGTGCATCGGACTTGTGCTCCCGAGTTCAGCAAGGTGCTGGGTAAGATGAAAGCGCGCTCACGGTTCGGGCTCTCGGCAACACCGAAGAAGAAGAACAAGCGCGAGGTGCTGGCGTACAACCTGATCGGGCCCGTCATTGCGACGACCCGCGCGGAAGCCATGTGCCCCACCATCGTTGTGCACCCAACGCCCGACACTGTGCGCACCAAAGCCCAGTTCAACGGCCAAGCCGGATGGACGAAGTTCTGCCAGTTCCTTGCGCGTCATGAAGACCGTAACATGCAGATTGTGGAGATGGCGGTGAAGGACGTGAAGGCCGGACGCTCGGTGTGTATCCCGATCATGTATAAGGAGCATGCCGACAAGCTGAAGCGCGAGATTGACTTCGCTCTCGGTTACGACACGTCCGTCGTTGCGTTGTTCATGGGCGGCAGCAAGGAAGCCAAGAAGCGGAAGCAGGTTGTGGACGATGCACGTAGCGGCAAAATCAAAGTCGTTATCGGTATCCGTAGTCTGATTCAGCTGGGGATCAACATTCCATGCTGGGACACCCTCTACTACATCATGCCGATGTCGAACGAGCCAAACTGGGAGCAGGAGTCGTATCGGATCCTGACGCCAATGCCAGACAAGCCGACACCGCGCATTCGCATGTTCCTCGACAAGTACATGCAACGTAGCGTGGGCTGCTTCAAGGTAACGTTGCAGGCGTCGATGAAGTTCAACCACCAGTTGAGCGAGAAGTCGCGGGCCTACCTGCAAAACGAGTACGGTTCGGCAATCTACGACGTGCCGCGCGCAGGATCTGTAAACAAGGTACAAGCGAACAGTATTTTGTCTAGGAGTTTCTGATGTTCCTCGATGGTAAGTTTGACGGTTACGCGAGCGTACTGCACCAGCTCGGCACCGACCCGCGCACCCTGTATCACGAAAAGGATGCCTTCGAACTTGAAGGCTCTTTCTTCGAGTTCCAGCCTGCAATCAACGGCGTGCAACGTGCAACGGTGTCGCAAGAGATGCAGGAAGCGAGCGCGCTGAAGTTGTTGGAGAATCCGCTGGCCGCCAACTACTGTGCGATGGTTTGCAGTTACCCGACTGACGTGCGTGCCAAGTTGTTCGGTGCGGAGTTGCTGAAGCGTTGCTGGGAAGAGGGCCGCAACCACCCGAACCCTGACATTCGCAAGCGGCGTCCGCACTGGATCACGCTCTACAACTCGTATCTCGACTACGAGGCGTTGCGTAAGCGTAACCCGACTGCGTTGTTCATCTCCAACATAACGGACGACACAACACCGCAAAAGATGGAGCGACTGCGCGACGTCCTCGAATTGTTTTCAGGTATCCCGCGCGTTGTAATGTGCGGCTCTTCCATTGACCCCGTAACGCTGTCGGCAACTCGGCTGCGTTACGCTGTTACTCACCCGCTGATGTTCAAAGGCAAGACCGTTGTGGTCTCAATACTGGATGGACTATGATCAATCTCAAGCTGCGTTGCTGGCAGCGCGTTGAAGCGAACCTCGTTCGCGGCCAGCTGTCTTTCGGCCCTGACCACAAGATGCGGATTTTCAACCCGCCGCGTAAGAAGGGCCTCTTCTCCAAACCGGAAGACGTGTACGTGCGCGCCGACCGTACCCAGCAGTACGGACTGTTCCTGCGTGCCTTCACTACCGAAGAGTTCCGCACCCACTTCATCGCCAAGGTGTGCGACGCGTTGCGCCCTCTCAGCGGTCAGCTTATCTCAACGCTGGCGGAAGTCGTTGATCGTAATCCGCACTTCAATGTGTCACGCTCTGCGTTGCGGACGTTCGCACCGGATGCGCTTGAGTTGTTCGCGGCCGACCTGCTCAAGTACGCATCGCACGGTGCTTGCGTAGAACCAGCTTATGCCCTGTACGCCCTCATGCTCGCGGACAAGCCAGCTGATTGGTACGTGCCTGTGCTGGGCGGCGTGCAAGTAAGCGGAGACGTTAACCTGCCGGATGCCTACACCCATTATCGCAGTGGCGAGATGTTGCAGCGTGTGGTGCTCGCTCACCACTATCACGTGCCTCTGCAATCCATGTGGGCGCAAACCATGCTGGCTGCCCTGCGCAAGGATGGCAACCTTGAACAGTACCACCTCTTCATGTAAGGAACCTCTATGAGCAAGTTGGATCAACTCAATGCGTGGCTTGCCAAGGAAGCTGACACCCACGACTTTCCATCCTTCCGCCGCAAGATTGACGCAAGTGGCGGCAACCTCAGCTGGCTGCGCAAGGCTCTGAAGAAGATTGACGCTCCGGCTGAAATCAAGGAGCTGGCGGCCTTGGAAATCAAGGGGCTGATCAAGTGATTATAGAGCGTAACACGAATGGGACGCTCGGCTCACTGAACGTTGATAACCGCGTTATTGGCATTGCCACTGATGCGGAATGCGACTTGGCCTTGATCATCAACCAGCTGCTCGAACCAACGAACCGGACAGAGGACTCGATGCGTCGTCTTCTGCGCCAGTTGCGTTATCAGGAGAATGAGCCGAATCCGCGCAAGGTGCTGCACGCCGTGGCGAACATCATTGCTGACGGTTGCGCATCTCAGATGAAAACTCGCCGCGAGAAGTTCGTGCCCTTCGACGAGAAGGCGTCGCCGATTCACCAGCAAGTCAAGAAGCTGGCTCGCAAAGGCAAGAAGTTCAACATCGTAATCGCGGATCCTCCGTGGGAGTACGAGGACAAGGCGGCAGCTGGCGAGCGGGGTGCCGAGTTCAAGTATCCGGTCATGAAGTTGCGCGACATCAAGAACCTCGATGTGAACAGCATTGTGGCAAAAGATGCCGTGCTTCTTCTCTGGGGAACGTGGCCGCTGCTGGATGAAGCGAAAGCCGTAATGCGCGCGTGGGGCTTCAAGTACAAGACCAACGCGTTCGTGTGGGTCAAGCGCAACAAGCTGCAAACCGACATCGACTTCATGGGCGGCGGTCACTACACCCGCAGCAACAGCGAGTTCGTGTTGATTGGTGTTCGCGGCAAGCGCATTCCGCGCTTCAACAACAACGTCAAGCAGGTTATCTACGAAGCGTTGCGTGAGCACAGTCAGAAGCCTGAAGCGTTCTACAAATCTGTAAACCGTCTATATGACCTCAAGAAGTATCCGACCGTCGAGTTGTTTGCCCGACAGCGCCGTCCGCACATTACGGTGCTTGGTAACGACGTCGACCGCTTCTAGGTCTGCCTACTATTGGCCGGGGCCAGCCTTCGGCCAATTCATTGAACCCAGATGGGTTTGGATCATGTAACAAGGAAATAGAAATGACTGCAAAGAAAGTAAACGTCGATGGGCAGAAGCCCACTGCGAAAAAGAGTGCACCGAAAGCCAATCAGGCACCCGAGCCCGAAGTCGTGACCGAAGTCAGCACGCGCGAAGCGCTGTTGAACAGCGTAGCCGAAGCGCACGCGTTGCCGACTCGTCGCAGCTCTTCCGAGATCCTGCCGTCCCCCGTGATCCTGCTGGACATCGAAGGTATGGACGTGCTGGCCTCCACCGCAATCGCCAGCCTCGGTGCCATCTACATGGACGCCTCCCGCGCCATGCCGTCCGATCTGGTCGACGCCGTTGCGGAGTCCGCGCTGGAATCTCACCGTGAACGCGCCCGTGGCCCAAACGACGATTCGGATCTCTGCGGTGACTCCGTTGTTTCCCCGAGCGTAGTTGTCCGCAGCTGGAACTTCGACGTCGACGCCCAGATCCGCCGTTACGGCCGTACCGTATCCAAGTCCACTCAGGCGTGGTGGGCCAATGCCTCCCCGCAAGCTCATGCTGCCGCCAGTGCACCGCGCTATTCGCATAAGCACTGTCTGGGTGACACGCTGGACAGCATTCGCCACTTCGTGATCCACCGCCTCAGTGAAGCCGTCGAAGGTCTCACTCTGGAAGATGCAGAGACCGTGATGAAGAGCGTGCGTTTCGTGGTACGCGGTTCGCAGTACGATGCCGCTGCGCTGGAAACCCTGTTCCAGCAGGTACTGGACATCCGGCCCGCCGCTACTCCGGAAACCGCGTTCGCCAACATTCCGGATCCAGACACAGGTGCCGAATTCCGAACCATCTGGTTCTTCCGTTCCGTCACCGAAATCCGTTCGTACCTCGACGGCTACCGTTCTGGTCTGTTGGCGGCCAGCGGCAACCCACAGGCAACCAAAGAGCATTTGGACATGGCCTACAAAAACGCTGCAACTCAACGCCGCACTGCCGCCAACCAGTTCGCCCAGTTGGCGTACAACGACCAAGGCAAATCCAACCTCTACAACGGTCTGGGTAACAAGCAAACTGCGTTGGCGTTGCGTGCCTCCGGTGGCCGTCACGTCGGCGAGTTCGATTCCCTGTACGACGCACTGCTGATCCTGCCTACCCTCAACGGTAGCGCGGCTCGTCAGTTCGCTGAATCCATCCTCGGCGGCGACGACGCTGAGTGATCTGGTTCCTGATTTGTTTAGCGTGCATTAGCCTTGGTGCACACCTAGACCTGAGTTGGACAGATTCCAACGCTTCCGGCGGTAGGAGCACGCACGTTGCTCTTGCAGGTATTGCATGCGAATTCTGGTCGCACTAACCGACGAACAAGGCAACCTGTAGAAGGGGGTGGGCATTTGCCTGCCCCTTTCGCGTTTCCGTCGCTAATTTTGCTCTACATTCACCAAGAGGTATCGCGATGAAAATCCAACTTTCAATGTCGAAAGCGTATTCGGCATTGACCTCCGCAGAACTTGCAAAGTTCGAACGTTGGTTCGGCAAAAGTGTGGTTCGCGACAAGTCTGGTGCGCCTCTGCGTTGTTACCATGGCACTCCCAAAGAATTCAAGCAGTTCGACCCCAAGTACATCGGCTCCGGCGTTGACCAGTACGGGATTGGCTACTACTTCACAAGCGCGCCAGAGATGGCGAACACCTACACGCGCAACAAGATTGACCGCGTTACGGGAAAGGACGGCACTGACCCTGAGAGCAGTAACGTCATGCCCGTGTACCTGCGCATCAAGAAGCCCATCGACTTCTACCGCCAGCCGAAGATTACCCGCACGCAAGTAAGCAAGATGTTGACTGGCCTCGGCCGCCGCAACCTTGAACGCTTCATCCGCGACAACTACGACGTGGAATTTCAGGGCATGCAACGCAGTATCCACGAATACGCCGAGAACTACATCGGACACGATCTGATTCACGCGTCGATGATGTTGTGGAGCGACCTCTACGAGGGGCAGCCTACCGCTGGACACTTCCCAGAGATTTTCGCTGCGGCTACCGGATACGATGGTGTCGTTGCCCGGCGACCGGGAGGCGACGTGTACGTCGTGTTCTCTCCGTTGCAGATCAAATCCGCTGTAGGTAACAGTGGACGTTACCGTCGCGTTGCCGACATCACCGACTAGGGAACCAAGATGCAAATCCAACTCTCACTATCGGGCCACAGGATTTATTACCGTGGCCTGCAAGTTGCGTTTGACCAAGCCGTTCATGACCGCTCGCATATCGTGTGGCTCACAACTGATCGTCAGTACGCAATGCGTTACGCTGGTGACCCGCGCCACCTGATGCGCTTCTCCGTGAACGTCAACCACGGGTTCAACTTCGGCTTCCGCACGTTCGACACGGAGGTAAAGCGAGCCGACGTACTCGACCGCATCAAGACCGCCGTGAATAACAGAGCGAACAGCGGCTCTATGACCAAAGCGCAGTATCGCAACGTAATGGATCAGTTGTTCGATATGACTGAAAAGGACACTGGCAAGTTCAAGAAAGTCTGGGCGTGGTACATGGAGGACAAGAGCATCGTCGACATGCTCAAGGCCGCTGGTTACGACCACGTGATCGGCAGGGAAGGGCCGCTTGTCTATCGAAGAAGCGGTGGACAAACAGGCACCCGCCCCAAAGTATGGCGACAGTGGCCGTGGACTTGAGACTATTCTGAGTTCCGCGCTTCACGTGCTGCGCCTGACTGCTGACCCCGAGTTCGACACCTACGATGCGATCTACGACGTCAAGGGAATCGACAAGCGATTCCTCGGTTACCTACGTTACGCCGAAGACCTCGAACGTCAGCTGTCTGCCGCGTTCCAGAATGCGTCACGTGCTGCGGGCTCTCGCATGATGAAGGATCGCACGCGCCTCGACCGTCTCTTGCTTGAGATGAAGAAGTTCGGTCTGCGTACTGCGCATGACTACGCCGAGTACATCATCAACCGACGCGAAGCCGACCGCCGCAAGTTTGACGAACGTCGCCGCCAAGATAGCCCAGCAGTCGCCGACGACTGGTAAGGATCTGTCATGAAAATTCAACTGTCAATCTCAGCCAACCTGCCTACCCCTCCCGAGTTGTTCGCGCGCATCATTGCACAGCGTGCTGGCCTGTCTGGAATCAAAACATCCAAGCGAGGCACCAAGTACACTGCATCTGGCGATAACGTTGTGATCACTTACGACCAGCAAGGCGGCCACGTGTTCGTCAAACACGACGGCAAAATGCTTCTGGAATTTCCCGCCCCTCGCGTAGGTGCCCGACTTACTTCCACCCAAAGCACGACTGCCTCCAAGCGCGGCGATATGCTGAAAGCCAAGCTCGCGGCCATAGGCCCCAAGGCCGGATCTGAACAGGCGCGCAAGCAAATCAAGTTCAAGGCGAAGGCCCCAGCCAAGTTGACCAAGGAGCAGCGCGCCGAAGTCACCGCCAAGTATGGCACGGCGCTCGCCAAGAAAGTGATTGCGCTCGGCACCGCGTTGCTGGCTATCAAGGAAGTGAAGACCGATACTGGCACGCACCTCATGTTCTGGCCGTTCGCCTACGGCCCAGTCACTCGCAAGGTCAAGACCCTATACGGTACGATTCCGCGCTCTGACCTGTTCGCCATGATGGGCTCGGCACCGACCATTGCCTTCAAGTCAGTCAAAGCTGTTGAGTTCCGTGGGTTCGCCAAGTGCCGCGTGTGTGGCATCAACCTCGGCAGTGCAACTCAGTACAGCGCCACGGGCGTCGCACGTCCGAGCAACATTGCTGCTCACTACCGCAGTCACGGCGTCAATTGCAACTTGGTTGAGAAGGTCGTCACCGACAAGGCCACTGGCAAGCTGTATAAGGTTCTCTATATCGGCTCCCTGAACGCGCTGTAAGGAAATTCCATGCTTCATATTTCAACATCGGCGTTGAAGCCGAGCCAGTATCGCAAGTTTGTGCGCGGCTGGGATAAGGGACGGTACGCAGACATATTTGCTGCCTACACTTCGGATCCTAAAGCATACCGCTTCTCACTGCCTCTTGCTAAGACCTTAGCGCGTGATGCAAAGCCAGTGGAGCCGCTGCCGTCAGTCAAGGCCGCCGTGGAATCTGCTGGCTACATCGTTGACGATTACATCGGCGGTTATGCCGTGGACTCCGCTACTGGTAAACGCCGCGTGCGCATCGGTAAGATCCTGAAGTCTTCCGACGTGGCGCAGGAGTTTGCTAACGACAAACGCCGGGGCGCGGCAAAGCAGAAGTCTGGTGCTCTGACCGTTGTTATTTCGCGTCACCCTTATGACGTTGCTGGCATGTCGACTGACCGTGGCTGGACTAGCTGCATGAATCTGATCGACGGTCAGAACAAGCACTACGTCAACAAGGATGTCAAAGAAGGCTCGCTCATTGCGTATCTTGTCGATGCCACTGACTTGAATATCCAGTCACCTAAAGCCAGAATCCTGATGCGCGTGTTCAAGGCCAAGGGCAAGATCGGACTGTTCCCGTCAGGAGTGTACGGAACTGCGCCGGACGCGTTTGCCCTAACGGTCTCCAAGTGGTGCAGTGAAGTGAACTCCAAGTTCTTCAAGATCCCCTACGGCACGACCATGAAAATGCTCTCGTCGCTGTATCCGGACTCAGCGACCCGTGAGACGCACCTGCCGCAAGAGGATACCGCTGCTGCCAATATCCGCACGTTGCTCGACGCACCTACCGCACCATCCAAAATTTCAGAAGCGGTACTTCGCAATACCTATGTGGTTCTCGTGGACAACATGGCAGACCGTGAAGCGCGCGCCGCTGGGTTTGATCCAAATTCATACGATGCCAGCGCCAAGCAAGCAGACAGCGTTATTCAATCTGCCAAGGTGTTCGAGGCCAAGTACCCCTCTTCGGTGAAAGCCATACGTTCGGTGTTTGTGCCGCGTGCTATGATTCATCTGCGCGACCAGAACTTGATAACCAACGTGCAGCGACTGCCGGACGCAAGTCGTGAGTACCTGACTAGCTGCATCGCCCAGATGATCTCGCTGGCCCGCACCAATGCGACGAAGCGGGAGCCGAACATCAAAGTCTTCAAGCAGTTTAACACGTGGATGGAGATTAAAGGCTTTGAGTCACTGGTGTTTAGTCTGTCCTCCGATCACTTCAAGAGTAGCCCGTACTCCGGAGATGATGTCGTCACCTTCATCAAAGACCTGTTCAAGTTAGCGCAGTATCAGGGTGAGAACATCTATTCGAACGAGCCGTCATACGTCGACGCTCTTTCTGATCGGGATGGGGCCAATGTTGCCGACCTTCTGTTCGGCCTCTACCTTGAAGAAGAGGATGCAAAGAAACTTGCAGCGTCCTTTGAAGAAGGATCCGACGACTACCTGCTCGCACAGTTTGCCAACTACTGCCGAGGCCGCATTACGATCAAGCAGCTGCTCAAGCAAGTTGGTAAGGATGGGCTTGTGGACATCAGCGGTATGCGCATTAGCTACGCTCCCCAGTTCAATCCGAAGCCGGAGTTTATTGCGTTCGCTCGCGTGAACGCCATGCCCATGAGCAGATCTGTGGGAACCTTGCGCTCCGCCCTAAACGCCAAGAGTCTGGAATCGGTGATTGAGACCCTGAAGGCAGGCAACAAAACCTCCATCGCTGTTGCGTTGCTGGCCGCCCATATCCGCCGCGAGGGATACAACGTAGCCAAGTTCATTGAAGAATGGACGGCGGCTGCACCTTCAGACCCCGCATTGCTCGGCAGTGATATTCTGATTCGTGTTGCGGAATCCCTCTACACTGGGGAGAAGCGCGGCCTGATGCACACACGTAAGAGCAGCCCACTCTTCGGCAACAGCGCACTGTTCAAGAAATTGTCCAAGACTATGCGCGCGGCAATGATCGCAAGTATCAGCACCGAAGATGCAGCGTTGGTCACTATGGAGAAGATGTTCAACTCCCACGACCCGAACAACGAGGTCGACATCTCGTATCATGGTCTGTCGCATACGCAGATTGTGGCGCTGGGATCTCCGCTTGCTCCGTATCTGATGGTGGCAATTCCTTTCGTTACTGGGTGCGACCATGCGCTAGGTATTGACTCTGCTCGGATACTGACGGCAGCGTTGCCGAAGCGGCGGACTCCAGAGATGGAGATGCTGCTGGCCCTGCACTACATCTTCGATAGCGAAGACTTTGACGACAAAGGGCGCATCGACTACATCGAGCGGTTACTGCCGATCCAGCTGCTCGACACTATCGCGAGCCCTGCATGGAAGCAGCTGGAAGAGGGCGTTACCGCCTTCATGGCGAAGCTGCCGCCTAAGCTGCGTGCTGCCATAGGTAACGAGACCTTTACCTACAAAGTCAAAGCAGGCATCCAAAGCATGATTGACCGCTTGGTGGCTGACGAAGAGGAAGACTTCGAAGAAGACGTCTCGCTACAGCGTCGTGTCGAACTCGCGATTGAGCCGGGACTTCGCCGCCGCCTCTCGCCCCGTAAGCCAAATCCGGCTGACGTCACCCGTTACGCCGCAGCCCTTATTGGACTGGCACAGGAGTAATCAATGATCAACATCTCAACGTCGGCGCTGAAACCCAGCCAATACCGACAGTACGTGAAGGGGTGGAACAAAGAACGCTACGCCGATCTGTTTCGCAAGTACACTGGTGACCGTAATAACTACCGCATCCACTTGCCGCTAGTGGCTGGTGCAAAACGTGTGGCTTACGCCCCAGTACCTGAAGCAATCCAGAAGTCAGTTGCGGAAAAGGGTTACGTTGTCGAGGACTACATCACGGGGATCGCCGTGGACGCCAGCGGTAAACGTCGCATCAAGATCGGTAAGCTGCTGACGCCGGAGTTGCAGAAGGTGTTCGCCAACGACAAGTCGCGTAGTAACGCACGCAACGCGGCGTCAGGCAATCAGATGATCGTGATCTCCCGCCACCCTTACGACGTGGCGGGCATGTCGACAGATCGTGGTTGGGTAAGCTGCATGCACCTTGTCGGCGGCTCCAACGCCAAGTACGTCAAGGACGACATCATTCAGGGATCGATCATCGCGTACCTTGTGGGCAAAGACGACCTGAACTTGCAGCGCCCGAGCGCCCGTATCTTGCTGCGTGTCTATCGTGCAGAGAACGGCAAGAAGGGCCTGTTCCCGTCCGGCATTTACGGCGCCCGTTCGCAACTGTTCTTCGACACCGTGCGTAAGTGGTGCAGTGAAGTGAACGCAACGTACTTCGGCATCCCCTACGGCATGACGATGGATCTGCTCGACGACCTCTACAACGATGGACGCAAGACTGTAGTCAATGACAACTACGATCCGGCAACCGCGCTGAAGGAGTTGGAAAAGTCGCTGCGCGCCAATCCCAAATCCGTAGTGGAAGAGTTGGGGATGTTCGAGACCAAGTTCGGTTCCGATGCGTCCGAGTTCTACGCTCTGGTCAACGCGATCAACTCGAAAGAGATGGATATGCGGCTGGCCGAGAGCGCCGTGCGCAAGATCCGAATCCTCGTCGAGGACAACGCGGTCACGCTCGCCTATAAGGACTGTGCGGAAATCGCAGCGCGCGGATATTGCCACAACCCGAGCACGTTCGTAACGCACGACGCGCTTGCGCTGCTGCGGGTATCCGCTCTGATGGGCCAGAAGCTGCTGTCGGAGATTGACGCGTTCAAGGTTGCGGCCTCCACGGTACGCGCCGAACGCGACATTTCAATGTCCCGCCTCTACACCATGCTGATGGATGTGGAAGCCAGTCGTCCGCTGCTCGACGCGGCTCCGAAGTTTGGGATCTCTCCGGCGAAGGCGTTGTCACTGATGACGACCGACACGCACAACAACTGGCACCGCGTTACCCTCACCAAGGCCGAACTCAAAATCTTGAAGCGGACGTGGGCGGATGAAGGTGTCGACGAGCTGCCGCCGTATTACGAGGCCGCACTTGCTCCCGACACCAAGATGCCCGCAATGTTCAAGAAGTTCGTCGAAGCCGCCAACAACGAGTTTGTAAGGGGACGGTCGACTGGCAGTACGCACAGCCCAGCAACGATGAAGCTGCTGATTGAGCGCATGCCTGCCGACAAGTGGGCGACTGCTTTCCGTGGTAGCTACCTGATGCCGTTGCTGGTGCATAGCACGTATGCCAACGACACCAACGACACGGCAATCAGCGCTATGCGTCCGTACCTTGCAAAGCGCATTGCGGATTACATGAAGGACGAAACCAAACGTGGCAACTTCATGGTGAAGCTGATGCTTCCCTTTGAGGGAGCAATGTCAGGCCCGCAGTATGGGCCCGAGTTCTTCCATGCTATTCCGGACGCGCTGTGGACTGAGCCCGCCATGGCAATGATCGGTCTCGACGTGCTATTGAACGGCAGCGGGGGTCGCGGCGAAATTGAGGGCGCGCTTGGAATCACGTCGTGGATTTCTGCTGCTCCCGTTCGTATCATGGCGCTGGCAAACACCGAGGACTTCAATGGCGGCCCCTTCGGATCGGTAATGAATGCAATCGCTGCTGACCCGAAGACCGCCAACAAGATGCTGACGTTGCTGAAGCAAGCTCTCCGCAACGTTCCGTCGTTCTTGCGTGTGGCCCGAATGTTCCCGCTGATGCAAGCAGCGTACAACGTTCAAGAGTCGGTGGAAGATGCACAGGAACATGGCGTCACTATCGAAGAGGAATTGCGTGACAGATTCGGTGCAGACTTCAACCCTGCTGCCGTGCGCATGCTGCTCAATTCTGGGCTGGGCACTATGTAACGCAAATCTGTAAACAAAGGGTAGTGGGGCAACCTGCTACCCTTTTTCCATTGGAGATCATCATGAGAACATTGTTCCGCAGTCTGTCAGCCCCGCCTCGCCCCATCAACCTTGCAGACGAGTTCTGGGATCAGCTGCACGCAATTCCCCGCAGCGAGGCCGAGGTAAAGAAGCGTCATGCAACGTGGATGCTGCATCACCCGATTGACGTAGCGTTGGACATTACGCATCGTCACCTCAAAGGCATAACCAGTGCCGACGACCAACTGAAGGCGTTCGTTGAGTTCTGGGTTCCCACAGATGCCGAGCGCCGCAATCGCTTGCTCAAGCTGCTGACCAAGCAAGCATGCTGGGAACGTACAAGCTGGATCCCTTTCAGTCAGAAAGTGCAGGTGCTACCCGCGCGGTTCGCCCACAATGCTTTCATGTTCTCTGCTCTGGTTGCTACACAGACTCCGCATGTCTACGGGCATGTGTCCGGACGCTACACGAACGCCGCACCAACCGCGTCCAGCTACTGCAAAAATAACTGCCGTCCTCCCATTGTCGATGGCAAGTGGCTACCGTCGGAAGTCATTGCGCTGACCAACCTGATTAAAGCCAACCTACCTCCCCACATAGGTCTGGTGACTACCGTGCGTTTGTTGCGTTCAATGATCCTCACGCTGCTGTCCCCGTCCGGGCACTTGTCGTTCGTTATCGGTATCCCAGCAGTTATCGACAATCGCATCGGCTTCACTTCCTTTTATGATCGCGTGCCGGAATACTTCGAAGGCACTATGGAAGTTCCGGCGTGGAAACCGAAGGAGCGGGCAGAAGCCCCGCGTCGTAATGCACCAGCGGGGCCCACCTCGACAGGACGCACAAGCGCGCAAGCTCCCGACACTTACTCTATCAACCACATTGATCTCACGCGCATTCACTACCATGGCAACGTTCGGCAACAGGATGGCATGACGATTGCTGATGTCGCACTGGCGGCCTCCATCGCTGACAATCTCGTTAGCTCACCGCACGAAAGCCCCGCGTTCAAACTTGGACGTGCAGGTGATGACGCGGTTGCCAATGACATTGCGCACGGCCTCAGCATTGCTGACCCTGAGCCGTGCTACCGCGCTCCCGACCCGACGCCGACCTATCGCGAGCCCGACCCGTCCCCTGTTTGTCGAGACGCCTCCCCGTCCACAAGCTGGGGCAGTGAATCTTCCTCCAATTGCAGTGTAGACTGATACGGTACTTCCCATGAGACACAAAGTGATAGAAATGTTTGGCGCACGCGTTGACTGGTTGCTCGACGCAGATGCCCCATCCTCAACTATAGAAACAATCCTCAACACATTCGGACGTAGTGCGACGACCGTGGACGTCCTGATGCTGTTGTACCCGTACACGGCCCGCGAGCGTGTGGCCCGCGAACTTCTCGACACCAAGAAGAAGTTGCTGCCGCCCGTCGCGCCATTCTACATAGGCAAGCACCGCACCAAGCGCGTTGAAGATTTCGATACACTGCGCGACCACTTGGGCGGCACGCTGCCCAAGTATGAGTTGGATCGAATCAATCGCTGGGGTGACGGCGTGCGCGAGATTATCTACGACCACTTGGATTCCCCGAGCGACAACTACCTGCAATCGCGGTTGCGTCTGTTCCTCGAATTCATGTTCGGGTTCGTGTGCTATCCCCACGCGTTCGACATCTCCATCACTCCGAAGACCAGAGAAAACGGCGTGGTAAAAGTCGGCTGGGCCAAGATTGAGCTGTACGCGGATCCCGCAGGCCCCAGCTTCTCCATCTACGACGGCCCGCTGTGAGGTGAATGATGTCGAAAATAAGTTTGCCTTACCTCCATAAAGCGATGGCCTACTTTGGCGATGAAATGCTGGGCTCCCTGCTGGTAACCACGTCTCCGGTGAACTTCACCTACGACTGGCTCGACCGCACCAAGTACGGCATGTCAACGTTCAGTATCACGATGTTGGCGGGTCTGCTGCCACCAATGCACTTTGGCCACCACCTTTGCAAGCGCGTTGCCATCTCACGCTCGGCAGGGAAGAGCGTCAAGTGCCGCTACTACATGCGCCCGACGGTGTTCATGGAACTGCCAGATTACATGGCGCACATCGAAGACGAGTACAAGTCAATGTACGCGCGCATTCGCTGCGGCATTACCTCGCTGCGCAATGCGGCTGATTACGCGAACGTCGAAGAGTGGAAGTTGAAAGCGGTGCTGCGCTTGTTTCTTGATTACGTCTACGGGGCCGCGCCTTCTATGGACGAGATCGAGATTACCCCCGAGCGCATCGTGCTGAAGTTCCCGTCAGGTGACGTGGTGATCCAAGAGCCCAACCAGTTCGATCTCAACTTCGATTGGTCTACTGTCGCGGAGTGCAAGTAATGAAGCTGTTCCCCAAACACCGAGGCATCCCCACTAGCTGGATTCGTGGTGGCGTACCTGCCACATACATTCCTCTGACAGGGTTCGCGTATCACAGCTGGCAGCAGTGGCGCACCCAGATCATGGAAAGTCCGGATCCAATGAGCGCAATGTTCTCCCTCGTTGAATCCAACTTCCATGCGCCTGAGCATGGTTACCTGTGGATCGCAGCACTGTTCCCGTCGCCGATTCGCTACAACATGGCGAACCGGATGCTGGGCTGTGACCGTTACAACCACCGCAACTCCACGGCACGCCGCCGTATGAGCGAGCTGTCTGGAATCACTCAGGAAGAGCTGCGTGAAATGCCATGGGACTACGTGGTGCCGAAGACAACGCGCTCCATTCAGTACGCGCGGCGCTCCACAATGACCGACCTCAAGGACTACAACAACGTCTCTGTGGTTGATTACCTTGTGGCGCTGCGCACGCGGAACCCAGAGTATGGGGACAGGATTGCGGCAGCGTGCTCAAGCATTGTCGAGGACGGCCTCAAGCACGGGGCCCCGCTGAACACTGAAGAGTGCGTAACGTTCCGCCTGTTCATACTTATTTCTTATATGTGCGGTGGCCGACCGGACAGCGTGGCGGTATCTGTAGTGCCGTCAGACGATCCGCAAAGCACCACACGCTATTCATGCGTAGCGATACGCAGTAACGACCAAACCTACATCATCAACGGAATTCATCACTGATGTCTAACTTCACTTTCAAGTTCGCTGCTGACATTCATCACCATCTTCCGGTACTGGCTCTGGACGCCGACGACACGCTGGTCGATACCCGCTCATGGTTCACCAAGGTGGCGGTAGCCGCAGGCGCCAACGAGGCCAAGTGCTTGGCGTGCCCAACGCTGTCTCTAGGTGACGATCTGATTGAGCGCAAGTATCAAAACACTGCGTTGCAAGATGCAACGTTCATGCGCGAAGCTCCGCTGCTGCCGGGTGCCGAGTATCTGCTGAAAGCTCTGAGCTACATCGAGTACCCGCACTTCGTGCTCACGCATCGCGGTTACCACGAAGACGGCCAGCGATTTACCGAAGAGTTCTTCGCCAAGCACGTGCCGACCGCAACTCCGCAAGTCGTCGCCGTTCCCTCGTCGGTCTCCAAGCACGAATTCATGGAGTCCCACTTCTCCGGACTGTCCGGTCGCGGAAACTACGTGCTGGTGGATGACAACACTCACTGCCGCCGTCCGGATGCTGGTGGCACTCTCGTTCACGACCGCTGGGCTCGTACTGTCGTGGTGTCGCAGCCGTGGAACGTTGACGTCGCGTTCGGTAGCACTCGCGTCATTCACGTTGAGTCCATCATCAAGGTTCTGCTGCAAGAGCTACACGTCTACGCCGAAGTCCGTGGCTCTGCCATGGCGAAGAACATGTACAAGAAGTTGTGGAACTACATTCGCACTTCTCCCTACACCGTTCCCGAAGAGCACGCCCCCAAACGTCAGCAGCGCATCGACCTGCTCGCCAATAATCAACCGGTAGGCGTGGACGTCTGCCACTGACAAGGAAAGGATATGAAACGTTACGAAGATGCACTCCACGAACTGGCATCCATTCGTGCACGCAAGATAGAGGAAGCGCTGGCCGCAGTCTACGGCGAAGGCGCTCCCTACTGGAAGGACGAGCGGTTTGAGTTGTTCCGCTCCGACATGCCTAGCGAGCGCGATATGGAGCTGCACACTGCGGCCACGCTCTCCAACCACGTGGGGATCTACGACCCGCACTGGGTGGCGGCGTTCACCGACTCCTACACCACATATGGCTATCACTGCCTATCGCATGGTGTGTTGATTGCGATTCTGACGCGGCGGTTGTGCAACATATACTTGCCGTACCATCCGGTCATGGCTCGCGTTGCAGTAGTAGCTGCAATGTTCCACGATTCGTTCCATTCTCATGGCGCACTGCCCGACTCAGACAATGTGTCACGTGCACAACGTTACATCCGCAACGTTGTTGCAGTCCACGGTGATAGTCTTGGGCTCGACATTAAGGAAGCGCAACACATCTCTGAGATTTTGCGCCTCACTGAATGGACGTGCGGGGAATTCCCTCATGACATTCCAGAAAGCTCTCTTGACCCTCTTGCGGCCACCGCCACATGGGAAGAGCAGTTTGCGCTGGCAGCGCGTATCGTGGCTGAAGCTGATCTCATGATGTCAGCCACTCCGTTCTGGCCTGCACTGGGCAGCGTGATTGCGCATGACATGGCGACCCAAGGTAACGATGCACACTTGGACATCGAAACCTTCTGCCGTGCACAGATCCGCTTCATCGAGAAGGGTTGCGTTGGTCGCGTGCAGCTGCCTGAGAACAAAGCTGCACTCCAAGCCGTGCTAGATCTTCACCGCATTGTGTTGGATATGAACAGCTAACGCGTAGAACAAGGGCCTGCTTTTGCGGGCCCTTTTCGCATTCAAACGCTAATTTACCACCGACGTCAAAATGTGTTTAATCAACGTTGATTGGAGGCGAGAATGCCAACTGATAAGCCGCAACGTTTATACAGCGTTGCAACTTACGACAAGCGACTGGCAGCGGCAAAAGCAAAAGGCCGTGAGTTGGTGGCGAAGCGTAAGGGCCTTGTTGCGTCGCGTAATAAGGTCGACAACATCATCAAGCTCACCAAGCAGCGTCGCCAACTTGTCCGTGAAGGTGCCCGCGCCGAACTCGAAAAGTTCGATGCGAAGAACAAAGGCTACCTCGGCACAAGCCCGCGACCCCTCAAGGAAACGCAAGCCCTGCAAAAGAAACTGGTGAGCCGTCTGAACAACACCCGCAAGTCTATCGAGAGCCTGCGTAATCGCGTGTCCATTCTGAACGCGAAGCGCAACGAAGCGATGGCGCGGGCCCGCAAGAAAAAGCAGCGGAAGTAAATCATGACAGTCCCAACTCACGCCGTTGTCGTCATGGACTTCGAAGAAGGGTTTCGCCCCAAAGCGTACTACGATACGAAAGGTTTCCCGACCATTGGCTCGGGATTTCTGCTTTGTAGGCTGAATGCTCCGCTCGCCCACTACGCAAACTTCAGCATGAGCCGGAAAGTTTCTCACCTGATGTTGAGTGAGCTTTCCGAAGAGTACGTGCAGCAGGCAGAAGCAAAGCTGGCCGCTGCGTGGAACCAGATGAATGAGGATCGCCGCGCCATCGTCGTGTCTATGATTCACCAGCTGGGTATTTCCGGCGTGCTCGGGTTTGGTCAGTTCCTGAAGGCAGCCGCCGCTGGTAACTGGCGTGAAGCCTACAACCAAATGCTGGATAGCAAATGGGCCAAACGCGATACTCCGGAACGCGCGCAGCGACACGCACTGGTCATGTATCACGGTTCAATTCCACAAGTTTACAACGGAGTATTGAAGCTATGAGTAATGTTCCGCATAGCTCGGCTGGTGTATATACCAAGATCCGAGATTTCTCTCGCCTCAACATCGTCAACAGCGGCCTGCGTGTCGCGATGGTTGGTGAAGCTGAGCGCGGCCCCGTCAACATGGTGTTTCGTTCCCTGACGGCCGACGACTGGACTGCATACTTCGGTAAGCGCAACCACAAAAAGTTCGGGTACATGGGCACGTTCGCTGAACTCGTTCACAAGTTCACGAACCAACTCTACAACCTGCGTCTCGCGCCGGAAGCGCACTACGCCGTGTTGAACCTGTCCGTGGATGACCCGAAAGCCAACGTTCCGAAGATCAACCTGTCCCCGCGCACCAATGCAAACGGCGAGGTCGAGGGCGTACTGTCTCCCGACGAACTCGGCTGGCTGCCCACCGACCCGCTGATCGACACCGTGCTCGGCTGCTTCTTCCAAGCAAACCCCGGCGACTGGGCCGAAGGCACGCTGGTATTCGTGCAGCCGAACGTACCCAAGGGCCTTGACCCTATCAAGAACCGTGGCGAGTACGACCCGACGATCTTCCGTGTGCAGGTTTTCGAGAACTACGTTGCTGGCGCAATGCCCAACGAAAGCCACCTCGTCACCTTCGACCACTACGTCGACGGCGAGGGCCGCCAGTACGAGCTGTCCGAAGTTCTGGAACGCGACAGTAAGATCCTGCGCTTCAAGCGTAACAAGAGCTGCCCTGCTGTCCCCGTCCTGCGCACCGCGAAGTCCGACATGCGTGGTGGTACAGCTGGCCGTCGTGCAACCAGCGATGAAATCGCGCAAGCCTACGCCAAGTTCTTCAGTGACCCTGAACAACTTTCCCCGCACATGTTGCTGAACTGCCAAGGTAACGATCACATCGTTCACCGCGCAATGGTCGCCGCATCTGCCGTCCATAACAACTGCCGTGCCTTCATGCAGATTGCCAGCGATAAGCATTCCGTGCGTGAGGCTGTTAAGTACCGTGAACAGACTCTCAACTTGGACACTTACTACGGTGCCCTTTACGTCGGGGACTTCTTGGTCTTCGATGATCAAGAAGCTCGCAAAGTCTATGTGCCTGTGGTCGCTTTTGCTGCTGGTGCGTATGCTGCTGCAAACTTTGTGCGCGCTCCTGCTGGTCTTCGCATGAGTGAACACATCAAGGTTCTCGGCACCAACATCATTTACGATCAGCCGATGCGTAACGTGTTGACCAACGCCCAGATCAACTACGCCCGCAAGATGCCGGACGAGATTGGAGGCAGCTTTGCCGTCTGGGAACAGCTCACACTGTACCGTCGCCCGTCTGCGCTGCGCAACATCAACGCCAGTGCGGTCAGCGGTCGCGTTCTGGAACTGGTAGCGGCCCGCGCCAAGTACGGTCTCTTCGATCCCAACGACATTGTGCTCCGTCAGGATCTGAAAACCAAGGCGACCGACGAGCTGAGTGCCCTGAACCTGCTGGGTGCATTCAACACTGTGGACGGCGCTACTCCGTTCGAGGTTATCTGTGACCACACCAACAACCCGAACACCGCTATCGCTAACGGTGATCTGATTCTGGACGTGATCATCGACCCGGCGAACTCCGTGCGTCGGATCTTCTTCCGCTACAACATCAATCCGAAGGGTTCTCGGGCCACCGAAATCCAGTAAGAGGGTAATCCATGGAACTCAAGTTAGAGAAATATATCGCTGCACTTGAGTTGACTACGAACATTCACCGTCAACAAGAAGCCCCGATCATCGTTCGCCTTACGGACGATGCTACGGGCAAGGCGACTGTCGTGTGCTGTTCGTATCATCAACCCAAGTACGTGCTGCTGCCGATTCAGGCCATCTGGATTGACTTCAATCCGGAGTCCGACACCTACCAGCATGCGTACCTGCGTACCAAGAAAGGGGAAACTCCGGACGGTGACGAGTGGAAGGTTCTCTACTTCTACGCCGACGCGTTCCCCGATCAGCAGTACGATCCGGAAGACACTGGCATGATCTCCATCACGCTGCCGCCGCCAGCTACCCAGCAAGTGCACGGCATCGGTTACCTGTCGGCACCGGAACCGGATTCCAAGGTTGTAATCGAGGGCGACATTCGCCTGACCAACGACCGCGATCCGAAGCCGCATATGGAGATGCACCCAGAGAAGCCCGCGACCATCATCCGCACTGGCGACGGCACCTCGGTGAAAATCGCTAGTCAGGTTGCCCCGCGCTTGGGCGACACTCTGGTTGCTGATGTCGTAGAGGGCGTTCCCGTCTACACGTGGCGTCACCTGAAAGAAAGCGATTTGGAGGTCTGATGAACATTCGTGAAATGGCGCAGGCCATCCTGACCGTAACTGGTTACACCGTTGGGCAGAGCGCGAAGATCTTCCGCCAGTACAACGCAGTGCTGAACAACAGCGCAATGGTGTGGGTATCTGACGAAGAGCCAACGCGCATGCTGCCGCTCAACGTCGTGTGGCTCGACATGAACCGCGACCGCGATACCTACATGAAGTTCGTGCGTCGCGTGAGCAAGGTTCCGAGCAACGGACTGAACAACACGTGGGAGCTGGTCGAGCGCGTTGAGAGTATCTGGTCTGCGCAATACTACGACGCGGCCGACGGCGATCCGAATCTGGGCAACGTCGACATCGCGACCACCACGCGCTACGGCATCGCCAAGCTCAACCATCCGGCAGCTCAAGAGACTGCGCCCGCATTCGTCGCCGCAAGTGACCCGCGCCTGACCGACGAGCGCTACCCGCTGCCGCATGACGAGATGCACCCCGAGAAACCGCTTGTCGACGTTATCGGCGTGGTCAACATGGACAACGGGGCCGCAGCGCAAGGTGCAACTTTCGTCGCAGCCTCTCCCACTTCCGCTGACCAGCGCAAACTGGCCCGCACTGAAATCACGGGGTGATTATGGAATTGCTCAACAAAGCCATTGCGCGTTGGTATGATCTGGCACGTGTGCGGGGCTGTAATCCCGCACATCCAGTTCAACTGACGCAGATGGAGAACGACACTGAGACCGCACGCTCGTTTATCATCGTGTGCTCTTTCACTGAGCCGACCTTCAGTGAAGTTCCCTACAACACGTTGTGGCTGAACATGAATCCGGGCTCCCCAGAGTTCCGTTCGCTGCGTCGCCGCACCAGTCACAGCACCGATGGCGTGCACCGTGGCACGTGGGAAGAGATCACTGAGCTGGCACAAATCTACGTTGTAGATCAGTTCTTCCGTCCGGTTGTGGAGAATCCGGCCGACATCGGTCTCGACCCTGCCGACACCACCATCCCGCACGCAACCCCGAAAGTCATGGGTGTTGTGCAGCTGGAAGCCGAGCAGGCAGATGCTGTCGTCGTGGTGTCCAACCATCCGGCAATGTCGGACAAGCGCTATCCGACCGAGCACGACCACCCGGACTACCCGCGCAAGCTGGTAAAGATCAGCGCCACTCACTACGCAATCATCGAGGGCAACGCCCCGGCTGCTGGTGACATCCTGTATCTGGTTCGCGCCCATCCCACCGACCGCAACGTGTATTACGCACGCTGGGGCAAGCCCACCATCGAGCACATCGACTGGGTAAGCCCGCGCCTCGAACGCGTAATCATCAGCCTGCCGGGCAACGCGTCGTACATGAACGACAACGGCACGATGGATCTGATCGGCACGGCTATCTGGACTGACCGCACCGAAGTTGACCCCGAGGGTCTGGTGTGGAGCATTCAGCAGAACACCGTTGGCGTGACCATCGATCCGGCTACTGGCGTTGTCACCTGTCCGAAGTTGCAGTTCGACACCGACCTGACCGTCAAGGTTAAGTTGCGCGACGTCGTGTTCAACAAGTGGGTAGAAGCCGAGTACCTGCTGCGCATCATCGTTAAGTCCACCGTCGTCACGCTGGTCAGTATCGAGATCGTCGGTGTCACCGAGATGATGCCTGCGGATCAAACCACGTTCGGCGTCGTCGGCCACTACAGCGACGGCAGCAGCGCGGCTCTGATTCCCGATACGTTCGCATCGAACAACAACGATGCGCTGGCCCTCAACGGGTTCGTCGGTGTTGCGAAGCGCGTAACCCAAGACACCGTGGTAACTCTGTCCGCCGTGAAAGACGGCCTGACCGATACCCACGACGTGCTGATTCGCCAGTTCAAGCCAGTGACCCTCACCATCCAAGGTGCTGCGGTTATCGACGAGCACACCGAACAGGCTTACGCGTTCTACGTAGCGTACAACGACGGCACACAGGAACAGACCACGGTCGATTCCTTCAAGTGTGACAACCCGAAAGGCACCGTGACTGGCAACAAGGTCGCAGCCGCCGAAGTCGCTGCCGATGAAGCTGCAATCCTGACGGCCACCAAAATGGTCAATGGTGTGACGGTCACCGCAACCAAGAATATCACGCTGCGCAACGTGAGCAACCCGCCCGAGCGTATTCCGGAATCCATTCAAGTTCTGGGTGCTACTCTGGTACAAGAGAAGACCAGTTCGACCTACACTGCCAAAGTTGTCTACAGCGACGGCAGCAAGGAAGACCTGAAGGTTGCGGAACTCACTGGCTGGGAAACTCTGGTCGGCAGCATCGCGGCATCCGGTGCGTCCGGCGTGTTCACTGCGCCCGAGGTAACGATTGATACTCCTAACACCGTCACCTGTAAGGCGACTGTTGCGGGCTACGCAATCCAAGGCCACCTTGACCTCATGGTCAAGAACGAAGTGATCATCACGCTGGAAAGCATTGTGATCACGGGCGCGACTTCCGTAGACGAAGGCAGCTCGACGCAGTACCAAGCGGACGCCTACTTCTCTGACGGTAGCGTGCGTGGTGTAGCTCCCGGTGAAATGGAGCAGTGGCAGGTAACGGGCACTAGCACTATCTCCAACGTCGGTATGCTGGTCGCGCAGCAGGTAACTCAGGACACTCTGGTCACCATTTCGCTGCGTGCGAACATCGGCGGCATCGTGAAGTCCGATACCATCGACGTAACCATCAAGGATCGTGCGGTGTTGCCTGCGTCCATGCAGATTCTCGGCCCGACTACTGCCAACGAGAACACCACGTCGCAGTACAGCGCTCAGATTACCATGAGTGACGGCAGCAAAGTTGCTCCCGACTCCATCACTTCGTGGACAATCAAGTCTGGCGTCGGCACCATCTCGGCTGCTGGTCTCGCGACTTGGCCGAAAGTTCTGGCGAACACTCCGGTCGTCATTGAGCTGAAGGCCGTGAAGGCGGGCCAAGCGTTCACTGCTACGCTGAACGTGAACATCGTCAACCTCGGCAATATTGTGTCGGTCGCACTGTTGGGCCCTGCACAGATTACCGAAGGTCAGACGGGCACCTACACCATGGAAGCCACGCTCGAAGACGGATCCAAATCCCTCTTCAGTACGCCCGCGCTCACGTTCGTGACGCCGACCAGTAACGCCACCATCAGCGGCAACGTTGTAACGGCGAGTCAGGTTTCTGCGGATGTGCCGCTGACCATTCGTGGTACGGTAACCGCCGAAGGCAAGAGCTGGACTGCGGACAAGGACATCGTGATCAAGAACGTGCCGCTTGTTCTCAGCTCCATCGTGATTCAGGGCCCGAACACTGCCGCCGAGAGTACGGCCACCGCAACTTACACCTGCGTTGCCACCATGAGCGACAACAGCACCAAGAACGTCAACCCCACGTGGAGCATTAGCAACGCGGGCGGCCTGACTGGTGTGTCGATCTCTTCGTCTGGCATCCTGACCACTCCGGCAGTAGCGGCCAACACCAACATCGTAATCACCGCCTCGTACACTGAGGGCGGCGTTACCAAGACGGCGACCAAGACTGTGACTATCACCGACACCAGCGTTCCTCCCATTGGGGAATCCAAGATCAAGTTCGGCATTGTCTCGCGGGTCAACAGTCCCTCTGGGTTCAACAAGGCTTTCCTCGATAGCCTGACGCAAGAACTCACGGGCACCGTGTCTGACCGTATCTACATGCCTGCGTTCTCTTCTACCCAAGATAACGACAAGTGGGGATACTTCGCGATGCCGAAAGCCAAGTGCGGTTACGCATATGTGCGTTCCGTAACTTCTATTGACGGCAAGCCGGGCTTCGTTGCGGTGGGCGGTCAGTACGGCTTCGCTGGTTCGTGGGATGGCGCGAAAGATTATCCGGACGCATGGGACTTTACTGGCCCGTGGGAAGGGAAGATCGATGGCGTCGACTACGTGGTGTATCGTAACGACTTCCCGTTCAACCAGATGGAATACACCTACGAGTTCCAGTACCACGCAACCGATCCGATGTCTGGTAACCCATAAGGAGAAAGCGTATGCCGATTTCAATGTCGGCATTCCTTCTGCCTTCGAACACGGCTGTGCCGTTTCTCGTCGAGGACATTTATGTCAAGGGTGGCTTTCAAGTGAAGGCCACCTTCGCCGAGCTTGCGAAGATACACCCGTTCGCGAAGAAGGTGGGGATGCTCGCTTACGTAATCGCTGACGACAAAATCTACAAACTCCAACCAGACAAAACGAACTGGGAAGAGTTTAAGATGGGCATGAGTGAAGAGGACGTGAGGGCGTTGATTGAAGGCATGGATACAGGAGACAAGATTGGCGCAGAGCTGCCGATCCTCCTGACCCCTGTCGACAAGAAGCAAATCATCTCGCTGCACAACAGCCAGAAGATTCCTCCCGCTCCAGCTGCTGGCTACACCTTGATGTCTGGCGCTAACGGAACGCTCATTTGGATTGATACCAGTGGGCAGGACAAAGCAGGTACGCGCTCGTCTGTGGAGTACGAAGCTCCAACTTACTTGCAGCCCTCGCAGGCGCACGACTTTTCTATCAAGGCGTCGCGGGCTCTGCTGCTAATTGACGTAATTTTGAATGCGGTAGACATCGACTTTCAAATCTTTTCTACCGCTGCTTACGACGATGAAAACCCCTATCGCTTTGTGAGCGGGGTAGACGTCATGTCCGACCAAGGCATCACGGTGCAGGACGGCAAGAAAGTCAAACATCGTCGTTACGCGGTATTCGTCAATCGTTCGCCGAGCGCTGATCAGCTGTACTGTCGTTTCACCAACGTTGGTGCCGCAGCAAGCAAGCCGACGGTAACGATCAACTATCTGGTTTTGGAGTAATAGATGCCTCACGTCATTAAAAAGGATGTGATCGGTATGCAGGGCCTTGCACGTACCATTGCGCGCGAGCTTGCTGGTCTCGGGTTTACCGTGACCAACGTCGATGGAGTTGCAGCCAACGCTGTGCTCGATGACAGCAGCCGCATTGTGCTGAGTGCTGGGCCTACTATCGATCCCAAGTTCAACAACGAGCCTTGGTCTGTTGTGGTTGAAGGCCATGACCTCGACCGCTGGGTCTCGCTGAATGTTGTTCCGACTCCGCAGATTTCCGACGACGGCAAGGTGGCAAAGATTACCGCTACCGCTGAAGCCGGACGTTTGTCAGTGGACAATCTTATCAATCGCTACTTCGTGTCGTTCGACGCGTGGGGCATTGCAGAAGAGGCTGATTACACGGCCGTTCCCCTGACCCTGTTCATCTCAACGTCCGACCACGGATTCACGTTGCATGTCGCAGCTGATGCTCTGGACAATACAGGCAAAGCCTACAGCTGGGCCGTGGTTCAACGTCCGGTGCTGGAAAGCTCTATGGCTGTTCCCGCTGGCCCTGCTCCGTTGTTCGCGGTGTTCCGTGCCGAAGGCTCTGGGGATCCCGACGTCCTCAACGCCAAAGAGATTCAACGCATCACAGTCCGCGAAGCCGACATTCATGCTGCGGCTTTGGCTGTAACCGCGTGCAGCTTTGCTCCCGATGTTGCTCCCATCATCAACTCGATGCAGCAGGTTTCGGTCACGGTAGATAACAACGCCGTCGTGTCGTTCCCTCAACGGATCAACACCCATCGCCACGTGTACGCTCTGATGTTGGATATGCTGGGCTACACCAGTGCTGACATCATGAGTTCCGCAAGTGACGTCCCTATTGCGTTCGCTGGTGTTCCGCAGCGCACGTATAAAGCAATGAACGCGAACGGTGCCAACAACCGTGGGCTCCGCGTTCTGTTCCCTACTGACTAAGAGGTTCCATCATGGGATTTACTACAGGCCAAGGTTTTACCGATCAACGTAAACTGTGGGCAGCTATCGCCAAGGATCTTGTCGCTGGTGGCATGACCGTCATTTCTCAAAATGGCATCGCGGCTTCCGCAGTCGGTGAGTCCATCGAGGCAATCGTGCTCGAAGCCACCACCACTATGGATCCGCTGGCAGCCACCCAGAAGTGGCGTCTGGCGATCAAGGTCACCGAGGACAGCGTGAAGATGTACTGCGCGACTCCGACTCAGATCACCGACGATGGCACTGTGTCCAAAGCAGGCTCCCTGAAGGTCGGCGGTAACCCGACTTCCTACAGCCTGCCTCTCTACTCGGGCACCATCGGCAACTATCGCCCCGAGCAGGCCATGGGGGTTACGTCCACTCCGGCCGAACTGCGCGACACCTTCTTCTACCATCGCGGTAAGAAAGGGACTGGCGGTGCGACCGCTAAGGACTTCGACGCTTTCGGTTCCATGCAGTTTGCTGATGACGCGGGCCCTGCTCCGCTGGTCAATGCTGACTACACCGCAACCCCGTTCTCCTACTTCTGCTCCGTCAGCACCCACGGCATCGCGGTTGTGACCAGCGTGGAAGCGCAGGACGATTTCGGCTGCCGTCAAAACTGGTTCTGTATCCAGCGCGCGATCAATCCGGACGGCACTGTCGTTACTACTGGCGCGGCTCCGCTGTTCTGCCTGTACTCCTGCTCTGGTGGCGGTGCCCCCGATGCCAACACCATCTGGCCGTCTGGTATCATGCGCTTCACCGTGCGCGAAGACGACATGAACTCTCCGGCGTGGGCTACCTCTGCGACCACTCATACCCCCGACTCGTTCGCGGTTATGAACCCGTTGCAGCAGGTGTCGTTCAACGAAAACGGCCGTTACGACTTCCGTCTGCCTGCTGGCCTGAACACCCAACGTTACAGCTACCCGTATGAGATCGACATGATCGGTTACGGTTCCGCTGATACCAGCACCAACGACATCTCTATCGAGGTGCAGGTATATAACGAGATGGACGGCGGTTCTCCGAAGCTGCGCAAGTACCGCGCCTGTGCCGCCAACGGGCCGAAGAACACTGGCATGCGCCTGTTCTTGCTGCAAGAAGGCGGCGGTGTGGCATAAGCAACAACCCCGAGACAGGGCGGCCTTCGGGCTGCCCTTTTTTCTTTCTCCGAGGTGACTGAATGAAATACATCACAACGAGCGGCGCGGTCATTGAACCTCTGTCGCTGGGTGCAATCGGTCAAACCAAAACGTATCGGATCACGGGCAACGCAACATTCCCCAACGGCAGCAAAGAGCTGACACTCACGGGGCTGCAAAACGTAAACATTACGATTGAAGCAAACCGTGCGCTGCAAGCCCGACTCGTTGAGGTAAGTGAGAGCGGGCGTCGAATCGAAACCTACTGCGTGCTGAGCCCGACCGCTGACCGTTGGTCGCTCGCGGCACTGCGCGGCATCGGTAACCACCTTGACTGGAACAGCAGCGGCATCTGTGTAATCAACTTGGTTACCAATGTCGAAACTGTGCTGACTGCTCCGGCCACGGCTGCGGATCCTTGGCTCGATTACATCCTCGTCCCAGACGCTGCGGGCAAGCGCGTTTGGGCCCTGCGCTCGAATTCAACACTGACTGTCCCCACGGTCGGCCGCTCCATCAATATCGGTGAAGTAACAGTCGCGACCGGAATCTCCCGTAACTCTAGTGATCAGCGTGCGCATTTGTTCGTTGACGTCGCGGGCCGCCTCCATCGCTACGACCACAGCTTCAATCCCCTAGCGCCACACGACATCGGTGTTGGGGTACGCAACGGCGCATTCACTTACACCAACGGCATCGCCACCGGGTTCGTGTTTGTTGCCGACGATGGTAGCCTGAAACGTGTTGCTCTTGGGGCCAGCTATGCGCCAAGTGCGGTCACCCTGTTGGATTCAACTCGCACGTGGACACGTGTGCAGCCCGATCCGCAAGATGCCAGCCGCGTCTACTGCGTCAGCGATGCCGTAACCGACAACGCGTTCACCTACGGCACTGAACTGACTCCCACGTTTGCTGGCGAGTCGTATACTGGTCTCGGCTTAACCGATACTGGGTTCATGCACGGCGCTTATCGCAAGCTGCTGACTGACACCACGTCGATTGCCGTCTCCTACGACGCGTGTGCAGGCCAGCTGCTCTACCCAGCGTCTGGCAAGTACCTGAGCACGGACGGTAAGCGCTACGAGGCCGGAACGCTGACGGGCAATCTGCCGGATGGTCGCACGCTGTTGGGCATCATCTACCTCAACAACGTTGCGCATGCTGTTTGTGCCATGGCTCCCGTGGTATCGCTGCGCACTGACAGCAGCAAGCACGCCACCACCCTGACGATTGCCAAGAAGGAAACCGCTGGCAACTGGATGACGTTGTGGGTGGACGTTGTGGGTGACGCCAACGAGGCGTTCCCGCTCGCGCTGCCTGAAGGGTCTAACGCGACAGTTACCGTCAATGACGCACCAACGGTCAGCGCACGCAACGGCCAGCAGCTCAAGATCGTAGTCGATACCAACAGCATTCGCGACAACCTGTTCGTCATTGCCGTTGGCCGCAATGCCCTCGACGAACCGATGATTCCCGACGAGCTGCCCGACACGTTCGTAATCGACGACATCTACAACATCCGCCCGCAGGAAGTGCGCGCCACGGTTGCCGTGACACCTACTGCTTACGACACCGCTATTCCGGTACACAGTAATGGCGTGATCCTGATCGATGGCGTTGAGGTTGCTGACGGTACGCTGATTCGCCCCGGCCAGAGCTTGGCGATTCGCGTTACGCAGAGCGACGAGTTTGTCGATAACTGGTGGGTGACCACTGGCGCGCTGCGGGTGACCTTCAACTCCATTCAGGACGCGCAGCCGATCACAGTTGGCATCAAGGGACGCGCGTACATGCCGCTGGGCAAGTTCGTCAGTCGTGCCATCGAGAACACGCATGATAGCCGTGTGATCCTGACGTTGACCAGCGATCTTGGCGAGTTCCAAAATACGCCACTGCGATCCATTGTGTTGGGCCCCAGCCAGACGGCTCACATCAAGTTCGAAGTGACCGAGCACGCCCACTACGAAATCCCGTACAAGTTCGGGCGCACCGATCACGTGCTTCGTATCTGGGCGGATGACCACTTCCTCGATGCCGAGCCTGTAACTGATGCGGCAGCGCGTTACGTTATCGGCACGTCGCCAGCGTTCCCCTTCGATGCAATACCCGAGGGATTCTACGCCGTGGCGCGCACTCCGGCTGGTGTGTGGGTTTCCGTCGATGGCGATGCACTGCCAGCAGATACCGATGCTCGCGGATTCAACAGGGCAGAGGAAGAGGTTGAGTTTGACCTTGATCAGCCACTGACCTACCGCGCTATTCCGTTCGCTGACGGTCGCACTTTGGATTTCGGCGATGTAGTTGCCCGCTGGCACTATGACCCGATTGTCACCGCCATCAAGTTGGAGAAACAGCAGCTCCTGAAAGTTCCGGCACGCGACATCGTGTTGCCCGTCGATTCGCTGCTCACTATCCCACGCACCCCAATCGTTGAACATGAGCCGAGCACTTTTGTGCTGTATCCGCTCCGCAAGCACCAGTCGTTCACGCGCCCAGATTCGTCCTCTTATGCAGGGGTTGGGTTCCAGCGCAACGCGGTGCCTACGAATGGTGGTATCCGGACTCCGACATTTGACCACAACGAGTTCACTGTCAGCAGTGTCGAGCGCTCTACTGCGCAACACACCAAGCGGCAGGAGGTACGGACGTTCAACGATCTCGATTTCCAAATCGTCTCGAACGTGCATGCGGCACACAGCCATGCGCCGTCGGCTCCGAAATTCCGCCAAATGCAACATGTCGATGTTGAATCCTCTAATTTCACTCACATGAAGCGTAATCGTGCGGAAACCAAGAGCGCGAAGTACGCAGAGGTTCGCGCACAACGCGCTGCCGCACTGGGGCTGGATGCGCAGGCTGTAACACAGCGCGCAGCTGAGGGCCTATCGCTCGCCGCCAACGGGGCAACGCCGAAGCCAGCGTACACCGTCGAGGCATTGGATGTCACGGGTGCTGTCTACCGCACAGCCATGACGCTTGAGTTGGATGCAACGTTCGCTCCATTGCCCAAGAAGCAGTACCTAGAACTGAACGCAGCGCAGAAGCAAATTCTTGGCCTCACGCACTGGGGAACTGAGGCACGTAGCGCGCAAGCCCGGCAGCCCGACACGATCCCGATCCGCGCTCTGTATCGGCAGGTGAAGAAGCGCACCGTCAAGATTGAGTCGCGTTCGTTCGTCTTCCCCAAACTGTACGAGATGGCCGACCCGATTCCCGGCGTAACGTGGCACGTGCAGTATGCACCATGGCAGCTGTCTCTCGCCGCTGACTACGCGCAGATCGGCAAAGCCGCAGCCGTCGACGCAGCGCCCGCTGAGTACGTGGAATCGCAAAGCCAGAGCGCAGAGTTGAAGCCCGCTAAGGCCGTGCGCGTTAACAGCTTCTCGCGGTTCGGTAGCACTTCGTCATTCGCTGCTTCGTCGGCCGTAACGTCGCACGCTCCCCGCACTGGTGAGTTTGTGCAGACGGCAACGCAGTCGTTCGAAGGCCGCACGGTTGTGTTCAATCTGGCAACGTCGCACGACGGGAATCCGGACTTGCTTGACCGTGGATACTTCGCGACTGAAGTGGAGGCGTTGCAGAATGCGGTGCGCGTGTGGAAGATGGAACCGTCCGACGTTGTTGCGCGTCAGCTGCCTACGGGTCAGTGGTACTGGGCTACCCCAGATCTGTGCGTCAACATGTGCGTTGAATGTCCCCCTTATGGGTATTTGAGTGGCGGGTAACCGCCACCATACTGTAAACAACGTTGTTGAATTCAACATTAGGATCCAAGTATGCAACTGTCGATTAGCTCTATTGCCTCGACTTCTGCGCAGCAAGATTTCGAGTGGTACATCTACAAGGGCAGCACCTTCACTGTCACTGGCGGTACTGCTCGGGCGCAAGTCAAAGAAGGGACGCGGGTTGGCATCCGCCCCGTTGCACGTTCCAAGGATTACTACATCGTAACCGAGGACGCGCCGAAGAAACTGTTCAAGATCACCAAGCAGCGCGCCAACAAGATTGCGAGCACAGGCAAGCGCATCAAGCGCGTTATCCTGCAAGGCGATCAGCCCACTGCCAAGACCAAAGAAATCCTCGACGACGCCGCTACTCAGAAGTTTGATTCCGACCGCTTCAAACCGCTGGGCGCTGTGCGCAACGAGGCATTCGGTCGGGATGGCACTGAAGCGTTCGGTGTCGATACCACTAACTATCAGTGGCGCATTGTTCGCGATCCCGAGTACCTGATTCAAACCAACAAGCGCCCTATCAAGCTGCGCCGTGGCGATAAGATCGGTATGCGCTTCGGCCGTCCGTCACAGGGCGGTAAGATCGTCGACCTCAACGGCCTGTACGAAACGGTAACCACCGCCGAGTATGACCGCATCGCCTCCGACCTTCCGGTAATGCCGAAGGGCCGCTGGCCGCAGACCGTTGTTACTCCCGAGATGATCAAGGAGTACCAGCTCAACAAAGAGCGCCAACGTGTCCGCGAACGTAACGAGCGTGAGAAGGAAGAGCGTGCCCAACAGGCTGCTGCACGTAACGCTGAACGTGAAGCCAAGGCCAAGCGCGAGGAAGAGCAGAAGCAGCGCCGCATCCTCGACGCCAAAGAGAATAGCGAAATCGCCAAGCAGGTTGCCGAAGTGGCCCGCGTTGAAACCGCCAAGGCCGAGCAGCAGAAAGAAGAGCGCCGCGCCAAGGCCGGATTGCAGGATGAAGATCTCCGCAATGCCAAGGCAAGCAAGATGAAGCCGCTTGAGCACGCGATGGAAGAGGAAGACGTCGACGATGACGAGGACTTCGGCGAGGATCTGGAAGGTGACGTCACTCGCCAGTCGGATGACAAGAAAGCCGAGCGCACCAAAGAGAACGACGTGGAGAAATCCAAGCTCGATGCTCGCAAGCGTGCCGAAGACATCAGCCTGCGAATGGCTGAAGCTCTGAAGTCTGTGATCGAAGCCGCTGGTGACGACAAGGAAGCGGAAGCCGCTGCCCGTGCCGAGTATAAGGAAGATGCCAAGGCTCTGAAGGCTGCGGATACTACCGAAGAGGACAAGGACGCCATCGTCGCGAAGTGGGAAGCTAAGGCCAGCGGTGAAGAACCTGCTGACGAGGAAGAGGAAGAGGAAGATCCGGCCACTGAAGAAGACCCCGACGCTGAAGAAGACCCCGACGCTGAAGAGGAAGACCCCGACGCTGAAGAGGAAGACCCCGACGCTGAAGAGGAAGACCCCGACGCTGAAGAGGAAGACCCCGACGCT